GAGGTGCTGCATCGTCTGTCGGTTTTGTGAAGCCTTCGACATCTCTATCAAAGAATCTTGTTTGAGGTCGAGTCAAATGGAGATACGAACCAGTGTTTTCTTCTGTGAGAGGATGTGAGAACACCCATCGAAGACCACGAGAAGCAGAATACGATTTGAACTCACCCTTCCCAACCATAACAGCAGCGTTATTTCGGTCACCCGCCCCTCTATCTACGGCTGAGTTGACGCCAGGGAATGAAAAGAAGCCCGATTGACCGAGAACTTGCGAATCGGCTAGGGGGTCATTGGTGGTGGGGTTGGTCACCGAGTTGTTTGGTTGGAAATAACCATGAAGTGTGGCATGATTCCCAACAAACTGTTCCCATGCAATGATCGAAACGGGGTTCACGCTTTTATCGTAAGTGACCGTGATAGCACCCGAAAAATCAGAAGTTCCTTCAAAGCCCCATTTCAGAAAACCAACAGAACCAAAAGTTGCTTGACCGTTATATAAGGGGTCAGCGTTCAAGGCAGTCACGGCAGTCTGTAAGGTTTTCCCAGCGAAAAAAGCGGCTGGAACAGTGAGGACTGTTTGAGCACCCACTCGATTTGTGATTGTCAAAATCAAATCCGAGCAGTTGGCATTATCAAACCATGTAGGAAGACCTCCCGTGATATCTTTAAGATGTGGAGAACCCGTCATACGAAGAATCGGGGATCGATCTTGTAATGGCAAGGCGTTCATGTTCGTATCGGAGTCACCAACACGACCAGTACCTCGTTTCATTTTACGGAGAACAGCCACATTCCGATATATCGCAGTGTAATCGGGATGATTAGGGTCACCTCCTTGAACAAGATAATCCTCAAAGACATCCATGATAACCCACCAACCCGTGTATTGATAGGAATCTGTACCACAAAGATAAAGGAACTTCCCAATATCTCCAGCACCGTGTTCCAAGCCAGCCTTTTTGAATTGGTGTGATAAAGAATAGAATATAGCATCAGCATCATTGATAATGCCACCCGTAGCACTTCTAGGAGGGAGAAGTCCACCATCCACACCGTGTTCTCCTAGAATAGGAACAAACTCCACATTAGGTGTGATACGAAGTTTGTGACCTAGAGCCACATTTCTCACATGAGTTCTTTCAGTGCCATAATACAAGGCATTGTAAGTGGTTGTTGGGTCATCGGCTGTGAAGGTGTCCGTTCTATCACCGAAACCGTGACAAGGGTCGCCCAATGAGTTCTTGTACCCAACAAGAGGGTTGAGGTCAAAGTTAATAGATTCATAACCCGCCCCAGAATAAACAATAACTGAACCTTGAACAGAAGTTCTTGAGCCAATACCAGTCGAACCCGTTGAGGGAATACCCGATGTTTGATAAGCAGATTCGATCCAGTTTCGACCGATCTCCCCTATCGTATAGAAAGTCCCATTGGTGATATCCTCAACAATCATCCCCTCCAAGAGATTAACAAGTTCGGAGGCTGAGTATGGGGCTGACATACGAGAATAGGGAGGAACATTACTTTGCATAATAGAACCACTGTTGGCTTCGTGAGTATCAGTAGTTCCTTGAATGGCATCACCAGCAACGGGTGTGAAAGCAGAGGAGTGGATACCTTGAATACCAATAAGAGAGTTCTCATTTGTACCCGTAGCAGAGAGAGTGATATTAATTCCTTGTACGAACTCATACAAAGGAACATCCAAAGGTGTTTTTCCCGATAGCGAGGGAACACCATTGTTCCAGTTTGGAGTTCCAGTTCCCTCTGGTGTTGGGGGGCCTTTCGGTAAAAGAAGACAGCCACCGTAGTTCGGAACACCCATACCTTTCAAACCAGAATCTAAGGGCTTACCCATCAGTTTCCTTGCTTTGGAAGCAACCGAATTGAGAGGACTGAAAGGACGAGCATAAACAACTCCACCCGAACCCTTAAAGACAACTCCACCCATGTTGTATGGCAGTAAAGTATCGTAGGCTGTGAAGTCCTTGTCTGAACCGAACTCAGAAACCCAAGCGTTTTCCTTCATACGAGAAGCAAGACCACTTATGGCTCTCGCATCCTCGAATACCATCCGACCTTTCGGGGATATCACATAGACATCATCAACGAACTCGGTGGTGTCTAAGATATTCGTGACAAGAACAGAGGCTTTTCTGTTGTTTGTCTGAGTGTAAGGATAACCACCAGTTCCGAAGACTTGAAGACCACCGATAGACTCTTGCTGGATAGGTCTAGGGTTGGAACGGAAACCCGTTGCGTGAACTACACCCAAACCACCATCAATAACAACACCAAGACCCAATCGCTTCTTCATTTTGTAAGAAGTCTTCCCTTGTTGGTCTACGGTGAAATCGTAAGGGAAGTCATCGGATACCTCAGATAAGAAATATTCCTCTTCCCAAGATTGAATAACACCTCTGAACGAACTTGTGATGACAGTCTCATCAGTCACGGGCAAAGTGAAGAAAGCAACTGTCTTAGGTATCCCAGCCGAATCCGAGTGGGGGAAGACACCCCAGAGTTTTCCTTCTGAAGTATCACCATTGGACTCCCGAACTAGAGTCATCGGGAGGTATTCCCGTCTGAGGGCTACGGGGTCAATTGTCATACCACGAATACTAGAGGGAACTCCCGTTGGAACTCCACCCGTTTCAAGGACAGTGGCGGTATAGACAAGGTCATTTCCAGTGGGTGAATCATAGACTGCCCACGAGTAACCATTTCTATCACGAAGACCATCACCAGAAGTATCAACCCAAGAAACCCTTGAGGCTGTGAAACCAACACTAGGCTTGACCCAGCGTTCTACTTTCACGGCAACGACAGCAACGAAAGAACGACTCTGAGAACCTAGAACTTGTTGTAACTGTGTCTGACCAATTAAAGTCAAACCAGAGTGCAACACGGGGGATGCCACAATACGCCATCGACCAACATTTTCCTCGAAGGTATAAGGAGGCTCTTCAAAAATAGTAGCACCTTTTGAAGGCAAGCGTAAATCGAGCCATTTACCTTGAAGATTCTTGACTAGATTCGTTTCAGAGAGTGATTGAGCATAATTAAACTGTTCTTTCTCATTGAGAGATGTCCCCACAAGATCGAAAGCGGGGTCAAAACCACCATCGGTAGCCAAGATGAAGTTCTCCCAAGCAGAGAAGTCTTTGTTGGTCAGCCCAAGAAAGACGACTGTCTCTTGAAGCACATCCCCATCGGGATTCTGACTGCCTCGTACATTGTACGGAGAATGTCCACCATAAGAAGGATCAGCATAAACAGCACTTTTATCCGTCATCGAACTAGAAAAGCCTAGCCCGAAATCAGCGATTGGAGGAAGAGAGGCTAGGATATCTTTGTCTATTTCTTTCATGATGGCGGCAGTGTATTGCCCGTTGGAAGAAAGAACTTTCGCATCCTTCATCCAAATCTGAGTGTCACCCGAAAACCGAACTCCAGCCACACCACCAATAAGAGATGTGTTGTCAGAAGAATAAACTCCATTGGATAATTTATAATCTTTATTCTCTTGAGTGAGGGTGTCGTAAGTGTCAAGACCCCAATACAACTCGGAGGTATCGCCCAAAAGTTTAGTTCGGAAAATACCGTGTTCCATGTGTGTCAAAAAGGTATGTGTCTTATTAGACCCATCCTCGACAGTAGTCCCAAAGGATATCCCCGAAGGGGCATCTCTGTGAGTCGAAGAAAATAGATCAATGTGACCACCAGAAACATAAGTGGCACTTGGAATCCTTGAATCCTCACGGGTTAAAAGACCTCTAGCACGCATCAAGGATAAAGTCATTTTATGACTCTCATGAGACGCTGAGGTTTTTGGGTAAATCTCATAAGAAAGATCAGCCGTCACTGGGTCAAGATCAAGAGGGTCAAAGACATTAGGATAGGCTAGACCCATCAAAAGGGCAGTGTCAGCAGCAACAACAGACCCCACGAACCAGTTCGGCCCCGTCTTTTCGTTAATCTTTAAGGAAGAACCACTTATGGACTCTCGGTCACGCATTGGTTGAGAGGGAAGCCCCGTAAATGAATACAAGATGGGTGTCATGATCTTTTGTGTTTGGGAGAGATTCTGTGAGAACTCATGTGCCTCAATGGTTTTGGCACAGACATTGAACCAAAGACGATAGAACCCTAGAGAGTTGGGATCTGTTAAGTCTGCCCCAACATAGTTCTTCTGGTGACTAGTTCGCCTTGAGAAATCGGTGGATGGTTTTGAAAGAAAACGCTCATTGACAGAAGAAGCACCAAAAATAGGGCTAATTTTATCAGATGTGAGTTCTGCTGAGAAACCCGTACCCAAAGGTGTTACATTGGCAACCTTTGAAGAACCCAAGAATCTTGAGGTCGTGATAGTCCCGTAACCAGAACTCTCGAAAACTTCTCCCACCTTCGCATACCAACGCTCGTCAAGAGGGGTGGGAGCAATCAAGACCTTTGCATTAGGGTCAGAACTGATTCCAGTTCCACTAGCATGATAGAAAAGACCACAGCGAACTACATCATTGGGAAGACCTTTGAAGTCCCCACCAAGAACATCAACGAGATTCGGGTTATTATCACCATTATCCTCGGCTACTTCAACCAACACATTATGTAAGGAGTTGTAACCAATAACATTCCCCTCACCATCTGTGAGAGGTGTCGACTCGCCCATATAATCAGTACGACTATTTACGATATTGTCATTTGCGATATCACCGAAACCACGACCACCACAAATAAGCATGACCTTGTTGTAATCGGGGTGGGCTGGATTCCCATTGGCTGGGTGACGAGGGTCATCATGTCCAGCAAAAAGAATGGGGAACTCAAAACGGTCATTGGGGTCAAGAAGGGGGGCTGAGGCGTAAGAGGTGCTACCAGCAATATAAGGATTGATGGTATCGTCTGCACGGTAAAAGCCCGCTTGAGTTAAAGAGTCACCCACCCAATTGTCGTAGTTTCTGTCACAGAGGCTACGAGTCAGAAATGCGGCTGCTTCTAAGGGGTCAGATGTCGTAAGACTTTCTGTTTGGATTGGGAAAGTGACCCAACGGTCTGGATAGTTAGGGCTGGCTGACCGAACTGTGATAAAGAATCTTGCATTATCCCCAGCAATGAAAGGAGAACCAACGGTGATTTCATCAGAGAACAACATTGGGTTTGAAGGCATGACCTCAACACAACGCTCTGTGAGGAGAATACGTCCCTCGTTTGTACCAGTCATCTCTTGAGCGATAGCACCAAAGCCTAATCCCGATGCCATTGTATTTATGGCTAACACTGTCGTAGCAAGGGGTTGATTGTCGGGGACACCGACAGACAACCAGTTCACGGGGTTGTTTGAATCATTTTTAAGGATGCCTCCCTCATAAGAACGCAAGGCGAGAACCAAACGATTATCCCCAAAGGTTTCTGCCGTCCAAGTCTTATCTTGAGACACAAGGGATTCACCAAAACAAAGTGTTCGCAAATGAGGGAACACTAGGAAAAGTTTCACCATCTGCAATGCTTTACTTCCATCACTCTCAGCGATATTCACATCCAACACATCGAGAGTGTGACTCAATTGAGGGGTGATGGTATCAATACCGAAAGTCACAGTCTTAATGTCTGTGTCGCCTTCTAAATAATCCGTGATAAATGCCTTACCTCGTAAAACTTCCAAGCCTATTTGGTACTCATCGGTGTCTTTGTGAGTGGGAGAACTGATTGTCCATCTCTGAGAAGTTCGATTGAAAGCAACACGACCCCAGTCTAGTTCGCTTCCGAGTGGGAACTGCGAACGGAGTTCTTGGGCTGGGCCTTTAACGGCTGTCGGGAAAACAGTGGTACTCCCATCGACATTGACCTCAATGTCAGCGAAGGCAAAACGAACATTATCACTTCTCCAAGCCGAACCATAGGTGTTATCCCCCTTTGGGGCTACAAAATGGATGTTCTGCTTACGCAATATTAAGTTGTGGTCATTCAAAATCAATGGTGTGAGAGAACTTGTACCCACAAGACGGTAAGTGTGACGGTAACCATTGGGAGTGGCAGATGAACCTAGAAACTCAATGGACTTGAAAAGACCTTCACCCAAAATGGTTAAATCAAGGCGTTCTGGACGAGATGACCAAGAAGAACTCTCTAGGGGATTGGTTTCATCCTTCTCCACCACTGAGAAATAACCACTACTCGGAATCTTCTCGTTGGTCTCAACAGCGTAAACACCACCACCAGAATCGTGTACGAGTTCCATCGTGACAGTCTGACCCAATGTCGATGCGTAAGAGATTTGCTCAACGCCATGATCAGCAAAGCGTAAATCACCACCCGTTATGGATACCCCAGCACCAGTCTGACCTCTCTCCATTGAATAAGGAACACAAGAAACAAATAAGACAACCTCACCACGAGGGTTGTTACCACCAACAGATGTACCGACAATGCCATTGGGAGCGATTTGACCACCACTAACGGGAGCGTGGGACAATGTGATTGTACCAGCACTGTAATCAATATCGAGAGTCTGTTTCTCAGAAAGGCTAGGGTCTATAATCACCTCATTGGAAGTGATTGGCTTCTCAAAATCGGGTACGGCATTACCACCCACTTCTTTGGCGGGGAAGACAACCATTCGGAAGCCCAAATCTAAAAGATTTCCAGCATCGGCATACGAACTACCATCTTTGTTCGTTGTGATAATCGAACGGTCTGCTTTCGCTGGAGAACCACCAAATAAAGTCCCAGACACATCGTCATTGACTTGCTTGGTAGTTCGGTCAACCCAATTCGGGTCAATGAGATTCGTTAAACGACACGCTGACACTTTGTCGGCATTGTAATCACCCTTAAAAATCTCAGAAACGGCTTCATGGACACTGAACTCAAGCAAGACACTAGCCGTTGGCTCGGCAACTGAATCCACGAACAAAACACTGTCGTCAACAATCTCACCCGTGTTGGCATTGATCTCTATTGCACGAGATAAAATAAGACCCGTAGCCCCAATATTCTCAATGACCTCAAACCACCCCAACATAGAGTTGGCTTTGAAAGGGGCTTCAGATGTGAAACCCGTGATATCAACAGATGTGATATGAATGATCTCACCACCAGATAGACCATGACCAGTCGGAACATTGTCTATTCGCCAAACACCACGACCGTCTGTCTTCGCGGCAACTCTTTCGAGGCGACCATTAAGATTCTTGAGAGGGATGGGAATGGGAAGTAAGAAACCTCTATCGTTCGCTGCACCAACATTTGCCAATGAATCGAAAGCCACATTGTCACTGCTTGGGTTCAAGTCATTATGGGCTGATTGTTCGGGGGTAATGACCACGAAGGTCTTCTCTGCACCTTTGTCACCACTCTCTGGAACAGCCACAACACGAGAAACATAAGGCTTGAAAAGAGTGATGCCCTCCAACTGAGGCTTGGCTGGGAGTTCAAAGAACTTGTCGATGGGCTTATCGAAAGTGATACGACCGAGAGCATTGTCCACTCCCGTCACACGGAAAACTTCAAACTTGGCACTCTGACCGTATTCTTCCTTCGGGAAGATGCTGTCTATAACAAACTCTTTCCCACCTCTTTCTGCACCAGTCTCAGAAACGACAAAATAAAGCCCCTCTGCAACCAACAAGGACAAATCACCATAGATATCTGTCAGTGTGGAAGTACTAGTCAAAACAAGTGTCGTGGGATTCCCTATTGACCAATAATGATCGGAGTTCTTTACAGTCGAACCCACAATCGAAAAAGAAATCGGATGACCTACAAGTGAACCACCCTTTGAACCCATCGTATTCGTACGATAATTGTAAGGGATGAAGTTCAGTTCGGGGTAACCAAAACGACCAAGATTGCTTACTCGCCAGTTGGGATTAGAACTAGGAGCGTCATTGGTTCTCCTCTGATCTTCTGTCGAAACATACGGCTCACCGTAAGCACCCATCCACGAACCAGAAAAACCCAGCAAAGTATCAATCGCTTGGATTGCCTTCGCAGAGACATTGGAATCCCTACTGAACGGTTCTTGCCAAGAATCTTTCTTGTCTGATGTGCTGACTTTCTTATCCCAATACTTTTTACTCATATTATCCACCCTTTCAAATACGGTCTGACTATACATAGATATAGATAGGTTATCAATACCACAAAGATATAGAGAACTTATCGCTTCGGCTTCCGAAGATGCTCCGTGCCTAAGTTACACTTCGCACAGCCATGCCCTCTCCAATGCCATCTAGCCTTTTGGAAAAACCAGTTCCCACACTTATTACATTTGATTTCCACTTTACCAATTGCCCTATCATAAACCACTCTCGAATAGTCATAACGGTCGGGTTCGTGAGCGTGGGCTGCCTTAAATCTCGCAATGACAACTTCTTGAGATATCTTCTTCGCTGGCATACAACCTCCTTAGTTACGAAAGACTATACCGAAAGAACTTTAAGAAAGATTTTCATCCGAAATTGTAGATTAGTCTCAGGGTGGTTTTTTTGTTTTTGGACTGTCTAGTTTGTGTATCTCTAGTTCTAGTTCGTTCAAAGGATGCTGTTCAGATAGTTCTTGATGGATTCTTTATCCTTTCCATCCCGTAGATCATATTCATGGAGAATAACCCCACTCATGTAACATAAGAACCTCTTGAGTTTGTCCCTCTTCTGCACTTTCTTGAAGTTCTCTACACCACCAAAATATTCAACGGGTTCATAATGTTGGAGTCCTTGCACTTCAAAGGCAATCTTGAGTTCTGGGATGTAAAAGTCCAGTTCGAGGGGATAGCCAGTTTCGTGGTTGCGTAGCCACTGTGGTCGCACCTTGTTCGCCTTGTACCCTAGTTCTTTGAGGCACTCTCCAAACAATCTTTCGGATTTCCCCGTTGAACACTTGGGGCAACCGTGTCCTCTCTTATGATTATCTAGGCTTTGCTTAAATCTACCCCCACAAGTCCTACAACCAATCCAAGAAGGAATGGTCACACCAAGATACTCAAAATGAGTGTAATCATAAGAATCCTTATGAGTTTCCGACATCTCATGTAGGGCTTCCTCTCGGGTTTTCATCTTAGACAGAGAAATCTTCTCCCCCCGACAAAGAGAACAACCATTGTAAAGCAAATGAAGACTCACATCTTGTTCAAAGACATAGTCGTGTTTCCGACAACGAACAATCATTCGGGATGAACTATCTAGGATTTTGGTGTCTGTGTAATCAAATAGATCACCCCAAAAAGCCTTGAACTCTGTCAGTTTCCTATTAGAATAAGCCTCTGACTGTGTTTTCCTATTACATGAAACACAACCCAACTCCCAACCACAGAGAGTTTTTGAAGCCACCAAAGTACAATCTCGGCAAACAAGAGATATCTTGCTTTTGGTATTCTCATAAGAAAAGGGCAATACCTCAAACTTATTGGGATGCCATCGCTCAATCCGAGATAAGATCACAGCGTGAGAAAGCCTCACATTGTTTGCACAAGAGGGGCAACCAGCACCTCTGAGATGCTTACTTGGAGTTTGTGAGAACACCCCGTGTGTGGGACACGTTATTTGGACTTTTTTGTGGGCTGACACATAATTGCAGACATCATAAGTATAACGAAATTGATGTGCTTGCTGGGCTTTGGATATAAACTCGACTGTTGTGTGTCGGTGAGTCCCAGCACATCGAACACACCCTTGACCTTTGAGGTGCTTATTTGGTTTTTGATGGAACACCCCATGCTCTGAACAGATTATAGAAACCTTTGTGTTTAAGCCCATATAAACCATAGCAGAATAGTCGTAGTTATCCCCATGAACCTCTCGGAACTTTGGGATCAGTTTGGTCTGAACAAAAGTATCAAGTTCACACGAGGGACAACCCTTCCCTTGCTTGTGATAGCGAGTCAACATATCAAACCAACCACCACAAGCCTTACAACCAATAGTGACCTTCACGGATTTCCCTCGCCACAACACTCTCGAATAATCAAAGTGTGCCTCACCATTCAAAGCGACCAATTGATCTATTATATCTTGTGTTGTCAACCTCACCATCAAAGCACTCCTTTAAGCCATGACTCCATAGAAGATTTGTCACGACCCTCTCGCAAGTCATACTCATACAAGGTAACCCCCTCCGATTCACAAAGGGTTCGCTTGATGTCATCTCGATCTTGCTGGGAGGACAGTTTGTCTGAACCACCCCACTTTTCAATTTCTTCATAGTGTTGTCTGCCTTGTACCTCGAAAGCAATCTTCAAGGAAGGGATAAAGAAATCTAGTTCAAGAGGATATCCCGTGTTGGAGTTCATCAACCAATCGTACTTCCGTGCATCCCATATCTCCACATCGGGAAGCAACTCAGCCAGACACTCACCGAACAATCTTTCGGACTTCCCCTTACAACAGTTCGGACAACCACTACCCCTAGTATGCTCACTCGCCTCTTGCTCAAAGACATAATCACAAGGGATACAACGAATGGTCACCTTTTCTTTGGAATGGTTGTACTCTGACAGATATTCATACTTATCACTCCCGTGTGCCATCTCTGCTTCGGAAAGGAACTGATCGTGAGTCTTGGTGCAAGAAATCTCTCGTTGTTTCTGACCACACTTGGGGCAACCATGCTGATAATGACTACTCGCCCTCTGCTCAAAGTCTGAACCACAAGTCTTACAACCAATCACATACTTTTCGTTAGTGCCAAGCCAGAAAACAATCTTGGAATAATCATAGATAGCACCATGCCGTGCCACACACGATGCCTCCCACTCATCAAAAGAAACCAAACGACTAATAGAGATAGCCTCCCTAGCACACAAAGAACAACCATTCCCATCCCAATGATCCCTCGCCCTCTGCTTGAATGTATAATCATGAGCAAGACAAGTTATCTCAACCTTCGTGTGAGCATTAACATACACCACATTGGAATAATCATACGCACCCCCGTGCTTCGCCTTGAAGCGTTCTATCACCGTGCTAGTATCCAAACCCTTTCGACCAGACTTGACTCCTTGCTGGGCTAAGGCTGACTTGCTCACGGGAGAGGTCGTACCATAGACCTCCAATGCTCGTTGTTTCCTCCTTGCTTGGGCTATCGCTTTCTTATCCCTCGTCTGCCAAACATAGCAAGTCTTCTTGTGGGCTTTGTCCTCCCTCTGGCTCTCTGTGTAAAAACCACACAAGCACATCAACGGTGGTGGGTTCTCCCAACCAGCACACTTGACCTTATGCTCCCGACTTATTCTTCCCTTAAACGACTGACCACAATGCTGACAAACTTTCATATCCAAGAATCTCCTTTCTAGGTGTTCTTGAATAGAATAGCACAAACTTCGTGGTTCGTAAAGGGAGAAAAACCCACAAACCCAGTAGATGCACTAAAAACAAAACTCGCCCACCGAGTAGCGAACTACAGAGTGAGCGAACTAGTCGAAAAGCCAGTTTTAACCTTGCTAAACGAACTTTCTGGGAGAAAGAACACCAGAACCAACATGTGGGCCGAAGGCTGACCGCACACCTCTTCCAAAGCGGGGCTGCTGTAAAGACCTCATGTACTTAGTTGTTCTTTGTTTGGCTTCAGTTGCGATTTGGAGTTGTCCTTCAGCGTTGGATTTGAGTCCTTCGTACTTGGATGATTTTTCGATGGAGAGTGAAACACCTCCGATGGAGTAGTCGAACTCATCAGCGACCCAGTTGAAGGCGAGAGCAGTTGCAGCGTGGACGATTGCTCCCCATAGGATTGCAGTACGCCATGCTGGTTTTGAACGGACGAGTTTGTCGATATCGGAGAGCATTTCGGTTTCGGGTGGCATCATGTTCCACCAGTCGAGAGAGCGTTCGAGGTATTCTAGGAGTTCTTCGTCTTCCCAGATGTAACCGAAGACTTGGTTGTATCTTCCGATGCTTCCTTCGTGTTCGGGTGGTCTGAAGTGGTAGAACTTGTCGGGGTTTTGGTCACGGAGTAAGATTCTTAGTTTGTGAATCATGTCTTGTTCGCACTGAGTGTATTTGGTTGTGGTTGTGATGAGTGCTTCTCCCACGACATTGAACTCTTGTACAACTTGTTGGTAGGGGGAACTAGAGAACTCTTTGAAAGTCCATCGGATGCGATAATCGCCTACTGTACTACCCATAGGTATAGCGAGTGCGGCATAGTATTCCCCGACAGAGGGGTTCATTGGTTGTCGTTTATCTCCCCCAATGAGAACTTCTGCTGTCGTTATTGGGTCGACATAATATAGTCCGAAGAAAATCTCGTAGGCATTAGCGACATTTCCGTTTGAGTTTGAGAGGAAGATATCTAGATCCCCTCTCCCGATAGTGTCCCCTTGTTTGAAAGCAACAGACATAAAAAAACCCCCTATGTACATAGGAGGTTCAAATATAAGATTTTTATTGATGCGACTAGAGAGAACGTAAATACCTCTCTGTTTCTTCCCAGATAAGAGACTCGTAGTTCTTCTCGGTGGTTAAGAACATCACATCTGTACGAAAACCATCGGATTGTACCAACGCAGTTCGCCCAGCAGCATCTCCTTGCCAATATTTAACGATATCATCGAACATAACACCGAACTCCCACGATTTTTTGCTCCGAAGGATTTCTTTCATCGTCTTGACGATAGCCAGAGCATATTTACTCGTTTTGGTGCTATCCACATTTTGGAAAAACTTAGAGCGAGGGAAGGTTTCTTGAAAAGCCCTTATATTATCTCTTGAATAAGCATTTGACAAGAGTTTGTATGATTTCTTGAACTCGATTTTGTACTGACTTTCTAGGAAGGCTTGCCACTGAGAGTCGAGTTGAACAGCATCTACACAGTCCTCAAGGTCAAGACCGTTCAAGTCAAGACTTTTCAAGATGCTTTGGATAACGGCTTTTGCTTGTCCTTTTGAGGCTTCTTTAAGCAAAGGAAGAAGATGAGGGCGTAAATCGGGGTTTTGATGTGCCAAACGAATGACTTTATTCCGTAAGTTAGACATAGAATCTCCATAAAAAAAGGACTGTGTATTCACAGCCCTCTGAATATAAACCTATTATTGGGAGGCTTATCCGTTGTTGGCTTCTGTTGAGAGAGCAATGGCTTTCCCTTCTGGAGTGACTTGCCAAGCAGTACCTTCTGGGATGTTCAAACGCTTTGCTTCATTGGCGAGCAGTTCTTGTGCTTTCGTTTCGATTTCACCCATTGACCCAATAATACGGGCTTTACGGATTTCGAGGCTTCCGATCTCGGCAGTGATATCCTTCGCTGCTTGACGGAGAGAGTTAAGTTGTGTGATTGTGGTTTCTTCAACATCACCTATTACAGTAGTTTCAGACATGGTTGACTCCTTAGTTATCTGTTGCGTTGTATGATACCCACCATTCTCTCAAAGGGGCAGGGGAGGAGTTATTTTTTCTTCAATTTGTTGGTTGTACCCCAGTTGAACTCACGTACCAACTGTTCCTCACCGAGTGAGTCGTCCTTTTGTATTTCGACTTTTTTCTTGATGAGGTTTCGGAGTTCAAAGACCCAACGAACGAACTGTAATCCCACACGATCAACTAGACGGAGGCGATACATATCGACACGCTTCTTTGTTTCCACGAATGACCAAAAAACACGACCTTCGTCATCTATATATTCATAGACACGAATGTTCTGAGCATTGAAGGCTTCCTTCATAATCTTGTGTTTTTCTTTGTCTGTCATATCTACCCTCACCTTATAGGATAATAACCATTCTATATCTGTGTTTTAGATAAAGGGAGAATACCGAAATGGCACGATCTGACAAAGAGAAAAAAGAGATATACGACAAATGGAAAGGGCTTATCAATATGAGTCAAGATGCTCTCGATGAGTGGGCGAAGAACCCAGCCCGTTTGGAGGCTTCTCTCAATAGAGCGAAAGCGAAAGATGAGGGTGGTATTCAAAGTGGTTTGGATTCCCTTCATCGTATCAAGAGACGGAAATCAAAGCCCGTTAAAGAGTGGTCAGATGTCGACTTTGATAATGCAGCCCAAGAGAATGGTTTCAATGGGAGAATGCTCGGTGGGAAAATCGGACAACCCGTTGGTAGCACGGGGATGTCCAAATGGGAGATATCTTTACGGAACTGGGGTCATGATCCAGCACTTAGTTCTTCTTCAGCGAACTCCAAGTACAAAGCATGGAAGAAATCCAACAAAGATGCCATCATGAAATCCAAAGCGAAAGCCAAGAAAACTGGAGGGAGCATATCTATTCGCCTCCCCGTGTGGGAGAATGGAAGGGTCACCCGCCAACTTGTTGTGAGCAACCAATACCTTTGGGAATGGACGGGTCGGAAGTTTGAGAATGTTGAGATAAGAGCAAAAAAATCGAGAGGTTTACTGCGAAAGGATAGGATTTTCTTCACGGATCTCCAACAAGGAGTCAAGTGGTTGAAAACAAGAGAGAAGGTCGCAAAGGAAGCCACTCCCAAAGTTAAACAAGCCTCTGTCCGAGTTGCTTACAGATTCTTGGTGTCGAAAGAAAAGAAACCAGAAGCGACCAATCAGAAACTGTGGGATAAAATGATTCAGATGGCGAAGGGCGAACTGAAGTCGGTCACTGAAGGTGGGAAAACCGTCAATGCCCCCAATGAGGGTAAAGGCTTCAACAAGTATCCTTCAGCCTACGCCAATGGGTGGGCTTTGGCGAAATACAAAGAACTCGGTGGGGGGTGGAAGTAATATTTACTTCTTATCTTCTTTCTTGAAAGTGGGGGTGTTCACGGGTTTCTTCCCTTTGCTCCCCTTCTCTGCTTTCTGCTTCCCTTTGGCTAGTTCGGCTCTTTCCTTCTTATCCATCTTGTGGGCTTTCTGACGAGGCATACACTTCAAGGGTGATTTGCCATTGTTGGTGGTGTCTTTCCATTCGGGGTCTTTGCTGATACCACAGTCCCCCACGATATCCCCTTTCTGTATCTTCTTCTTTGTGCCGTCTTCTTTCTCTATGGTTTTATCTACGGGAGATATTGACACCCAATCACCCCAAGTGGCTTCACCCTCACTCTTGTTCTTCCCAGTGCCATGACCAGAAAACCATTCGTCTAACCCACCGTGTCCAACATCTTTCTTGGCTTTCCCTCGTGCTGTCAAATATCTATATGCCACACGAATGCTTGAGTTCCCCATGTCTATCTCCTTGTTCCTATTGAAATAGGAATATAAAAGGATTCATGGGAATTGGGAAGAGATTCCTATTTTAATGGGGGTGGTAAAGTGTTTTAGATTACGGTTGATTGAAGTAGTTTTTTCCGTATATGATTTGGACAAACAAAGGAGGATTTTTTATGTCTATCACAATTTATCAAGATATGGATGGCTGTGTCTGTGACTTTGGCTTGGCTATGGTCACAGAGATTAAACGACTGGCGACCCTTACCGACACAGAGATGGAAGCCCTTGAAAGCAAGAGCCTCAAGAAAGGATTACGGAAATACATTGAGGTCTTCGGAAAGGCTTACCCCCTCCAGAAAGACGAGTTAAATCATAAAGTAGTCTTACCCCTACTCTATAAGATAGGGTGTCAAGAGGGGTGGTTCTACGACCTCCCAACAATGGAACACAATGGGCTATGGGATTGGGTGAGGAACAGTGGCTTCTATTATGAGTTTCTCACTGCTCCCATTGGTATGTATGCTGAGGAGGACAAGACGAGATATGTCCGTGAGGTGTTGGGGTCGGAGGCTGTTGTTAATGTCGTTCCTCGTTCTGAGAAGGTTTCTTTCTGTAAGCCCAATGCCGTATTGATTGATGATCACCACACCACCATAAAAGAATGGAACAAGGCTGGGGGGCATGGTTTCCTTTGGACGGGGGTCGAAGGAGGAGACCTCACGGCATTGAAAGATTTTATTAAAGGACTTCAATGATTATTTTATTTCCCACACTAGGTGATGTATGTTATTCTCCTAGTGTTGCTAATAGTGACTTTCCTTGTGGTTTCAGTGGTGGGGTGGTGCTTCCATAAGCACCCCTTCACCACAATGCTCATTTTGATTATTTTGATTGAAATAATTAGAGCGAGAAAAGGTTGATTGATTTTCTAAAAAGGTGGGGCTTCTAGTTCCCACCTTTTTTTTATGTTCCTCAGAGTTTATCTTCCAAGTTCCCAGTGTCAGTTCTGATATTTATTTGAGGTGAATCCTCGAACTATCCACGAGAGATATCTGCCTCCTAGAGTGTCTGAAGGGGGTGCGAACTAAAGTCCCAACCGAAAGACATTGTTTCCATCTGGAATCTGAGGTTACCACGAAAGAATCGGCATTGTTGCGAGGTTTTTCTCAAGGTCAAAAACTGTCCATGTGCATTTAAGATTTCCCACAAAAAAGAAACCCCTTCTGATGAGCCAGAAAGGGTTTTTTGCGAACTAGAATATCAAGGGTCTTTTTTAAGACTTAATTCCTAGATTCTTGGTAGGGGGATAGTGGGTCTAGCGTTTCAACTCCACTGGATACCCGTCTGCGACAAAGGATTCAACGAGAACCCATGTGGGTTAATGATTTCATCGTTCGGATTTCGTCAGCGTATGTGAGGGCTGGAACTTTCGAGGTGCGATTGAAGTATTCGGTTTTGAGGTCTTTGATTGTGGGGGTGTGTTCAAACACAAAGAAAACACGATGACCTTCCCTCTCGGTGTCTATCAATTGAACACCAGCCACCTTCAAGTAGGCTGCATAGTATAGGTCACTTGTTCGATATCGTCCGTCTTGTACTTGTTGTCGTTTGTTGGGGTACATGTATTTTCTCCACAAAAAAGGGCGTTGATTTCTCAACACCCTTTGTTTATCGAATGGTTATTGAACCTTACACAACAGTACCGTCTGCAAGATACACTACCAAGTCACCAGCATCCGAGAATGTACGGAGGAAACCTTCTCCAAGAGAAGCCTCAACACGGTCACGCAAGTATATTCTGCGTTTCCCACCGAGTAAACGGTGATTCCCAACAATACCAGTTTCAGTGAAAGCACTGTCTGTTCCCACAAGGATACGAATGATCTCTTCAATGCTTGCTGTTCCGTTAAGAACATCCCCACCAAGACCGAACGCAGTGTTGATTGTGGCTTCCGTGATATCCCCACCAATCAATCCGATGATAGCAGTCGCACCAGCGTCTGCATCAGCAGCATCAGCACCGAAAACAGCAGCAGTATCAGTAAGATATGCACTCAAAGTCGCTTGATAAGATGAAGCCACTGCTGGCAAGTAGAACCCAATCTGGCGAGATACGGGTGTCTCATTGACAACTGGAAGGTCAGACACATATTGCCCTACAAGAGCAGAACTATTATTTACTACAAAAATCTCAGCCATTGGATTCTCCTAATTATGAGTGAGCGACAGAGCCGTCAAGTGAATAGATAATGATTGATCCAGCATCCAATTGAGCACGAAGGAAGCCTTCATGAATTGAAGCATCAACACGGTCACGGGTATAGATTCTGCGAGTAGTTCCACCCAAGATTCGGTGGTTACCAAGATTTGCAGATTCTTCAATCATACCATCAGAACTGTTAGCACCAACAAGGATACGAAGAACATCTTCAACAGAACCAGTTCCGTAGTTCCTTACCAATTGAAGCAGCATCAAGAGCAGTTCCAGCAGCAACTGCACCAGCGATGTCTGCATAAACAGCAGTCGCACCGACAGCAGTCAGATACTCAGTGATTTCTGCTTCGTAACCACTGTACAAAGAAGCGATATAGAATTGGATTTGACGAGCAACGGGGGCAGAATTGGTTACGGGAAGGTCAGAAACCAACGCTCCATTAAGTCCCGCTGATTTATTTACAACAAAGATTTCAGCCATTTTTTTCTCCTAGAATATTTTTGATAGGGGTATTCGTTAATAAGAGTACTTTATCGAACGAATAACGAGATTAAGATTTCGCCCCCATCAAACAAGGAGGCAATTAAAAAGGAATATAGAAAGATTATCCATCTATGGGGTCAAGCGAACAAGTGAGGAACAGATTGAACTCCGTTGCACCAGCACCAGCCGAAGCGAAGTACAACTGATTGTTGGCGATAGAAAAGAGATTGAATATCTGTCCCTTTGGAACTAGGACATAAGGCATCCCTTTATTGGGGGAATACAGTAAATCGTGTGTTGCTGCTGAAGGGACATGCAATCGGAAGAAGTTCAGATAGTTCGGAACTACGAAGGTCATGTCTGTCGGGTGGGGGAGAGAACCAACGGATACACTCCCGTGATTATCCACTGTGTCAGATGTCACGGTGATCGCCCCACTTGGATACATAAAAAAGTTCGGGGGAGGGATGATAAGAATCTCAGATAAAGATAGAGCCGTGCCAGATTTATCTACTTCTTGCACTCGGACATACATCTGTTGTTCATCGGTGGCTGTGTTCGTAGTTGGGTCATAATAATCCATTGGGTCAAAGACGAACCGAGTGATCTTACTATTGACCCCTAGTTCGTAATTAGGATTACGAGACTTCTTGATACTGGGCGACAAGAAGGTTTTGTTGTGCCGAACTTCAAATATCTCAACGAGGGCTGTTGGGTCATAGGCATTATCCAATGTGTTTGCTAGGAACACCTTGTACGAGCCAACCCCTTCACGGAGAGGGATCACCACATTGATATAGTTTTTCTTTCTTTCGGATAATGTAATCATTTGCTTTTCTCCTTTCTGACATAAGTGTCATAACCAGATGTGTCCTTGCCCTTCGACCGAGCAAGTTCTCTCGCCTCAACCCAAGTGTCAGTCCGTTCCCCATCTACATTGGGTTGGATTGTCATTGTTTTCATTTCATTAGAATCACGAACGAACTCACGCTCTTTAGGAGCAATGCGAGCATTCTTTCTTTTCATCTGCCCACGAATCTTGATGTTCTTGCCAGTCCAACCGTCACCCTCTAGGACAACACTCATAGGTGAAAAGACCCTTGTGTTATCCAAACTTTGACACGAAGTACAAGGGTGTGTCGTTCGGTCACCCATTCGGAGTTTCAAATCGAAGTCGGTATCACAAGATTTACAATGAAATGTATATGTGGGCATTAAGGTTCTCCTATGAGTATTTAAGTATCAAACAAATAACGAGAAGCGACTCGCTGTATACTACTACCCACAATGTTATCAAATACTGCCACGATATGCTTACATACCAAGTTCTTTCCCTCTGGGTCACGCTTAGTGGGTTCGGCTAAGTTCCCCTTCGCTTTGCCATACAGAAACTTTTGCTTGTTGGCGTGATATTCACTCCCTTGAAAAACAAAAGCATCACACGAACACCGAACCTTCACATGATTTCCTCGAAACTCCACATCAATAGTGTAAGCCTTTGAACCCTTCACCTCATACTGAACCACTTTCCCCTCTTGACCCTTGAGTGTTGGATTCACACCCCTAGCACGACCAAGAATCTTCTTGTCGGTTTGAGATAGGATTTCTGGGATGGTTTTAGCGATTTTCATAAGAAGGTACTCGTGGCATTTCTCTGAGGAGGGATGGGTTCAAAAAAACTAGGTTCGACCCCACTCGCCAATGTAATCTGACAAATGTGTTCCAATCTCTCAATGTGTTCAAAGGCATCCCAAGGATTCTTCGCCACTGCACAAACACCATGACCCCTCTGACCAACGATGTCGTAAGAAACACCCCCTTTGTCGGTCACCCTAAAGGCTTGGGCTGTCGCAACGGCTAGTTCGGGGGATATCACGGGAAGAATAGGCACTGTCCGACCAACCCTCGTATATCTTGATAGTTCTGGGAAATGATTTGAAAGTTTTTGGAGATCGAAACCCCTCAACATAGCCGCAATTGTATATGTCGGATGAAGATGGACTACTGATCTGGTCTTGGCGTAAGACTTTTGGAGAAGCCAGTGCATCTCTAGTTCGCCACTTGCGTTCTGTGACTCAGACAGATTCAGAAGGTCACCATTGGTCTTGATACGAACAATATGTTCGGGATGAAGAATAGTCTTTCTCCAACCAGACGGTGTGATGTATAAAGTATCTCTCTCTTTCATCATCACTGAGATATTGCCATCACGGGTGGTTATCCAACCACGCTCGTAAGCAGTCCTCATTACATCGCCCATAGCCGTTAACATACAGTGTAAGTCCTTGAAAAGATAGAAGAAAATGGAGACAGTGAGATTCGAACTCACGACTTTCACCTTGCAAGGGTGACACTCTCCCAACTGAGTTATGCCCCCATATTCTTCTCTATATATGATTATAGACGAACTATTCAGACCACTTGGTCTTAACATAATCATCAATCACATCAGCGACCAAATACTCGTATCGACTATGAACATAATAATGGTGTGTAGGGCAAAGAGGCACAAGGTTCTTTGGGTCGTCATTGTGGTGATTTCTATCATAATGATGAACGGCTACAATTTTGTCCTCACCACAGACCACACAAATCATATCGTGGTGTGCTTTGCAAATAGAAACATAAGTTCTTGTACCCTTGCCATAATGGTCTGGCATAATCTCTTTGATCCCACCCATACGCTGTGCTTCATCTTTACACTTTCGTTCACAGAAGAACAAACCCGATTTTGAGTTCCGTTTCTTACTAGCATTTTTATAGAACTCTTTCCCACAGTTGGCACAAGAAACATTGGGCTGGGGTTTTTCTCTTTGGGCTACACGATGTTGCGAACAACAACTACGGGAACAGAACTTTCCGTTGCCTCGTTTAACTTCGGTCTTAACTGCCATGAACTTCTCACCACAGTTCAAACAGTCTTTCTCAATCTTGCTGATCATAAACACCTCTGTATGGAATAAAAAAGATTTGGGCAAACCCCTCTCTCTCCATATTGGGTCGTCATATAAAAGAACGACTGAAGATCGATCACTGCCCCATTATCCCCAAGCCGATAAACCTCATCACGGGAACTGCCATGCTGTTTCCCAATGCTTTGTATCGAGAACTCATGGGGCATTTCTCTTTGCTCTTGCCCCGATAAGAAATCTCAGTCCAGTTATCGGGGAAGCCTTGAAGTCTTTCACATTCTAGGGGGGTGAGTCTGCGAACTTTTGCGGTTAGACGAACAGCATCAGAACCCCTCATTTCATTCACGGAAGGAGCAATGCCAGCCATCTCTGATTGAGATTCTAGTACAAGGGGGGTATTCCCACCACCAGTCCCATACATTGCCGTGACAGTGCTACCAATATTTTTTGGCCCCTTAATTCTACTATCTTGTTGGTGATGCTCATAGTATTCACCAACACTCTCTACAATGCGAGTGTCAGACACACCACCAGTTGTTATGGCATTACTTGTATTTGTTTCATTGATATAACAGCCACCGTGTGGTCTATCTTTCCTTCTGCCGTTCGCATCATTGAATGTGATATTGTAGGCTATTTGTGGGCTATCGTTTCCAATGCTTCCTTCAACTGGGTGGGGATTGTTTTCCCTCGCTTTTCGGCACGAGACAAGATCCCTTGTGATGCCCTCTTGCTCAAATAATATGTCGAAGGCACGGTTGTTTTCTCCAAGACTTCCGACAAGGAAGACTCTACGCCTTCTTTGGGGGACTCCGAAGTGTTGTGCATCCAACACTCTCCAGCACAAACTATACCCGATGTCAACCATTTCCCCGATGAGGGAAGAAAAGTCTTTTCCTCCGTTGCTTGAAAGTGCTCCAATGACATTTTCCCAGATGAAGTACTTCGGGAGTACGGCTCGAACAACTCGGCAATATTCAAACATAAGATTGCCTCTCGGATCTTTGAGTCCAAGTCGTTTTCCAGCGAGAGAGAAGGATTGACAAGGACTTCCGCCAACCACGATGTCAATTCCTCCGTGTCTATGTTTGAGATCATTTAATTGCTCCTCTGTGATTTTTGTGATGTCACCCAAATTAGGTACATTGGGGAAACGATTCTTTAAGACCTCGCAAGGGAAGGGGTCAATTTCACTGACACCGACACAAGACCATCCGAAGTCCTTCCAAGCGACACTTGCTGCCTCAATACCACTAAACAAAGAGAGATATTTATAGGCTTTTTTATCCGTTGGTTTTTTTGCGTGAGTGATAATCATTCTTCCACCGAGTTTCAAAGATATATTCTACTATACCGTTCGTGGTAAAAAGGCTACCTTGAGATTCTTAGCGAAAATGCCCAGTGATAACATCATAGTGTTCTTCACCATTGAATAGAACCTCTTCTCTGTTGTGTCTTTGTGGCTCTTTCCCCTCCCAAGTCTTATCATCAATGATTATCTGCACCATCTCAGTCCAAGTGTAATCATTCCCATACTCATCGAAGATACGCACCACGCTATCCCCCATTAGGAAAGCAGTCCATCTCCCTAGATCCATAAGGGCATACTTTGCATTTGCGTGTAGCGAGAAACACCAACCATAGGATCTCTTCCCAATGTGGTGCAACTCACAATTGTGTGGAGTATCAATGGCAACTTTCATATAAAAATTAGTACCCATTGTTTCTTCCTTGTTGGGGTTATTCACCCATTCAAGAAGCGATAAGCCACTCGTATACTCGCTTTGACATACTGCCCTTGAGGTACGACTCTCGATGAGTTTCCGATGTCTGACGGCTCTCTTGAGGTGTCTTGCCTCTCACTGGGCTTTCGGTTTCTATTGGGGAGGTCTCTTTTCCAATAGCCATTCCCACCAGAGGGGGAGTAAGGCACACCACTTGGGACATACAACTCGTCTGTCTTCGGTGGTCGGATTTCGTACAAACCCATGTCTGCCATCACACTTTGTATTGCTTCCAAGTTCATATCAGTGGCTCTCTTTTTGTAATATCCTCTCTGTCTTTTTCGAGTGGATGGATTCCGTTTCCGTTGTCTTCGATTATAATCTCTGTCATATTTCTGACGATTGAGTATCTCTTTCGGCTTCCGTTTAACTCTCTCTACTTTCTTAGTTTTGGAGTTGTATTGATACTTGTTTCTTTTGTTGCCTCTCGAACGATTTCTCAATCTTTTTGATCTAGTTCGGACATTTCTAGGGCGTGTTCTCACACGACCTTTTGATGGTCTGCGTTTCCCTTTCCATCTCCGAGAAGTCGCCTCTATTTCTTCGGCTGTGAGTCCTTCATCATCAAAGTCGTCATCTAGTTCGTCAAACTCTCCGAGATAAACATCGGAGATGGCTTCAATAGATTCGGCTAGTTCCTCTGAGCCAGTTCGCTGATCGACACGATGTCTGAGAGTATTCACTCCATTCTGATAAGGATGCCCATACTGCTCACCCTCTGCTGGAACAGTCCTATGCTTGATTTCTTTGGCTGTCCCATCGGGAACATTGAAATAAGTGGGGCCGAGATGAGAAACATTGTCTTTCTTATTACTATCTTCACGAGAAGGAGAACGAGGTGTCGCCTTATCGGGAGGCAAGACACTCTGAGGGGTTCTATCTGTGTCTGTGGGTGTCCCACGACTAGATTCATCCCGTACAAAGGTTCTCTGACCCGACAGTTCGCTGGGTAATTTAGAAAGGGCTTCTTTTTTCATTTATCGGTATCCAAGAATCTTTGAGCGACATTAGAAGACATCTTTGAAAAAGACGGATTCAATAAGTCAGCCCGTTGGATACTTTCTTCCACCATTTCTCTATCGTGGATAGGAAGGCGTTGTTTGAGATGAGCATCCCCCATCTTCGCTAAAGCGTAAGAAGTTCTATCAAGTGTTTGTTCTATCCTATCAAGACGGGAAGGCACACCCATAATGATATCTCCAGCCACTTGATACAGATGGTCTTTGGCAACAGATTGCTCAATGAGAGCCATAGCACGATTGACGAGGTGTCTTAACCGATAGGCTTCAACTCTCGCAGAGGAAACACCCTCACTTAATAACGCCCAAGAAGCGTAGGAACTTGTTGCTTTTTTCTTCATAATAAAAAACCCCTCATCAAGATAATACTCAATGAGAGGAATATATCGAATGAATAACGAGAGGTTCTATGCAAGAGCATCGTTGATGCGTTTTTTGACGGAGTCAGTTTCGATATCCATGACTTTAGCGAACTTGGTGGGATTGGTTGTCGCTAGTTCGAGAGCCAACTTGACTCGCTTGGTGTAATGGAGTTTCTTATCCCAGTTCAAAGCAGAAGATTCTTGAACTGGGGTCTCTGGGGTAGCGGCATTGGGGAGTAATTCAGTGAGTTTCTCACCTACGATTGCCTCTTGAACATCACCAGTGGCTACGGGCGTGGCGATTTTCTTGATATCGGCTTTCGGGAGAGGTTTCTCCAAACGAGAGAGTTGTTCTTGAACGGCTTGAGTGTCAGCAAGATTGACCTTCTGCTTGGCTTGGGTTTTGATTGTCCCAACAGAGATGGCTTCTTGTGCCTCAACATTCCGATTGGCGGTCTGGGTGCTACTCTGCACTGTCCCAACCACCCGTTCTTCGTCAGCGATTGTCTGAACAACCATTTCAGTTCTATCTGAATCTTCCTCTTGTGTGAGGGCTGTCTTAATTCGAACTCCCGAGGGCTTTGGGGCGTATTTTGAAGTGGTGTCCGTAGCCACGACAAACCAACCAGCACGAATTGCTCCTTTCAAAGCACTCAACTGATGTTCGTGTCCACCTAGTTTTAGAGTCTGACCATCGAACTCAATGACATCATCTTCTAAAACATCCTCTCCGATTTGACCGAGATGGATTTTGGTGGTGGCACGCAAAGATATAAAGTTTCCTTTCATGAATTGCATTGTTTTCTCCTATGCGAGTGTTGTACAATGCAATATACCCATCAAAGTCAAACACCATTGAAAATCTGTTGATCCGTAATAAACACCATCTGAGTGGGAGAGACAGCAAAGCCGACAGATACAACCACACCACTGTTTGGTGGCGTGTTGGACACCTTACCCCCATCTATGGCATAAACGGCTGTGTTCGGTACGAGAGGGGCATCCGTAAGGGGTGTGACACGAGAACCCCGTGTCACGAGATACTTCCCTTCATTACCCGAAACCACACCAAACTTGGCAAAGCCTAACAAACGGTCTGCGTTCTGTGGATTTGTGAGAACCACTTCAACGATATCTTGATCGTTTCGGGTGAGGGACACTAATGCCCCAAGAGGAATATCCTCACTCGCTGGTAACGAGAATGGGAACTCCTCTGTGAGAATCGCTGTGTTCTTTCTAGCGATAGGCATAGTTCACTCTTCCTCAAAGCGTGCTTCTTCGAGATACTTGGTGACCTCGTCTAAAGCATAACAGAACATAGCACTAGCGAGGGCGAACCCCACCATGTGTTGTGGGTTGAATATTGGCAACGACCAAAGGAGGTACGACAACCACCCAGCGTGGAAACCCGAACAGTAAGTGCAAGCAAGAAGGGAGTCCGTGAACTCAGTTTTCCCGTGTAAGAACTTGACCTTATGTTGCATACCGAAACAGATTCCAGATGCCGTTAAAAGAATGATGAACATTTCCATGATAAAACTCCTTATTTAGTTTTCTTTCGTGATGATTTTCTTCGGGAAGAAGTCTTCCGTTCTTCTGTGAAATCTGACCGACTAGACGATTTCCCTTTGGTGGGGGTCAAGCGACAACATGATGTCTTTGCCGTCTGTGCAAAAATCTCGATGGTGTCAGCCACTCCGTCATCGTTACAATCGAAACCAAGATCGATTTCAATCTCATTGAGTGCCTCCATCAAGAGTGTCAGTTCCTCTTTTTGTGCTGGCGTTACTGCCCCTTGCACACTCCTTGCGTGCAACTTAATAATCCTCCGAATGGCTTCACCCAAACCAAGTTTCATTTCTTTACGATTTGCTAATTCCATAGAACCTCCATATAAAAAGCCCTCGTATAGAGAAAATACTCAATACGAGGGCTAGGGAAATCTCTCACAAGAGAGCAGACCCTCAAAGAGAGTCTACCCTACAAGTTATAAGATTATGCTTCCATAGCAACAAGTTTGACTTCAAACCACATCGCATCAGCAGTAGCACCATTTGTCCCACTCAGAGCAGAAACGAAACCAAGAGAGATAACTGCCTTAGCATCGAAACCAAAGTTACTATCATCAGATGGGATAGCCTTAGTGATACAAGAGTTCCCTTGATCATCAACACCCATGTACAAAGCATCTCCGACAGCGTAGGTCAAAGTATTTCCACCTTGATCTTTCACACCGAAAGAAACACCTTCAACATTCTGTCCACTCTTGACGATTGCAACAGCATCTCCAGCAGCGAAAGTGTGAGCAGTGATTCCACCAGAAGTAGATGCTGGATCGAACGCCATTCCAAGAATCTCGATTTTAGCACTGTCTCCAATGTCTGCATTCTCGATTCCGTACTTACGAGTTCCACCTTTCTGAACACAAACGATAGCACCAGAATCCATTGCTTCATCAGCAACGAAAGGAGCATGTTGTACAGAAATACTAGAACCAACAACGGCACTTTGTACAAACTGAGCACGAACTTCATCAACTTGAATCTCTGGCTTCAACTTGATTGTCAAAGACTGAGCAGATGCAGCAGTGACAAGGTTAGTCGCTGGGGCTTGCAAGGTATTACCAGTAGCAGCACTAGTAATAGCCATAACTTCGGAAGCCAAATCAACAGATCCAGCACCAGAATCAGCACTGAAGTCCATATCAGAGTCACCCAATGAAGAACCAATAGCGATGATTGCACCTTCAATAGTAGAATATTGGTTACCATTGATTGAGAAGTCAGCAGCAAGAGTTTCACCAGAAGCAAAAATGTCGGCTTGAGAAGCATCCAAAGAATCTTCTTCAACCTTCAACTTAGCATCAAGATCAATAATGTCTTCTGTCAAGTCAGCGTTACCATTGATGTAGTTCTTTCCAGAATGAGGAGCATAAACACCCAATCCAGAAATACTTGCACCAAGAGCAGATTGAGTTGCATCAAGTTCTGCTTGAATCGCTGCTTCTACACCCGTTGCACGAACTTCTTCTGCTTTAAGAGCCGCATCCAACTTGTCGTCAGCATCTTGCAATGAAGTAGCAGCAGAGATGTAGTCCGCACTAGCGTTCGCACTGTAAGTACCGTCAGCGTTTAAGCCAGCACCCAATTGTGTGGCAGTCAACTCAGCGTTGATATCAATATCTTCTTGCTCGAAAGCCTCAGACATTGATTGCATGTCAGATTGAACTGAACCAAACATAGCAACCAAAGAAGAACCAGCATTGATGTCAGATCCAACCTTGAAGTATGCCCCAGAAGCCGCTGGAGCAGTAACTGATGGCATGTAGTATCCACCGTTTCCAGCAGAAGCAGAAGCATCAGCAATCATACCAAGAGCCGACTGAGTAGCATCCAATTCTGCTTGAACAGTTGTGTTACTAGAAGCAACAGCAGCACCAAGTTCATTGATAGCAGCAGTCAAATCAGTAGCACTTGCAGCCGCACCATTTGAATCCACATAAGTGAAACTCAAGTTACCATCAGAAGCGATACGAGCAGTTTCTTCTGCTTTAAGTGCAGAATCCAAAAGGATATCAGCCGCTTTCAAAGTAACAGCACTGTCCATGTAGTTTGTTCCAGAATAACTGAAAGCAATTACTTCATTAGCAACACCGTCAGCATTCAAAGTTGGTGATGCAGTCATACCAGTGAATCCGAAAATCCCATTGACCATAGCGAAGACATCATCATCCATATTCTCGTATGCCGAAACCAACTGTGCCAAGTTGTCAAGATTGACAGTAGAACCGTCAAGCATAGCGAAGATTGCAGAATCCAATGCTTCAAGAGCAGTTACAACATCACCAGCACCATTAAATGCAGTGTTGTAACCATTGGCAGTAGAAAGACCACTAGCAGTTACAGAAAAGTTTGGAACAGAAGTCCCAAGAGCAGAATCTACATCAGAACGCAAAAGAGCATCAGCATTTGAACGATCAACGATTTCTTGAGCGATACCGTCAGCGTTTGTTTTTGCTTGTGTATCAAGAAGCAAGTCAGCCCCATGAAGATCACTAGCACCAGCGATGTAGTTCGCACCAGTATGTGCAGCGTAAGCACCAGCCGTTCCCAAACCAGCACCAGTTTGAGTAGCGTCAAGTTCTGCTTGAATTGCAGATTCAACACCCATTGCACGACTTCTTTCAGTAACGATTGCATCAGCGTTTGCTTTTGCTTGAACGTCAAGAAGAAGATCAACTGCTTTCAGAGTTGTTCCACTATCAATGTAGTTAGAACCACTGTGTTGTGCATATGAACCGTCTGTTTCAAGTCCAGCAGATGCTTCGATTACATTGTCACGAACTTCAGAAGAAGAAGCCGCTTGTGCGATCAGTCCAGCAAAATCATCGAACATATCGTCAAGGCGTTTCTTTTCAGAATCTGTGTCTGGCTTCAATGTGTAAGCAAATGCTTCTCCTTCACCAGAACTAGCAGAACCAGCATCCAGTTGGTAAGTAGTAGCACCACTAGATACTTGTTGTACGTAATCTACTACTTGAGTTGCAGTAGGAAGAACGATAGAGGTAGCAGCACCAGTGAGAGGAGAGTTGGTTTTCATCTCGTCAATGAGTGTGATACCAGTTGCTTCAACCTTACCAGCAAACTCTACGAGGTCAGTTGAAAGTTTTGAAATGTGGAACTTACCACTTTTGTAAAATACACCAGAATTAGGCATAATTCACTCCTTAATTAAAGATTAGATTGGGTATAAAACCCGTTGAGAAAACAGTTGTATCGACAATAATAACAATAGATATGAGCCACGCCTTCACAACAATCGAACAATATTTATGCGTGGGCTTTGTGACTTATATAGGCTTTGGTATAAACCCATAAACGAAAAAAACGACAAGGGATTTCTCACCTTGTCGTTCAATCGAACTAGCCTCTCAGAAATAATCTAGGGATTACTCCTCTGAGTTTTCTTCTTCTTTTTCTTCTTTTTCTGCCGTCTTTTCCACACCTTTGAAGATTTGTTCTTCAAAGATCCAAACCTTTTCAAGAGTTTCCATGCCTTCAAACTCAACACCATCAATCTTAGATTGACGATATTTAGCGAGAACTTGAACACAAGCATTGATAGGCTCTACATTGGCTTTCAACTGGACACGGTGTTCTTGCAACTCTTTATCGAGTTCCATGAACTTCTCTAGGAGACCCGCTTCTTCCAAAAGGTCTTTGCGTGTTTGATTGTGTTCATCCACCCAATCTTTGTCTTTCATTAAGAGGACATCACGCAGTTTAGCGAATCGAAGAATCTTGGTTTCCAAGATTGTCATTTCTGATGCTTCTTCTGTGACCTCTTCAGTAGGTGTTTCTGGGGTTTCTGTTTCTTCGGTACTCATTGAGTCCTCCTTTTTTGATAAGATTTACTGCGTTTGATAGCAGAGATGAAATTGTGCATTGTCTTACAAGATGTATCATACCGTTGCTCTGGCGAGTTGGGGTATTCATTCAAAGTGTTCTGTGCGAGGTTATCTGTATTATCAAATAGAAAGAGTATTTCACCGTTAGGTTGCTCTTCCGTTCGGATAAAAGTGATTCCCCTCGACAATAGAAAACCAGCAAGACGGAAATCCGTCAATGGTAAGTCCATATCTAGCCTCGTTTTTTTAGTTCGACCTTAACCAAGTCATACATTGTCTTACATGATGAGTCATATCTCTGCTCTGGAGAAGTTGGGTATGCCGTCAAGACTCTTGTGGCTTCACCATCACTGTCATCAAATGAAAAGACAACTTCCCGTCTGTCATTCTTTGAAGTGCCTAGAAACTTCACGCCTCTTGCCACCAAGTATCCAGCCAATCTAAAATCTGTTAGTTCTACTACCATTCAACACCTCTCTTGTACCTTAAGTATGAGAATATAGAGCAGTTATCGGGAAAAAAAGTGGAACAGAAAAGCAAAGAAAAACCAATATGCCAGTTTGAACTAGGGCAATAGGCTATTTGCTTGTGCCACAGAGAATAGAGATTTTTTATCAAAATCTCCTTCAACGAACTACGGTTTATAGAAGACAACAATTCATCCTTTTCATTGTTAGGTGGGAAGACCAATGCCCCTCTATCTTGTCATGAAACTCTGTCGGAAAATTATATATCAAATCGGAAATCGTATAAAGAACAGCCCCCATCAAAGGACGGTCACTGAGGCTCTCAAAAACAGCCATAGGAGGCACTTTTAAGTGTTCGGTGGGTACTTGCCCTCTCAAACCATCCCGATACCACATAGTATAGCCTCCCCTAGTTCTTCCTTGCTCTCCATTTTCGGTTGTTTCCCCTTTCATTTTTGGGGTGATGTTCAAAACATTAGGGGAGGCGACCGAAAATAATGACTTTTTACCCCATGTGGGGACACAAAAAAAGCCCCCTTCCTTTCGGAAAGAGGCTTTCAATGAAACCTAAGTTTCTAAGTCAATTATCGAGTGATAGACAATCGAACCAATCCACGAGGATTGAAACAACCGATACCGATATTCTCGAATACAGAGAACCCAATAGTACGAGCCTTTGGATCATCAGCAGACAATACAGTCAACTCAGTACGAACTGGCATGCGACCAAAGAACTCTGGCTCACAAGCAACATATACTGTTCCAACGGGAACGATACGAGAAGTGATGATCTGAGCACCCCAAAGAGTAGCCATAAGACCAGTCTTCAACAAGTCACGCTGAGATTCGATATCCAAGATGTCACGACCGAACTTACGCAAATCTGCATAGTCACGAGCGTTCATGAAGATTCGTGCAACACGAAGGTCATGGCGTTCGATTAACGCAAAAGCATCAGCAAGGACTGCACCAGTAACTGGAGCAACAACTGGGATGTCTGGGTTTTGGTTTCCAACAGAATCGAAACCGTTCTGAGCAACAGCATCAAGAGTAGAGAATACTCGCTCATCTTCTGCCGCTTGGATTTGGGCACGAGCCAAATCTTGAGCACGCTCAATAAGGTCGAATCGTCTTTCTTTGATTTGTGTCAAAGGGATTTCGGGGTTAGATGCAATCTCAAACAAAGGAAAGATAACACGTCTTGGCTTAGTGATTGCAAGGATGTTTTGTCCTTCTTCACCAACCACATACGCAGTTACATCTGGATCTTTGTCATAAATTGGCAACGCTCCGTCTGGCAGTTGTTCAACAAGAAATGTCTTACGACCAACCGATGCGTAATCTCTACGCAAACGTAATGGTTGAGTCATAGACGCTGCAAGTTTCGCACGCCCTTGAGGAGTCTTGATATAATCAGAAATGATTTTTTGCTTCACAGCATTTGATACGCTCATAGTAGTCTCCTCCTTAAATGCGTTGGTCGTAAACGAGTTCATCTTGAGTATTATCTGGGGCCATCTTCACGATTCCGATAATAGTATTAGTTCCACCTTGTGTCGCTTCATATCCGTCAGCGGCTTCGTTGGTCAAGTAACCATTAACAGAAGCAACCAAGTTTTGTCCAGCAGCATAAGCAGTAACTGGTACAGTAGCAACAGCAGCAACGGCAGTACCAGTAGTTCCACCATTAGTGATAATGTTGGTTTCAAACAAAGAGTTTGCATAGCAACCTTGTGCAGAAACATAAGGACACTTGTTAGAAGCAGCCGCGGGTGTGTTCTCGAAAGAATATCCAGCAGCGTGGTTAATGAATACACCAAGTGGTCGACATCCAGCAGAAAGCAACAAAGCAGCAGTAGCCGCTGGGCCACCGATTACATTTTCGTCAATGTCTGGTCGAGTGAAAGCAACAGATCCAGAGAGAACTCCGAAGATTGTTGTAGATACTTGATCTGAGATGGTAGATCCAGCACCAGATGCAGAAAGTACGGGAGGGTTAGTTTGCTCGAAAGCCTCATCTGTAATAACACCGACAGTGTTTCGGATACCAACATGTAGAATCCGTAAAGATGAAGAACTTTCTGTAAACGCACCACTCGCTTGTCCAAGTAAAGCCATAAGATTTCTCCTTTTTTAGGCAATACTCCCTGTTTACAAGGGAGAGAGTTTGAAAGTTTAGGTTAAAATGACTACCCCCTCCAGAAACAAAGATGGCAATCATACAATAGGTCAAGTTATCGAAACATTATTGAGATTTTATCTCAGATAAGCAAAAAAAAATCCACCTAGCGAACTAGATGGATTTCAATCATTCAAGAATCTTCGGGAAGATTAGAACAAGTCACTGATGTTAGGAGCACTTTCCCACAACTTTGACAGTTCGTTCATTTCTGAAGAGGCTGTTTTAGAAACATTTCCAAGAGTCTTAACTCCCTTTGATGCTTTACGAGCACGGGGACGAAGGCGAGATGCTTTCTTAGAAGCGGCTGCTTCTTCTGCTTCTTTTTCTTCTTCCTCTGCTTCTTCTTCTGCTTCTTCTTCTTCGGCTTCTTCTTCACCAGCGAACTTACCAGCGAACAATCCAGCAAGCAATTCGTCATCGCCCATACCGTCATCAAGTCCCATAGCATCAAGACCTTCTTCGGCAAGCATTAACTCATCACCCATTGCTTCTTCTTCTTCTGCTTCAAAGTGTTCTGGAGCATTTTGGTTAGCCATTTCTTCTTCGGCAAGCATTTCAGAAAGCATTATTTCTTCTTCGCCCATTGTTTCTTCGGCTTCTTCTTGAGCAAGCATTTCAGAAAGCATTGCTTCTTCTGTACTTTCGTGTTCATCTGATTCGATTTCTGCCATGAACTCAGCCATCAAACCTTCTAGTTCAGAATCTTCTTCTGCGAACATTGAAGTAGCAGTTGGTTCTTCTGCCATTTGGTACGCTTCCATTTCTGACATACGATCCAAAGTTGCAGCAACATCATCATCAGCCATATTCATGAATGCCAATGCTTGATCTTCTAAGTCTTCAATAGAAGCACCTTTTCCGAGTGTTGCTTGTGCGATACGAATACATTTAGATGCTTTACGCTCAACAGAAGCACGGATATCACGAGCGGCTTGTTTCATCGCTGGGTGATCGTGTCCCTCGTGTGGAGTCGCTGGGTGGTCACCTTTGTTATAAGGTGGTTGGTGAACATCTTCTGCGAAATCTGAAGGTTCTGAACCAACACCGTTTCCATCGTTGTCAATGAAGTATTTCTCAACGGGTTGTTGTCCTTGATCTGCTGGATGGTCATACCCCTCATTTGGGGTAGCGGGGGCATTATCTGCCTTTTTATTCCAAGTAAGTCTGCTTCTACGCATAATACTCTCCTTTGTGTTTTAAGTGTGAAGGGGTTAATGTTTTTGTGCTGACCAAAAGTCAAGCAATCGAGCGAGTCGAATCATCTGAGTAACCTCAGATTTAGTCATCGTACCACCGAGAGCCTTCTTACTAGCAAGCAAGAAACCTTTCAGTGTGGCGTACTTTGATACCGAACCGACCTTTAGGCTGGCACGATAAACAGATACCGATGTTTTTGAACCCCTCTCATAATCAAGGAGAGCAATACCATCAATAAAATCTTCTCTGGTGTGAGAAACCTTTGCGATCCCTTGAAGAACACCAAGTTTTTGACCCATAGCGTGAGCCTTTCTTAGTGTGCCTTCTTTGATCACTGTATCATTTTGATAAGTGGTACTATCTTCGGGCTTTGGTGCATCTTTCTTTGCCTCCTCTTTGGGGGACATTTCGGATTTAAGCCGTTGAAGAACTCGTTTCTTCACCATTGATACCATCTCATCTTCTAATTCATCAATAGGGGATGTGGGTTCGCTATCGCCACCCTCATCTTCTTCTTCGTCATCGAAACCGAAAGACACCACATTCCGTGCGACTTTCTTTTGGGCTTCGTCTGACCATTCGGCTGGAGGCACTGAAAGAATCTCGTTCGCTTTACGAACTACATCCGAACTAACCTCGTCTGCCGTTAAAATATTTCGCATTACTGCACCAGTAAAGGCGGGTACAGCAACCCAAGAGGCTTCTATGAATGTCACTCCAGCCGTGTCGCCCATATCGGTATGACCACACAACTCAGCCACTATTCTTTTCTTGCCACTGTTATCAATAAAAGTGTTTCGTTTTTCATACTTCACATGGTCACAGAACTCAGTGTCATCGACTGCCACATTCCCACACTTGGTGCAAATGGTGCTATCGACTGTACATCCCATAGACAATGTGCCTAAACGACCACTCTGGATATCTTCAACCAACTGGGCGTGCTTACGGTCTGTCGCAACTAGGATATCCACATAAATAGATTCCCCGACATCACGAGCAACGGCATCAATGATACGACCCTTCGACAAGTCCTCAATCTGAACATGCTCTTGGAAGTTATGACTACCAACAAATGTTTGATAAGACTTCAACAGAACATCACGATCCCAAGAATCTCCGTTGTTATTCACATACTTAGATGTCGAAGGAGTTATGAGATAGTTAGAATACTTACGATTGATCTTCTTACCATTCTCAGTGACAGAACCGAGTTTTACATTGGGAGCATCATCTGTATCAACAGAAGCCACAATAGTACAATGTGTTAAAAGATAATCAGAGGGATTGAACTTCCCACCGAAAATCTTCTCGGCTTGACCAACCAGATTGGCTGTATTACTAGAGGCAGTGCGAACACCACCCCAAGTTCTTTGATTGGCTTCGGGAGAAACCACAAGAGCAGAAGCATATTTCATAAATGCCATTATTCACCCCCCCAACGCACAATGTCAGTGTCCTTGATTAAGAACATACAAGAGGGGCAACCCCACAGACGCTCGGAAGCACCCTCTAACCGTTTGTAGATGGCTTTCTTCATCACAATGGGGTCTACACACTTTGGACATAGATAGGAAGCACCACACTCGGATCTCGTGGCTCGATATTTACGATCACGACCAGCCCAATACAATGCTTTTTTCACAAAGCGTTGGGCGACCTTTGTTGGAAGAGTCTGTTCATAGAACATATCATTCAACACGGGTGTGAAAGCCTCATGAGGTGGTTGAACTGAGAGTTCACGAGAACCAAAGGGTTCTTCATCAATCTCTCCACCAGCAGTTGTGTCGTGATCGGGAGCAAAAGAATATCCCTCCTCAGCAACAAACTTCAAGTCCTCAACGGGAATCCTACGATTACCCCCATTGAATTGAACATCTGCCATGCCAATGCCGACATAGATTTTCGTAATTCGACCAACACCACCAATGGGCTGACCGATGGGGATGACAGCATCCCCAACGGACAACTCCTCAGCGAGAAGATCATATCTTGCAGATTGTTTCTTCAAGGGAGACCTCTTTTTACTTAAGACGTTTACGGTAAGTCGCAGCAGCCTTAGCAACCTCGGCTACATCCTTTGAACCTTCAGAAAAGCCCTTCATATAAGGCTCATCAGTTTCAGTTTCAAGGGCTTGATCCTCTTGTTGTCCCAGTTCTTTTTCTTCTTCTTCAGCAATACGAAGAAGGGTAGCAAGGGCTTGGCGTTTTGTTATTTGACGAGCCTCTTTTTTTGCTTCTTCCTTTTCCTCTTCTGCTTCTTCTTCCTTTTCTTCTTCTTCGCTTTCTTCATCATCGCCAGCAAGACGATTGATTAAACGAGAAAGTTCTTTCAAAGTAGCCTTTTTAGAAGATTCCTTTGCCTCTTCTTCTGCTTCTTCTTCCTTCTCTTCTTCCTTCTCTTCTTCCTTTTCTTCTTCTTCAGAAGCAAGACGAGATAAAGTTTGTAATGCAGCAAAAGCCTTCTTTTCTAGTTCAGTTTCTTCTTCTTTTACTTCTTCTTCTTCCTCTTCCTCTTCTGCTTCTTCGTCACCAGCCAATTTTTCGATGACATCAGACAAAAGGTCACAACGATATGCGAAATCCATAGCGATACGAGTTGGAACACCGAGTTCAGAACCAGCGTTTTGGAAAAGATCAGCAAGGTTGTCTAGATCAGCAACAATTGCCCGTGTAGCGAATTTTTTCATGGTATAAGCCTCCCAATAAGATAAAATTGTCATAAGAACCCCTCTGAGGGCTATCGACAATATAGTGTTTGATATAGAATGATTATTTATTTTGTTTGAATATATTTTGAATGAGACATGAGATTATATCTCATTTTCGATGTCGTCACTCTCTGACATCATACCAGCCAACGCTCCCTCTGGATCAAAATTAGGGTCTTTGGCTCTTTCTAGGGCTTTCTTTTTTTCTTCGGGGGGCATGCTAGAGTTTTCAATTATCTCCTCATACTTCTTCAAGGCTTCTGCTTGAGTGAGTTCAAAGACCTTTTCAATCATTTCCTCTGTGTTCCCGAAATCCTTATATTCTTTTTGGATTTCTTTTGGGAGTTTCTGAATCATTTTATCCAGTGCCTTCTGTAAGTTCTCTGAACTAGGTTGTGTTTTTTCTGTGAGGGATTGTTGATTTTCCATCTCAGATTTCAGAAGCCCCTCTTGGCTATCAACACTCTTTTGAAGGGAAGCCTTATCCGTTTCTAGTTGTTCTCTGTCCTCATCACTGATATCTTCAGTCGAGAGAGTTTTATCAATCTCGGATAGTTGATCCATTTGGGTTTGCTTCTCTTTCCGAATGGACTCCACTTTCTTCTGAGATTCTTCTAGGCTTTTCAATGCCTCCTTCTGTTCCTTTGACATGAACTCTTTTGTGATGTGGTGGATTTTGAGTGTCTTCTTTTCCTTGTTGGTCGTAGCATTAGACAGATAATCTTTCATGACTGCACCTAAATCGGCATCCTCAGATTCTTTAAGAGCCTCCACTGCTGAGTTCTTCGCTCCCTCCACGAAATCAGCAATGAAACTCTTCCCTTCCTCTTTATCGCTACCAAAATGCTCGACCTTAATGGTTTCCGTCAGCATAGCAGAATAGAAATCTTCTATGGCTTTGGCTTCAGACTCCGATAAAGGACGACCCACAACATCCCCCATTGCATCCATAGACATCATGGTATCTATCGCATCATTGACACGAGGGTCACTCTTATCAATCATCCCACTATCCCACAACTGCTGGAGGGCTTTGGTATCCATCCCTCTAATAGACTTAGAAATCTCTTCTGCCTTACGAGAGTTGTAGTCCTCAACAGTTTCATCATCTCTTTTTGGTTCTTCAAGAGCCATCGAAACACTACGAACACGGTCATCTGTGTCGAATGGGAGGCGTATCTCACGCCCATTGAGGTTAACCACCTCCTCCACCATATTATCAACTTCTGCCAGTTCTTCTTCGGTGAGCCGTCTATCTAGTTTCTGGGCTTGTTCATTTTCTTTATTGACTTGGTCTTCCTTAAAGGATTCCTCAAAGTCTGTCCGAAACTTGTTACGGATTTTCTGAGCATCTTTGGGGTGTTTCTTCTGGAAAGTACCCCACGAAACTTCTCTTTTGGATTCGGGGTCTTTGATTTTTTCCCCCGTGAACTTATCCCACGCTTCGGTTTCTTTCTTCCGAACTAACTCTTTTTTTTTGTCCTCTTTTTCCTTCTTATCGGTGTCTTTTTGATTGGGTGTTTCCACAATTTCAGTGGTCGCTGACAGATATCTCTCGGATAGCCGAGAGAGCAGCATATAACGAGAAGCAACTCTCGTTATGACACCACCCAACGAACCACCAATCACCTTGTAGTTCATCGACATATCCTTTGAGTTCAAATCCTTGTCCTCAGTGGTGTCCTTATCCCCTATGTCGATTCTTCTTCGCTGACGGTCTTTGCGAGGTGGTTTACTTTTGGGTTGTTTCTTCACCAATCTATCGGCTTCCTCATCCATCTTTTCATTTTCTGTTTTTGTACCGAAGACTCTCGTGGCGATTCTTGATATATGTGCTTTCTTCAAAGTGGTTATCACTGTGCCATCTTTCATAAAGGTATCTTCCAAATGGGGGACTAAGTACTGCCCTCTTAATGTTGCTTCTTCATGACCAACGGCTTTCGCTGCTCCATTGAGGGCTTCCTTAAACTCCTCTTTAAGAATCTTGTCCTTCTCTTTCTTGTCCTTCGGTAGTTCGCCCCTTTCCTCTCGGAGGGCTTTCAAGCGTTCTTGCATTTCTCTGTTGGCATGGTAACCTCGCATGTCTTTCGCTGTGATCCCATACTGGTTGAGATACTCATTGACATCGGGGGCTTTAATGTCTGACAAAAGAACATCGTCATCTTTCAAACCTTTCGATATCTCTCGGAGGGCTGACACCAACACCTTGTCATCGACCTCTTTATTATGACGAACACCACTCTTACCCGTGTATGAGAGGAAGGCTTTGCTTCCCTTGAAAGACAAATGTTTCTTCTTCCACCCCGTTACCCCATAGTGACCATTGGAAGCACTATCATCGTTCCCTACACGCTCGTATGTGTGATTGATGAGGGCGACCGCCAGTGCTACTTGACGGGTATCCTCTTTTTTGAGGTCTTTGAGAACTTGCGTTTCCAAAGAGTTTATATTCTGACGGATTTTCTCGACCTTTTGGGATTTCTCTTTATGTCGCTTATTGATCTGCTGGTCTGAATACTCATAGACGATCATGTCTTTCCCGTCTTGGTCTTTGACGGTCTTCTTGTTCTTGTATTTGGCTGTCCGTAGTTGTTTATGAGAAGGTGAACCTTCATACACCACTGAGAAGTCGTCCTTTGTTGGGGGCTTAGACCGACTGAGAATAGAGAGACCCTCCCGCTTGGTGAGAAGTTTGACCTTTGTGAAAACCACGTCCGAACTCCAATAGACTTCTTCGGGATAGTTTATTTTCGGGGGGAGGGTGTTCGTTTTGAACCAAAGGGCAACGATGGGGTCATCGGGTGTTTCTTTAATGTGTGTTGTTTGCACACCAGCGACAGCACTCCCGAAAGAGGTTGAGATGGCTGTGACGGAATCTATCCCAAACTTCTTATAAGGAGGGTTGAACAGTAACCGACCAGAGGCAAGTATCTCTCTCGCTCTACTTTGGGGTGTGAAATGAATGAAAGCATCATCTCTCAGAGAGAGACTATAAACTGCACCATTCCACGTTTTTTTCAAAAAGACATACATTCGATTTTCCTTCAATAAGGCGTTTGATATAGGAGTTCTATAAAGAGATTATGGATTTAGCACAATACCAACAGTTTATCTGCCCCCTTGACGAAAAGGTGCTAGTTCTATGTCTAGATCCAGCCACTGATACCTTCGTCCTCCCCGAAGATTCCAAGTGGCACTTTGAAATGTCGATGTTTGAAACCTCTCACGCTTTTGCTGCTTGGGAAGATGTACCTCAGCCTCTGATATTACTTGATAGGAGATTATTTAGCAGTGACTGGTTCTCGGCTGACCACCTCTTTATTATCTTAGCACACGAACTAGGGCATATACACTTCCGTTCTCTCAATGAAGATATGTGTGATGAGTACGCCATCGAACTATTGAAAAAGCATGGCTTGACAGAAGCCGTTGAACTCTTTGAGATGGAACTAGAAAACCGAGAGAACTAATTTATAAAATAATGCCGTAAAGGGATCGCATCGAAAAGGTTTCTCCGTATATAAAGCACAAGGAGATTGCTATGAATATACTGAACCAAACTACGATATTACGAGAAACCATCCAACGGCTTGAGAGCAAAGTGTCAAAGGACACCCGAATAAAAGCATCAAAGGTGGCTGTGATGTCACCGTCATTCGATGTCGATGCGGGATTGATTACGGGGATGACCCACACACCCATATCTGGCTCGGAAGTTTATACCACGAGAGTGAATCTCAAAACAAAGAGTGTTCGTTGCACTTGTGAGGCTGGTGGTTTCGGTCGCTTATGTAAGCACACCATCGCTTTAGGTCGATGGCTTGATGACCGTCTTGATATAGACCAAAGAGCCATAGAGCATGCCCTCAACAACTCCCTAGTTGGTACTCATCAAATCATTTCACAACAACGCAAATCTGCATAGGAGAAGACATGAGTGACGAAATATGTAAAAGGATAAACACACCCAATGGTATGGTGCTTGTACTTGATCACCGAATTGGCAACGGGAAAATATCGAAAAACACGCTCATTGAAGCCATTGACCAATATGAACTAGAATACAAGGCATGCCCCAAATGTAAAAAGATAGGGAAAGTTGTAGAGTCTTTTGGTTTGCGAGTTATCAAGGGTAAAACGATTCCACAAAGTTGGTGTACTCCTTGTCGGGGAGGGAAACCCAAGTAGTACATTAAGCCAAGTTTGTGGTTGAAAGGGGAGTTGAGGGACTCCCCTTTCTTTTTTAGTTGAAGTTTTTGACGACTTCTCTCTTATTCATCTATAAGACGATATAGATAGATTATCAGAATCTACCACCGCCACCTTCTTCTTCGGGCTTCTCGTAGGTCAGACCTAGATTCTCGGCTATCTTTTCAAGGGCATCTGAGTTCTCGGCTAATGCACGACCAGCCTCACCATAGATACCTCGTAGAACCTCATTGAACTGACTATCGTTGAGTGTGAACATATCTCGTTCTAGTTTCTCTTTGGTTGCTACTGGGTCAATGTTCAAGAGTTCCAAGATGATATCCACATCCAATGAACCCTTCTGATAGAGATTGAACAAGGCATCGAAAGTGTCATTGTTATCTCTGAGTGCAAGTCTTGTGAAAGAAAGTGTGGGATAAACCACATGTTCATTTCCGTATTCATCTTCCTCAATGAAACCCATCCTAGCACACATTGGTTTGAGCATTTTCTCCTCAACCAAGTCTTGTAGGATTTCTCGGAGAAGCATGTACCTCGTGTTGATGACTTCCAAGTTGATACGGTCACCACTATAAGAACTCTCACCAGAGAGTAAGCCTTCTGTCACACCAAGACCAGCATACAACTGACGATCAGTGAGGTCATATTCAGAACCAAGATCAAGGAGGCGTTGGTCAGAACCCATTTCCTCCCATCGGATTTCAAAGTTCGCTATGATAGAGAAGTCGGGATCAGCAAGAGCCAAATCCACTTGCTCTCTCAATGCTTCCACATCGGCTTGATCCATATCTTCACCATAGACCAAACGGATGGGGGTCATGTGCCTTGAAGCGATAGAAGTGTTGGCTTGACGAAGTTTATCTCGGAACACGAGAGTTCGGATACATCTCTCAAGGATGGAATGCCCTCTGTCCTCATACTGTGATTTCTTACGAGCGAGATAGCAGACGAAAGAACCCGCATCTGGATCGGTGTTCAAGGGGATATTCTTCCCTTCAAGGACGGCTTCCACCACACCTCTAGGCATGGAGTCCACAATACGCTTTGCTGTTGGGTCACCACTATCTGCTTGTGAGATAATGTCCTTTGTTTTAGAATCGGGGATAAGTTCAATAATCTTCTCATCCGTGAATGGAAACGATTGAACATGGGTTTGCTCTGGGGGGAGAACTCGGAGGGCTGTCCAACCCTTGTAGTTCTTTTTCAACCATTTCACTTGCAGTTCTTTGGCATCCTCTCGTTCTACAAGTTCCTCTTGGACTGTCCCATCATCAAGCAGTTCTCGTCTGACTTCATATTTAAGATCATCGGGTGGGTCTGAAGTCACATCTTCCATGAAGATAAACACTTCACCAATGAGATTGTATTCATGGACGATCTCAATCAAACGGTGAAGTAATCCGATTTTCCTAGACCACTTCTGACAGAAGTCCAATGCCTCCTTCGCCATCTCTCTGTCTTTGATGTAGTTCGGGAAACCCAGACGGATTTTTGAAAGGGGAAGTTCGGTGTGAAGATCAATCGCTTGACCCACGAAAGGTTCTGAACGATAGAAGAAACGGAAGTAATTCCATCTCTCGTGCATACTCTGTGGGAGTTCAAGGAAATCGGTACTCAGTTCGGGAGAATAGAAGTTCCCACCAGACCCTTCGCCACCAGAATAGGTCTGTAACCCACCAACTTTCATTGAACTAGCCACAACTTTACGAGGTTTTCCCGTGTGTACTTTCGCACGAGAAGGAACTTTACCGACTGCCACACCAGATTTTTTTGTCATTTATCACCTCTTTTCCGTTCCATTCGTTTTTTCCGTTGTTCCTCTGCGACCTTTGGATTCAAGTCGGGGTCGTTTTTATCATGAGCATGTGTCAATCGAGGAGGAGAAGATAAAACCTTCACGGATTCTTGGAGCATTTGCTCTAGTTGATTATACCGTGCTTTCCGTATAGAGGGATTCCCACGAACAGAAGAAAGAACCGACAACGCTCTTTTCAGATAACGCTCGGCTTCGGCTATGTTCTTATGAACATCCCTTTCAACGGGGTCTGTGTTTCTTGCTCTGTATCTTCCCATAGTGAATCACTATACCCTATCCCAAGATGGAGCAAGGTTGAAGAGTTTCTTTTTGACCCCAACTTTGACAATCTTCTTCAAGACAACCATATCTTTAATGCTTCCCTTGAACAATCTCTCCCAAGAACCCCCAAAATGATGGAAAGCACGGAGAACTTTCTCAATGTCAGCATCAGTGGGTGACACGAGGTTATTTTTTGAGGCTTTACTCTTTGAGTATTGCAACATAAAACGATGAATTAAACGATAGTCTGCTCTGTGTGGGGATGACATAAAAAACTCCTATTTTCGCCATTTGCGTGATTGACGGGATGGGTGTGACCCCTTTTGTAAGGCTCTAGTTCGCCTACGAACTAGGTCACTTGTGGTGGTTTGATGACCGAAGGCATTACGACCATTCGCCATAGAAACACGCAGTTGCTTTGTGATATTCTGGGAAGCCGACCAAACCATCCGAACTAAAGCATCCGACATATCGTCATGCTTTCCTTCGACTTGAGGGGCAGCCACCGTGATGATGTGCTTGCTATGGATCTCGGCTTGGAGTTCCATAATTTCCTCTAAGTAGGGACACAGTTCACCGTCTTTGGGTACTGGGTCATTATAGAGAATCATTTTCTTGTCGAACATCAAATCTTTGAAGTTCTGAAATATCTGTGATGTGAGATTCTTGGTGAAGTGTGTAGACTTGATATTCTTCAAACCTCTTTTGGCGAGGGCTTGCTCAAAAGGAATCCCAGCCCATTGATCGAAGATACCTTCTTTCACATAGAACTTCTTTGTCCAACCGAGTATCCAATCAGCCACATCATCGAACTCCAAGCGTTCCCTATCAGCATAATCCCCTTCTCCAGCCTTAATATGGGCTATGAGATCGAGGATTATCTTATTCTCCCCATCAATCTCTTCGAGATGCCCAATAGCCACAGCCGTGCCATCACCAACAAGAGCCAAGTCGATTCCCATGAAATAGGGAACTCGTGTTTTGCCTTTTTTAACTTCTTTTCGGGAGTCATCCACGCACGCCAAGAGGTCTTTGGAATCCTCTATCCAACCTCTTGTTCGGTCAGAGAACACAGCCCCATATTCCGTGAAAAACACACGAGGGTCTTTAACATAATGTTTAGCGAACTCGGTGGCTGGAACAGTGGGATTCACTTCCCAAGTGGGTGCTTGAACAGCCAACATATTAGCACTGGCTGCTCCACCACGAAATGCTGTATTAAACAATTTGTAGAACAACCCTTGTTTCCCCAATGGAGAGGAGATGGATATAATACGCCCCTCAACCTCACCTATGGGCTTTGATTTATTGTTGGGGTCTTTCTGTGAATAGGCTGAGGTAGAAGGTGTCACAGCGTTATATACGGCTTCTGCACCACTTTGTCCCTTGTCTGTAAAGTGAGCGACCTCATCAAGGATAACACAGATATTACCAGCCCCACGAAGCCCCTTCGCAACACAAGAACGGAAGGTCACTTTGATATTGGCGTTGGCACTGTTGTCCTCTGAATAAGAGCCATATCTTTCAATGTCCATAGGGGTTTGAAATCTCGCATAGGACATGGTGTTGTTAGCAGAGTAGGGAGTGAAGAAAGAGCAATTGCGAAAGTGACCACTCACCTCGTTGTAGAGTAATCCCGCTTGGTCTTTGTCTGTCGCAACACTTATTAACTGAATAACGTTGGAACTAGGCAAACCATAGAACCCTTGTGGGTCACCTTTGGAAATCAACTTGTATGTTTCATAGGCAGCGATACAAGCAGATATTGTTGTCTTCCCACTCCGTCTCCCCACAGATAAAATCATCTCTCGTCTTTCGTGTCCTTCCGTCACCTCAGAGATATTACACCGACCCTCTTTATGCAATAATCGGAGGTATTCGGCTTCTGTCAGCATCTGGACATTCTCCCTTCTCCAATCGGAATAAGGGACTGTCTTTTCTGTGTCATCTAGGGGGATACCGTAATGTGCTTTCAGTATGATTTTCTGAACGGGGAATAATCGCATTTGCAAACCCCATGCACTTTCGATGAAAGTGATGATGTCAACAACGGAGCGACTTTCAGTCCCTTTTACACGACCAGCACCCATCACGATGTCGGAAAGAAATCCAGACATTAGTCATCCCCATCTGCTCTTTTCTTCGCTTCAGTTACCCAATCATCACCCATCAAGTTCGCTAGTTTTGCGAAGATAACCTCAATCTGTTCTGGACGAATGTTGGATTGAGTGAGTGCTTTACGAAAAGTTTCCATTGTGAATCCGAAAACTCTCTTGAAAGCCAAACCCTCCAAGTCGATTCCCTTACCCCCCAACTGTTCCTTTCGCTTCATCCATGTATCACCAATGGCTCGCAATGCCGATACACGCTTTGATGACACATTGGAGGTGTTCTTCCCTTGTGCTTCAAGTGAAACTCTCGCTTGAGCCATAGCGGCTGCTTCTTCTGCCAAGCCCATCATCACGGAATGGAGGACATCTAAGGATTCGGGGTCTTGACTCACTTGTGCGAGAACCCTATCATTTTGATAGTTCAGAGCCGTTGGCTGAGGTGTTTGTGCAACAGCCAAGTCTTTTCGTTTTTGCAGACGATTTGGCAGAGGGACAAAGTTGCTTGTGTCTTGGAGAGAGGGCAAATCCAATGTGGGGAGATCGGAGGGTCTCCCAGCCTTGCCTCTCATCACAACGGGTTGATTGCTCTTGTTGAACATCAAGATGTCTTCTAGTTCGACTTCTTCGACTTTCCGATACTTGACTTCCCCTTCTTTGGTCGTCACCGCAATTCGGCTGATCTCCAAAGGTAAGGCTTCAAGAATCTCTTGTTTGTTGACATTTGGTTTAGGTATTCCAGAACTCATTTATCACCCCCTAGTTAATTAGTACCGAACCAACAGTAGGAGAGCCACCATCAAACCCTATTATTTCTACGAAAGGTGAGGTTGTGACAGTCGGGTCGATATTTCGATACGAGATGGCAAGAGAATCTGAATTGATTCCCACTTGGGCTTTATGTTCAATAGTGATGATAGCAGCACCGTCATTGGTGGCTGAGAACTCTGGGATACGATTGATGGCATCCACAAGATTATCTAACATATCTGCTATGAGTATCCCCACATTGTTCAAGAAGTCACCCACGATGACAGCAGAAGATGTGTAAGTGAGGGAGTTGCCCGCTTTCAAAACATGACTTCCGATGTGTAGTTCAAACAGTTTATTGTAAGTCACAAGGTCAAATGTCAATGTAGCAACAGAAGGATTGAATCCTCCTACGACATGCCCATTGGTATTGAAACCCGTAAAATGACTGGCATTTGGAGGGAAAGACTTAGGGTTCTTATTCGCCCCATCCATAATCCATTGGGTAGTTCGCAGTTGACCTTGAACAGTTGGATTCACACCAACAGAAGGGTCACCCGATTTAACAACACCAGCAACTACTTGTGTGAAGGGTGGTTTAATGATTTTCATTACTTACTCCTTGTTAGGCGAACTCGCTTGGCTTGTTTTGGGAGTTCGGCACGAGATGAGGGCATCGGCTTCTTGGTCGGTTGAGCCGTGTTAATAACATAACGAGATAGAGTAGAGAACTCTTTACCCTTATCTTCCAAGATATCAGAGGGAGTCGGTGGTGCATCGGAGGGTTTGTCTGTGATGGCATTGCCTTTCGCTTTGCTCTGCTGAAGTTGACGAACCTCTCTCTTTTCGGGGTTGTCATGGAAATGATGTCCAGCACCACTTGCCACTCGTGATTCATGTTCTACTTTGCCCCATCTTTGACGGAGAAGATAAACATGTTCCTCGTGTTTTGAAGCCAGACCTCCTAGAAAGTCATCCAAACCGTAAGTCATATTGTTGCTTTCTTCTAGGACAGCACGAGCATAATCGAGTTGTTCTTGGAAGTACATCTCAGAGAAGAAAGCACGGCTAGTTGAATCGTCACCTTTAGTGAACTCGTACCATATCTGTAAAGTATCATGACCGTGTTGGAAAGTATGGAGGTCAGAAACCCATTTGGTCTGTCCCGTCAAGCCAAGAATCTTCTCAGCGAGTGCATCTGTTTCTTCTGCCACGCCTTCATACAAGCGTTGGAACAAAAGATGGTCGCTGTAAAAGGAATCGCCTTTACTCTCCCAATGTAAGTTCTGATAATGAACATACATAGTTCGCAAAGTACAAAGGACATCATGCAAAACTTGACCTAGTATTTCTGGGTTCTGAGGCATACCCGCTTCTTTATTCGTCATCGTGTATCTCCATCCCACCGAAAAAGACATTTGAGAGAGTTTCTGCTGTCGCCATTTCTTCAAAGGAAAAGTTATCTAGTTCGGAGTTCGCTAGATTGAACTCTGAGGGTTCGTATCGAGAAGCAAAAATAGAAGCCGTTATTTCAGCATCACTGGCATCTGCCATTCGGATATTCTCTGCTTGGTAGTCTTTAGACTCAGAAGGGAGTTCGGTGATAATCGGCTTGTTGTATTTCTGACAAACAGAAGTACCATCGGCTTTACGACTGGCAAAAGAACAAGAACCACATCTGTCCATCCCCATAACGAAAGGCAACTGATTGGCTCGGTGCTTCAAGCCACCTTCATCACAACCTTTTGTCCCAACGGGAGAGGCATACGCCTCAGCATCCACATAAAGATGCCCAGACAAGCCTTCATGGGATGTTCGGATTTCTTGGATTGTGGTTGAGGCTTTCTTCAAGAAGGGGGAAGCGAACTTGGTCTTTAGCATAGCCGTGAGAGTTTTTCCGATTGTCCCTTCTGTCATCTGTTGTCTAGTCCAACGAGCCATTTTACCGATGGCTATCTCAGTTTGAGATAACTTCTCGACATGGGCGGTTCTTCGATGTTCTTGGTGGGCTGTGAAAGAAGCACCACTATATTCTTCCGTCTGAGCAGAAGGGAGAGCGAGTGCATTGGTTTCTTTCAAGATGGGATTTAATATCGGAGAAGCAATACGGAGGTCTGCTTTGTTGAGTTTCTGCTTAATGATACGGGCTAGTTCATTCCCACGAACACCTCTGTCGATTGCTTGTTTAATAACAGCAACTTTTGCCCTCACGGAAGCAACTCGTTTTTCTTCTTTCGCTTTCTTAACTCGCCCAGTGATATCTCCTTGTTCATGCTTCAAAGATTCTTGATTGGCGATAGAGTTTTTTGCACCAGAATAAGATTCAGAGGCAGCGTGACTCTTGAGTTTCAGCCTATGTAGTTCTAGTTCGATTTGAGTGTGACTACGCAGACCCGCCAATTTCTTCAATTCATCTCGGCTCATCATCCCAGCACGGTAAGCACTGGCTAGTTTCTTGTGGGCTTTTTTGAGTGCGATTCTATCTTGGCGTTCACTATCTTGATAAACTCTTTGTTCTTCTGGGGTGTATTCCCCGAACTGTTGTTGGGCTTCCTTCATGGAAACAGTGTCAACGACTCTGTATGCCTTCTCATGGAATACCTCTTGGATTTTCTTCTGAGGCGTAGTTAGGAAGGCTTGTTTGAGGACAGCCCTTGAATCACCAGAGGCTAGTTTACGACCAGAGGCTTCAAGTAAAGGCTTATAGACCTCAAAGGCTTGCTTGTAAGGAACATCCAAAACCACTTTCATTCCATTGAATGTCTCTTGGCTTGATAGAGCGTGACCGTCATCAATCAACAAGTACTGAGCGTGTGGGGAAGCCTTCTTAATGGCTTTATTCCAATGCCCCGTTTCGATTTGTGGGTAAGCACTCGCAAGGACATAAACATTTCCCATCAAGCCTCTTTCTTCCGTGAGGTATTCAAAATCCTCACGAAGTTCCGTAACATCAGAACCCAATCGGTCGAAAGCGATTCGCTGGAGATTCTTCATGCTCGCACCATTATGCAACAACCTCGCACATTTCATGGCGACTTCTTCTAGGACATCTTCTTCTACTTCAGTCTGAGTTATGGCACGGGGAATGGCTGTCAAATCTTTTTGGTGTTCAGCATATATGGCTGGAGTTTGTAGTTCTCCCCAAGCAGATTCGAGCGAACTGTCTGCTTCACCATATTCGGGCAGACTTTGGATGTGAGCATCGCCTTCAATATCAATGAAAGACATATCAGCAATGTTCCCTTCTTTCATAAAATCACCAAGATCACCAAGACCTTCATCCTCACCACGAACTATCCCATCGGGGAGTCCCGAAGTGAAGTCGGCTGTGCCATCTGTCATGAAAGTCTTCTCCAATGTCCCCAAGCCGTAGTTCATATCGGGGTAGGTATCGATCAAGCCGTTTAGACCTCTAGGAACTAGATGGTCTGATGGTATTTTTGAACTCATTTGTCACCTCTTAAATACTTTTTAGGAATAGATTTTGAAGAAGCAGTCTTGCCCATTGGGGTGTGATCTTCATCCATTGTTTCCTCTTGTTCTTCTGCCCAACTCTCTGGGTCTTCTTTAATGCTCTCGGCATCTTGTATGATTTGGGTGACCTCTGCTTTGTCTTCGGGCGTTTCTTGACGGGAAATCGCAGCCCAATGTGGGGCTTGAATCTCGTCATAAATGGTGTCACTCAAAGCAGATAACGCCTCAACGACATTCATGTACTGCTTTCGCATATCCATAATCTTTTGTATGTACCCTTTCCCACCCAATGCCCCATCGGGGGATACATCAGCACTCTTGATTTTCGTGAAAGAGTTGTAGGCACTCATAGCGTGTCCCATAGAAGCAGTTGTGCTTCTGAGAACTTTGGCTAATGCTTTCTTTCGCTTTGGCTTAAAGTTGTAATCGGGTTGCATTGAGCGTTCGGAGGGGCCTTGTTTCCAAGCCCACGAACTAGCATCATTCGAGTTATCCTTAACGAAACGAACTTCACCAGCCGTTCTAGTCATTTGACTTTTCGGTTCTAAGGATGCCCCCCACTTTTCTTCCAGAAAAGACCGTTGCTTCTTCTTAAATGATATTTTCTTCATTATACAATCCTATAATTTCAAAGGCTTACCGTCTTCACCGAGCAAACGCTCTATGACGAAACCGTCAGCATCTTTTTTGAATGACCAGATATCTTCTGTGGCTTTATGGATAAGAGTATCCGAACTAATTCTCAAGAAGTCTGTCAAGTCACCAAGAGAAGCAACTCGCATTGTGTTACCAGCGGCTTTTTGTGTCTTGGAGTGTCCACTCGCCAAACGAAGATGATTTTGGTGGACTGCACGAAACTGACCATCATCCCATTTCACAAAAACACGACCATCGTGGGAAGTGATAGCCCCTCCAGCAGACTTAACAGTAACAACTGTCCCTTTGGCATTGTTTTCGGGAGCGTCATCTAAAGACAGAATCGAACCCAAGTTCGCTACGAAAGCCACCCGTGTTCCATCGGAAACGGGCAAACTCAAAGCATTGTTGGCTCTACCTTTATCAGTCAAATCTGATAAGGTTCTATCGGTTGCTTCTTTATCAAGGCTTTCCTCTAAAAACATATCGACCCCGTCAGATGCACCTTTCACATTCATGTATGCACCCGACATCAAGCCGTTCCAAAAGTCATATTTATCCGTACTCATAAGACACCTCTATTATCTTTGTTGAAAATATAGGCATATTACCACGATCAAAGAATAACTTGATACTGCACTGTTGTGGTGTGAACCAACCCATCGGGAAAGACCACATCAAAAGTCGTGGTAGTCTTATTGGTGACATAAGGGGCTGACCCATCATAGCCATCGAGATTGACCATATAAAAAGAGTTGGGGTAAGGCAAAGGCAACGGCACGCTAACGCTGACCACTCCTATTAAATCCACAGAATCCCTAAGTTCACTGAGGGAAAGAGTGGCAGTGATATCTCCACCGATTGTCCCATGCTTTGTCGCATCCACAGAACACGCTGTCGTCCCTTGTACCGTAAGGTTCATTGTCTTACTGTCCGACACTGACAGTAGTCTATCTCCCGTAATGGATAAATCACCAATGGTGCTACGGTTGACAGTCAAAGAACCCGTCCCCAACAAAGAAATCAAGAAGTTACCACTCCCAAGCATACTAGAAATAATATACTCGGAGGTTTTTGTGAGGGGAGCATCAGCAGAGTCATCATAAGACATCTGAAAAGCCGTACCTTGTTGCAAACCAACACAATGGAAATATGCCACTTGTGAAATAAAGCAAATGGAGTCTAGGCGACTAGCCCCCCAAGTACCGTCAAGCACAGTGATAGAATTGACTTTATCGGCTTTGATTGGGTATGACCCAATCCCAGTAGCCTCTAAAGAACAATTTTTAAGAGTCAACCCTTTTTGAAGGAGAGTTGAATCCAACGAACCAGATACTTCGACACAAGATTCACCGTCTTGGTCTTTCTCAATGATAAGATTTTCTATGTGGAGAACTTGAGGGATAACAACACCCAAGTCATCAATCAAAACAGAGGGAGAACCATCGTCACCTTTGAGAGCGACTCGCCCCATTCCAATAATGTGAAGCCCATCCTTCTGGATAGTCAAAGATTCTTGATAAACACCAGCCGTAACGATTATAACAGACGGTTCTAAATAAGAACTCGTCACGGAAACTGCATCAACAGCATCTTGGATGGTCTTATATCTAGCACCACTACCCGTTTTGCCCACGAGAAAAACATTATCAATATTCTCGAAGCCCACCAATTGAGATAGTTTCAAAGCGGTTATTTCTTCGTCTTGAAACACCAATGTCCCATCAACATGATTGATGGTTATCTGAGTATTGGCGTAGTTCTCTGGGTCGAACGACACCCCATCTAATTTTGAAAACTTACTTTGACCCATATCAACTCCCTACACAAATAAAGACCAGCGAACTGAACCCGTATATGTTGTCGAGGATTCAATAGTGAAACTCACCGTAGTTTTCGCTGTGACACGAAAATCTAAGAAAACAGAAGGGTCAAGAAGAACAGAATAATCTGTGGAGTTCTGGGCTTCTGCGAACTCCACCGTAACGGAGGTAGCCGAAACGAAATCTGCCTCACCCGTAAGACGAGTAGCAAGACCTAATAAATCTTTCACCACAAGAATACTTGCGGCTATATCAGAAACAACTTCTGCTGGGAGAAGTGTCATGGAGTCTATCAACTGACCGTTGGGGGCTACGATATCTCGAACTGAGATATTAAGTTGGGTGTCTGCCACAATTTCGTAATAATAAGTGTCTGCCGTTACCGTCACATACTTATATTTGAAGGCACTCTCAATTCTTTGTGATGACATTACCAAACTCCCGATGTCTGAAATCCACGATCTTCAAGCCATTTATTAAGAACAATCATAGACTCTTTATCGGAAGACCAAACCTCAAAGGCATCAAAGCGTTCTTGAACACCCAAATCGGGAATCTTGATATCAACACCCGTCAATTTCACTTTCCCATCTCGGAAACTACGCAAAAGAGAAGGGATACGGCTAACATCCGTTGCACCATAATAAACCGTAATACGGCTCTCTGGACGAATATGGGATAACACCCACCGCCTAGCCAGTCGCTTGGTCATTAAAATACGATGTTCTTTCTTGTCTGACATTTGTGTCCCTCAATAAATGTGTCCGTCTATAAACGGATTAGTGTAAGACAATGAAAGAAGTTTCGGAAAGAGAGGGTCGTTGCACTTCTCTGAGGATGTTCAAGTTTTCGGAGATTTTTTTATAAACGGCAACCAGTTCATCGTAGCCGTCACAACCCAATCGTTTGATAGACCTAATAAATCTATGTCGAACTAGCCCTTGAGAAACATTGAGATTCTTCGCCACTTCTGATTGACATGTCGTTTGATACATTTGCACCATGATCTTCACATCGAGAGGGTCAACCAAGACTTCTTCAAGGTCATTCTGAATCTGTGCTATGGTTAAATCGGGGAGTTCTACAAGGAACTTAATCCGAGCAGAAGCCCTTTGAAGACGATAACAGACAGTCGGTTGGGTCACACAAAACAAGTTTGCGATATCCGTTTGCTTCATGTGTTGGAAGTAGTACAACTCAACAAAATCGGCTTCCCGTCTAGGAATCATATCCAAAAACGATTTAATCTTATCAACTTGTGCTTTCATCTCCTCAGACATCACCTCTGTGAAGGTAATCCCATTATTGAAGATACAATCCTCAGTAGAAAAGCGATTCTCCAACTCGTGAGGCTCTAGTATTTTATGTCCACTCCACCACATATTCACTCCTTAATAGGGTCACAACAGATTCTTGGGATTGGAACAATAGCGTGAATCGATCTCAGACCGACTTCCACCAATGCTTTATCACCATCGAACCCAATAATTTCACCTTCTAAGGAGATGTAGTTCCCTAGAATGACACGAATAAACATACCCTCATCAAGGTCTGTCGAGATTTCTTCTCGAATCTTATCTCGGATATGTTGAATGGAACTATCTGGTAGTGTTGTGATTGTTCTGTATTTACCTCTATCTATCGAAAGAACACTGCGAGTGTAGTCATGTTGTTCAAGAGCGAAATAATCATAATCCATCAAACCACTGGCTATAAAGGCGTATCCTTGTATCCCTTCTAGTTGGATTTCTCTCCCACCCTTTTTATAAGTATGGAGAGGAATATAGATGGAGTGATCTTCATCTATACCTAGATGTCTTCTGAGATATTTCTCTAGTGTTCCCTCACGAACAAGGTATTCACCTTTTGAAGTGAGTTCTAGGACAACCCAAGTTTTTTGGTCTCTATCATCTGCCATTGGTTTCCAGTTCCTTTAATCTTGTGAGGACAAAGGAACGGAATTGATCCAAAGACAACCCCATTGAAGGAATGTCTTTTTTTGGGGCATTATTGACAGCCTTTGGCTCTCGATAGACCCCATTTAGTACCTTTGTCGTATCTTCGGTGTATGATACCGTTGAAGACTGGACTTGGTTCGGGAATGCTTCGTTTTTTTGTGGAGTGCTGATAGTGTGTTGGTTATGATAATAGTTTGCCAAGTCGCAAATCAACATATTATATGTCGGATTGAAGGGAGGTGACAATAAACTTTTCACTAATTGCAGTAAAACCCCTTTCTTCTCTGCAATTTTCGACACTCTTTCTTCGTTCAAATAAGAGGGTAACTTTTGGAAACCCATTGAATAACGAAAAGCCGTCATTGAAAGTTTTGCCAACATCTCGTACATTGCACTGGCTGAAGCCATCGTGGATAAAGTGTCTAGGGTTTCCAAAACCTTGCTGAAATCTCCGTGTAGGTTCTCAAGGATGTCTAGGGCTTTGAAGGTTGTATCTAGCCTTAAATAGTGGTTCACGGATTCAGAGGACACCCTCCCAACCATTGAAACCCCTTCCACTGCTTTGATGGCATCACGGACATGACACTCACCATATTCTGCTATGGCTGTGAGGGCTGGATAATCAAACTCAATCTTCTCTTGCTCACAGATATACTGAAGGCGATCTGCGATCACTTGAGGTGTCGGAGAACGCACAACAAATGCTGGAGCACATCGTGAGAAGATCGTTTTCCTCATTTTCTCTGGCTCTGTGGTACAGAAGATACAAATGAGTTTCTTCTCTTGTGTTCCATAGACGGTGTCTTCCATTGGTTTTAAGAGACCATCAAGGGCTTGACGAGAAAGTTCATGTGCCTCATCAAAAAGGTAAATCTTCTTACGACCACTCACAGCCACATACTCAAGGGAGTCCACGATATCCTTGATGTCACTTTTCCCACTGTTCGTGGCAGCATCGATCTCAATGAAACATTCGCTATTACCGTGTTCAAGGATAGTCTTGCACGAGGAACATTCATCACATGGTTCGCCATTCACGGGGGAATCACACAATAAAGCCCTAGCGAGTATTCGCCCCAGTGTTGTTTTCCCCGTACCGTGTGGGCCACAGAAGACATAGGATTGATGAAACCCCGCTTCCTTCTTCACAATGTTGGTGAGAACCTCAACATTACTTTGCTGACCGATCACATCGGCATATACCATTGGTCTGTATTTTGTATCTAGTGACATAATATCCTCCTAACCCTTATACGAAAAATGAAAAGGATTTCAACTGCAAACAAAAAAAAAGGCTTCGACAAAAATCTGACGAAGCCTTGCCAAGAAACCCTATATGAAAATTAGGCTTCTGTGGTAGCACCCGTGACGATAGATGCCATATCAATAGAAGGTATCCCCTCTAGTTCATCTGGGTCTTCCCCATCCAGTTCGGGTCGCCAGTTCCCATGACGGTCTAGTTCGTCATAGTAGTACCCAATATCTGGTGGAGCAACAAAGTATTTCACTTCGCCCGTTTCTTCTTCTTCTTCGGCTCGCATAGCACACAGATGATGATCCAATAATGCTGTCTGTTGTGGGGATGACAAGTTTTGCCATTCATCACCAGCGATCTCAAGGATAAACTTGTAGTCTGTGTCCCCTAAGATTTCAAGAATCTTGGGGGCTTTCATTGTCTTTGCGTAAGTGATACGACCACCACGCTTACCAGCCTTTTCTCGGATGAGAATTGCTATTTCATCTTGGATCAAGAACAACTCTGGGTGGTTGTCCTTGATGATGTTTTTCACTCGCAGTACGATGTCCTCGTTTGCTTTGTAGATATCTGCCATTGTATCCTCCTATTGTTTGATAACGGCTTGTGTGTATTGTAATGTTTTGGGTTGATTTGTGCTAAATGCCACAACTGTGACAGTGACACCACCAACAAGAGTGTACCCCTCTCGTAAGTGTTCTAGGACTTTCTTCTCAAACTCTCCCTTGTCATAGGGTCGGTCTGTCGAAACATTTTGTGTGATTACTTTGTAGTTCATTGTTATTCTCCGAAGGGTGTGATTGTTGCTAGGTATACGGATCTAATCGAAAGACACAACCGCACTCACACATAAAGAGAGAAGGCTTTTTTCAAGGCTTGGTCGCCACCCTTCTCCCAAATCTCATTGGGGTCTTTCCCACCACGATAATAAACGGGGGAACACGACAAGCCCAAGCCCGATATCTTATCGACAACACCTTTACGACTCCGACCTTGATCATCAATGAACCCCTTCATGGAGTCTTGACCCGTCTTATCATTGTCGTATGCCACAAAGACCGAACCCTTCACGGTTCTCTTCAAAAAGTCTAGGTGCTTTCTAGTGACGGAGGCTCGCATTGTCCCTAGAACCACAGAGCCATTACCCAAGAGCCTTTGGAGTGTTGTGACATCAAAGATGCCCTCCACTATCCAAACATTTGCCCCATTCCAGATTCGCTCCATAGCGTAAGGGGATAGCCCCACAAACAAGGGATTCCACTGGGCTTGGGTCGTGAGCAACCTTAAAGATTTTGGGTGTTTCCCTTCTAGGCAACGGGATTCCACCCCAACGATACGACCTTGTGGGGAAAAGATAGGCACGATTATACGACCATCAAACTTACGCAGCATTGATTGGTATCGTCCTAGAACCAACTTGTCTGTCGGCTCTGTAATTTGATCCCACCAACCAAAACGAAGTTCATTTATCAAGGTTCGAGAAACACCCCTAGATAAAAGATAATCTTCCCCTTGAGGAGGGAGATTGAAAGAGATGGATTCCTCAAGCCAATTCACATTGACCTCGCAATCGAAAGACCCCTTGAGGGATTGTGAATGACACCCACGAAGTTCTTCCCTATCATCCCAATGAAACCTATAAAATCTCTGTTCTGAGGAACAACCACAGCACAGTTCTCTGGAAGCCAATGTGTATTGACAACTTTCAATTTGACATCTAGTTTGTCAGCAGATTTTGGGTGAACGAGAATCTCTAAATCACCGACATCGTAACCCTCAACATAAGAGATGGCTGACATGACACCCTCTTTTGAAAACTCATGGACATTCCCCCAACCCGCTTCTGAACCAACAGTTGTCCACCTCATCAAGAATCTCCATAAAGAAATCTTTCACATGAGTATTTAATCGAACGCCAGCACGAACTACATCATTTTGGGCATCGACCCACAAGATAGACTTAGAGTTCGTGACAAGAAAGGGGGCTAGTTCTCCATTCACCTTGAACTCAAAAAGCAAAGGGTTTTTTTTAAGACTCTGAAACTTCAAAACCTTCAATAAATCAGCCATTATCATCCTCCAAATCTTCGGATAAAACCCAAAGCAAGGCTGCCATATCGGGGAACTTTGAAGCAATGGTAGAAATGGGAAGAGCATCAATAGAAGAGTTGAACTCCTCTTTCAGTTCTTCCTTCGTATTCAAAGGCACGAAATGGGGGCAATCATCTGCCTTCAAGGGGTTGATTCGTTTATCACACGGCATAGCAACCCAGTCCCGTGTTTCCATATTGTGTCCACACAGACCCACGCTAGGAACACCCGACATTTCAAAAGAAGAGGGGCGATTGTAAACGCAGTTGCTAGAAGATTTCGCTAGACATTTATCTATGAACTTTTTCAAATAACGAAATCGAACTTGTTTTATCTTCTGAATTAATTGTCCCTTAGTTTTCATCGCTCGCCTCTATCTTGTTACCCTCAACATCATAAAACTGTAAGCCGAACTGCTTTAATATGAGGTTCACTTTTGGATCATTCAAACTTAACAAGGCTATACCAAGACCACTGAGAATCTGATCGATATCTGAGGAGAACTTGAGAGTGTAGGTCTTACCCCCAACTTCAACCTCAACTTTTCTCATGGCTTGCTTCTTGGGTTTTCGTCTAATTGGCATGAGTTATCTCCGTGAAAATGGCTTTACCGTTCTTCTTGTCTATGCGATAGGCTCTGTCTGCCGAGTCCACCAGAGATTGGTTGTGAGTGACCAATAAAATATCTAGGTCAAGTCGTTCACATAACAAAGATAAAAACTTGCCCATATTCTGAACATAGTTGTTATCGAAAGCGGGCAGACTTTCATCCATCAATAACAATGGACGAAGACCTCTGTTGAGAGTCACAAAGATACGGAGAATAGCACTTTGAACAGTACAAACTGCACCACCAAACCCTTCTGTGGTATCACCCCCCACAATAACCCCACCACCATGATCTTGCACGGTGGTGAGATTAACCGAAACCTTCCCTCGACTTTCACCCACCTCTGATTCAACCTTTAAGTCTTGGTCTGTGAATACGGCTTGTAAGGCTTCTGTGAGCAACCTCTCAACACTTTGAACACTGCTGACCACCTCTCTATCCAATAACTGGCGAAACACACTAGAAACATAATCTAGGGTGTCTATCTCGTTCTCTAAACTTGAGATTTGAGAAAGGATTTGAGATAGCCTATCTTGTAGACTATCTCGTTTCCCTACCAGTTTTTGGTATTTATTTCGGAGGTCTTGAGACATTAAAAGTTCGCAGATTGGATAGGAACGACCAAAGAATAGGTGGAATACCCCGAAACAGTGTGATCTACTACGGGTGAGTTATTCAAGGACTTCAGTGTTTTGATAGTGATATCATCCCCATCAATGAGTTTCAGAACCTTTGTGAAGACCTCTCGATTGAAGTAGGAAGCATTTTCAAGCACCTTTGTGTCATCTTTGAAGGTTGTCAAACCTACCTCAAGAGTATCAACACCACCAGCCATAGAACGACCATTAAAGAACAGTGACCCGTCCTTGAACTCAAACTTGACCACTTTGTCGTCCTCTGACATAGTGAAACCAAGCATACCAAAGGAGTTAATCAAGTTCGCTTTAGAGGTAGACCACTCGGCTAACACATCTGTAAGGCTGTTTTTCATCATCCCAACATCAATACCCGTTAAACCAGCACACACTCGTTTAGGGGGCTTCACCATACCGAACACGGCATCGGAGTTCGACTTGAAATAAACCATTTTATCACAATGGGTGATAGCAATATCCCCGTCACAAGATTTCAAAAAGCCAAGCAAAGGATTGACATCTAGTTTGGTCAAGTAAAAGTCGGCATCATTCAAATCATCCGAAACAGTCAAACACATATTAAGACCGTCACCACTGAGGACACCACCATTCTGAAAAGAGATATAGCGATAGACAACCGATTTAGCATCTGGCTTTGCCACAAACTTTTTGTGATGATTGATTAGTTCGTACAATGCCTCTGCCTTGATGGTCAACATAGATTTTGCAGACGAAACCGATTTATCCCAGTAAGGGAAGTCTTGCTTGTTACACGGGAAACGAACATTCCCACGACTGTTGTGGACAGTCACAATACTGTCTTTGACAGTCAAGGTGACCACATTGTTTTCCATGTAGTTGAACATATCTTTGAAACGGGAGGCTGGAAGATTGAAACTATTCACAATATCACCATTGACTGTGCAAGTGTTTATACTTGTACTTGAGCAGTAACGATGGTTGGTGGTGTGAACATCCATGCCAGTCTCTGTTTGACGAAGGAAGTAATTTTTCGTCCAATCGGCTGTGCCGTCTGAGCCTAGTGAATAAGCCGTGATACCGATGGCTTTTTCAAGGTCTGTTTTTGCAATAGTCATTTTCATAGTTATTTCTCCATATAGGTGAGTAAGTTAGTTTCTGCTTCGTGCAGATGGATTTCGAGTTGTTCTAGTAATTTTGTTTTCTGAGAAGATAACCTCTCAATAACATTTTCAAGGTCTTCTGGGTCATAACCCTTATCTCGGATCTCCGTATCAAGTTTTTGCTTATCTGATTTAGCGACATCCAAACGACCTTGCAATCGCTGGAGTGTTTTCTCAAGTTTTTGTTTTCTTTTCAATGCTTCATCAAGTGTCATATACACCTCCTTTTTACTATACGAAAAGACTTCCCAAGAACGATCCTACTTCGGCAATTTAAATTGAACAAACTTTTCGGTCGACCCTTCAATGCCCAATTTCTTATCGAAGTTCTTCTTTCTTTTCTCCGAGTTTACTGCCTTCTGCTCTTTACGAGCATCACAGATGGATTCATAATCACAGAACTGACAATGTTTTGCTTTTGGAGTGGGGTCAAAAGATTTTGAGTGCATACCCATCATTGTTTCTTTGGCTCGCTCCTCTAAAGAATCTAAATGGTGGGGGGTGAACTCCACGAAATCAACCCCTTGTTCCATCTCACCCTCATTGTCCATACCGTAAGGATATCTATAATAGATGAAGCCCAGTTTGTGAGGAGTGTCACCAGTGGTTGCCCGATATAACATAGCATACCATCTCAACTGGTCTGGAGAGGTGTATTTACCTTTGCTCAAAGAGTTCTTCCCATCGTAGATGCCTACTTCTTGATTTCGGATAATCACGAGGTCTGCTCTACCACCCACCTTCACTCCACCGTCTAGTTCGGCTATCATATTCACTTCACTCCGTGAATACTGCCCCAACAGTTTGTGGTGTTTCATCGTGGGAAGAAACCCACGAATACCTTCCAAGCAAACCGTGAGCATTTCTTCTTCGCTAGGGGCTTTTTCCCAATCAATGTATTTCGTGTGTGTCAGAAACTTGAACTCTTTCCTAATGCTCTTCTCAAGATTTTCTTTGAGATTGGTGGGGTCTCGCCACAACTCATCGTTATAGAGATCCTCCATTGCCTTCGCAATCACAATGCCCATCACGGCATGGTGCATAGAAGACGGCTTAGGTGGGGGGATAGGCTCACCCACACCGTAACCCAAGTCGATGCCTTCCCAACCACGACCCCACAAAAACATCTGGGGGCATTTCTCATATCTCTCCATTGTTGACCAATAGAGAACCTTAACTTTTCTTCCCATCGTGTTGCTCCGTTTTTACAACACAATACCCATGAAAGAAAAAGTTAAGGTTTTATCTAGGGAGTGGGGTTTATTGCACTTGCTCCAAATACAACAAGGCTCTCTCTTTGATGGAGTTTGGTATTTCCAAAGCCATCACAGACTCACGCAAATCCGTTTCGCTACAAGTGGCTAGGCTTTCCTTTAATGAACCCACGAAAGTCGTCATTGTGTCCTCTCGGATTTCTTCTTTCTCTCTCTTCGCAAGGTCAAAGACTTCCTCTGAGGGCTGAACTTCAAGTGGGATTTTCTTCAAGTGGATGCCATTCTCGTCAAAACACAATGAACCAAGATAAGGTATCCGTTCGATGTTGTCTTGTGTGAGCGAACCTCTCGTCATAGAACCAATATTCACAACCCATTTGTTTGGGGCAATCTCTGTGATGCCTTGATCCTTGTGCCAGTGTCCAAAGCACCACACATCGGGGGCGAGGTTCTCCAAGTCAGAATACTTGACGATATCCTCCCCCTCAAACATTGAGCCACCCTTTTCAGAAGCAAGCACATGGGCGACACACACAAGATAGTCCTCATCCCCTTTGGTGATACTCTTGAACCGTTCCATATCATAATGAACACCATGATAAGGGATACCAACCACACGAACCTTCAAGCCATCCTTCTCGAAGATGACCTCGTGTTCATCATACAATCTCTTGAAGCACCCACTTGAAAAAAGAACCCCAAGAGGTTGTTGGTGTAGAAAGGTGTAATCCCCATAGACACAATCGTGGTTGCCCACATTGGCATACACGGGAACGGGATAGTCATTATGAATATCAATCATCTCCCTCACCAAAGAGTGGGAGTTCCTTGTAGGGGACTTGATATCAAAGAAATCACCTCCATCGAGAACGGCATCGAAGTCCTTTGCTAGTTCCCCCACCTTCTTCAATTTTTTTGTGAGTGTCGCCCTCCAATCATCTGTTCGAGATACGGGGGTCTTGTCACTCATGTGTATATCAGTTCGCCATAGTAGTTTAATCATATCTTCCTCCAATGCGTATACGGAAAGTGGGGGTCAAACCAACCCCTTAAAAATCTCAGCAATCATATCTACCGTGAAGCCATTCCCCAATGCTTTCTTGGCTTGACCCTCAGAAATAGATTTGGTGTAGTTGTCGGGAACGGTCTGCAATCTTTCACATTCCAATCGTGTCAAAGGGCGTATCGCATCTCCGAACTGGTACAAAGCCACTGCACCCCCCTAGACCCCCACCACTGGCTGTGAGAGTGCTAGACTTACCTTTACTCGAATACACACGATAGCCTTGTCGAAAGTTCCGTGATAACAGTTTGCCATTCTCTATCCACATGGTCTGATTCCGTGTCTTGAACCCCCCTACAAAAATCAACCCCGTATCTGTGTTGGAAGACGGACACGGAATGAAGTCCAGAGAAGAATCCGAGAGGAGATTCTTGGAACTTTGACCAGCGATGTCATCTAGGCACAAACTCTTTTCGGTTATGGAGGGGCGTGGGAGATTTGTCCAGTAGTATCGAGGACGGTTCTGGGCTGAAACCAAAGAGGAGTTCAGTTCGTAGGGGCTGGTTCGCAAAAAATATGAAATCACATTGGTAGCCCATTGATCCATAATGACATTTTCAAGCAAGAAATACTTCGGTTTCGTGAGTTTCAGAACCCGTAAGAACTCAAAAAACAGAACTGATCGAGAGTCATCGAAGTTCAGTTTGCTCCCAGATTTTGAAAAGCCTTGACACGGTGACCCAGCGATGAGTAAATCCACCTTTGGGAAATCCGTTATCTTGGTCACATCACCGAGTTGTCTTGTCTTAGGGAAGTTCTCTTGGGTGACCTTGATGGAGGCATCTTCTATCTCAGAAGCGTAGTAGTTCTCATAGGGAACTTTGGCTCTTTGGAGTGCGAGTTGCCCACATGAAATCCCATCAAACAAAGAGAGAACATTCCGTATCGGCTCAACCTTTCTATTGACGGAAACAGTAATCACGGAATCCAACCCCATTGGTCTGCCATCGCTTGGGCGATGCCGTCAAAGGTTTCACTTCTAGCGTATTCACAAGCGATGAGAATACGCATTGGCTTCCGAACCTTGCCTCGTGTAATAATCATTTTCTCTCCAAATTGATGGTGTAACTGAAATGATTTTCGCTTGATGGACGACACACAAACGCATACGAGAATAACTTCTGTCCTCGGTATGTCCCACCCTTGATTTCTTGAAGTTCCTCAATGGAAACATTAGTTCGGTGGGCTTCCCCCTCATAGCGAACTAGACTCTCGTGGAGAGGAAAGCCTTTCAAGCCCGTTAGTTCTGACAACCAACTGATAAACCGCACCGCATTATCCCCGATGGCTGTGTCACCAAAGCCAAGATTCTTGTATCCCCCATCTGGGGAATCACAACCAAAACGATTCTTCACGAAGTTCGCAAAAAGCCTCTTGAATCTCTCAACATCCAATCGAATATCTCCACGATGAATAGCATCTGTGTAATTCATGAAAGATTTGGTGACCAAACCTTGCAGATTCACGGAGGCTATCTCGTACATTTTATCCCACCAAAAAAGACAGTTCTCACGATAGGCATGAACGGAGTTATTCATCACATCATCTGCACGGAGAATGATATCAATACACCGATAACCCATAGAGGTATTTCGGAGATTGAGGTCTTTTAGAACTGGGTAATCATGCTGCTCAAGAAGTGCAATGATGTAATGGACAGTCGCAAGGGAGAACTTGGTGGTATAAGAATCTAGGAATGACCTCGTGGCAATTTCTAGGTTGGGATTTCTCTTGTTGGTGTTCCAAAACAACTCTTTGGCGTGGTCTTCATCCACAGCAACCATGTGGTTGCAAAGTGTTTTTATCTTGGGGGGTACGACATACATATCTATGAAAGTACAATCTTCCCAAGCGACTCCCTCCCTTTTCCAAACGGTCTTACCACTGTCAGTGAAACCCACAATCTCTGTCCCGAGAAAATGGTGGAGAAGCAACCCAGAGAGAAAACCATCTAGGTCGGTGTTGATAATCGCATAGGGGATATTCATTTTATCCCCGAGAGCAAATGAGCAATCACAGACACTGTCCAACCGTTACCAATGGCTGAAATCCTCTTGGCATCAGAAGCCCCTTGTATATTTGTATACTGTAGGGGAAGTGTTTGAAGTTTCTCGAACTCCTCCACTGTCAATAACCCTATCTCACCATCTTCTCTGAGGAACTTAATTTTGCTGTGTCCATTGCTATGAAGAACAGTAGGGGATTTCTTAATGAGATAGGTGGCTCTCTGATCTTGTGAGTTATGACCCTTTCCCGTCAAATCATATTGAAGATAATTCCGACCATACCTCCAACCTTTGATGGAGGACACCTTCACCCACTTTCGTGAGGCACTCATATCAAGGACATCTCCCAAAGTGTCAGAGCAAGGAATTACGGGCAACAATCGAACGGGGAGGTTCGTCCAATAGATCCGTTTTCGTTGTTGGGCTGAAAAGGCTACGGAATCAATACGGATGGGGGTGACTCCCAATGTCTTTGTGATGACCCCCTCACTAAAGGAATCCATCTCAACATTTTCAAGCAAGAAAAAACGGGGGTTAAGTTCTTCTTTCAAACGAATGAACTCCCAAAACAACTTTGATCTCTCGTCACCAAAGTTCTGACGGTATCCCGCTTTTGAAAAGCCTTGACATGGTGACCCAGCAAATATCAGATCGATGTCTGTAAGATTCTTGGAATCCACTTTCTGAACATCTCCCAACTGAACTGTTTCTGGGAAGTTCGACTGAGTGATGGATATGGCTGTCTTATCTATTTCAGAAGCGTAATAAGTTCCGTAAGAAAGCCCCAAGCGATTGAGAGCCAATTGACCACAAGAAATCCCATCGAATAGCGATAAGACATTTCGGAGATTGACGGGTTTATACACCCTTGCATTTGTTATCACAAACATTGACAATCATTCCCTTTCTCTTTGCATAAGGAGCAAGTCCCCGATTTCCAACGATAATCGGCATAGAGATACCCAAGCAAAGAACCCGAAAAAAACAGCAGAAAAACTAGAGCAAAAAACTTGAGGACTAACATACAGTGCTACCACATAAAGGACATGAGCCTTGAGCATGAATGTGGTCTTTCAAATGTCTTTGTAATGCCACTTGATCCCGTTTATTCTGTTGGATATCCTTCTCCAAGTCCTCTAGCAGTTCGATACTGATAGACCTCTCGGTATGCAAAGAGGTTAGGGTTTCTAGTGTGTTCTCTGTCTTTGAAAGGAACTCCACTTTATGGAGAGGTACAAGGTCATTGGATAGGGTGGTACACATCTGAGACATAACTCTAGTGCCAGTCATAGCCCGTAATCTATCTGTCTGTAAATCCGACAATGTTTTCAAAGTTGCTGTCAGTGTGAGCAAATCACCTTCATCTGGAACATACACGGATGAGATGCCTTGTAAAAAAGACACTGTCTGAGAAGCCTCAGCATATTCGCCCCTTAGTTCAAGTAGCGAGGAAAGACCCTCTGATAAAGAGGACACTTTATCCGTGTTAGGGATTGTTATTGAGGTGACACCATCCAAAAGAGATATCTCCGATAACAAAGAACCTCGTTTATTCTGATAAGAAATAAGAGTAGCAATTTGATTAGTGAGGGTTGCTACTTTCTCCTCTAGCCTCTCTATGGTATCTAGGAGCAATCCTAAAGCCTCTAGCCCGACATAATGCTCTAGGTCTTGTTGGAGGGCTTTCTCGTCTTTTTTACGCACCTTCAGAGTACTGTTGGCTGATCGTTTATCTCGTTCGCTTTGCTTCATAGCATTATTGAGGGTCTGAACTCGCTCAACATCGGAGATGGCTTCGGCTAGGACTGAGCCAGTTTCACTCAATAGGAACACTTGACCCGTGAACTGTGGTGCGAACTGCGACCATATCTCCCGACCACCAGCCGTTATGGGCTGCACCATAAAGTCATCTAGTTCTTCGGGTGTGCCAGAACCCACTTTATCGAACTCTTTGCCATTGATGATATATTTGTTTTCTTTCTTTCCTTTCAACCAAGTGACCTCATTCCCATCCTCAAATGAAACAGAAACCTCACTGTGAGGTTTTCCGTGACGAACAAAGGCGTGTCCCCTTGTATTTTGGAACACGCCCCGTATCGCCCGTTGGACGGCACTTTTGCCACTATTGTTCTTTCCAGTGATAACAGTGAAACCACTGATTTCGAGATCGGCTTTTTCGATACTTTGGAAGTCTTTTATTTTTACTTTGGTTGTCATAATATTCTCCTAGACATTATACCGAAAAAGCCCCTCAAAACGATCCCAGTTACTTATCTAAATCTGCAAGGGCTTTGGCTACATCGACTTCGTTAGAGTTGTCAATGCTATCCTCTTCTTCAGTTTCGGTGCTATCAACCATAGAGCCACTGAGGATAGGGATACAGATTTCCCAAAGTTCGTTACAAAGAGCATCATCGTTCTTCAACTGCTCTCGGATACGTTCAACTCCTTGTACCTTAATGATTGAGTCATCGGCACGAACCCAAGTGATCCAAGAACCCGATTTCTTGATAATGCCATTGGCAATAGCAATGTCAATCATTGTAGATTCATTGTCGATGCCCTCACCTTGACGAAGATGAAAGTCAATCTCTTGTCCTTGCGAACTAGAAACCTTGCATTTATCCAATTTCGCTCGGGTCTTGCTACCAATGGCTTGATCTTCGTACTTACCCGCAATGGCATTGTAAACCTTTCCCTTCACTGTCTGAACTCGTTTCAAACGCATACGCAGTGCCGAATAGAAACGCCAAGCCTTCCCACCTTGAACAGTGGTAGTCGCATCTGCACCGTAGCCCATACCACCAATCTTATCTCGGATTTGGGATATCCCAATGATGGTCACGTCATTCTTTGCAGCCAACTGCTTAATCTTGGGTAAGTGACCCGACCACAAACGAGCGATCTCACCGACCTTTGCGTGTTTCTCAATGTCTTTACCCGTCTTATTGAACTCAATCTTCGGAACTCCAGCACCAACAGAGTCGATAACAATGAGATCAACACCTTCTGTGATCATCAAGAACATAATCTTCAGACCATCTTCTAGGGTTTCGGGGGCTACAAGGACGAACTTGCTTTCATCCTCAATGGGAACACCCAATGCTTGAGCATAATCGGGAACGATGGCGTTCTCAAAGTCGATATAGCAAACTGTCCCACCAGTGGCACAGACTTGGGCTACGGTTGTCAGAGCAAGGGTTGTCTTACCACTACCCTCGTGTCCATAAAGGTTCATGATACGCCCTTTGGGGATGCCAGGGCATGGGGAAACACCGAATTGATTTGGACGACCTCCAATGAGATAGTCGATTGCCAAAGCACCCGTTGGGATGTGTTCCAATGAGGTTTTCAATCGTTTGGAATCTAGTTTGACTTGAACATTGCTATCAAGACCGTGCTTTGTGATATTGCCCATTGCTTTGGACAAGGCACTTGCTGGTGTGATTTTCTTTGCGTTAGGTTTTTTTGTTGCTTTTCTTGGCATGGGTGTTTGCTCCTTGTTGTGACCATGTGAAAAATCGGTCATTTTGACGATAAATGAGTCCAGTGGCTTCGGTTTTACCAGCCTTCTTTCCTCGTGTGTAAGTATGCTTTCTTGCGAACTGATGTTTCTCTTTGACTGAAAGGTCATCGAGAGTGATTTCTTTTTTGTAGAACTGCCAGAAGCGATGGGCTATAACACCCACCCAGTAGGCATCGGCTTCATTGTGATTCCAACGGACATTTGTGTTTGATTTCTTCTTGCTTGCTTCCACCATATCGGCTTTCTTCATCTTCCAACCTTTCGGTCGACCCAAACAGTCGAAAGCGTGACTCTTGACTTGTGGGGGCGTGAAGAAAACGGCATCTTGCTTTTCCACAAGAAACACATCATTACAAAATAAGAAAAGCCCATACATCCCCTCTGAGTACAAGTCATTGAAGATAGGGCTTTCGATACCAATGTAATCTGGCTTATGTGTTTTAACGAGGTTTCTCAACTCCTCACGAAGATAAACATACCTCTCAATGAAAATCTGTTTTGCATTTGTCTGAAAGCGACCTCGCTCGATAACAGTAAAACCATCGTCAGCGATTAAGCACCAGCCAAAGTTCGTGAGAGAGGGGTCTAGCCCAAGTGTTGTCATAGTTAGCCTCATAAAAAATAGCCCCCCCAACAAAGAGGTCAGAGGGGCTATGGGAAAGGAAAAGGATTAAGGATTAGTAAGGGATGATACTATCCAAGTCCCCTTCGTCAGCGACATTACCAGTGGTGTCAGAAGCCATTACAATGCCCAACTTTTCTTTCAGTTCAGCGATTGTGAACTGACGACCAAGTGAGTCACGAATGTTTGCTTCTTCACCCGAAACAACTTTCTGAATCTTCTTTGCCATTTCAGAAACAGTTTCGTCTTTGCTTTGTTCAAGGGCATAACGGAACAAGTTACCGTGTCCAACACCTTTGAAACTCTTTGCAATAGGCATGATTTCCATCTTCTGATACTGACCACCACCTTTAGGGCAAGTGATAGAGATATCAACATCACCAAGCCCGAAAGACTTGTGAGCACGGAGCAAGGTAGATAGTTTATCTTGCGACATGATCCAAGGCATTACCTTGTAGCCTTTTCCTTTGACAAAAGCCTTATTGTCAAGAATACCATCATCTGTTTCCCACACACATACGATAGTAGCAAATACATCACGAGGACGGTCTTTCATCAAGTCACGATACTCTTGGTCTTTGTCGTTGTCATGGATTACATATCCAACGCCTTCCTTGTAGTATCGAGCCGCTTTTATAAATCTGGGGGCATCCTCTGCAAAGTTTGCTGAGTCATCCCACCAGACAAGTGACAGACGATAAGACTTACCATCCTCCACTTTGAAACGGTTTGATTTTTCACGAATGACACTGCTAGTGTCGTTAAGAGTAAATTCACTAAATCCACTCATGGTTCACCTCTAGGGTTGGGGTTATTGTATAGGCACAAGTTATTGATTTGTTTGAGTGCCACCTACTATACGAATAGAAGATTGCAAAGCGATCCCTATTCGGAAAGAAAAGTTGAAATAAGTTTTCAATCATTGTCAAGATCCCGTAAGATTGCGTCTAGATCGGGAAGATCATCATCTAAATCTTTTTCAGAAACTTTATGTTGATCCAGTGCATCCGTGTCGAAAGGACTGACGAGTGACTTGGCTGGAGCACTTCTTTGTACTGCCTTTGCTGCCTCATTACCCCATCGTCTACCAATAGATAAATCCTCTTGGCACAGTTTCATTTGGTCTTTCAAACGGTTCTGAATATCACGGAGGTCGCTTCTCTTGGTTTTCACCACAGAAACCAAAGTTTCCAAGTTCGCTATGGTGGTTTTCAAAGAGTTCAGTTCGAGCAAGTGTTTCCGTAGTTTCAAATGGGCTACGGCTTCTTGTGATTTCAAGTTCCGACCAGCACGAACCTCTGGGTCATTGGCAAGTAGATCCTTCTCCAAAAGTTCAAACTCTAGATCCAACAATCGGTTGCGAGAAGAATACATCTGTAACGAGTGTGTAATGGCATTGAACAACTGCTCACAACGAGTCAATAGATTCCGAGTCACAGCAACCTTCTGATTAAGCCTTGAGGGGCCAAAACGAAGAGGGTCTGAATCCAACCCAATCTGCATTGCAGATATTTCTTCAAAGACCTTGTCGATATACTCTTGGTCAATGGAGGGAAGTTCTGGCAATACGGGTTCTTGGATTTTCAAGTCGGGTTTTTGTTTAGGTGTTGTCATTGGAGTTCTCCTTGTAGTTTTGTTGTATGATATGTTGGTATCGTTGTTGAATACCTTTTATGATTCTCTGACCCTCCTCTAAGCCCACAGAGCCATTTGCGATGGCTGAGGTATAGGAAGCGACATCTGTTTCCATAGCGAGCAGTAGGTGAGCAATACGACCCTCATTCAAGGTCAAAGGCATAGAAGGGGCTTCCCCACTAGGGTCATCGTCTTGGACACTATCCCAACTGGCTGTGAAGCCCGTGTAGGTGTCCCCCGTTTTAGTTTTGATTGATCGAGTCGCCACGATTTTTGTAATACGCATAGCCGAGCGAATCTGTGAAATACTTTTCATAAAACCTCCTTGTGTTTTATACGGAGTTGGAGTTCAATCTCGATCCCTTTCGGCTTGGGAAAATAAGCGTTCTTTCAAAAGAGTGTTGCGAACATCTTCACGAGAGTTCATCACAGCCCTCTCAATGGCTGAAGCATGACCCAACAGAATGACACGCTTCTTGGCTCGTGTGATAGCCGTATAGAATAGGTTGCGTTGGAGTTGGGAGCGAAACCCTTGTACCATTGGAAGGATTATCATATCTGTTTCTTGTCCTTGCATTTTATGGACAGTGGTGGCATAAGCCAAACGGAGATACTGATAGACCTCTTTGGGCGTGAAATCTACATAGAAGGGGTTCTCTCCGTGTATCTTCACAATGACCTTCTTATCGGGTTGGATACGATACACCTTGCCCGTATCGCCATTGAAGACCCCTTTCCCGTAATCGTTACGGATTATCATGACACGGTCATCTTCACGGAGTATTTGGTCACCCACACGGATGTAATTCTGATTGTGCTTCTCTGGGTTCAAGATTTCTCGGAGGTGTGTGTTGAGGTTGGTTACACCCAATGTGCCACTGTGTCGTGGAGACATCACTTGAAACCTCTCCCTCGCCTTGAAGATACGGAGAGAAAGTTTTTTGATCGCATCAAGTATTTGGCTTTCACTAGAGATAGGGAGGAACACGAAGTCTAGATCAGTGGATGCTTTCAGTTCGGGGACATTCCCTTTATAGATATCGTGAGCAGCATAAACAATGTCACTTGTATCACTCTGACGGAAAATCTCTGTGAGAGAACTGGTTGGAAATAAGTTCGCTTGAATCATTTCTCGGAGGACATTCCCAGCACCCACACTCGGCAACTGTGCCGAGTCACCTACAAGCACTAGACGACAGTCCCCATTCGTTCCCGTTAGCATACGATAAAGCAAGTGTTGATCGACCATAGATGCCTCATCACAAATGAGAACTTGATCGGGGAGAACATTAGTCCATTTCTCATTCTCACCAGCCTTCACACTAGCAACAGACTCACCGACCACACCATAATAAGTCTGTTCTCTTTCTTCATCATCCCCTTTACCACCCTTTGAACCAAAGGCTCTATGAATGGTTGAGGCTTCGACACCAGTGACTTGATGAAGGCGTTTGGAAGCGATACCCGTTGGCGAAACCAACTTGAAAGTCACACCAGCCCGTTGAAAAACCTTCACAACGATACGCAAAGTGGTCGTCTTACCCGTCCCTGGCAACCCCGTAATAATCGACACGGGGTAGATAAGAGCATTAATTGCGGCTTGGTACTGGGCTTTCGATAACGAGATAGAATTGACCTCACACTCAAAGTCCAAAGCCACACGAACACAATCTTCCAACGAACTGACCTTGAGATTATGAGCCTCAATATCGGGGTGTTCGCAACGGATAAGAGAGTACTTGTACCGCTCCAATTCCGAAAGGCTTTTGCTCACTTGGGCTGACTTGTGTCTTTGATAAAGCATCTCAGACCCTTTATGCTCCATTCGATGATTCCACTTCGTGTAAACACATTCGTGTAGTTCACCCCCACAAGTGAGATAAGATTCAAAAACCAAATCACCATCCTCGTCTAGTTTTTTCAAACAGTCAATGACGGTATCCCTACGAATCGAAACACCCATCATCTTCTCTATGCTATCTTGGATTTCCTTGACGGTGTGGTACAGATGACCCATACCACCTCTCCAAGAGTTCAAAGCCGATAAAATAGCCCCTTGTACCCTCTCAACGCCCCTCAAAGGGAGATGGAGTTTCTTAGCAACGGCATCGGCATGTTCAAAGGTAATCCCCTCAATTCTCGTCAATCGCCAAGGATTGGTCGAAAGGATTTCTTTGGCTCTATCCCCAAAGGTTTTCCATACCAAGTCATACTTCTTTTGATGTATCCCCACTTCCTCAAAGAACTCTACGGCTTCAAAGAAAGCGATGTAAGACCGCCACCTTTGAAGAATGAACTCTGCTGTGATCTGAGTGACATTCTTCAAGGAACTCAAATGCTTGAGAGCATCGGGTGAGTTCAATTTTGAATAGGTCAAATCCCCGAACTTGAGAAACAACTGATCAGCAATCAATTCAGAAACACCATGTGACCGTAAGATGGCTCTTGTTTCAGAACCCGATAAGTTCTTCTTCTGTACGGGTGCTTTCCGTATCTTCATTTGCTTGCCATGTTTTGGGTGACTATCCAAAACACCATCAAACGAAAACCAAGACCCTTTTTTGATAGACAAACCCGATACCTTCCCACGAACCACGAGGGAGTTTGGAATACCTATCGGTGACTTATCCAGTTTCATCCTTAAAATATAATAATTATCTTCTGCGTTAGAGAAGATGATAGTTTCCACATTTCCACTATAAACAGCCATACAGACCTCCTTGTCATTTCTATACGAAATAAGAGGTCTGAACCGATCCTAAAAGGCTAGTTTAATTCATCATCCTCTCTAGGATGATACCAATCTTCTGGTGGAATAGGTTTGAACTGAGGGTTGTCAAAATTGCGTTCTATCAAACAGAGTCGCATCTCAATAGGGTCTTTCACGGTCGAACTTGTCGTCAAGACCACAATCTGTGAACCCAATATCCTTATCTGATGCTTTATTTTCGAGCCATATGCCCCCAACATAAACTTAGAATCGAGAGTTGACTCCCAGATAGAAACCCAATGGTCAAGAATCTTAGAGATATCGGGTCGTTCAATGAACTGCATCAGTTCCCAGTCGATGTATTGCATAAAAAAATCCCCCGTAATATTACGAGGGACTATAATCGAACTAGCGAAAGATTTTAGAGTTCGCAAGAACCACCAACACAAGCCAGTTCTCTCGCACCTTCCCCTCGATCTTCTTTTTCATACACAGAAAGCATACCGAAATCAATCTGAGGCATTTTTGACTCGGCTTCCAAGTATGTTGCTTCATCAATTTCTTCGTAAGGGGCAAGACGGTATTTCCCACCATCGTACGGTAAAAAAGAAACGCCCGTGATCTTATTGAAGTTCTCATAGACCCACTCACCCACTTCTTGCCACTCATGATCTTTGGGATAAATCGTGCAAGATTGGTTATGACCCTTCTCGGAACACCAAGTGTTCATAACTTGAAGATATCGTTCACACTGTTCAAGTGCCGTTTCATCCTCACGGAGCATTGCACCCTCTGGGGACTTCACGGGGAATCGTGCAACCCAAGTTGTGACATCTGCATCTGCTTTGTCTTCTTCACCCGTTTCCTTGAACATAGGCAAACCCGAATCACGAACCATTTTACAGAGAGGGTCATGGGAGGCAATTCTGACATGACGGAAATAGAACTTACTGTATCGAGGGTGAAAACCACTAGCACAATCAACGAACTGAGAGGTATTACCACTAGGCTTCCCACAAGTGACAGCCGCTGGCATATTGATACCCAAAGTCTGAGAAGCAAGCCTTGCTGTTTCGACAGCCACTTGATTGAAGTAATTCATTGCATCGTCATTTTGAGACAATTCGGGATTATCACACTGACCCGTGATATCGACACCCAACAGACGGTCTTCATCACAAGTCTGAACCCAACCCTTTCTGAGATAAGGGAAGTGTGTGAATGTGGCTTGCATAGCACCAATCCAAGTCGCCAAGCGTACCTTTTCAGCAAAGGTTTCTATGGTATCCTCAGAACGCATGACGGCTGCACTGAGATTACAGAATTGACCACCACCATTTTCACCAGTAATGGGGTCAGTCGCTCTCAAGAATCTCAGACCAATCTCGTGACAAGGGTTTGAACGGACATCTTTAGTTGGTCTGTCTGCTCGTTCGTGCCAGTTACCAATCGAAAAACCACGCTCCCCACTCATACTCTCAACCAAAGCATCCCAATCTGCCCAAAAAACTTCTGGGGAGGGTTTCTCTTGATAGTATGCCGAGTTGTTAGCCATATAGCGATGCTGTGGGAACTCGCCTCGCTTCCAGTTCTTTGCGTGCCGCATTTCTTCATCTTCTGGATCAGAAAAAGAGATGAGGGCTGATCTACGAACACCACCACTCACGACAATCTCACCCACTTTACACATGATGTCATGGCACTCAAGAGATTTCAGTTTGCGACCTTGTGCCCCAAGCATCAATTCTTGAACGTAATCAAGAAGATTCTTGAGAGGTTCTGGCCCACTTGCACGACCACCCTTAGTTTTCAGAACTGCACCAGCAGCACGAACTAGAGAATAATCGAACTGAACCTTGTGTCCTTTGTAGCCTTCAACCAAAGCCAGATATAAAGCATCTGCCCAACCCTCAGCCGAGTCGACAATTTCATGATTGATGATAACATCCCCAAAACTTGCTACATTTGGCAAGTTATTCACGAACTGGGATTCAACAGAGAAACCCACGCCCGTCCCTTGCATAAGGATATATAAACCTTCAGAGAAGGCTCTGAGATTATCAAGAGGGATGAAGGAACAGTTGTAGATACATGTGTTATCCCGTCTTGCTGGATATCCAGCCGACCACAAGGCTCTCATTGATCCCATAATCTGCATGCCAATCATCTGCTCTCGAATCTGAGAGAAAATCTCATTAGGAGTTTGAGGACATTCCTCTTTCAAGAACTCTATGTAACGGTCGACTGTTTCAGTCCAGTTCTCTCGTCTTTCGCCATTCCATTTGGCATAGGTTCTTTTATAAACAAACTCCGAAAGCATATTCGGGAATGTTTGCATAAGTTTAGGTTCTTCAACCGTTTTTGCTATTGTACTCATACGTTTTCCTTATTCTTATTAGTGTGTAAAGACCCTCTCAAGGTAGGAGGTACTATTACAGTCTTTATCAAAAATCTATTGAACTTCCAAAGGGATTCACATTTGAATCAAGATCACAAGGTCACTCTCAAATCTTGTCCAAGCGTTCTTCCCACCAGTCTTAACATACCGTTCAGTTTGTGAGATCAAATGTACCAATCTCAAACATCGTGAAACATCCCATTTTTTTATATTTGGGATCAACTTTTTTTTCAGAACATACGGATGGATGCCCGTTGTCTTTTGATCTATTGGGCGACCTTGTTTCGACAGAGACGAACACAATAACCATTTTCTCGCCTCTGATCCGAGCCAACCACAAACCATAAGAGTCGGATCGTTGTTGTGTGTGGATTTGACCGTCACTAAAGATTTCAAAAGACCTCTGATGTTTCTATCTTGAACAGAAGTGATGATATCTTGTGCAGACATTTCGGTCACTTGAGCAATGGCACGGAAGTGGGTGGGTTTGATTTCCTTCTCAGACCCAAGCAACATCTGAACCTTAAACAACTCGTGGGTGATGACACCATAATCTACACCGACAATCTTAACGAAGTTCTTCGCCAAACCAACACTGAGATGTAAACCCAACTCGTCACACGAAGAGATGGCAAACTCTATCGCTTTCTCCTCTGCTTGAAAAACCGAAACCTTATTGAACTTTTTAATGTTCCTCTTGGCTATCTTGTGGATGGGGTGTTTCTTGCTTCGGGGGAGTGACCCATCAATGTACAACAGAATGGGGTAAGGAAGGTCACTGAGATAAGCGATATCGCACGACAAGGCATCCTCAATGTAAAAGGCTGGCTTACCACCACTCCCACCAAAGAAACCCAACAGAGGTGATATATGGGGTTCTATGCTTTCGGGTGTTCCCACTACGGTATAAACACTGTATTCCTCGGACAACCATTTTGAAATAACGGTCTTAATTTGTTTACGACATAGGAAATCGTCTGAGCCATGAACTAGAAGCATAGCACCCCCAACAGTTCATTCTTGGATATTGGGTGGACTTGTCGGAGAGCCAAACGGATTTCGACCCAAAGGGTGACCACCCTCTCTTTCGTGAAGTCCAACTGGGACAAGGCATTCCCCAGTTCAAATAAAACCTCAAGGGGCTTTGCTTTCAGTTCGTTAAGTTGAATAATTACATTGGCGTGATTACCCCCCACACAATTTCTAGCAAGGCGTAGATACTCCTCTTTGGGTTCTGGTGAGGAAGCATACGACCAAACAACCCTACAACGGGAACGAATGGTTTTCGGTACTTCATTCAGAGAGGTCGCCCAAAGGATGGGAGTCACAAAGGGTTCATGCTCCTCAATACCTTTCAAGAGAGCATCTGTGGCTCGACCCCTAGCACTATCCACTGCACCAACAACCACAGCAAAGGAATCCACTCCCACCAAAGGGAAAGACATCTTCTCTATGGCACTCTTGGCTTCCTCTGTTGTGAGGGCATCACCACCAAACTCGTAATGGGTGGAAAACTTGAGGGCTTCTTTAAGGGCATATTCCAATGCCCCTTCCCCATGTACCAACATCGCTGTCATATCACACCCACAAAACAAAAAGATGATTGCATGATTTACAACGATAAACGGTCTTATGCCCACCACCTTCTCGTTTCTTGTGAGAAACAATTACTGATTGATTACCCTCACATTTTTCTCTTGCCCGACATGAGACCCAAGCCGTATCGCCTTTCTTACTCATTTGTATCTCCTTTTTTGATTATGTAGCACATATACGGAAACCCACAGCCCAATCAACCCTAGAAGCCTTCTGCAATAAAAGAATCTGTCAGATAGCCTCCTATCCGATCAATGAATATCTGAGTTCGTGTTCGATCCTTTAGGAACTCCCTTGATCTAGGGGTTCGGAGGATTTGCAAATCCTCCTTCTCTATTACGGGTAGGACACACCGATGATATTGATCGGTGTCTATTTTGGTATTTCCCATCAAAACATAAAGGGAGGGCATCCCCTTCGATGAATGAGGGAACACTGGGTTCGATTTCCCAGATATAATCTTAAAGACTTCTTCTGCTAACAGATGTGCGTTCTCTCTTGAAAAAAATAATTGGTTCTGCATCCCTTTCCTCCGTTGTTTTTCTTCCTATCAAAGATACCGAGATAGAAAAGTTTTGCAATCCCTAACAAAATAGAGTATTCTCAAAACCGTCTGAGTCTTCTGATAGTTTCTTCCCAGATAGATTGATTGATCCCATATCTCTATGGTGTCTCTTTTGTTTCTGATAGAACTATAATCCCTTAATAGGGTGAGGTGGTTAAAAGTTCCACCCGATTTAGATATGTTCTTTTCCAACATTAAAAATAACCACGATACCTTCCCGAAAGGGAAGCCACTTCTTGATAAGGGTTCGGTATGGAAAACAAATCCGTCCCAATCTCAAGAGTGACCTTTCTGATGACCAAGAAATCCGAGTTCTATTTCTTTGAGAGATGAAAAGAAAGAATAGAAGCCTCACCAGTCAGAAAGAGAACGGAAAGAAGATAATAGAGGGATCTTCTATAAGTTCTTAATTGTATATAGTAATTAGAATTAGAATTAGTATATAGAATTGGTTTGTATCAAATTACAACCAAGCCCAAGAAACCCAAGAAAAATAAGAAACCAAATAACAATGAGAATACGAATAAGAATACAAGTTCTACATAGACAAACACAAAGACTTCTACGGAAATAAAAAACTACTTGCCCATGACTCAATTCCTTTGGGAAGGAATAACCGAAAATAACACCAACCCTTAAATGGGTATGGGGATTCTATTACCTAAAATCAAAGATTATATCTGAAAGGTTCGTTAATCTTTCAATGAGATGACTCTTGTGAGAATAGGAGTATATATGAACAAAACAGAAATAATTAGAAGGTTGGCGAAAGAACACGGAAAATCAAAGAAGGAAGTCCTTATTCTGATTGATGGGTTCATTGGGGCTATCAAAGAATCTATTAAGGATGGGGATAGAGTGACCTTGTCGGGATTTGGTTCATTCACACCCTCTGAAAGAAAAGGATTCAAAGGGGTTGACCCTAGAACAAGAGAACCCTTAGAGATCCCAAATAGAAAGATTGCTTCTTTTAGATGTTCTAGGGCTTTCAAAGAGGATCTCAATGACGGTCAATAAGTTGAGCAAGGATTCTGTTAGTCGATTTGCTCTTGAAAGGTTGAGGTTGAGTGTCAAGGTTCTTTCTTATTCGGCTCGCTTGAATAGAAAAGCAAAAAAGATAGCAAGCAACAAAGCCTTCTTCCAGAAGGAACATATGTTTGTTAGCGAAAATGCAAGATATCATCATCTTGCTTATGCTTTTCTGACGGGGAGACCTTATGGGCTTCTTGAAAGGACAACAACCAATCCCCCCGATTTCCAAAGAGTACGACAACTAATTGTTCAATACGAACCTCAATGTGGATATCATCATTTTCAAATGAAACCCGAATGGGAAGCCGCTTTCCAAGACTGGTTGAATGGCTAAGGAGATTTTTTATGGCAAAGTTATTTTATTTACACCGTGTCGAAGATGACAGTGGGGTCAGTGGCACTGGGAGAATAGCACAAGGAGTCATATTCGATAACGGGAAGGTAGCCCTCACTTGGTTGAGTGACACTCCTTCTACGGGTGTTTATGATAGCATTGGGGATGTTCGTACCATTCATGGTCACGAAGGGAAAACAGAGGTACTCCTCGAACAAGATTGGAAAAGGTCTTTCCACGAACTGAAGTCTGTTCTCGCTAATACCTCTCTGATTGATTTGGCTGTTGAAAAACTCCCAGAGGGTTCAGACACCAAAGATATCATGAAGAAATAATCTCTCTATACTCAAGAGATAGTGACTTTGAAGGAGACCCCTATGAAAAAAGAAGCATTTAACAAAGAGAACCCTATCGAACTGATGAGTCAACTAATGAAAGTCCTCAACCGAGAAGGTTTGGAGGATTCTGTCGATCTTATCAAACGGCACAAGGTTCTGAAAGCAATCAATAACGAATGGCAAAATAGCCGTAGAACTGCTTCTAGTAAGCCCTCTTTCCCTCAAATGAAAAAGGGTGACCGAGTTCCAGCCAAAGTCATCATTATGGGTGACAAGGGTGATAGAACCCAGTCGATATTCCTCAAAGAGGTCGCTGACGGGTATGGTTTCCTTGCTCTCCGAAATGAGCAGTGGGAAGAATCTTGGCGAGATACTTATGACATGTATTTGATAGATATCGACAGACGGGAGGTCGTTGAGTCTTTTGGCACTCATCCCTCTTGGAGGGGCTTCCAGAGTTGGCTCGACAGTCGTATCAATAAAGGCAAGTTCGACCATCTCGGTGGGATGAAATCTGCTTCCGAAAAGAAGGCATCTCCTTCTCTATTTGACCAGTTGGAGTTCGCTTCTGGTTCTGAAAAGAAAAGACTTCTCACCGAGATGTCAGATTACGGTGTCAATATCATGCGAGGACAGTTCGCTGAAATGGGCTTATCCCGACAAGAGCAAGAGGCAGTTCTGTTGTCGGCTCTCAAAGAAGCACAAGCAGCACGACTCAAAGCCAATAAAGATTCTTTGAAAGCCTTTGGGCGAATGAGAATGGTCAAGCACCCCGTAATGGATTCCAACGACAACAAAATCCGTTTGAGCAAGAAACTACGATTCGGTATCTTCTTTCAACTTGTTGGGAAAGGCTTGATCAAGTAGTTTTATCCTCTTAGGACAAGACCAAAGTAATCCTTCACCTCTGGATGCTTATTCAAGAGCCTATGGAGGGATAACAAGATGATCTTTTCATCTGTCGGTTCTAGGTGTTCCCTCAGAATCGTTAATCCCTCTTGGAAGAGAGCCTTCCCAATATAGACCACTGCCTCCAACTCATCTATGTCATCATCATAATAGCCAATTGTGCCAGCGTGTTCCCCTTGCGTGATTAACACCGTGCCGTAATCTTCTCTTGCTATCATAAGCCCTCCCTTGAGGCTCACTATACCCTACAAGCCACCTTCAAGCCACATCACTCTTTTTGATAGTTCATCTTTCATTAAAGACACCAGTGCCATTTGGTCTTCCTCGTATGCCCTCAAAACAATCCACGAGGATAAGACACCAACCACAATCATTTCGTGATCACGAGGTTCTTCTTTTTCAAAGAGATACCACCTCTGAACCATATCTCGGATATCTTGACGACAGTTGCTCCGATAAATATCTTTTTGGTTTCGGTGATGCCATCTCCAAAAAAGACCTAGCCCCCAGTTCTCAAGTCCGAACTTCCAACCAAATGTCTTTATTACTGCCCACAGCATCACTTCTCCTCAATGGTTTGTTCCGTTGGAGGGGTCACTTCACCCTCAGCAACGAATACCGCCACCCAACACAAACCTAGTGCGAGAAAGTTTCTGATGGAAGGTGGATAAAAAAAGTACCATTTCAAACAGAAACTCATCGACATAGATAACGCCATCACAAGGACAGTCGCTTTCCAGACTCCCAACATGTTAACCAAACCCCACCAAGAGGTTAAACCTACGAGCGAACTAAACCAGCCTACATATAACCACCACTCTAAAGGATGGAGTTCCAAACCCCAAACAAACTTGGCGTTCCCTCGAACAAATATCGTTATTTCCAACAACATCAACAAAAATATATACCACGCAATCATAGGTTCAACCTTGAATATCCCATTAAAAAATATCTTTTTCGTAAAAAAAATCCGACTTCACTCTTAGGGGTAATCACGTTTTTTCGCAACGTGAGTATCTCTAGTTCGCCCTACAATCTCGTAGCGGCTTCCTCTGCCAATTGAGATCGAACACCTTGTGAGAAGAAAACAGCCCCAAAGATTTTTGAGCCTTTCATTTTATCACACACATAAGTCAAACCATTTGAGTTCTGATCAAGGAAAGGACTATCCACTTGGAATGGGTCACCCATCAGAATGACTTTCGTTCCTTCAGCAGCACGAGTGATGAGTGTTTTGACTTCGTGAGGAGTCAAGTTCTGAGCCTCATCTATAATCATATAAGCATCTGAGATACTACGCCCTCTGATAGAGTTTATGGGTTGCATGACGATGCTTCCCGTATCTAGGAGATATCTCCAGTGAGGTACTTCTTTAGAGGCATACTTCCCTTGCAGTTTTGTCTTGCTAGGGATTAACTGAGACAAGTTGTCAAAATAGGATTCCATCCACGGGGCTAGTTTATCGTCTAGTTCGCCAGGGAGGAAGCCGATGGAGTTCCCCATATCTATGATGGGTTTCGACAACATGATTTTATCGTAGGGGTTATGCAGTTGGGCTAAAGCCCCAGCGAGAGCCAAGATGGTTTTCCCCGTCCCCGCTTTCCCTACAAGGCAAATAAGTTTGATGTCGGGGTCAAGCAGAATATCAAGAGCCATTCTCTGTTCGATGTTTCTAGGCTGGATTGTTGTACTGAACTCTTTAGCCACTGGCACGAGAACTCCCTCAAGGTTTCTTGATAAAAATGTCTTGCCCTCAGCATGTGAAATGTAAAACTCATTTTCTAAGGGGTCATCAACCCACTCATCTGCTTCAACTTCCAGTTCTGGGATGTACAGTTCGGCAGAGTATTCTATCTCACCCAAATCACGGAAGCCTTTATAGACTTCACTGACCAAGACTTTATTGGTTTCGTAATCTTCTGCGATTAAACCTTCTCCCTCTGCAAGCAAGCGTAAGTTCAAGTCTTTCGATACGAGAATAACTTCCTCGTAGTTCACTTGTTCATTCAAGGCACTTTGAAGTATCCACAGATCCATTTTTCGGGGATTGTTAGATTCTTGGAGGGCTTTTATTCCACCTTCCCCACCAGTAGTTCCAATCACCTTGACATTGATGTCTTGAGTTTCCAGATGAACTCCTTCACGAATGTTTCCTAGTGCATGAATATTCTGGATAGTTCGTGAGGCACATCTCGAAGCATAAGCCACATTGGGCTTGTTCTTCTTCTCTTTCAAATCATCTAGTTCGACAATGACAAAGATAGGTATGGCGATATCGTTTCCGATGAACTTGTAAATACAATCGGGGTCGTGGATTAACACCGATGTGTCAATAACATACAATTTTTTCAAAAGATTCTCCGTTTTGGGGGTTACAACAATTAAGGGTCTGTATAGGCAAACAACCATTTGACTTTTTCTCAGATCACCTCCTAGACAGTCTCTCAATGAAAAAAACCACAAAGGGATAAATGTGTTATACTTGCCAAAGTAATAACTTTCATGGAGGTGACTTATGTTGCTATTTTTACTCACTCTTGCTTGTGGCGAGAAAGAATTAGAAGACACTGCTGCTGAAGAAACTGAAACCACCGACACTGCCGAAGAATCTGATTCGGGTGCAGAAGGTGAAGACACTGGTTCTGACACAGCAGAGTAATCTGTAACTTTCACACAGCGAAAGCCCTTCTTTACCGAAGGGCTTTTTTTATGGTTTTCCTACCATTCACAGTGGCGATATAAAACAACTCCTCTGAATCATAGATTTTACAACCCTCCAACAACACCCTCAACTCTGTGAGCATATCCCCATCACAGAAAGGCTTGTAGATGTCGTGTATGTTATCTGAACCTATCCCTACCACCAAACCATTGGCAATGAGTTCATCGACTGGGGTGAGAGCATTATGGAACGGCATTAGGGTTTCATTGCGAGGGTGATCAAGCCAAGCCGTAGGACAAGCCACGAACATCAAGCCCGAATCCTTCGCTAGGTTATAAACCCTTTGTCGGTATGCTTTTGGGTGTGTTGCGAGGGAAATACAGTGGACAGCCGTGACCCAACCTTCCATACCGAACTGGATTGTCTTCCGAGCCAACTGCTCGGTTTCCTTTTCGGTCGGACTATTGTTTTGGTCGACATGAACATGGAGAGGTAAATGAGCGGCACGAGCCATTGAACAGACGGTGTCAAGGTGTCTATCTGTATCTTTATCTGCTTTTGGGAGTGACCCAATGACATCCAACCAACCTTCTGTGAGGCATTTTTCCAATAATCTTCTAGGGTAGTTTGGGACAATCCCTTTCAATGTTTGGGAAGCGATAGAGAGTTCCACTCCGATTTCTTTTGCGAACTTCTTTGCTCGGACTGCTCCTCGGATGGCTCGCAACTCCACGATGGGGTCGATATCCACAAAGGTCGTCACCGAACTAACCCCTTTTTCTTGTTGTGTTCGGAGGGCGTAGCAAATCCTTTGATAGTAATCTTCTTCACTGCTGTTCTTCTTCACCTCATCAACCAGTTCCCATTTTTTCATGAGGGGTTGCTTGGTGAGAATCATATCCATCTCAGTCACCGTGAAGGCTCTATCTAGGTGTGCGTGAGCATTGAAGAACCCACCACTTTCCGAGATCCTTCTTCTGAGATTTCCTAAAGGATTATACATTTTAATCTCCGTTGTCTTTTCGGAGGGCTTTGTTTTCTTCTCTAACCCTATCTAGTTCTCTGGTTGTCTTCTCTAGTTCGTTCTCTAGTTCTTTTACCCTTCGTTCTGCTTTTCGGATTTCAGTTTGAAGTTTGATGAACATTTCCCACACGATTCCCCCTCTTTCTAATATAGGGAGAGAGAATAGAAAAATTATACAGAAAAGTTCCACTTAAAATGTATGTGGTCAAAACCTTCAAGTGTCGAGGGGTAGCAAAACACAGATGTCATGTCAGCGTAAGCCGACAAAGGGATAAGTCTGTCAGCCGATCTTTTAGCATTTCTTTCCAGACACACATCTCTATTTGTATCCAAGAAGACAATCCCAATAGGGATGTTACTGTCGTGTTCTCGGATTTGGTGGATAACTTCTTTTCGCAATTCCTTCCCAACAAGGTCAGCATCCACAATGTAAATGACCCACTCTTTGTTGTGCATCTTGACCCATGTCGTTTTGCCCGATGCTGGTAATCCCGTAACGAGAACGACTTTGTCGAAGATTCTTGCTTTGAGTGCCTTCTGCAATTCATTGTAAACAGAAAGCCAAGCCGAAGAACTTCTTTCCTTTGTGTGTAAGTATGTTCCATCTTGAAGATATAAATAATCATCTGGTTCTAAAATCATTGGCTTGCCTCCCTATGCTTTACCCTAACTCGATTATTGATAGAATCGTGCGGTTGCATCTTTTTAAGTTTTCCGTATATATGAGGAAGCAATCAAAAGATAGGAGGTCGTTATGACTAGGAAAGAAAAAAAATCTCTCAAACAACAACTCAAGCAACTCTCTGGAGTTCGTGGTGAAATGCGAAGAAGCCACTTTGAAAATGGTGGTGACATGGCTTCTTGGAGAGGAACACACACCGTCATCCCAGACAAGAAAAAGAAGAAAGACAAAGGTGCTTGTCGGGGCAAATGGGGCTGACCTTTATAGAGGGCTTGGGAGTAGGATCGCTTCTAAGCCCTCTTTCCGTATAAGAACCAACAAGGAGAATGAAAATGGATTTAATGCAATGTGCTTGGTGGCAATTTGGTGGTGTCAAAACCTTTTCAAATCGCTTTCAGAATGCTTATACAGTCGAAGGGATTTTCTGTTGGGAAATAGATGGGAGGGAGGATTGGCTTCTATTTTCAGATGGGCAAGGTCTGTTTGAAATCGGTGCAAAAGGACTCCCTATCTATCACGATATCACCTCACCGATTTTCCTTGAAATGGTGGCATATATACATCGTGAAGATTGGGTCGATTGGGTGCTAGACGAAATGGATGCTCTTTGGGAAACCACTCTCATTGACGAGTTCAATATTGACGAGGACTATAACACCCCAGAGATATGCGATGCTGCCTACGAATGGCTACCACATGTCTTACCCGACACTTATGCGAAAGTTTTCCCGAACGAGGAACTCATCCGTAAACTTGCAATTGCTTTCTTCATTGACCAAACCGAACCCACAAACTATCAACTTTGACAAATAGGAACGAAAATGCCCCCAAATAAATATATAACCCATGAACTCCAAACAGAAATCACCAAACAAATGCCAGTCTGCAACTTTCACATGTTCTTTTGAACTTGTGGGGGGCATCCCCCGACAGTTTGAGGTCGTAGTTCCCACACAATCATTTTCAACCCCTACTTTCGAGGACTACGGGCTATTCCAACAGACTGAAGTGGGTGAGAATACTGTTTGTTCTTTTGTGGCAAGCCCCGAACTCATCAACTGTGTCGAGGCAAACAAGGCTTATTATAACTATCAACTTTTCATCAAAAAAGTCGTAGCCAAGATGTCTTTCAATAAACAATCCCTTCGGAGTATCGACCGTTATTTCACAGAAAAGAAAATGGATAAGACTTCCAACGACTATTATCGGAACTACTGCAAGAACTGTTATGCCATTCAACTACGCAAGTGTTCTTCAACTTCGGAAGCACTTCAATGGCTTCTTCAACAAAGTAACACTGCACTGAGATCCGACACCCCAAAGTTCTTGAGAGAGATTGAAGCCCAAGTCAATTACGGAACATATCTTCACTTAATGGATTACATCAACGACAGCCCTCCTACTGGACAGTTCAACTTTTTCACTAATTTTATCAAAACACACACATAGGACAAACCTCATGACACTACCTCCACAACCCAATTTCATCCAAATGCTCTGCGATGCAACCTATAACATCAACGCAAATCGTTGTTGCCATCTTCACCCACAACGAAGGTCTGAAACCTTATTGGGGGATCTACCCACTCAGTTCACACTGAAAATGACCCTTACAAAGGCAGCCCTCCAGAGGGGTGTCAAGAAAATTGTGATTGCCTCATTTACCGATTGTCTGTGGTATGCCGTACAGTTGGATGAAATTGTCGGTAAGACACACACACTTGTGTTTCAAATGAACCCCTCGTACGTTAGAGAGATCAAGGCCCATCTAGATCGATATCAGTATGAATTGCTCATGAGCAAGTTATCCCATTGGGATATCCCTCAGAAAGACATCAATACTTCTTCTCTTTTACAGCCTAGACCCCCCTATGCGGCTCAAGTACAAGTAGAGGACTCTTTCAAAAAACTTTACTATGACCACATAAAAGCATCTAAATCTTCCTTTCAAGGAGTGTTACTCTTCCTCTTAAATCAATATACTCTTCGGCAACAATGCCATCCTCAACTCAAAAAGGCAGAGAATGCCACTCTGACTCTCTTACAAGGGATATGTTCTGAAATCCTTCTAGGAACTAAGTCTTATATGAACACACATCCCACCCCGATAAACTTTCATCCCGTACTTGCTCGTCATCTCAAATAACAAATGGAACTGAAAATGCGATATACACACAACACATTAAAGACACACACAACAACATCAGACTTCGCAGAAATAGCACAAGCAATTTACGAGGCAAACCACCTTATTTTCACGGCTGGGGCTGGTATGGGTGTCGACTCTGGACTCCCCGACTTTCGTGGGAACAATGGCTTCTGGAAAGCCTACCCAATGTTGAAATCACAAGGAGGATTCGCTCACATGGCGAACCCCACACACTTCCAAACCAACCCTAAAGTCGGTTGGGGTTTCTATGGACACCGTTTGAATCTCTACCGTGATACCACACCCCACAAGGGTTTCAACATCCTTCGCCAATGGGCAAAAGAAAAACAAGGGGACTACTTCATCTACACCTCCAATGTGGATGGTGCTTTTCAGAAGGCTGGCTTCAATTCTGACAAGATCAATGAATGTCACGGGTCAATCCACCACTTACAGCCAATAGACTCCCGTTATGGGACTAGAAAGGGATCAATAGTTTCGGCTGACCCTTACGAGGTCATCGTCAATGAAAATCTCCAAGCCCAAAACCCTCTCCCTCGTGACAGTGAAGGCAATCTTCTCCGACCCAATATCCTTATGTTTGGTGACTGGGGTTGGGATAGTTCTCGAACTGACAAGCAATACAAAAAAATGGATAAGTGGCTCAGAAATGTCAACCTCCGAAAGACTGTTGTCATTGAAGTTGGGGCGGGGACATCCATCCCATCTGTGAGAAGAACCTCAGAACAGTTTCAAAGACAAGGTGCGACTTTAGTTCGTATCAACCCACGAGAGTCGCACGGGGGTGATTACTGTATCCCTCTTGGTGGTTTGGAAGCCCTAGAAAAAATCAATGAGGTTTATTCTTCGTAGACCTCGTAAAGATGCCTCGTCATTAAAGCCGATATTTGAATGGTTGTTAGCAGCCCTTCAGTATCGGCTTTTTCGATGACAACACTGTCTTCAAGAATCTCTACCACCCGAACTATCGTGCCCTCTTCGAGGAAAGAAGCAAGTGTCCTTGTCACTACGAAAACCTTATTTTTCACGTTCTCTCCGTTTTTTATTTAATACCAAGCCCCAATTAAGAGATTGCTGGGGGTGGTTTATGGCTGAGGTTATCGATCTTGTGTTGTACCGACATAAGCAGAAACTCTTAAAGTTCTTGACTGAAGGGGTGACACTTAATATTGATGACAAAATGCTAGAGGAGTTCCAGTGGCATTTGGAATGTTTTCTGTCAGAAATATATTCAGAATATACCTTAATCAATGACGGGGAAAACACCCTAGAGATACAAGAGTTGAACCAAACTATCATGTTCTTTCATTTTCTCCACAATGAGTTTACAGTGTCTTTGCCTTACGGCTCAGATGTGACAGATCCCGAGTTCATTCGCAAGATAGGGGCAGTGGCTAACTCGGGGTTCAAGTTCTGGCTTGTCTTTGAGGATGAAATCCCTCACATACAGCAGTCCTTCTTATAAACGCCCCCATAAGATATCCATCAACATTTCAGATGCCAAAATATCTGAGGGGAAATGAAAACCACCCACCAATCTCGTGTGAGAGATGGCTTTCGCTAAATCTTCAAACGCCTCTGCAATCTCTGGGTATTTTTCCCCATAGAATCTTGAGAGGGCTTCTGCTTGGATGGTGTGTCCACTGGGAAATGCTCCAGACCACGCTGAAATAGAGGGCATAGGAAATAGAGGAATACCATGATGTGGGGCTAACTGATATGGTCTAGCCCTATTGAAATACAACTTCATCACTCCAGCCAATGACCCCCATTTTTTCATGAGTTCGATTGCTTCTTCTTCATATGTGTCAATCTGCCATTCACCACACATATCAAAAAACACGCCCGACACAGAGTCATCGGCTCGTTTAATGATTCGTTCCATGTAAGGTCTTTCTTCCTCTTGGAGTTCATAAAGATACTCCAACTCCTCTAGGGTTTCTGCACTGTCATTGCGAGGTGGTTTGATGGCTTCCACGAGCAATAAAAATAGTTGTTCCGTCACACCTAGTTCTCTAATTTTATCTAGGTCTTTCAATGCCTTCTTAATGGGATGCCCGTAGGTGATGTCGTTGATGTCCATAGTCGCCTCGTATTTTCTTACCATTATTTATCAGAGCATTATTGCAATAGCCCTTTTATATTTCTAGTTCGGTATGAACCGTCTATTGAAAACATTCCTAGTTTCTTTCTTTCTCACGGTGCTTTCTTTCTTGTTGGCACTAGCAGTGGGCTTGTTTTTGTACCTCTTTGAAAGTGCATGGGTTGTCTTTGCAATTTTCTTTGGGTTCTACCTACCTCTCTCTTATCTCATAGTTCGTGAGATGAACTGATTATCCTTATGGAGAACACTATGTCAAAATCAAGTACAGAAAGAATAGCCCATCGTTATTTGAAACAATCAAACCTTGACCGTGAGTTCAAGAACATACTCAGACAGATGAAGCAAATTGAAGTCAAGAACAACCAATTAGAGGACTACACAGAGGTGGTAGAGGATTTCTTTGGTTTTCGTCTTGCCGCTGAAGCGATGACTACTTTCAAAGAGATACTAGCAAAGTTCAATGAATCAAAAAAAGTCAGAGATAATGCTGATAAAGTGATCGAAAACTTGAAGGCTACTTTGGAGTTAGTTCAACAGACTGGGAATACATCGTTAGCGAAAAAAATCCAATCTGCATTGGTGTCAGCCGAGAAGCAAGCCGAGAAAGCATCGAAAAATAGAGAGAAGTTGCGAAAAACCCTCATAAGGGTAGAAGCAAAAGCATTTCCGAAAACAGTTGTAGATAATTTCAAGCCTTTCTACAAAGAGATGAAAAAGTACATCTCGAATATACCCCCTCTCCGAGATGCTTCAAAAAGACACCGCACGAATGGACAATGGAGAATGATGCTGGCTCTGACAGACAACTTGTCTTTCGGCATTGTGTTAGAGACATCGGGCGAATATAAACACATCATTGTGCATGACGGATGGATACAGCGGTTTACGACACTCAAACCAGCAAGAGAGTGGCTCTTGGAGAATGGTGAGATGAGTGGCGTAACTATAAAGAACAACCCCAATCAAGAGTTCGTCAACAAAAGACAAGAAATTGTGGATGTTTTCAAGTCGGTTATTCGATACTATGACGGCAATCCCAATGATGTGTTTGTGAGTGGGAAGACGATTCGATGCTACACGGGAGATTCTGGTCACTATGAGGAATACGATGGTGACGGTGCTGGTTGGCCCATTGAAGCACGGTTTGAACGTGCCTTAAAGCCCTACAAAAAATACATCGAGGGCATCTCTGTTCAATGGTATGGCGATGGTGAATGGGTCTGTGCTGTTGAGTTAAAGTAATGGAACTCTATAATTATAAAGCCTTGATAACGGCTGTCTATGACGGGGATACCGTAACAGCCGATGTTGATTTGGGTTTTTATATGATTCAGAAAAAGGTCAAGATCCGTCTGTACGGGATAGACACTCCCGAACTACGGGATAAGAATCCCGAACTGAAACTGGCTGCCCAGAACTCCCGTGACGAACTCAAAAAACAAGTCCTCAATCAAGAGGTCACTCTGAAGTCTTACGGGAAGGGTAAATATGGTCGATGGCTCTGTGAGATATTTGTGGGAGATACCAATATCAATCAATGGCTCATTGAGAAAGGTTTCGCCAAGCCTTATCTCATCTAGCCCTCAAAGATTCTTGAACTACGGTTAGAGTCACACCAGCAGAATAATCTTCCTATATATTTTTAATAATGAAAAACTTACGGAGAACTACAATGGATTCACAAAAAAGCCTTGCGTTTATCACGGAACTTATCAAACAAGCAAAAACGAACCCAGAGATTCGTGCCGTCTTGAAGAAAGCCACTCTCATGAACCGAACAGCCGAGGTGTTGGTGGGAATTGATGATGGACATTTAGAGAATCTATATGCCATGAACACCAATCGTGGTGGTGCAGCAATGTTTCTGAAGGCAGTTGAAAAAGCCTCTAGTGGTAAAGCCCCAAAAGGTGTTGTGATACAATCGCACCCGAACTTCATTCGTGACTTCCAAAAGTTCTTCCCAGCGACTGTTCCTTTTGCCGTGATCTCTTTGGAACACACAGTCATTCATTGGGATGAAACCTCTGAAACAAAGCAAAGTAATAAACCACAAGGCTTCTACAATGACATGCCTTCCCTCATAGCCTATTTACAGAAAGTTGGTTTGCAAGCCCCCTTCGAGATTAAGGCTGGTAAGAACTCTCTTGAGTTAATCAGTCAGAAAACAGATAAAGACCAAAAGAGGCTTCTGGCTGAGATGTTGGGAGATGCTCAATCTTTGGCAAGTGCAATGAAGAACGAAGAAGTCGAACTGGAACGCTTGGATATCTTGCAAGATAAGATAAACGAACTAGAATCGGAACTCCAAGAGGCTCAGTTGAATGTTCAACAAAAAGAGGAAGAACATCAAGTGCTGAGAGCCAAGGCTACGAGAATAGAACAAGAACTTGAAAACATCTCTCCTAAGATGAATGGTGAAGACAACGAGGCTTGGGTTCAAATGGAGAAATCTTGGAAAGAATCTTCTGAGGAAGCCAAGAAAGTCTTCAAGGATTATCGTAAGCAAAAAGAGTCAGCAGACAAAGTAAAAGGGCTTTTGTCCCAAGCAAGAGTTCAATTTGAACAACTTTATAGTGCTAATGACAAAGATCGTCTCAAGATGTGGCAATCTCTTGATTGGCAAGGTGGTACTCCCTCTGAAGATCAAATCCATAAATTAATTTATATGTTGGGTGAGCGATATCGTCCTTTGTTGGATGGTTTGCCAAAAGAGGAAACCATCACAGTCAATATCTCTTGTTCTTTGAAATCAAGTTCAAAGGGCTACAAGGAAGGAACTTTCAAGCATCTTTCAGACTTCATCAAGTTCTCTATTTTCTAATAATAAGAAGATCCTCATGTTCGGGAGGTGTTGTGCGAGTTTGTGCAACACCTCTTTTAAATTGGATGCTGAGGCGTGTCGCCCCCATCCCCCACCGATTTCTTTTTCAAGCATAGTGTATGACCATCGGTCTTTCCTATACTGGACAAGTATCTCTAGCGACCCAAGACACCCGTAAAAGGTGTCTTCTGTTTGTTCCTTCAGTGTGATTAAAGACATAGCAGTTGTTTCTCCTCTGGGTTTCCGTATAAGAAAAGTCTAGCACTTCTCACAAAAAAAAGGAATACCCCATGCCAAAACAAGCAATGCGATTGTCATACAATGAAATAGCGAAAGGCGACCTTCTTTGGGTTTGCTTTTTTTACAAATCGGGGGAATACAACTTCCCCGCCATCGTACAAGAAAGTAATCATCTAGGCGTTCGTGTTAAGTATGGTGACATTGAATCCTTCTCAACGAAATGGGTTCACCACCACTTTGATCAAAGGGATTACTCGGAAAACCCAGAGCGATTCCCAACATCGTTCCAACCTAAAACAGAACTGACCTTTCCAGTTAAAAACGTCCCTAAAGTTGGTGTTGTTCATCCCCTCATAAAGAACAACCGAATTGAACTTCAACGATATCCCGTAAGACTTTTTCTAGCCAACCCCTATAATAGAGTTCACCACAATGGCTCTTTTGGGGAGTTCCACCCATCAGTACAAGGCTTTGCCGACAAAGTGTGGGAGATTGAGAGCGAGAGACCTCTACAAAGGTTCTCTAAGACTGTTCTGGAAGACTATGTTCATAACCATTTCTTCCAAACTTTTGGTGACCCTCAAGCAACAATCAAATACCCCTCATTATGCCAAGAAATGTATATCTACACCACGAGAACAGAACAGCATTATATTGATGCCCCCGTTGGTAGAGAGGGTGTCCTCAAACGGTTTATGGAACACTGTGTGCCTTACCTCGCAAACAAGGCTTGGTACGATGTCATTCAAACCTCTGGTTTGAATCATATAAACTACTACCCCATTTTATGTGAGATACACAAAGCATATCTTGTCGCCACCCATTTGAAACAACAAGGGGCAGTGTCTTTCAGCGTGGAAGATCAATTATGGGAGAACACGAAACGGATATTAAAAGCATTGGGTTTGGAGAAAGTGTCTTGGACACAAGACAAACGAACAATCATACAAGTGAAAACAGAGGATTTACAGACCAAATTGGGATCGACTCAACACAAGAAAACCGTGTAACTAGAACAAGGAGTTTATTATGACTGAAGAAACAAGAGTTCTAATTGAAGAACTGAACAAATACCTCGTTACTGCCCCAGAAACTTTCTTCACGAAGAATCATGGGCGAACGCTTACGAAGGATAAAATCACATCATTTCTTTATCTCCATTGTTTGGAAGATGTGACTTTCGATAATTATTCCCTCATTCAAGTCTGCCAGCCCCGACTGGTTGGATATGTTTTAGATGAAGCCCTTTCTAGTCTTTCAAGAGTTTGGGGGGACACTAGTGAAGGTGAATCCTTTTACGAGATGAGTATGATGGAAACTTCTATAACCTCATCCAAACTCGTCATTAAGTTCGGTATTGGATATGGCATCAGAGCCATTGTGAATGAATTATCCTTCGGGAAAAAAACCCGTTGGGTGAATGTCCCTAAAGAACATCAACAACTAACCAACCTCTTACAAGGAGCAACCCAATGATAGCCCTAGCCTTACTGTGCAGAAATGCCCACAAACTCACTCGTATGGAAACCACTGAATGGACAGTAGTCGATGGAAATCTACAACAGTCTATACCGTCTACTTGGAAAACGGGCTTGTGGGCGATGAACCACGATAAGACTTTAGACTTGGTGGGGGAAAACCTCATTCTCGTTGAGAGTAAAGCCGAACCGTCATACATTGGTGGGGTGATAACGGGCTTCACTCTCATAGAAGGCAATCGTGTTGAAATCACATTTGAAGAAAACCCCGAACTCTGTGGGCGAACTGAACACACCCACCTCTGGCGAGGGAGTAATCCCGTCTGCTATCTCAAAGCATCATTACGAGGAGAATAAACATGGAAATTGAAGTCTTCATTGAAGTGAGCAAAGGAAACGCCTTTGTCAATTACGGACACAACTGGGAAGAACCCCTTGAACAAAAGAAGGAGATGATACCATTCACATCTCTGTCTGGGTTCATCAAAAGTTATGTCGATGGCTTGGGACTTAAACGTAAGGATTCTGTGTCTTTTGAACGGCACTCCCCACCCATCACCACCTCTTTGAGGGTAGAGGACAACAAACTCATTTACCACTCAATAACAGAGGTTAAAAATGACGATGTCCATCTGAAAACCTTTGATAAGTCTGTGATGTCTTTCTGGTACAAAGGGACGGAGGTCTTTCTGTACGAGGTCTTTGAGGAGATTTGAACCGTTCATCAGATTCTTGAAACCAACAAACAAAAAAACGAGAGCCACCCACGATGTAATATCGGGGTGGCTTTTCTCGTGAGCGAGAAGCCTCCCTATGAGGCTTTTCGTACTGGCACAATGTAAGTAGGCTCTGAAGTGATTTCCTTGCCTTCCATAAGGAAATATGGGATAGCAAAGCCATCGACCTCGTTACCCTCAACAAAGCGTTTTGGGAAGAACTCGCTCTTACCATTCTCGTCCTTGATCAGAACGGCTTTGGCTGTTTCTCGTTCAACTGTACCACGCACAATGTGGTGGCTAGGACGACCTTGTGATTGTGCAAGGTCTTGACCCTTGTCTTCAGTCTGACGGTTCTCCCATCGCCAAGCAACGGCAAGAGCGTGCTTGCAAGGGGCATTGGTGTCTTTCTTAGAAGCCTCACAAGTACATTCGTGCTTGGCAACCTTGCCCTCAAGGGTGAGAGTGATTTCGTAAGTACTGCCGTCAGCACCAACACACTCTGCTTTGAGGGCGTTCTCTGAACGGTCTGCACGCACATTGACAAGGTGAGGAAGAACTTCCCACACTCGCTTGTGGGTTTTCATGCGAGCGTTGTCAAGTGTTGAAGTGGCGATTGTGTTCAAAGTTTCAAGTAATGTCATAGTATTCTCCGATAGTAGTGATTGATTGACACTATCTATACGGGTCTCTTAAAAAAACGCAACCGCACTTTTCTTAAAGATTACTATGTAATTCTTCTATATTGGGATGTAATAAGAATAGACTTTTTTAGTGGTAAAACCTTTTATTTGATATTCATTTTGTGTCGCAGAACTAGGATGTTCAGATCAATAGAAAAACCCTCAGATTTCTATCTCAAAATCATCTCTTAGTTCGACATGGGTCACACCATGACATCCTTTCATCGGGGAAATCCTTCCCACAACCCTCACAAATCACGAGAGATTTCTCTTCGGCGGCACTCACCAAACCCGCAACTTTTTTATCGCCACCAATGTAATACACCCTCAACTGATACCATTTTGATTTCACTTGTGCGAACTCCACTTCGTAAGTGTATTGGTCTTCTTCTAGTTCTTCTGGGACATCTCCTCCGATGGGGATAATCTTCCTCCCAGTTTCGGCTAGTTCTTTATAATGGGCTTCGATGGCTTCACAGAGTTCAACAATGATATGATTCCAACCTTCTCCATGAGAGAGACCCCAAGCCATACAAGATTCTTGTATGGAGAGGTCTTTCTGAGAGAACAACTTAGGGAAGCGAGCAAAGATTTCTTCTTGAGTTGGAATGTTCATTGTTACTCCTCAACGGGTTCTATTATCTGACCGACAACGCCTCGTGTCTTTGATACAACATACCCAACCAATGCTTTACGGGATTTGTATCCTTTACTTGCGTGCCAAGCATCAGTTCCAGCGAGGGATGGCATACGATACACAGTCACATTACCGAAGGTCGGCAGTTCTCTTTCTGTGTGGAAGTGTCCCGTGAATATGAACTTGTTCTTGGTGATACCCCATTTCTCTCGCTCTTCCCCAGCAATGATAGCGGGCCAATCTTTCACTGAACCAATATCACCGTGTAGGAAAGCAATCAAGTTCGTTCCGTAAACATCGTATTGACGATTCAACATGCTCTCACAAATCTCAACTTCCTCTGTTCGATGAAACCAACCTTTCATCGCTGCACGGAGAAGTGTTGCAGTATAATAATCATGATTACCAGCAACCACAAAGAGTTTTACGGGTGCGAACTGTCGAACTAAATCAACATATTCACGACACATCTCAACCCAAGTCCAAGCCAGTTCTTCTGGTGTCCCATCACAATCTTGGAGTGTTCCACGAGTTGTAGTTTTGTTTTGGTTATCAATGTGTAAGCCATCGCCCCCGAGAGCGAGATAAATATAATCGGGTGCTCCTCTTTCTTTGACTTGAGAAAGGATACCTAGAGTTGCTTCCCACAATCTCTCTTTGGCGATATCTCGATTGTAGGGGTCACCACCATAAACGGGTGCATATTTACCCCAGTGGAAATCAGTGGGAGATATGACAATCGAATAGGATTCTTTTGTGGGTTTCTTCCATTTGGCTTTGGGGACATTGTATTTTTTCGTGCTGTCAAGCAAACGATTGAAGGTATCATTGGCAATCATTGAAGCCGAACGATATTTGTCAGCATCTTTTTTGACTCGACTCCACTCTTTCTGTTGGGCTTTCATCAAGACTTTTTCTTCCTTCTTACGGAGAAGGTCTTCTATAAGTTCCCCTTCCCCCCTTTCTGAGAACTCCTCGTCTGTGTAAGGTGAACTATCATGAGTCACACCCATCACTCGCAATAGTTCTACAACTGTTCTACGAGATAAACCTTGCTTCCGACAAATCTCATTGACACTTGATGGTGTCCCATCCCAATTGGAATAGGCTTCTCGAATGGATTTCCATTTACTTTCTGGAATGGCAAGAGGTTTCTTTTGGGAAGGCAGATGCACGACATACAACTTTCGGTCTTTGTCGTACCAATAAGTCTGGTTGTGTGCCCAAGAATCTACGAGCAACGGCTCATCTGGAATATCAAGTGTGTCTTCTTCTGAAAAACCTTCAGAGATTTCTTCAGAGATGTCCTCAGTCGCATCCCACTCACGAGACATAGCCCATAAACCAAAGGCTTTCGTTTGGGCGTAATCCAAACCGAAAGCCTTTGTTATCGTCTTGTTTAATCGTTTCCACTCACGATATTTCGCTCGTATCAATGTTCGATCTTTTTGTACTTCTGTTAGTTTTTGCCAGATGTCGATGAATTGCATAGTGAATACTCCTAGTGTTGGTTTCACTATGCAACATCGAATAAAATGATTATTCAAATCATCAGACTTGACCTAGATATTCGTGAGAATAGCAAACTCTCCGTCTATCTCTCTCATCCATCGGCACTACCTCACCTTTTTTGTATCGCATGGATTCCCGAATAGTTCCCCGATTGTCTGTGCGATAAACAAGATTTTTTGAAGTGGCTCTCCAAAGGGTTGAGTTTTCCCGATATTGACCCATTCTCGGATGAGCCGTTCTCGAAAAATACCTTTTCCCTCTTCCTTTCATAATCTCACCAATGGCATCACTGAGTCGAACCCCGAAACCCATCCCTTGAAACTTAGGGAAGATGACTGTCCGATGACCACGCCAAGCATGTTTTATGGCAGAAGGGAAAGGCAAGACGGCAGAGAACCCAACCAGTTTCCCCTCCCAAGTGGCAACAAAACATTTTGCAGCCGCATTGATAGAGTGATTTAGATAGTGATACGGAGCAAACATTCCCCAAGCAGATGAATCTGTTCCGAAGATTTGAAGTTCGCACGGTGTCCGAAGTGACCTCCCAACGGACAACTCACCCGTATTGGAATTGAAGACCCAGTCGGGTTGTAACCATTGAAGAATATCATCGTGACAAGTAGCCACCACAATGTTGGTGTATCCCTCATCGTCTATGAGCCTCCGTAAAGACACAGACAAACTTTTAGCGGTGTCTCTGTCAACGACACTCGTGAACTCATCATACACTGCCCCCGACCTCACAGTCCGAGCGACTACGGCTCTGTATCTCTCACCCATAGAAAGCACATGGTAGGGCTTCAGCCAAGACTCGATGGTATTGAATCCCACACTCATCAGTTTTTTCTGGGCTTGTTCGGGGTTTTTGAAATGAGAAGCCACTGCTTTTCGTTTCTGCCATTTCACTGTTTCGGGGTCACCAAACTCTTTCAGAAGTAAGGATTTACCCGTGCCACTGTCCCCCACGATAACACCCACACCAAAATTGCTAGGTACTGTGGGCATTGTCCAAGTTGTGAACTCGGAGCGACCAGTGAACTCATAATCGAAAGCGTTTGATATTGTTTCCGTGAACTCGTCACGGTCAACAGACACAAAGACTTTCTTCTTCGGTTTGTTTTGTAGTTCGTCAAATATTGACATATACACCTCCTAAATTGTGTAGGAAATATACGGAAACACTACTCTTTATCGATCCCACTCTCTTCAAGAATCTCAATTATTTCATCGAGATTATCACAAAGCCTATCTTCGGAGGGATAACTCTCCATTACTACAATAGGGGCTTCTTCTTTTAGCCTTGTTTCTAGGCGATACTCTTCAACTTCGGTTATGACGATATCTTTTTGGGAGGCATTTAAGGATAGAATCAGACCGAATAAAATGAATAATATGCCAAGTAGAACTCTAGGGACTTGTGAGAATGTCTTTGATGACATCTATCTTCTCGTTGGCTGAGTCTAGTTTCCCAGACACTTTCACCAATTCCAGACTGTTCTTTTGGACGGCATCTTCAACCCGCTTGATACTTTGCTCTGTCATAGCAATTTTTGCTTCAAGTGTATCAATCTTTTCCTCTTGTACAGCAAGAGTGGTTTCCAACCGAACACCCCATAAAACCATTGGAATTACCAGTATGGTAAGACCATCTTTTACATTATCCCACGTCATAACATGCCTCCACAATAACACGACTACCTATATAGGTTTTTTATAGGCAGAGTAGCGAAAATTAGGGCTTTGACACACTTTTTCGGAGTTCACCTAGAAGTCTAGTTAGAGTCTGATATACTTGAGGACGGCTCAATCCGAGCACTTCAGCAATCTCCCGATAAGATGTCGGATTCTGACCTTTCAAACCGAATCGCATTTCAAGCAATATTTTTTCGGGTTCATTGAGTTTCGCTAGAAGATCCATCAATACTTGTTCCCTCTCCTTCTCAAAAAAATGTTCTTCGGGATTGTCATCAACACCAATGGTTTCTAGGATAGATAAGCCCTCAGCGATCTCGGCTTCTAATGAGGTGCAACTGCAAGGTTGAAGAGCCAACATGATATCTTCTCTGCTTAAACCGAAGTAATCACATAGGTGTGAGATACTCTGAGGGTTCTCACCCATTTCCTCGTAAAGAATGACTATCTTTCGATTCATACTCTGACGGTAAGAGGGTACTTTGATGGTACGATCTTTCTCTAGTGACCGTTGGATACTTTGTCGAACCCACCAAATGGCGTAAGTCGAGAACCGACAGCCATATTTTGGGTCGAACTTTTTGATGGCAGTGATTAAACCGATGTTCCCCTCTTGAATTAAATCTTGTTGCTGTTCTGGGTCTACCGAAGGCATCTTCGAAACTTGGTAATGAACTAATCTCAGATTGGCGTGCAAGAATCTTTCAATTGCGAGAGGTGCATCCTCACCACCTTCTTGAATTATTCGGGATAGTTCGATTTCTTCTTCGGGGGTTATTCGTTTGTAAATCACATCTTATCCAATGCTCTGTATAGCAATGCTTCATGAATAACAACAGCCCCTATTTGGAGTGTGTCTTCTTCATAACCGAGTTTCTTGTTGAACTTCGTGGCTATCGTTAGACAGAACTGAAAAAGGAAACCCACAAACTGTGTTTTGTTCAAGCCTCTGTCTGTGATTTGCTGGTGTAGTATCTCTTCCACACTTTTAATATCGAACTCATCTCCATAGAGATAAGGTATCCACTCAAAATGTTGTAGTTTATTCGGAGGTATCAGTGTCAATCGCATTGTCTGTTCTCGTTAAATCTTTTATTGTGTTCTCTATTTCAAGGAAGATATCTTCCCATTTTTGCTTCATACTCTCAAGACTCGTCACACTAGCCCCTTTAGTATCCCAATGGGGAAGCACTGTGGATAATACCACATAAACATCAAAGTCCACGACTCGAAACAAACCATTCAAGTCTTCAATACACCCCAAGACACTTTCTTTTGAGTGTTGGAGACAGCCTCTACGGAACTCCGAGAAGGAATCCTCCCCGTCTGGGCTACGGGAGTTTCTCAAGAATCTTTGACAAAGAGCAATCCACTCGTGGAAGGTGAAGAAATAATGAGTACCCCTCAACCACTTGCTAGGGATTTGGGCATTGTCGCAAGCCATCTTAATCTTAGGCATGGGTCTTCGTTCTAATTCCTTTGAAATGAACTCCAGAAAATCTCTATCTGTGAACCACGAGAAAGTCACCCAAGAATACTCTGTTTCTTCAAGGGCTATCAAGGAGGTTCTTTCTGTCACAAAAATTGCTGCGTGCTTCTTAATCATAAGACCCCTCTGCTATCCAAATTATGATGCGTAACTGGTGTGGTTTCCCTATCAACCCTAAATGGGCTGAACCCCAATTGAGATACCATTCACTGACCTCTACTGGAACACCGTGTAGTTCAATTAAATCTAAAAAATCTTTTAGGTCACACCACCAAGTGGTCTGTTGGTGTGACCAACTGTCAATCTTCTTCTGAATGGACTTAGATAGTGTTTTCGGGAGAGGTCTGATTTGTTCAATCATAGCATTGAAGCCCAACGCTTCTCTTTGCGTAGGGGAATAAGACATCACCCAAGACCAAGACCCTAGTTGAGTGACCCTTTTGAAGACACTCGCTAAATCTTTGGTGGCTAGAACCTCTATCTCTATGTGAACACTTTGTCCCATCTATGCTCCTTTTCAATTGGAGACACATATAAAAGAACTAGCCGATCCACAAAACCAAACGAACCTCATATCGGCTCGCAGAGTGTAAAGAGAGGGTGAAAGCACCATTATAATTAAAAACTTTTTTCAGTTGTTCTGACACTGAGTGTTCTGGCACTGGCAGAAGTTCCCCTACATTGGTTGCAAAAAAAACCTTGCGTTCAACCTCTGGGTCATAGTAGGTGAAAGGACATAGGTGTGAGATATTTTCCAAACTTGATATCAGAACCGCCCCTCGCCATTGTCTTCTCATTCTTTCAGACCATTCTTCATTCTTTTTTTTCATAGTACTCAAGTCCCACATATTTACACCCCCACTATTTAGACTAACTTATTTATGGATTACTCAATAGTTCTCAAATAAGACCACACAATTTTTTGTGGAGGTGATTATGGAAGAACTGCATTTATATCTGGATGCCTTAGAGTACCCAAAACAAGAACCCAATAAAAAGGATACTACCGAACAAAGGGGTTGTGAGGAAGTTGATTTCACATTGTCAGACGACAATGTCACAGATAACATCTGCAATTAAAAACCATACTTCTTCAAGAGGTCTGCTGAGGGTTTGAATCCGATGTTCTTACCATCGAGATATCGTTTCAGAAGATTCTTGATCTGATCGTTTGTCATCCCAGACAATAAGGTTTCTTCATTGATTTCTTTGGCTTGGGTTAAGCCGACAGATGTTTTCATAAAAGCCATGTCATTCTCCAAACTTTGAGAGTACTGCATACAGAACATTTTTACTGACGAGACCCTTCGCCTCACCCACTTGTTGACCCTCATGGAAAATGAGCGTGGTAGGTAAACTACGGATCTCAAAATCCTCTGTAAGCCCCTCGTTCTCCTCTACATCTACCTCGTAAAAAGAGATGTGGGGATGGTCTTTCTCGGCTTCAAGTAAAATGGGGTTGAAAGCCCTACAAGGAGCACACCAAGAGGCTGTGAACTTCACGACCACAGTGTGTGCCACATCAAGGACTTTCTCGTCAAATATTGCATCGGTTATTCGTTCCATACTTATCTCTGCTCTATATAGAAAGACTATTCACAACAACAATGTTTGGAACAACAATCACAACTATCACAACAAGATTTGTCTTTACACTCACATTTTTCACACATACAGCACCTCCTATCTATAAGGGGTCTGATATAAATAAACTATTTCAACGGGGCTTCTATATTGCACATATCCCATCGAACGCAACTAGGGTCTTCATCGACAAACAGTTCAAGGTCAGCCTCAGTGAACTGCTGTAAGAAACCCATAAGACCGTGTTCCTCTCCTCTCGCCCAGTTCATCACATCATCGATCTTCATATTCACTCATGTTATTCTCAGTATTTTTCAGACCACTCAAGAGTTAGTTCACGAACCTTCTTCACGGCTTGCGTGACGGCATTGGAACTCCAACCAGTTTCCTCTGCCATCACTTTCCGAGTGTCTTTCCGAATCAATCCCTCAAGGATTACAATCAGTTTGGGGTCGTAGCCTCTGATATAATCATATAAAGAATCTTGTGCTTCATTGTTGATGTATTCTTGCTCGGGAGTGGTTTCCTCGACTTCCACAGCATATGCCGAAACATCTTGGAGTCCATATTCATCTGAGTCCCAGTTGTAGATACCCACTTGTTCTCGTTCCCGCCTCTTTTTCATCTTTCTGTGATAGTTCGCCATTATGCAGCCACAGACCATGTGAACATAATGCCCAAAGGAACTCTTACGAGGGTCGAATGGGCAAATGCCTTTGTTCCTAGCAATCAACCCTTTATAGATTTCTTGGAGAACATCTTCGGGACTGTAGCCAGAAGCAATACATCTCGCACCGAATCCCGCATAGAATAACTTGCGAACTTCGTGAGAGCGATTCACGAGATCAATTCCTTTTTTGATCTTGCACTCTTGATACAGTTCTTGGAACAAATCAACAGAGGGCTTTGTTGTTCTTTGGGGGAAATACTTCTTGAAGGTCATACGGGTTCGTTTTCCGTACAGTTCTTCAAATAATCTTTTCTCTGTATCGTACTTTTTCTCACCCAAGAGAAACCCCGAATCCAATATCTTTATCGGTAAAGAACCATGTTTTTGCTTTGTATATAAAACCTCACCAGCAACAGCGACCATAAAAACCCCCAAAAAACAGCATAAGAAACCACACCACAAAGTGATTGGTCTCTGAAAAAATCGTGCGAAATGACTCAAAAATAAAGATACACTCTTTTATCTTGACACGCCAACTTTTTTGAATCTTTTTTAGATTTCGGTGGTTGTTTTCGCTGTGAACATCCCAAAGAGTCTCGTCAGTTCAAGGGTCAACTCATTGATTGAACTAAAAACCCATAAGACCATTCCCCGATCACCGATTTGGAAAGACATCAGTGCAAACTCACCCCATTCATCTTGTGGGGGGATATCTTTGAGATGGTCTTCATTGTCGACATGGGCTTCCACAAAAACAGCCCACCATTCTTTTTCGATGAAGTCCCCTTTTCGGATAGACAAGACACTGCCGTTGTCGAGGGTTTTACTGAGGAGGATTTCCCATTCCAACATCCTCTCCATATTCTGTGAGATTAAGTTCGTTAATCCATCGGGCAATTCATCAGACATTTGGTTTTCCTCCTACATATAGAAGGAGATTATTTATTGAGTATTGCAATAAGGACTCTATTTCAGAATCCAATAAGTGTATCCCTATGAGATTGTATGCTACCAACTGTTTTGGAGGCTGCAATGCTGTTAATATTCTGTCGTAAATGTTTTGATATCTTCAAGTTAGAGGATGTCTGTCGTTGGTGTTCTTGTGGTGCATGTGGTGGTGCAACAGTTCAAGAGTCTTATGTTCACTGGGGTGGTGACCATCATATCTTGAAGTTATCCCCCGATAATTTGAAAGACTTGGTTTTCACACCAGAGAGGTGGGAAGGAGTTGAGATCGGGCTTATCACTATCCCAACAATCAGAGCAACCGAACTCCCTAGCCTTGACCCGATGAAAACTTTCCCAAAGAAATAAGTTTTTGGGTATTCTTTCTGTAAGATGGAGAGAATCATGCAAATAACTGTTTTGGATAAAGGATTCGTGTCACTTGTTGACCACATGGGTAGTGACATATCTGTTGTGAACTCGGCAAGGGTTTCTTTCGGGAAACGAACAGAGGAACTTAGACCTCGTGATGAAAAACTCATCAAATACCTTTGGGAACATAAACACAGTTCGCCTTTCCGACACGCTACAGTTCAGATACACATCAAAGCACCGATCTTTGTGCTTCGCCAATGGATGAAACATCAAATTGGGTGTTCTTGGAATGAGGCTAGTTTAAGATATATTGAGTTCGATGGGGATTATCATCAACCAGAGTTCTTCCGAAAACAAAGTAAGGATAATAAACAAGGGTCGTTTGGAGAACTGGGACTCGCTCAAGAGTTGGAAGCCCAGTCTATCTTTGAGGAGGCTTGCTTAAATGCCATCTCTTCTTATCGTGCTTTGTTGAGTAAAGGGGTGTGCAGAGAGCAAGCACGCTGTGTGTTACCCTTATCTCTTTACACTGAATGTTATTGGACATGTTCGCTCCAAGCCTTGATGCACTTTTTAGTTTTGCGTGAGGATTCTCACGCTCAAAAGGAGATACAAGAGTATGCCGTAGCCATTCGGCAACTTGTAGCCCCTCTTTTCCCTACCTCTCTCAAATTAGGAATCTCAAATGGATAATCGAATTAATTTAAACACCACCACTTGGTTGTTTACTCGTGAAACGGGTGAAGTCCACCAAGTCATAGAACAGTATCAAAACAGCCATGCAGCATTAGGTGGTGCGTACAAGGTCATGAAAAAAGCCCTAGAAGACACATATCAGTACTTCATTTTCACAGAATCTGTATCTTTGGATGTGCATGGTTCTGAACGCAAAGGCATCGCAGTTATGTCAGATGAATCCAAACTAGGGATCTTCATTCCAGATGCCGTGATTGACGGGGATATCGATCCCATTTTAGTTGTAGGTGGTTCTCGTAAGCCCCTCTCTTACTTGGACAACAACTCATAACTGCGGTTGTGTTTTTAGAATAGACCCGTATACCTCCCACAATCAATAACTTGGGAGGGCATATGCCTATCAAATACAATCCTCGTGATCAACACCACCGTTCCACTCTCGCTGGTTCGTTGCTCCACAAACTCAAAACTGCTGGTTTCACTGACGAAACAGCACAACATCAACCCCTCTGCAAAGAGAGGGTGTTTTCTCGTGCCATCCCGAACTCAGATGTTCGTGTTTTGGTTTACACATCCATTGATATTCGCTCCAATGAAATGAGAATTGTCGGAGAGGATGCCATTCGGGTTTGTGGCGTTCGCAAGTTCGCTGACGGTTCAACACGAGGCATTATCAAACGCAAGCGTATCAATCGTGTGGGAGGCGTTCAAGCCATCCCAGACCGTATGCTAGAGCGTATGCGTTCGGCTTACGGAGAAGCCCGTACTGCTCACACAAACCCTACCTTCTGTAAGTCTTGTGGGGCAAGGAACTTTATCACCAAAAAAGGCAAAGAGTGCTGTTCTGCTCTCTGCTGGAAAAAATAAACAATCAAGGAGAATGACAATGCGTATTTATATCGATCAAGACATGTGTAACGAAATGGAAGTGACCTATTACGGTCGCAAACCGACAGAGGAGGAGATTCAAATCAGTCCTCTCGATCTCATTGCTATGAGAAAGTATCGTGGGGGCTATGACAAGAAGCACACGGACTTCTTCAACGAGGTGGGTGAGTTCGCTATCCTCACTTTGAAGAACGAGGGCTATGGGTGGTGGGCAGTTCAGTAAGTCACTCTGGGGGGTTCATTAGAACCCTCCCTCTTTTTTGAGGTGACATCAGATTCTTGACTCGGGTTGTTTTTTTGAGGGCTTTCCGTATACCTCTCAGCAAAGGAGCATACAAATGAAACTAGCCCTATCAACCACCAATCAAATCGCCCACCTCAAAGACTTCTTCAAAAAGTCCCTCGTAGGTTATTACAAGTCAAACGGTTTTATGGACACGTTGGCGAAGGTTGTTCAATCTGGGATTCCTTATCCACTATGGCTTGACAATCTACCCAAGTTCAGACAAGAGGGGATAAGGTTCTCTGAAATGCTTTACCAGTATCACGCTAGTGTGCTGTTTAATCACTGGAAGATTGAGTCTTCTGTCTTGTATGACATCGAACCCACTCTCCTAGAAAGTTTGCAAACGAACGGCTTGGAGTACCGAAAGAAACAAGGTGGGGTGGAAGTGTTTCCCTATCGGTTCGACTTGAAAGAACACCCAGTGGCTTTCAAACCCTTCTCTCCCCATGCACTACGACATTCAGACGAGGTGATATCAGTTTTGATGTGGCTGGATACCAGTAAAACCCTCGCAGCACCTTTATCTTCAACGAAGCGTTTCCAACAAATCCATAATCAGAGGGTTAAGACGAATATCGCCTTGAATAACTTACATAGAGGACATGCCTTAACCTTCAATGAAGGTGTCTTTGTCTATTGTGAATATCACCTTTGCCTCTGTGACCGAAACGGAAAAATCATATATGATGGCTCTCGCCCACAAGACAGTGCGTATGCTTGGGCGAGCAAAATTATGTTGTTCAAAGAGGACGTGGTATTCGAGGAAAAGTTTCTCACAGAAACAGAAACCAGTCACCGTTTTCTATTCACGCACCTCAACCTCCTCACTTGCCTCCAAAATCCCAAGACAGTCGTCAAGGAAACATCAAACTATTCAAGGCAACAAATCAAACAAGCAAAGAAAAGAAAACGAAATCTCACAAGAACAAAAACACTGTTTGTTGAACCCGAAACACTCCAACAAATCAACTCTTTGAGAGAAGCCCCTCAATCCATGACTAGGACTCAATCCTATCAATATGAAAGACAGCCGTGTGAAGCCAAGAAGTGGGTTCTGAGAGCGAATCTTGAAGTGGGTATGGAAGTTATAGCCAAGAAGCCTAGACGGAGTGGAGAGGGCTATCTATACCTCGTGCAAGGCAAAAGAAAAGGGGCAGTGTGCAACGCACATCTACCCCGAAGAGAGAAAACTATTCAGACCGTCAAGGTCAAGCAGTTTATGCTTTAGATTGTTTCAGCAACCATTTGTAAGCGACTTTGGAAGCCAGACGATGTTGTTTGGCTTCTTTCTTTTTAGCGAATCTCTTATTGCGTAGTTCGTACCAACCGTGTGCTTCATCAAGGTCAACCAACGCACGGATTAGTAAAAAACGGAAGTTTTCTACGAACCTTTTTGTTTCGGCTGAAACACTACTCGGGAGTTCTACATAATCAAGCCATGTGGTAGGGTCTGTTTCAAAGTCAATCTGAACTTGACGAACAAGACAATCCATTCCTTTTTTCCAGAAAGGCTTGTTTCTCAACCTTTTCCCAGAAACCCATTTTTGGTTCAAAGACTCTCTAGCGGCTTTCATGAGTTTTATGAAAGACTTGTTTGTCATTGCTATCACACCATCTTTACTCTCAATATCAGCAGAAGAAGGGTCGAACCGACCAACGATGGTTTGAGCATCTGAGTTTCTAGCAATATCCCTTGCAGAGATACTCAAGTGTTGTGGCAGAGAAATAGAAGCGTTTGAAAAGGGTCGAGTGTGTTTCCCGTCTAGTAGGTCACGGAAATCACCTTCGGGAAGATTCTTGACCTTCTTGTCTGGAACTACCAAATAGCGTAGTGCGGGATATCTTGTCACAACGAGATGGGCTGTGAGATTGGTTAGCCAGTTCTTAGACTTCAAGGCTACGGGGCGACCGATAGTGATATTCTGATCGATGTTTATATCCCCAAACAATGTCGTGACCTTTACGGAGTAATCACCAACGGAGTTCGCTATTTCAAAAAGTTTTCTCTCAAAAGCATCTGTTTTTCTATCCCCTACAAAAGCAATATCCATTACAGCCAAAGCAATCTGGGAAATATTGCTTGAGAATAGTGCCTCAATGTCTGCCACTGCTTGCCCCACTTTCTCATCCCGATTCCCAGCGGCTTGGATCTCATCCCAAGAGTTCAAGTTGAAAGTCTGCCCAACACCGACCGAACGAGAGATTTCCCCCTCCATTGCGTTTTGGTAGGCTTGTGCTGAATCACTGTCGTCACCACTATTATCCATTTGAACCATGCCCTCTTGGCGGGCATTTTCTTGTCGGATTTCATCTCTGGCTCTTTGTCGGAGACTTGTCTTCATTTGAGCGAAAGTTGTTTTGATGTCCTTTATGGATGACGCATCCCGTGACCCCCACAAGGAAGCCCACACAGCCGTGGATCGGTCAGAGAAAGCCGACAAGAACGCTTGGGCTTTATCGACATTATCATCACTAAGGCTCTGCTTCAATTTACCCTCAGACCAGTAAGACGAAGGGTTTATCCCAGCGAGATAGAGATTTAACATCTGCTCAAGGTCATCTTTTTCAAGTACCTTCACATCCATCACGGAGTACATAGCCGTCACAAGATCATTGTAAATACCCACAGCAGTATCGCCATATTGACTTAAGTCCATCACACCAACAGACTTTGCAAAGTCATTGATCATTTGAAACTTCATCTGTCGGTTCATCGCTATCTTTTTAATTGTACGCATTGTTATCTCCAATAAGGCTTTTCATAATCTACCAAAGATAAACGAATTATTGAGTTCAAATCTTTTCTCGAGAGAGGTCAAAATCTGTCCATAACGCTCTGCGGTTGCGTTTTTGCTTGTGACCCGTATGTAAATATGCTATACTAAGTCTAGTAGCACAACTACGCTTTGTGTGAATTATTAAAAATCATTGTCCTCTTTTGGATAATGTACTCGTTTATCTCTCTGACTACGGTCACCCCTAACCCATAAAATAAGGTACTCGCCCTATGACTAATTTGTCTACTACATGGCTACAAGCCAACTTTTCCTCCCTCTACAAATCCACGCTCGATTGGCTTCAAGTCAAAGTGAAGCACAACTTTCGGAAGATAGACCTAGCGGATATCCTTCACGATTACTATCTTGTTGCTGCCTCCTCCGATAGACTAGCGTGTCGTTTAACGACAGATGAAAACGGAGATGTGGTTGAAATCAAAGGCAAGGAAATCACAGCCTCTCGTCTTGCACTCTTCGCATTTAATGCGATGTTGGACAGCCTTGACAAGAACATCCGTCACAATGTGGATGTAGCACAGCAATGGGCAGTCACCAATGATGATGACCGTCAGATGGTCAAGTTCTACGCAACCCCACCTTCGGCACTCAGTGAAGCCTACGAGGGTTCAGTCGGTGTTGAAGAGGCTACCACTATTGTAGTAGCCACCCCTTCTTCTATAGAAGAGAGAGCCGATGAGATTGACCCAGTGGAACATGAAGCCCTCTTTGAACTGATGGGTGAGATGACTGCCCTCTTCAAAAAACGGGGTAAGCCCATCCCTTATGCTAAAGAGGCTGTCGTAGCCGAAATATTCGGCTGGACGAGTACGGAGTTAGCCCAAGAACTCGGTATCAATCGGGGGAACGCTCGTGAGAAAATGGTTGTTGCTCGGCTTGCTATCGACCACTGGGCGAGTATTCACCGTGACTGTCTTGGAATCCTCAAGATTTTAATTGGTGGTGGTCGTGTTCCCAATGCCGACCCACAACTTATGCTCTTGATGCAAGGGAAGAAAATAATTGATCGCAACGGTGACATTACGAATATTGGTCGGGTTTTCGCTGACCTCCCAACGACACCTCGTGTTTTCCGAGAGAGCATCCCGTACCACCTCCTCTCCTAAGCCGAGAGCCGTAAGCCCCCCTCACTTTGAGGGGGTGTTCTTCAAACACTTAACTAGATTCTTTAATCTCAAAGGAACAGACTATGCAAGAACTCAGAATACTCAAACAACTAATAAACACCATACAAGAACAATGGGATGACACACCCACCAGAGAACGCTCGGAAATAGCCTATACTTTGTGGGAAGCCCAGTCTAGCATCAAGACCATACTCGACACATACAAAGACGAACTACGAGGCTATGAGGAGAGCCGAGTGCCCGTGTCGGACACAGCACACTTCCATGTGATTGAGTCCAAGTCCAATTGGGTTCTGAAATCAGATGCTGACCTTCTAGCACTCCAGCGAGAACTCGGCTCAATGTTCAATGTATTGTTCTACGCCAAGTTGCAGACGACACCCAAGTTTGAGGAAACCCTTGTGGGGCTACCCGAACGCCAAAAAACGGCACTCTTTAATAATGTCGAACAACGACAAAAAAAAGCAACCGTTCGTTTGGTCAAGCAACCCATACGGAAGAGAACTTAATCCCAGTCTGACCAATAAAGCCAGTTCGGTGCTTCCCCTATCAATGAACTCAGATGAGTTCGGAGATGGGGTTTTTCATTTGCCAATCGAATCAAAGACTCACGGAGAGTGGGTTCTTCTTCAGAAGCGAAACGCATTTCTTTTGAAGGGTAATAGTTCAGAAGGGCTGAAGTACAAGGACACTTCGTTTCCTTCTTATGGGATTTCAAGTAGGACAACAAAGCATCATACTTGTCATGCTTCCTACGATGGAGGTCACTAGCCACAGAGCCAGCGAAATCCTTCATCTCAGCACAAGCACCCAACGAACGAGTGACTGTCTTTTTAGGATATCCGTACATCCCCCAAGAGGCTTGTTTGTTCATCTCGGTTGCGAACTTGGGAGCAAGTTCCTTGATGGCATTAACAAGAATCTGAGCAGAAGCCGATTTGCTTTTCTTGGCGTGCATAGCAAGGAACTCAGATGACTTGGGGTCTCTCTTATAAAGAGCCTTAGCCACCTTCGAGGCTTTGCGTTGTATCTTTCGGATACTGGCTTGCACAGAGTTATCGACTGCTTTAGTCGAGCCATAAAGACCCGAACTAGCAGTGATATCTTTTTGCCATACTTGTGTAAGACGAACTCGCTTCATTACTTTGCCTTACTTACGGATTCATCACAAGGCCCCTTTCTCCCATGAAACTTAGGGCAAGTCTTACGCTTGATGGGCTTGTTTTCCACAAAGCGTTTTTGGTAATAGGACTTTTGGTACTCCTTCTCGCTCACATTAGCCTTCTCACCATACTCGTGGTAGTTGCGATTGAAGTTGGCAGTACCACCAGCACCGTTCCCACCTTTGTCTTCGTTAGAAGTGTTGGGCTTCCACCATTTCTCTCGGTAATAAGGCTCAGAGGGCTTCTTCTGTATTTGATACTTTTTGAAACCAGCGTTCGCTGGGTTCTTTGATGCACCCGCTTCCATTTCTTCAGCCCACATTTCGGCTTCCATTTCGGCAAGGTACTCCCCTAGTTCGTCTTCGGCTAACATCTCGTAGGTTTCATCGGCTGTGAGTCCCCAACTAGCAGTAAGGGTTCTCAAAGCAGTTTTTGCTTCTTTGTTCATGGGGTTCTCCTTCGTAGAGCCATTAGATGCCCAACGGTTTTGATTTATTTGTTGCTCCAATCGGTAATCAGACAACCATCTCTCAACATCCATCTCAAGAGTTTCTTGGTACTTGACTCGCTGTAATGCTTGTTGGATTTTCGGAGGAAGAGCCTCAAAAAACATAGGGATAGAAGTTTGGGTGCGAAGATAGGTCTCAAGAATCTTGATCTGTCGCTTCATCAGACGGGCTGTTTTGTCATGGGCTTTCTTGTCTTTCTTGTCTTCCCCATCCTCTTTGTCTTCCTTCTTGGATTCTTCTTTCTTATCCTCGCACATTTGCTGCATCTTCTCGTTAGGGAGTTTCTCACAACCAGCCCATTTCTCAACCAAATTGGCAACGATATCTGCTTCAGAAGATTTCTTCTCGACAACACCTTCGTTCTCTTTGATTTGCTTCTCCCATTCTTCGGCTAGTTCGGGATTGTCTTTCATCATTTTCTTGAAGGACTCTGGGGTGTGTCCAGCCATAAGTTCTAGTTCGGAAGAACCCAACTTCATCTGACGAGCAGCAATCAAAGTTTGCATGATGGCTTTCTTGTAGGTCTTAGAATCTACTCCAATCCAAGCCATAGCCTCTGAGTTATCTTTGAGTGCAAACAACTCATCATAGTGATCTTTCACAACAAGTTCTTCCATCATGTCACCTATGGCGAGTTCTTTGAGATCACTACGAAGATCACGAGAAAGTTTGTCAACCCTCCATTGGTACAAGGCTGGCATTATCGTTTCAATTAGGATTTGAGGCACTCTAGCCGCTTTCTTTTTCATGGGTTCTCCATTTGCTTTTTTAGATTTGAAATATTCATTAGGTTTTTTCTGACAATGTTCATCGGCATCGCTCAACTGGTCACGCTTGTATTTACAAGCAATAGACCACGCTGTCGGAAACGCTTTGTCGGCTGATGTGCCATTTTCTTTTTCCATCTTCTTTGCTCGGCAATGAACATAATCCATTGTGTTGGTCATCCCCGAACACTCATCCTCTGCTTGTTTGGCGTATCGTGGTCGATTGTTCTTCATCCACTCTTTCCCTTTCAAGGTCAACATTAAAGTGTCGCAATATGCGTTGGCACATTCTAGGATAAACTCGTACCCTTTTCTCTCCAAGAACTGTTGGACATCGTCTTTGTTATCTCTACGGATTCCACCTTCCAAATCAGAGTTGTCGGCATCTTCACCACGAAGCCCCGTGGTATATGCGAAGAACATTATGCCGTTGTCAATGTGGAAATACTGATCCTCAAAACCAGACTCATGCCAACGCCTCGCTTGACCGAACCTTCTCTGCAACAAACGAAAGATTTCCGTCAGTTCCTTTTCGTCTTCCCGTGAAGAAGCACTCTTTCCGAACTGGCGAGAATACACTTGTTCTAAGTCACGAGAATCTCTAGGAGGTCTTCCGAGAATCATATTGTGATGGCTAGAATCTTTGGCGACCAAGAACGCTTTCATCTCGTTGTCGCCCATTCGTTTTTTGACTGCGAAATCCCTATACAGTTCCCACTCTTTTTTTGAGTCGGAATCGTAGTTCGGTGTCATTATGTACTGAGCCATCAAACGAGAGTACTTGCTGTCCTCTGGATACACATCACCATATAACTCAAAAGTTTTCATATAATTCTCTTATAGGTTTATCATTGATACGAATCTATTGAAAGATTATTGAAGGGGTATATTGGTTCAAAAGGAGAAGACCCATGAAGATAGAAAGAGGTAGTTCGTGGTTGGAAGAAAAACCAAAGAAGAAATACCAAGCCCCTCAGCCGAAAGGAGAAGATTTTGAATCTCATCTCAGAAAAGCAATGGGAGTCGAACTCTATGAAAAGTTCCGTGTATCTCAGAAGGGAAAGAAAAAATGAGAAGATTTAGATATACAATACATAATATAATCGGGCATCCTTTAATGGAAATCTTCTATTTGCTCGGAATGAATCAACGGGCAGAATGGATACACGATATCACTCTCCCAAGAGGTGAATAATGGAGAGAGAAGTACTAGGGAGATATTGCCCCGAATGTGATGTGACCTATTTCAGTCGAACTAGGCATGCCTTCGCTTGCTGCGTCTGTTGGGAGGAGAACAAAGAACCTCGCAAGGGGGGTTACATTGACGGTGGTCGGGAGTATTGCCGAGTTGGGGGTAAAGGCATTATGGTGATGGTGACCATCCAACAGACCGATGAAGAACTAGCGAAGGACTGGAGAACCAAAGAAGATAAGTACGGGCGTATCAAAGGGGCTGTAGGAACACCTCTGAAGAAATCCTAGACCTTCAAGGGTTTGCTGATACCATGTACCGCCAGAAACTCTGAGGCATAGGCTTTCGCTACGGTCGGATTGTGTATCACCGTTGCGTTCTCTATGGATTGATTCCCATTCGTGGTGGGATTGAAAGAACCATTCCACAAGGCAATAGGTTTCCCCTTCTCCAAACGAATCACGAACTTGTGGTGCATGTTCTGTGGGTGGGATATCATCCCACAAACCAGTATATCTTCTTCTATGGTTTCACCCATAACTGGGAAGGTTTTTTTACTGGCTCTCATTTTCCCATACATCTCACGGGTTTTCTTGGCGAGACCCCCCTTCTTATTGAGCCAACTCTCATTCCGTAATATAAGAACACTAGGTTTCTCAAGAAGGGCTTTGATGACTTTCTGTGAGGTAAGCCAAGCCACGCAACAGACAACGCTCTCAGAGGCTTCTATGAACTCAATGAGGTGTGTTTCCAAGTCACGGAAATAACATTCAAACTGTTTGTTTGTGATTTGATGTTCATCACTGAGTTTTTCATTGAGGTCAGCACCTTTCTTTCGTTTCCAGACTTTACGAGCCATTTGCCACCAACTTAAAAATCCATTGTGTGATAAGTGACCTTTTTGATTTCCTTTGTTGTTTGAAATAAGGTCGCAAGACAGTTTCTACACTATTGTGTAATAAGTCCTCAATTAACTTTGCTTCTTTTCTTGAAAAGTGAATTGGCTTTGGGAAATCTACTTGCACAGAGATCCCTTTTGAGTTTATTCCTATGTGGAATTGGCAGTTTGGTGTTAGGCACTCAGTTTTACGAGCCATTAGGTCACTCTCTTTTCAGTGTGTCCGAAAGATTCACCAGCCCCTTCCCAGAACCCTCGTAGAAAACCAGCACGGTAGGCTTCTTCGATATTTGTAAACTGCTTCGATTCGGTGTTCAACTTTTTCCGTCTATCTGAGAGATAATCCAATAAAAAGTTTTTCCAGTCATTGATTTTGTAGAACATTTTGCTCTCCTTTATTTGTGTGTGTGTTCTATACGAAAAAGGGGTTGCCTTACAACCCCTCTAACTTGAGGTTCTCAACCACACGGGGTATCTCTCTCTTCAAGATTTCGGACATCACTTGATAAACCCTCCCCTCCAAGTCCTCTTTTGATTTGAGGGCATAGAAAGAAAGATAGACCTCCCTCTTTATAGCCTCCATCAACAAGGTGTGGGAAACTTGAGTCATTCCTCCAGAAGGCAGTGCCAACAGTTGTTGATAATCTTCATTCGTTAAGGGTTGGTGCTTAGAAAACCAAGAATCTTCATGCTGCACCATCTCGATTAAGACTTTCACAGAGGCTTCCCAATTTATTTCGACACTCTTTTGTGGGGTTGTATCTGACATCTTGTTTTTCCCTCAATTATTGTTGAACCATTTTCAGAATTATGATGTATCTTATCAGTATTCCTTATGGTATATGATGTTGATTTGATGTTGATTTCTAGGGGGCTGGTGTTCTAGCCCCCTATTTTTTTGGTGCAATAGTTCTTTAATAAGATACCGAAGAAGAAAGGAGTCTCTATGTCAATACCAGAAGAACATCGGATAAAGTGGGAAGCAGAGGTGTCAAAGGCACTCTTGGTTTGGACTAATGGTCGTGACCCATCCGAAACACTAGAGAATGATTACTCATCGGGCATTGTCGATATAGATGAAGTGTGGGAGTATCTCGAAGGTGACGAACTAGCCTTGATGGATACAGCCACCGAAGAACTGAAAGCCTTCTTGGAAGAATCCCTCTACGAAGAATGGTTGGTGCTATCCTCACACGAACCCCCCATTGAGTTCCGTGTCGCTTCCCGTCATATGGATAAAACGGGGATCGATAAGTTCGGCTGAGGACAGCAAGATATTCTTGAGGATCAAGAATGGGAACACTTTTTTAAGATATTCTGGGACAACCTTCAATAATCAATCCATACCACAAACAAATAAGTATGGGCGAACCTCGTCTTTTTGTATCTGAACTCTATGCGATTTTTTTAACCAAGTTGACCTCTTTGGAGGTGATGGGGGAATCGTGTGGGGTTTTTTGTTTTTGTGGGCGTGTTCCGACTATTCGTTGGGCTACGAGAAAGTGATCATTGAGTATGTATATCTTGAAGACACTTCCAATCCAGTTGAGGTCATTGTCGAAGTTCCCGTTGAGGACACAGCAGCAGATGACATCTGGGTGGATAGTTTCACCCAACCTAGTTCTAGTTCGGGTGTCGATATTGTGTGGGTGGTTGACCGTTCGGGTTCGATGAGCAATAATCAAACCAAGTTAGAATTGGGATTCCAAGCGATGTTGACGGATCTCAATGCCTCGTGGGATGCTATGTGGCGAGTTGCTATAATATCAGCCGATAGTAATTATGCTGCAAATGAACAGCAGTTCCCCTTGTTGTTTGGGGACACAGAAATAGATGCCATAACCATGCTCCAAAACACGGGGGGTCATAGGGAAGAAGGCTTCAAGGCTTTCTATTCTTATTACACGGGTTCGTATGCTCAGAACTGGATGCGACATGAAGCCTCCCTCCTCGTTATTTTTGTGTCTGACGAAGATGACCAATCCACGAATATGTTCTCTCAAGCATCTGATTTCGTTCAGTGGTATTCGGGTATCCGTAATACTGTCTTTCTAGCATCTATCGTGGTATCCACCACCGATTGTGAACCCGACATCGGGGATAGATACATGGAAGCCACAAACCTTTTGAATGGCATTGTGGTTGATATATGTAGTGATGATTGGACACCCTCTGTCCAAGATGCTCTCCAACAGATACAACCGTATAGTGAATGGGAACTGACAAATGTCCCCTATTATGGTGAGCAAGGAATCTTTGTTTTTATTGATGGTCAGCCATCAAGTGATTGGCACTATGACAGTTCTCGGAATGTCGTGGTGTTTGATGTAACCCCCAACGGTGATGCCCTCGTGGAAATCGCCTACGAATACTAGGAGTTTCTTATGAACGCCATCGAATACACAATGTGTGTGATTGAACTTTATCCCACCATAGGACTCGCTTCCATATTGTCCTTCTGCACTGGATTCATCTTCGGGTTTGTGCTTAACAAAAAAGCCCAATGATCCCGTTAAGGAACAATTGGGCTTGATTTAGTTCGGAAGACCGAGAATGTTCCCTTACGGGATCACATACTCTTAGCCGAGTTGTTTTTCGAGGTTGGCTAGAATACTAGGGAGGTTTTTCAAGAGGTCTTTCTCTGATCTGTGATCCCAAGTTCCTTTACCGTACTTGGCTTGAACGCTGTACATCTCGTCACCGCTATCCCATTTGGTCACATCTATATAGATGACCTCTTTGAAGTTGCCGTTTTGTATGTTGGTTTCAAACTCGTAAGTGATCGCTCCATCGCTATCTGCACGATTAGACTTGAACCCAGCGGCAAAGTAAAGACCGTACGCCTTACCAGCCTTTGAGTTTTGGATTCGGAGAGCGAGAGCCTTGTCGTGTAAGCGTGCTTCTTTCAAGAGAGGTAACAAATCCTTTCGGAGTTCTGGATTACTGTGAGCAAGACGAATGACTTTGTTTCTTAAAGAATCCCCCGAACTGGCTGAACGGATGGAGACATTACCCCCGAACAAAGTTGGTATCATTGCTTCTAGTTCGGCTGCCATCAATTCATTGTAGCCTTCCGAGTCATAAACGGTGTATCCACCCTTCATGTACTCATCTCTCATACGGTTCTCGAAGATACTTGTGTGAGGTGCAATGAAACCACGATACAACTTAGTCGCTTCTTTCTGGATAGCACTTTTCAAACCACGACTGTCATCACTGAAGACCCGAACTCCAGCAAAACTCGCTCCTTGACCCTCGTTCAACTTCATGGCAATAACGATAGTTCCCTTCTCTAAAGAAGAACCCTCTTGTTCGGGCAGAAGAGCCGTGCCTCTCTGAGAGAAGAAAGCATCCTTGAATGGTTCATAGATATCTCGCATTTTTCTCGCTTCCCATATCGCCTTTGCAATGGACTCGGAATCACTATCCCGAACCTTGAGACGAGAAACACCCGTGAAATCCAACTGGAGTTTTTCAGCAACAAGATTCTTCAACTGGGGTTGTCCTTCCATTAAAGGAAACAAAAACTGAAACCAATAACGATTCGCCTTAGCGTTGTACCAAAAAGAATCGAACTTATTCTCAAGTTGCTCTCGGAGAGTCAAATCCCCAAAACCACCCCAAGTATAACGGAAGGTTAGAAGACCAAAAATATCCTCTGCAATGAGTTTTTTCTCACGACTCATCTGAGGAAAATTACGCTGTCCATTGGAACTCCATAAAGTAGTGACCCCATCATTCTCTTGATCATATATCTTGAAGGGCTTCCCACCTATTTCCATTTTTCTATCAATCTTCATAATCACTCCAATATAAGTCTTTCTCTCAAATGAGAATATAAATAGATTATCAAACGATACCAGCCTCAGCAGTAATCATCAATCCAGCAACAGAAACCGAACTCTCAACGGCTTTCTCTGCCACGAGGAGAGGGTCAATAATCTTTGTCTTATAAAGATCAATCACCTTTTTCTTACGGACATCCCACCCGTGCCAAGCATGTTCACCATCACGGAGCAGAATCTCCACAGCGAAGTCACCGTTCTGCCGAGCATTGCCCACTATCGTTTCCATTGGTTTCCTTAAAGCCCGTTTAAGAATACCTTCACCACCATCGTCACTCAGAACTTGAGATGCCCAAAGATAAGAAGCCCCACCACCAGCGACTATCCCAGTTTTCAAAGCACTCTGAACAGCACCAAGTGCATCCTCAATCCGAGCACGTTTCTCTTTCATAGCCAGTTCGGTGTGACCACCAACTGAAACCAAACAGAAACCACCCTTCAGTTTGGATATTCTTTTTGTGATGTCATCTCGGTCGTAATCTGAAATCGAACTCGCCATATCTGTTTGGAGTTCGTTGACTCTCCTTTCGATGGAGGTTTCGGCTTCATCGAAAGCCGAGAAGATGGTTTTCTTCTCTTGGACAAGAACCTCCAAGCAAGACCCAAACCAGTCCGTATTGAACTTCGTGATGTCATACTGATCCACCTCTAAAACTTCACAACCACAAAGAGCCGCCAAGTCCTTCATGTACTCGGCTCTCCTCAGAGATACCCCAGCGATATTGATGGGCATTGATGTACAAACACCCTTCACATGATTGGTCGCCATAAACTTCAAGGCTTCCCCTTCCAACCCATAACAAATTAACAACAACTCATTCTGGGGGAACTGGGAAGATTCTTCAAGCATCGAATGGACATCCTTCATGGATGTAATCACTTTCGGAACAATCGCAACCAAAGGGGAAATCAACTTCTTCTCAAGGGCGTTGTCCATAAAATGACGACTCACTGCCCCACAAGATAACTCAAAGCCCTCCTTGAAATCCATCTCGATACCAATGCCCTTCCCTTCTTCGATAACCACTGTCCCATCTTTACCGACAGCAAGACAAGCCTCAGTTAAGACATCGGCTACCTCTCGGTCACCGTTACAAGAAATCATTGCAACTGAATGAAGTTCGGATTCCTCCTCAACGGGGAAGGCATTATCCCACAAGGTCTTGATAACTTTATCACTCGCTTGACGGAGTTCCCTTTGGAGAGTCATGGGGTCAAACCCAGCCGTGATCATCTTATGCCCCTCTCTCAAAATGGCGTTGGTCAAACAAGCAGTGGTGGTCGTGCCATCACCAGCCTCGTCATTGACCTTGATACAAGCCTCCTTCAACACTTGACAACCCATATTCGCTACGGGGTTCTTCAGATTGATCTCACGGGCGACCGTCACACCATCTTTCGTTTGGAGCAAACCCCCCATTCGATTCATCATGACTGTGCCACTAAATGGCCCCATTGTCTTGGTCACGGTGTTCGCAAATATGTCAGCACCCTTCAGTATTTGAGTTCGGAAGTCTTCCCCAAAATATATCTCTTTCGACATTGTTATTCTCCTATTTGTTGTGCCATAGTGTATTGTTCAATAATCTTGTGTGGGGCTTATGGGAAGGGTTCTCCTCCCAATAATCCAACATAAAGATTTCTCGACCATCATCCAAAAAAATAGTTCTGGATTCCTTGTCCCACGAAGATAATACCCAACCGAACTCAATACCAAGCGTATGAAAAAACACCCAATCCTTCTCTGCTTCCGACAACCCCTCTAGTTCGGGTGTCGTTACATAAAAACATTGGGTGTCTTCAACTAAGTTCCGATATGAAATATCGAATAGCACGAACCAAATCAACTGTCCTCAACTCGTGCTTGATAACGATCTGAAACTCTCCCGACACTGCTGGCTTCTCGCCAAAGAGTGATCTTCTCTTTCCCGATATCCCACTTACCATTGGTGTAGAAACGATGGACATCTGAGAGTGCTGCACGAATGACCGACAACTTGTCCTCCACCCAGTCCTCCATGTTCTCACCGTCAACCCACAGAACTAACTCTTGGCACATACGCAAAGAATCTCGAATGTTCTGCTTGGACATGTAATCACTTCCAGCCGTTTTCGCCATCCTCATATTGGGATACGGCACTTGCATGCCAGATTCAGATATCTCGTGGGATATCACAACAGCGGGTCTCCGAACTAGATAGTTCGTGTGCTTCTCGTACCACTTGGAATAAAAATCTTTGTGAGGCACTTTCCTAACCACTTCATTGGGGTCGGGGATGTTCGGGTCAGCCACCCAAACATATTCCTCACAAACATGGAACACAGTGGAAGCGTGACTCCACTCTCGACCCTCTGGATTCCAAGCAATCATTATCGGTAACCCTTGGTCAGTCCATTCCTTCATTTGCTCGATTGTACAAGGAGCAGTGAGAGTTGCACGCTTACCGAAATGCTGGGCGGCATTGATGACGGCTTCCCAAGTAGCACCCTTCATCGGTCTAGCACCCATCACGTCATTGACGATGTCCTCCGTCATCCACTCCATACCCAATGCCTTCAAGCACATAGACAAAGAACAAGGAACGCAAGTGTATTGCGTTCTCTGACGAACGGGGATAACCATAGCCTTCGCTAATTTCTTCATTTGAACTTACGTTCTAGGTACTTCACGGTTTTCTCCAACATCTCTCTTGAAGGTGCTGCACCGTTGATCTTCAACTCGTGGATTGCTCTACGGAAAATCATCTTGACGGGCTTCGTGGAATGATGATGAACTTGATCCATCACGATGCCAGTCTTGTCTTTCGACATACGATAACCCACTGTGTCTGTACCACGACCAGAAGGTATAGGCATCATGGGGTATTTCTGTTGATGGAATACCTCAGAGAACCGAGATACCTCAATACTGAAAGCCGTGTCGGATTGTACTGACCACCGACCCATGTTGCCCGATATAATGTTCTTCGATCCAGATTGATATCTTCCCGTTATTGTCCATTTCATGATTAACTCCTTTGGAAATACTTAATGGCTTGCTCACCCAATGCTTTCGCTAAAGGCTTGCCGTTGATAAATAACTCTAGTTCCGATGTCTTTTCATTGACATCAAAAATATCTGCACGATTACGGTGCATTGACTCCATCTTGATGACACCATTCTCAAAGGAATACTCTGTCATACCTCTACGATAACCCTTCATTGAAATGGCATACTGGGCTAACACCTCCGATAAGGTCTCTACCGTGCTGTCTATCTGATAAGTGTCTTCTTTGTATGTACCACCAACTCGCAACTCACCCGTAACGTGAAAGGTCGGCTTGACATACTCAAAACGAAACTCATTGGGGGATACCATCGTACACTCATTGCCATTACAATGACGGACAATGTGCCTACGGAGAACAGAACTCAAGACTCCCGAACTACCACCCAAGAACTGATTGAGTTTCTTCACTTGCTTCTCACTCAATTTGAAGTTGGGGTCACGGGCTGCCTTCTTACCCAAATCTACAACCATCCCCTCAATGAAGGATAACCCACGAGGATACTTCGCTTGTACCAATGGGTCGTTCTTTGCATCTTGTAAACCCTTGTACATACCTTGTAACAACAACCGAAGTGTCGCTTCTTTTGATAGTTTCTTCATTTCAATACCCCTTAAATTGTTTTTTGATGTTCTTCAATGCGTTTCTTTGCTATCTCGAAATACATTGGGTCTTTTTCTATACCCCTAAATCTACGCTTGATTTTTAGACAAGCAATCCCAGTCGAGAAACTACCACCACACGGATCGAGCACAAGATCGCCCTCATTGGTGTTATCAAGTATTAATTCTTCTAGTAACCTATGATTTTTCTCTGTTGGGTGTAGTTTATTTCTGCCATTTGGATGCTTGAATACTGTGTTTTTACAGTGGGCATTAAATGTTTTTGATTTTTTTGACTTAAACCACACTGCCATTTCAATCCCCGATAAATATACATATTGACCGTTCATAGGGGATGGATTTGATTTTTGCCATACAATAGGTCTAGTTGTCCCTTTTTTAGAGGCATAGTAGGCATAAATTGTAGAGAATTGCTCTTTACCACAAAAGATAATGACCGTCTTGCTTATTCTTGTGACCTCGTCTAAAAAGTCAGTCAAATCAAAGGTTAAAATATCTGCCGTACCTTTATCAAGGGATCTCAAGCCATTGCTGGATCTATTGACAACATCGTACGGTATGTCCGTGAGACACAAATCAACACTATTGTCTTCAATGTCTTTCATCAATTTTAGACAATCCCCATGCCATAGTTCAACATCTTTCATGTTTTCAATACCCCTTATAATGCTTCACCTTTCTATACAATATAGACAGAATACCAAAGGGGGGTCAAAACCAACCCCCCAAAAAAAATTACCAGAACAATTTCACGGATCACTAATTCGCAAATGCGTTTTGAAAAACCCAGTGCTTTCTACCTTTTCAATTCGGAAGCACCCATGAGGTTCTCCATCATCCCTCTGACGGTTTCTTCTTTACCGTCAAAAATCTCATAGTAGGAGGAGTGTCTTACCAAGATTGGATACTTGCTGTCGAACTCTGCCTCGACACTGTCCATTGAGAAGGTCTGAAGACCCAAACTACCTTGTGACATCAGACTACTCAGAGTTTTAGCCGTTCCTTTGGCTTCATTTTCAACGTATGTCAGTTCTTGTGCCAAATCACTTATCAGCACTCTATCTTTATTACCACGATAAGAGATCAGCACTAGGAGTCGCTTGCCACCAGACTCTATCCGATATCTAATGTGTGCAACACCTTTCTTAAGTTTCCAATGTCTTATCGGGTTGGCTTGCTTCAACAAGGGTATCAAGTCCTTTCGGAGTTCTGGGTTGGCGTGTGCTAAACGAATAAGGTTGCCTCGTAAATCTGACATAATATCTCTCCATAAACAGTTACTATTAAAGAGATATAGAAAGATTATTTCCTCCTTGCGTTCCCTCCTTGCACGAAGATGCGGGGTTAAAAACGGGGGTTAAACAAAGGTTTGAGAAAATCAATGCGTTTTCAATACGGCAATTTTGGTTGATCCCCGCCCCCCCGATAGTTAATCGAACGGTTTTTCGTGTTCGCAGAGGGGGTCTGGATTTTAGAATCGAGGAGGCGGGAGGGGGGAGGGAGGGGGTCTCTCCTAGATTCTTGACTAGGGGAGGTGGAACTGACTGGGGGATTCCCCCAGTCATCCATTCGTTAGTCCAGCAGTTCGGGTTTTGCTCTCAGCAGCAGAGCCATCTTCGCTCCGACCTTAGTCGTGCCTCGCCAGTAGTCTTCTGAGAAGTGCGAACTCCCATAGCGATGAGCGAACTCGTGGATGATTAAATCCACGAAGTACTCAAGGTGGGTCTTCCAGTTGCTGCACTTCGTCTTCCCGATGCTTCGGTAGTTGAAGGTCAGAGAGTTTCGGGAGTAGCAAGCGAGGTAGCCTCTAGGGTCTTTGAAGAACTGGATTCTTAATTTCGCTCCGAAGATTTCCTTATGGGTCTTCTGGCAGAATAGAGCGAGGCTTTTCATCCCGTCAGTCCATTGGTCTTCTGGGAGGGAGACATCTATACCGTCTGGGTCGAAGGAGACGGTATTGGTTGTATCGAACTTGATTCCAGCGGAGGTCACTGGTCTGTGCGTTCTGATATTCTCCCATGTGCTTCGTGATTCATTGCCACCGTAGACAACGGTGTATCCTTTAGCGATAGCGACAGCAGAGGATTCTGGGTGATTGGGGTCGTGGACTACTCTCTTCTTCCCGTACTTGGTATCGAGAACTGCCTCGACTGATTCGGCATCGACATCCTTGTCCTCCATTGCTTCCTTGACCCAACTCTGAGTGATCTGCTCTACTGTCAGAAGGTCAGCCGTTGCGTTGAGGACAGTGGTAGCGATTGCCTTGAAGTACGCTGGCGTGACATTGTCTCGCTGCATGTTCAATGGTATCTTCTGTTGGATATCTATGTGATAGGGTGTTTCGCTTGGGACTACTGGGATTCCCATTTCATATAGATATGGTGTGTCACCGTCAATCACTTCATAGAGGTCGACAGTGGTGTTCCTTCTAGTCCTACGGAGGACACCTTCACTATTAGCCAACATGGTTGGGAGATTGACACCCGTCACTGACTTAATGAGAGTCGGTTTGGAGAGCGTGGTCTTGATTGACTGCTCTATCTCAACGAACTCGGTGTGGTCTTTTGGTGGGATGAGAGTTCCGACATGTGCCACCAGTTCGTCATACTGTGCTTGGGTTGCTTTGAACACAACTTCGACACGAGAACCAAAGGCTCTCTTCTTACGGATGGATGTCCGACCGTCCTTGCTGAAGTGGAAGCCACCTTTGGTGGATTCGATTTTGACAGAGCCACCAGAGGCAATCGCATAAGCGATGACCAGTTTCTCACCGAGATTGAATCTCCCACGTTTCTCAGCGTTGCCCAACTTGTGCGACTTGGCGAAGAGAGTGAAAGAGTGGGCGAGGTTGATGAATCCGATTGGGTCATCGTCCTCGATGGCGAGTCGAATACGGTTTCTCGTGTTGGACATCTTGTCGAGTTCGAGGCGAACCGTCTGAACTTCTTGATCCCAAGCGTTCTGGACGAGTTCATTGACGATCCACGCCAGACCGTCTTGTGGTAAGAGATTAGAAAGACCTTTGAGGTCGACAGAAAAGATATCAGCCATTGGTGATACTCCTTATTGATTGTGATTGTGATTGTGAACTAGGGGGAACTGCAACTGCCCCGTCACGGAGGGTGCAGCACGACATTAAAGAATCCTAGGTCACTCCCCAGAAGTGCAGAGGGGGAACGGTGTGCGAACACACCACTCCCCCAGAAGAACGCAGAGGGCTTAGGAAGCCACTCTACGACCTCTCTTGTTGGCAGAGGGCTTGAGTATCACCTTGAGTTTGGCAATGAGTTTCTCTGGCAGTTGAGCCATGTTCTCTGCCACGATGTGATCGGGATATGAACTCACGACACCTTGAGTGCCACGACCAAGCCCGACACCGACAATATGTATTCCAGCCTCCATTGCTAGACGGATTTGTCGATTGATGATGGGTTGATGACCCCCGTCAGCATAACCGTCAGTCAAGACGAACATCACACGAAAGGCTTCGGGTCGTTCTGACAAGCCCTCTAAGGCATATTGCATACCGTCAGCCGTTGGAGTTCCACCAGTGGCACGGAGGTGAGCGAATCGACCTTTAACAGCCGTGAACTTCTCCCCGAACTGTTGGAATACATCAATGCAAGCACCCGAACCATTCACTTGTGTTGTCATGACACCATGAAAGTGATTCGGGTTGTCATACCCACCGTATCGGTAGCCCGTCACTTGTGTTGCTGCACCCACACTATTGAGGGCATCGGCAAGAGCCAACATACCCTTGATGGTTTGTCTCTTCAATCCATTCATAGATGAGGACTGATCGACAACCACCGAACAAGCGATGGATATATCCATCTTTTCCGATCTCTTGTAGTACGGACGACTAGGGGATTTCCCACCTTTCAGTTCGCCCCAAGTTTTTGCATACATTCGGGATGACAAACGACCATCACGAGTTCCGTGTGAAACATTTGTCTGCTCCATAGCCCGAATGAGGCGTTGAAGACCGACTTTCACTTGACCACTCTCTTTAGCGATCTCTTTCAAGACCTTATTCGCTGAGAGAGTATCTCTCTCAGTGTGAGAGAGTTGTTTTGGATACATCCGTTGTGTGGGATTGTATCTCGCTTCACCTCTCTGGAGGGGGTCACTCTTTTGAACTTCTTGTTCAAGGGAGTCATTGAGGGCATCGTCACGGTCAGTAGTTCCGAATAGCCCTTGATGGATAGCATTGGCAAGTTGTTGAGCGACATCGGTGAGGTCGTCAGAGGCATCGCCTCCACCTTGATGTTCGCCCTTGCCACCAGAGTTATTCCCGTAGCCCTCGTCTTTGTCGCCCTCGCCCTCTTGGGTTTCGCCTTCTTCGTCACCCTTGTCGGACTTGCCTTTCTCGGACTTGCCTTTCTCGGACTTATCGGACTCGCCCTTGTCAGAGCCGTCAGAGGTGTCTTTGTCAGTGTCACTGTCACCCTTGCCAGTGTCGCCACCGTCTTGATCTTGGTCTTGCCCTTGACCGTCAGAACCCTCTGGGTTTTGGCTATCTTTGTTGTCGCCTTGATCTTTAGAGGGGTCTTGTTTGAGAGTGAGTGACAGAGCCGTGTTCAGTGTTGAAATACGCATGATTTATTCTCCTATGAATATATTGATTGATTGACTAATCCCTATACGGATCTCTTTTATATATGCAACCGCAATCATCCTTATAAAGAGCAGTGGATATAGGAACTATCGAGGGTAGTCATGTAGATTCTTGACTACCCCCAGAAGCGATAGGGGAGGGAAATCCCCCCCTCCGAGAGCCGAGCCGATCACACGGCTTCGACTTCGACCTCTTGAACACCCTTGTCATTGGGAGTACCAGCGACCACAACGACAACCTCTTGACCATTCAAGTAGGCTTTGTCACCGACCTTGAACAATGGAGGCTTAGAACCCTTCCCAGAGCCGTTGTCCTCACCGTCTTTGTCATCACCTTGTTCACCCTCTTGACCCTCACCGTCTTCGGGCTTGTCGGCATCGTCATCACCATCGAAGCCCTCCCAACGGGGTTGAGGTGGCATAGGTTGATTTGGTTGTGGTTGCCCTTGACCTCCCTCCTCTTCAATGTCGATGACATCTTGATGCCCACAGTTGGTACAACATAGGACACCCTTGCCCTTTACTCGTACATTGTGACCTTGTTCGTACAACGCCTTGATAACGAGTGACTTAGCACCAGCACCACACTTAGGGCATTTGCTTTCTTTTGGAGGTTGGGGTTGATTTGGTTGTGGTTGATCGGGGGTATTCGCCTCAATGAGGTCTGCGATATTGCAGATCACTTTGAGAGCCAATCCTAGTGTTTTGACCCCGTCACTTTCATCTGGGTTCATGCTTTCAAGAAGCATAGGTCGTAAAGCACCTTTGGTCACGAAGTTGAAAGCCTTCTCATCGACCTTCTTGTACGATGCGATAGCCTTGCGACCTAGAACTGTATTGTAGCCCAATCCGATATCTCTGAAAGAACCACAGATGACTTGTAGAGCCTTTGCGTTGGCATCGAACTTACCACTCTCGTGTCCTTCCATACGGAGGATGAGGTCTTGCAAGTCAGCCAACTGGGTAGCAGTATTGGCGTAATTCTGACGAAGAAGACGCTCAATTCTGATGTCCTCAATGAGGTTAGTCCAAGACAAAAGAGCCGATTGCATTTTCGACCAGTCATTGACCTTGCCCCACAACGGAAGAACCATCTTGCACATAACTTTCCAGTCCAAACGGGCTTGGTGAGTGTAGAGTAGATGAGCCGATTCGTGCAACAAGCCACCATTGAGTGCCATGATCATCCTCTGTGTGAGGACATCGGGGATGGTCTGAATGACGATCTTCTTCTGTGGGGTCGTGTTGATACGGTCGCCATGTCCAGTGACATAGTGAGAGCGATTAGCCTCAGAACACCAATGCTTGATGTGACCTTGAGAGGGGACACCGTCTGGATGGTGTTTCGCCCACTGACACAATTGAACGATGAACTTGTTCAATGTGAAGTTCGCAGTGCAAAAGAACATTTGACCTTGAGCATAAACGGGAACACCGTGAAGCCCCAATGATTGTGGGATAAACTTGATTGCTGAACGATATTGATTTGCAGTGTATTGAGCCATGATTTATTCTCCTTGAATAATGATTTGATTGATTGACTAATCTCTATACGGATCTCCTTTATATATGCAACCGCAAAGAGACTATAATAGAGAAGCCCAGAAACCCCCCCACATAGGAATCCCCATAAACCTCGACCCTCCGAACTGTTTCAGAACTATCTCCGAACTATCTCCGAACTAATTTTGTGATTTGCGGTTGCGTTTTTTAAGTAGTTCCGTATAACAATCAGTCAATCAATCAATATATTCATAGGAGAATACAACATGACTACTTTATCTACTGCTTTACCGATTTGTGCTATCTGTGGGTTTGAAGCCCACTCACTTGTCAATCACATTCAAGAGGCACACTCAATGAGCCTTGAAGCCTATGCTGAGGCTCACCCCAATAGCCCTATTGTTTCGCAAGAGGCTATGGATGCTGTTTCTGCTCGCAGAAAGAGAAGAACTCAACCAGTCGCCCCACAAGACTTGAGAGCAATGTTTCACGACTTCGATATGGAAATCAACCTTGATGTAGAGGTCGGTGTTTGTGGTGCTAACGGTGTCCGTCCATCACATTACAAACTGCCCTCTTATGGCAATGCCAAGAAAGTCGTGTTCGACATTTGCTTGGATATCGAGAGTGGTGCAACTCAACTCATCTACGGTGCTGCTGGAACGGGTAAGGATGCTTTCTGGCTGAACTACTCTTGGGTTACTCGCACTCCTTGTATGTCAATCCAAATCAATCCCGATGTGGATATCAGCAAGGTGTTGTTCTCCCACGAGATCGACCCGAACGAGGGAACGATTTACAAAATGGGTGCTTTGGCGAAGGCTCTGACAGAGGGCTATGTATCTCCCACTAGTGGCAGACGAGTTCCATACCTTGTCGTTCTGACAGATGTTGACCGTTGTGACCCACAACAAGGCGAGCATCTTCGTCTTATGTTGGACAGTGTTTCTAAGCGTATCCAACATCCAGATGGTAGCACTCTGCCCGTTCTGGAGGGTACTCGTATCGTTGCCACTGCGAATAGCATTGGGAACGGTTCTAGTCGCTATTCTTCGGCACAAGTGATGGATGCTTCAATCCTCAGTCGCTTTGACTCAAAATGGGAGTTTACAACCCTCGACTGGAAAGATGAGAGCAACATCGTCAAGGCGAAGTTCCCTCTGTTGGCAAGGCTCTGTGGGGGCATGAAACAAGGTGAGCGTGACTTCTTCGATAACATCGGGGATGTCGTGAAAGCCATTCGTGGTGCTGTCAAGTCTGATAGCATTGAGATGGAGTTCGGACACCGTGAGTTGTGTGGTTGGATGAAGCACATGCAATCTCGTGTGGTCTTCTACCACAAGAGAGGTCGCAAGATCCCAACGACACTTGTCAAGGATTCCTTCCGTCAAGTTCGTGGTGGAGTCGATGCTTCAATGCACGCTCAACTGGATATGTTGGTGGATACCTTCATTCGTGGTGGTGTCGTGGATCAAGGCAACACAAGCCACATCGGTGACGGTGAGTTGGTTGACCTCTCGTAAGAGGGTCAACCCCCCTATCCGTTTCAGCCCGTTCCTAGTTCATTCTAGGTTCGGGCTTCTTGCTGCGAGGGGATAGTCAAGAATCTACTTGAACCCCCAGAATTATCCAGAACTATCCACCGAACTAACTGATCGATTTGCGGTTGCACTTTTGAGTTAGTTCCGTATAAGAAGTGTCAATCAATCAAATCATTATTCAAGGAGAATATATCATGACTAGACAATCACCATCCAATCTTCAAAACCCTATGTTGGTGGCTCTTGCCAACGTCCTCCCTTCACCTCGTGCTGATGTCAGCACTGACGGTGCAATCGGAGCAATGTGCAACCAACTCGGCATCGACCTCGATGCTTGGGGCGTTGTCGAAAGTCAAGCATCCAAGCCTCAATGGACACGCTATAACGGTGTCCGTGCTATCCGTTTCTTGGATGCTTCTGGATACATCAAGAAGCCTAAGCGTGGGAGATACGGACTGACTCAAAAGGGTTGGGAGAAAGCCCGTGAATTGGGAGTTCAACCCACTGCTGCACCAGTTGAAACGGTTCAAGTTGAAACGGTTCAAGTTCAACCCGTCCAACCCGTTACTAGTGAGGTTGGAGTGGGAACTGGCTTGTCATTCGAGGACTTGTTCTCAACCTTGACCGACTCGTACCACGAGGATGAGTACATCGTAGCCTTGGCTATTGAGCAGACCTCTTGTTTCGGCTTTCATGCTGAACGGAGTCCTACTTGCCGAACTTGCCCGTTGGCTCGTTCGTGCAAGAAGGCTTGGCTTGCTGACTTGACAGAGGTCGCTCGTCAGTTGGACAAGGGCAACGAACCCGTTGTTGAGGAAGTGATTCAAGAACGGGTTGAGCCAGTTCGAGAAACCGTGTCCTCTACTGACCCACATGCAGTTCAGAGAACCGAGGGTGTGACTTACACGAGTGTTATCACTCCCATCGACACCACATGCAGCAAGTGTGGTAAGGCTCTCCCACAAGGCTCTGAGGGGATTTCCCAATGGGGTGAGGTTGGAGTATTCTGCTCTAGCCACCTTGTGGGCTAGGGGAGGTTGCGAGGGGGTATCCAGAAATGGATGCCTCCTCTTTGCTTTTGGGGGGTAGTCAAGAATCTGAACAGAACCCCCTCTGAGAGGGTTGCGGTTGCAGTTTTTTAAGAGATCCGTATAAGAAATGTAAGCAATCAACCAAACTATTCAAGGAGAATAAAATGACTGATTTACAACAAATGGAAAAGTTCCTTGCAGCATACGACTGTAAAGAACTTTTAATTGCCCAAGAGGGTATTTCAACGCCCTCAGACCTCGTATCCTTTATGGGAGGAGAACTTGAGACCTACAAAGAGGAAATCCTCGAAGGCTTCGGTTCTGAGGCACAGTTCCTCTCTGTGTGCAACACACAAGAGGCTGTCGAGATTGCCCATAAGGTGGGCTGGGAATACATCGACACATTGGAAGTCGAGGAAGAGGACTACTCTTACGAACTAGCCCGTGAGCGTGCATGCTACGCACGAGGGTTCTAAGCCCACACAGCAACCACCATCCTTATTTGGATGAGTGGTTGCCTCTCTGGAAGCCACTCACATAGATTCTTGGACATTTCTTGTCCAGAAACCCAATCTGCAACTTTTTGATACTTTTCTGCATTTTTTGACGGTTTTCTGCAACTTTTGGAGAGTTTTTGCAGAAATCATGAAAAAAACAGCAGAAAAAGTACAGGATTTCGTAAAAAGTTGCAGAAAAAATGAAAAAGTTGCAGAAATCCTCCGAAAGTTGCCGATTTGTTTTTAGGCTGTGCAACCCCCCACGAAGTAAAACTGAATGGGTTGCCAGTGTTCTAGTTGTTTTTGAGAGTGCTGCACCCGAGAATCAACTGAACAGATGGTCAGAGGGGCTTCTTTTGTGTCTGACCCTTCAGTTTTTGTATCAAACCTTGTACCTCATAGGGGTCAAACCCCATTCTAGGTGTCTAGGAGGTTCATTTTTTGTGGTTGCAGTTTTTTAAGAGATCCGTATAAGAAATGTAAACAATCATTATCCATAGGAGGATATCATGCAAGTAAATCTTTCAGCCTGGCACAAACACGAACTTCATGGGCAACCCATTCAAGTGGGTGGATACATAAAGTTCAAACAACTATGCAACAAGGGCTTCTTCCCGTATGTAGTTCTGAAGAACACCACAGACGGTTCTCACAAGTTCTGGAGAATCGAAACTCGTATAGATGGGAGCATTGGTAGACGATGGGGGAAGGTTGGCACAAGGGGTCAAACGAAAGGCTTCGGCACAACACGCCCATTCAAAGTGTTCAACCAGAAGATAGATAAGGGCTATCAAATCCAGAAGCCCGTTGGGTCGTTCCCCAGAGAAATCGGGGAAGTTCGTTCCAACGGTGACCTCATCGAACTGGTTGACCCCGATGGCTGTGTCGTTTGGTCTGACACTCCAGTCGCTGCCCTCAAAGTTCTCGCTGTCTGCCGAATACGGTAGGCAGAGGGGTTGCGGTTGCAGTTTTTTAAGAGACCCGTATATATACTATCAAGTAGATAACCATACGGGGGGGTTGCTTGATATTTCTATTATCCCCCATATCCTCATCATTCAAAGAGGTCATTATGTCTAATGTCAATTTCCAAAAAGCAATCCGAGTCCGTAACTACACTGCTTCGGCAGTGCTCTTCGAGAACACTAAGAAAGACTGGCGAGGCGAATCCGAAAATGGGACTGGTTATGCCAAGTCAGTTACAATCCTCCCATACGATAATCGTGGGGAGTACGGTGACCCTCAAGAGTTTGACACTAGTCACCCAGACTTTCAAGAGATGATCGATGTCGCTCGGTCTGCCCCTCTGGGTATGCGTTTCACGGAAGAGACGATTACGGAGGAGAACTTGGATATCTTCTCTAGAAGTGTTCTTTCAAATCCATACTGCAAACAGCCAATGGTTCAAATCCGTCAAGCCATGAAGTTGATTCAGAAGCGAGAGCGTGCTGCCAAAGCCGCAGCAGTCTAAGCCATCGACACATATATTCAACAATAAGGAGGTCATTATGACTACAATCTCTCAATTCACTCAATCTCAATCATCCAACCCTATCAAGGAGTTCGCTATGTCTGCCCTCGAATATGCCATCAATGATGGTAAGTATGAAATACAAGTCACCGAAATTAACGATGTTGTCGTGGAGTACGCTCTCATCGCTAGTGGAGGTGATTCAGTTGAAGTCACTCCCGCTAACCCAGAGTTCCAGATGATTCACAACCTCTTAGTTGATTCGTCTGGTGTGCTGCGAGTTGACGAACTGGACATCTCTTTCTATCACCGTGACCTCAGCAGAGGGTGTCTCGAAACCTACTGTCGGGCGGTGCTGTTGAACCAATTCCTTGACGGTCGTATGGAACTGGTCGAGCGTGCAGTTCGCATCGTCCAGAACATCGAGGCAAGACCAGAGGGGTGGGAGGATACGAGAGCGTAAGCCTCCCCCCTCTGGGGGGATTATATAGATTCTTGACTGTTTGTGGTTGCGTTTTTTTAATAGTTCCGTATAGGGATTAGTCAATCAACCATATTCAAGGAGAATAAATCATGACTACTTTTTATCCAACCAACGCCTTCCCCAAAACCTCTGTCGCTAATGGCGTGACGGTAGTAAATCTGACACCACATGCAATCACGGTCATCCTCCCACACAAAGGGGATGACAGTGAAACCGTGTTACTGGAGGCTTCTGGATACCAAGTCCGTGTATCTACAAGTTCTGGTGGTGCAGTGGGGACTATCGGTGACTGGATCGAGATGTTCGACAGAGACACCGTTGGTGAAGTTGTCCTCATCGACAACGTCACCAAAGAAGTGATTTGCCCCCTCTCTGATATCCCAGAGAGGGATGACATGGTGCTGTTGGTCAGTGGTATGGCTGGAAGCCATCTTCGAGACCGTGTCGATGTGTTTGTCCCTTGCACATCTCCAAGCGATAATCCAGTTCGCAATGAGAAAGGACACATCGTGGCAGTTCGAGGAATAAAAAAACCTTGAGGAGGGATCGCTTTTGGCGAACACTTCCGTATAAACATTAACAACTAGGAGAATATATGTCATATGTTATAGAACTGAACAAATACCCCGAACTCAACAAGAGAATCAACACCCCTTTCATGCAAGAATTGATTGGGGGCGAAGGCATGCCCGTCAATGGGAACTTCATGCCTCACGCCATCTGGAACTTCGTATGTTCGTACCGTGATATCAAGCGGTGGGTCGAGTTTAAGATGAAGCCCCACCGCAACTGGAAGGTATCACAATGCAAAGAGTACTTCGGAATCAAAGGGAGTGGACAGAAACTCCTCAGCCAGTTCGAGGCAATCAAAACCGAAGTAGATGCCATTCTCAACAGCCTTCCCGACAAATAATCCAATAATCAAGCCATAATACTGAAGGGGGTATTCTATGGAGAACAAAATGAAATGTTGTATCTGCGGGGCGAAACTTCGCCCTCCCCACCCCACCTCGAAAATCGATCCCATTTACTGGGGTCACAATGCCCTCCCCGTCTTTGACGGGAGGTGCTGCGACACTTGTAACCACACCGTTGTTATCCCAGAAAGAATGGCTCGGATATTTCTCCCGAAGTGAGTGCGGTTGCATTTTTACGGAAGATCCGTATAGTACTTGTAAGCAACAATCAACTACTAGACTTGGAGGTCACAATGAAAATTGCTCAAATCACACCCTACTGTGAAATCAAAATCGAAACCACCCTCAAAGGGGCTCAACGAGGTAGAGGATCTGATAGGAAATGGTTAGGTCGTCACCGAGTGGCTGCCACCATCCAGATTGGTGTTTCTTATGAAACCCTCGTGATGGATAGCATGAACGCACTCAGTGCTGACGGCATGATAGAGAAGGTTATGGCTGGTTGCACAACTCACGACTGTGACGAAACAACTGCTCGCAACGCCATTACTGAGGTCTATGAAAGTCTCGGCAAGACCTTGCGTGGGGAACACACTTCTCAGAGCCATTATGAGGCTTACGAAGTTGATGGGAACGCCATCGCTGGTGTCAAGGTCTACAACGGATCTGACGATGCCAAAGTGGGTGACATCCATCTCTCTGGTGTCCGTAGAGAATACGAAGTACTTGAAGAGGATGCCAATGGTTCTGTACCAAAGAGCAAGCCTCGTAATGCTTTCACTGAAGCAAAGAAAGTGGCTCGCAAGTTGATTCCCGTTGGTCAATGGGTTCAATATCGACTCGCTGCTGGAGGCGATTGGTCAATCACAGCGGTATAGTCTGTTAAGGTCTTGGCGATTTGCGACTGGTGATGCGATTGAGTAGGGAGGCTTGCCTCTAGCGAAAACATCCTATCACGAGAGGTTAACTCTCATCGTCAGTGGACACCTATTTGAAGTCCGAAACAGAATCAGTCGCTCCCTTTCAACTCGAATGTAGATGCGAGTATAAATAAAGACCTACCCCTTTTAACGAATCATTACTCCTAATGATGATTGATTGCTAAGAACCCCGTCAGACAATTCGGTCTGGCGGGGTTCTTTTTTTTTGCCTCGAACAATCAAGAATCTAGTTGGGGGTTCTCTTTCGCCATCTTTTTGATTTCTTCCGAGATGATTTGCTGGCAGCGTTGCTTCGATACGGAGTATCTCTCGGAAAGGACATTCATGTTGACATTGTCTTCTTCCCCCAGACCATAATAGGCAACAATCATTTCTCTCGTGCGGTCTTTCTTGATGTTCTTCAAAGATTCTTGAAGTAACTGGGAGGCTTCCCGCTGCTGCAACACATCTAAGATGTGTAAATCCCCAGAGGGAATCTCGATGTTGACTCCTTCCTCACTGTAAGTCAGCGAAATAATCGGGAGGCGGGTTTCCCCTCCAGTCTGTAATCTCTTATTTCGGATTCGTTTCCCCATACGAACTACGGGCTTCTTCCAGTTGAACTGCTGCATGTAAGCGAATATCCATTGCCGAGCGTAAGTATCAAACTTCCCGATTTCTGGATCATACTTATCGAAGGCAATCATCAGCCCAATGTTCCCTTCTTGGAGGAGGTCTTCATCAGCACGCCCACAATATCGGAAACAAATCGTCTTCACGAGTTTTTGCTTCTTCATTAGGAATCGCTCACGAATCACGGGGTTCGCTTGGGCTTGCTGGAACATTTCTATTTCATTTTTCATAAGACATTATACCACAGACTTTGATTCACTTTTCGGAATCTGTTTGGGGTTTCCACGATGTGATTTGATTCACTAGAGGGAAACTCGGAGGCATCACTTCTGGAGGGACGGGAATCACTGGAGTTTCGAGGGACTCTGGGAGAGAACTGTAAGATTCTTGAGTGTCTGGGGGTGATTCAACCAGCGATTCTGGGGAATCATGTTGTGCTGCGGCTAGTTCGCTCGATTCCAGTCTATTTTGTGGGTTAACAACCAGAGAATCATGCTGGGACTTCCAAGAATCTTTGGTTTTTTCCTCTAGGGTAGGAGGATTGTTAGGATTAGCGGCAGCAGAGGCTGCTGGGCCATTAGATGTGTTGTCATCTTGTAGTTCTAGTTCGCTGGCTTTCGCTTCTGCTTTCTTCTGGTCTTGTCGAATCCAGTAATAATTGCTGTAACCTAAACTTGGTCTGGACATGTCGTTCTCCTTGTGGGTTTATATTAAAGAATCTGTATAGAGGTTCTAGGGAAAAGAGGGCTTCGCTATGAACGAAGCCCCAGTCTGTTGCCACATTACCTTCCCGACAGACCAACTGGGATTAAGGATTGCCTCACCGTTGGATTCTAAACCCGATGAAACAAAAAATCTCGGAGTCAATGCGACTGCTGAACTCCGAGAGGGGTGTCACGACTCGTGACTATTTCTTTGCATTTAACTTTTCCCACTCGGCTTTGTGATCTGGGTGGTCGGGGTTGTTGACGGCTGCCTCCCAACGAGCATCCTCAACCTCTTGATCTTTCTCAGCGAGGTTTCGGAAGTCTTCGATTTCTCCAACACAATCCTCATCCACTTCCCATTCGTCTGGGTGGGGTGGTGTGTGAGTTAAAATGTAATCGTCAATGAAGTCGATATCCAATGCCAAAGTACCTTTCGACTTTATATAAGTGAGAACTTCGACTGGCTTTGAGCCGATGTTGATTGTGTTGGGGGGAGTGACATTGAAGCCCTCCGTGAAAGTTTTGAAATCCATGATTTCTCCTAGTTGATTGAAAATGTTATACGGAAAAGAAGTGTTGAGTCAATTGCACTGACCTCTTTTTTGTTCAACCCCTAAGCCAAGGCTGTCGGCTGTCGGCATTTTCCCAGTCGTGTTCCCAGCGATCTCTCATCCGCTGCCAGACCTCAAGGGGGACTTCGTGAGTATTCCGAGCGTGTAGTTCGGAGTCGCTCAAGCCTCCGTCATATAAATCAATGACCTCGAAGGGGATTTCTAGTTCCGTACAGATTTGGATGTACGCCTCGAACTCCCACCGCATTGAGTTGGTGTTAGCCAAACAAACTGGAAGACCAGTTCCATCTGACAAGAGTTCCCGAACTTTCCCTTCAGCCCAGCCGTGTGCTGCACCACTCCGAATCTTCTCGAAATCAAAGACATAAGGGGTACTCCTATCGAAGTTCGTGTGGAAGAAATCATCCGTTGCGATATCCCTCCCTTCTGGAACGAGAGTCCGAGCGAGAGTTGATTTTCCAGCAGAGGGTAAGCCTCTAAGAATGATAAGTTTAGACATGTTGTTTCTCCTAGTTCGATTGTTATTTGTCTACGGGTAAAGAATGGCGATTCAATTGCAATCAAGAATCTAAGGTGCTCCCAGCAAAAGAGCCAGACGGCAAGCCCTATTGGACTTGATGTCTGACTACTTTCACATATTCGTATCCATTCCCCCAGACGGTGACTTTATTGCCACCATGCTCGAAGAGTTTTGGTTCTAGCCTCCATTCCTCACAGTCTTGTTGGGAAAGAGCCACTTCAGTCGCCTCCGCCTCGTCAGAGTAAACACCAACGACAGAAGAACCTTCGCCTCGTTCGCCACGAGACACAATAAATACATAAGTCATAAGACCTCCATAAGATAAAAAAAACCCCCGTCAAAGACGAGGGGGGAACAACCTAGACCCTTACAGTCCGAGTTGCTGACGGGTGTAGCCAAGATGCCGAGTTAAAGCATCCACCATCGCTTGTTCATTCGATCCCTTGACTACCCAGTTCTTATACTGAGCATTCCAGAACGGGCGACACGATGCCTTGAAATCGTTCTTCATGACATCCCAAAAGGCTCTCTGATCAGCCTTGTTAGGCTTCCAGAACCCCATGTTCCAAAAGGGTGGGAGAGACACAGTGAAGAACGCCCCGTTCTTTCCGTTCTTCTTTGTGATCTTCAAACCAATCGAAGAAGGGGTTGGGGTGGTCGAAACTTGACGACTAGGGCGAGCGAACCGTGCCTTGTAAGCAGCAACAGCCGAAGGAACTGGCAGAGCCGATTGAACGGGCAATGTCAGAATAGTGCCACAGTTATAAACACGAGCAGTTCCACCGTGACCCGTCCCAGCAATCGCCCACAAGAGCAACTCCAAGTTCTTGGCATCCACCAAGTAACGATTCCCAGTGCCAATACCTTTCAGTAAAGACTTGCTGGAAACAAAGCCGTAATAACGACCCAACTTCCAGAAGTTCACTGAACTGGTGGTTGGAGTGAACTTGACCACGAACTGACCAGCGATTGGGTTGCCCGAATCGTGTACCGTCATCGGTATTGGATACGATGCCGAATATCACAACGGGATATTCTCAACTGCTCTGCCAATTTGTCCAAACCAAGTGCCTTGATAGCACCCGTGTACATGAACACATCGGCATCCTTCCCGATTGAGGTGAGGTGAGAGCAGTACGCCACAAGGATGTTTGCGAACTTTCGTTCATCACCCTTGTTAGCCAGAAGGTAGTTCATCACATCCAACTCTGCCGCGATAGGCAGAAGAGCAAGGTGACCGAGTGCTGCTTGGATAGCCTCTTGAGTAGGAACATGAGTGTGATAGCCATATTTGCGAGAGCAGATAGGGCCGACACCATCCGTTACTGATTGGGCATCTTCGAGGGGCTTTGAACACACACAACAAGTTGTGAGGGTCATACCCTTTCGGATACCAAAGAATTGGCTGACAGACATACCCTTGAGGGATGCCACATTAAGATGTGGTGCTGAGTTATTTGTGGTCATACGACCTCCAGTGTGAGAGCAAGTAGAAGAATGATTGTGCAATGTAGCCATGATGGACTCCTTAATGGTTGATTGTTGATTGCAATCTATATACGGAACTATTCAAAAAACGCAACCGCACTCATAGAATCACCCTCTTTATAGAATCACACTGCGGTTGTATCTCTAGGGAAGACCCGTATAAGGGGTGTAATCAACAATCAAGGAGACAACTATGCTAGGAACAGAATATCATCAATGGCTGGAAACATGCCACGAGGATCAGATCGACCCAAAGATGTGGGAGTGGGTGCAGCAACACTACACAAGGCAACCCAATGGCAAGTGGAGAGCGAACTCTCCGAACGCCCTCTACTGTGCCGATGCCAAAGCCGCTAGACGGAAGCCTCGCTATTGCGGTAAAGGCTGGCGAGTCTACAAAATACAAAAGGTCAAGAAATAAGGAGGGCAATATGAAACTGAAAATCACAACAGACACGGGCTCTGTCTGGAAGAGACACCTCAGATCGCTGACGAGAGAACACATCATCCATCTGAGAAGGATGCTAGGGAAGAAGAAGTTCAGCGAACTCTCCGTGCTAGGGAAGACGGAAGTCGGAGAAGGGAACATAACAATAACATACGAACTAATAGAGAAATGAGGTGATTATGACACTAGTAATAACAAGAGAAACAACCCTCACCAACGGGTGGCGACTCCCGTTGGTCGAGAACACCCATCGCAAAGTCGATGTCCCACATCTGAAAAAGACACTGGGAAAGAAGAAGTTCAGTGAACTGTCGGTGACGGGCAAGACCACCCTCAAAGAGGGACAAACAATAATAACATACGAACTCAAGGAAACATGACATTTAACTTGGGGACGAACCTCCCACTTCGGGAGGCTCACCCTCTGTGGAGGCAGTTTAGATTCTTGAAACCAAATCTGCAACTTTTTAGACTTTCTTGCAGTTTTTTCCCAAATCATGTACTTCTGTTGCAGAAAAAAACACGATAATGACAACATCTGTCATTATCCCAATTATTTTGTCAGTTTCTCTGCAAAAATATCCAGATTTCTGCAAAATAATGATTTTTTTGACATACGGAATCACTTTTTGCTTTTCAATGCGTGTTTAGGGGTGTTTTTTAAGACTTAAAAATAAAGCCCACATCACATCTTCGTGTAAGTGTGGGAAAAGGGGGCGTTTCTCCCCCCCGTGGGGGGCTTTTTATTCCAAAGGGGGATCGTTCCCCTATTGTGTTTCCGTATAGTTGTTTAGGAGGTGTTTATGGAACACTATTGGTCATACATTGAGGGTGGTCTTACAGAGGGTGAGATTTATGAGAGGTATAGTTTTAGGTCGTTGGTTCTTATGGGTTATTACTACACTGTTTCGGAGGCATACCGTGATTCTCGTTGTGATTTGAGTCGTGGTATTTTGTCTGGTATTTTGGTGAGTCGTTATGACGATTCATATTATCTTTCAGAGATGGGTGCTGTTGGTCAGTATAACTTTTCTTATTTGAATGGTCGTGGTTTCTATACTAAGACTGGTAAGGCTTGGTCGAGTGCTACATGGAGTAGGGTCTTTGGTAAGAGGACGAAGGGTGTGCGAGTTCGTAAGAAGCATCGTGTCACTGTTCCTTCGTGGCATAAGGAAGCCCATGCTCTTTATCGTTCTATTGTGGAGGATTGTCGTAGTACTTCATTCAATGCTGTTGTTGTTGAGATGAAGGCTCTTGATTTCCGTTCAAAGAATGGTAAGGAGATCACTCGTCAGACTATGACCTATATAAAGGACAAGAATCCTTCTTGGGATTGGTCGTTTGTATCTCCTCTCGTGATTTCTTCAGAGAAGACTGAGTCTTTCCGTGTTCTTTTGTCTGGTCTTGATTTGGGTTCATTTGAGACGAAGGAGAGTGTGTATGCCCATTTGGGTTTGGTTCGTTCTCGTGAACTGAGTGATCTTCTGGATGACATGGGTTGGAGGAACATGACTGATTCTTATTATGAGTATTGGGAGGGTTTGTTTGGTGCAGTTCGTGGTCTATTGCTTTCGGGTGGTTGGTTGGGTTGGCAGCCTTTATCTGCTTCCGTCAATGAGTTGGGTTATCGGACACCCACTGGTGATATTTGGAGGGGTTGGGTTTTATCGAATCGTTTGAAGAGGGAGGGTTTCGATAAGGATGTTGAGTACAAGCAGATATTGGTTCAGTACATTCGTACTTGGTTGGGTTCTTATGTTGGTGTCAATCCTTTATCGGATTTGGTGTTGGATTTGAATGGTCGTAATTATTTAGTTCCCAGTGGTTGGTTTAATCTTCGTGAGAACGCTCGTGGTTCGGAGCGTTTGTGGACGGAGTCTTTATTGAAGACTGGTTTTGGGTGTGGGTTGTATTGAGTGTTGCGGTTGTAGTATTTGATTAGACCCGTATAAGAGATGTAAGCAATTATTTTTCATTTACAAAACGGAGTATATTATGTTGTTATTTGCTATCATTGGGTGTATGGAGTACGGGTTAATCGACAAGGGGCTTGGTGAGAACTTGGCTGGGGATTACGATGTCTTAACAGAGTCGGAAACCTTTGTTGATGTTTCTGAGGAAGAAGAAACGGTAGTTGAGGACAGTTCGGAAGAACCCGTCATTGAAGAAGAAGTCGTTGTTGAAGACCCTTATGTCGTTGCGAACATAGATGGTTCTGCTGAGTTCCTCTATGCTTCTGACTTTGGTTGGAGTTCGATTTCTGAGGCACACGGTTGGTATGCCGATTTTATCCAGTTGCCAACCGTAGAAGTTGAGGAAACTCGTTTCGTATGTGGTTTGAACGGTGAGAGTAAGATTGAGTGTGAGTGTGTCGGAGAGGGTGACTGCTCTGCCTTTGACGGCAAGACTGCTAATCACATTGACGAGACTGAGTACTCACAAGTATCGAATGGTCGCAAGTTGTTATGTGGCTTGGGCTTTGATGGTTCAGTCGATTGTTGGGATGATTTGAATCGCTCGTTTGTCGTTGAGGGTGAGTACGATATGATTTCAGCGAACAACCACGAGGTCTGTGGTATTCGTTCAAGCGACAAGTCAGTTGCTTGTTTCGATGACGACTTTCAGTTGGGTTATTGGATGAACTACGAGAGTAATCGTGTTTTCGATACAGTGAGAGGTCAAGGTGTCTTCTGTGGTTCTGGTGCAGATTTCATTGAGTGTTGGGAGAACGAAAACCAAAAAGTTCTCATTGAGGGTATCAATGGCTTGGTTCAGTTCGATAACAATGACGAGGTGATGTGCTACGAGGACAGTGAGGGAATCCAATGTGTTCAGATCCGAAACACATTCTCTGATTGTTTGACAGAGGGTATCCCCACTGGCTCTGGCGAGTTGAAAGTATTCCAACGGGGTGAGTTATCGGTGGCTTTGGTGAATGAGAACACTGAAACCGTGTGGGGTGATATCGTTTGTGAATAGGTATCATGTCGCTGAGGGGGGCTTTATGCCCCTCTCGCTCTTCTGACTGGTATATCTAGATTCTTGACATGTTATCCACAGTGGTAAGTGCAAGACATCATATAGGCTTTGTATGTCTGACCTTTGTGTTCAATCGTTTCCAGTTCTGAGTCATCCCAGTTGATTGTTTCAGTGCATTTCGCTACGGTGTAACTATGAAGCAAGTCATCATCTTGTAGCATCCCGTGTCCTAGAATCTCGGAAGAACAGATGTAATCCCCGTTCTCAATGTTGCCGTTTATATTGGTCACGAGAATACCCCCTTCCCCAATGGAATACACTTGGACTTGCGATTCGTTCTCACGGGGAGGTGTATTTGCCGAGTATCCCTCGAACTCTGGTTCTAGTTCGCCTAGAACTCCGAAGACTCTTTTGTCTTTGGGTGTGCTTGTCGGTGCTGTTCTTGGCAGACATGTTTCGATGTTGTTTTCTGCTTTGATCCACATCTCCCCCGTAGAGACCATGATCATTCCGACTTTGTGTTCGGTTTTTAGTTCGGTGACCGTTGCGTGCATACCCGTGAAGGAAGTCGTGAAAGCGACACCCCCACTGCCGTTTCCTCTGATACGCCCTACTCGTTTGGGGACACCCGCTGATTGACTCCCATTAGAGGTTATCTTATTTTTGTTCAAGAATCTTATGAAAGAGGTGCTGCTGGTTGTCCAGTTCGTGTAATTGGTGGGGTTATTGATGGTGGAGTTATCGTAGACTCCAGACCCAGCGAGAACATCCATAACCACTTGTGTGTTGCTTTGGTATCGGTTGCACACGGTCATCACACTAGATTCTGTTGCTTGATAACCACCGTCAGTGTCTGCCGTTGTGTCATGTCCTCCGATACCGTATCCCTCGACATACAATCCCGTAGCATCTTGCCCAGCGAGGAAGTTCGCACCCGCGGGAGTTCCATTCACTGTTCCGATGAGAACCCTACCGTATGTCGGACTAGCATCCACGAAAAGAGTTTTTTGGTTCGTTGCCGACAACACATAGAAATCAGAGTTGGAAACCACTACTGAAGCATCTGAGAACTCTATTTTCTTCTCTAGTGTTGAGGTCAATGTTCCCCTATAATAGTATCGGTTGCAATTGATATCGGAAGACCAACCCATCATGAGGTCACCCGATATGGTCGCATCGTCATTCACGGTTAAATCTTCGGTGGTCATGCTATTTGAAGCCGTGAACTTATATCCAGAAACCGTGTAATTCCCTACAAAAGAAGCACCACCATTGACGATTATCGTGTTATCGAACTCTGTCAGCCCGTAGAAATAGTGTTTGTTGTACCATGTATAGATGTTTTGGGGTGTGTTTGAGGTGGAGGGTGTGGCGAACCATTTTAGTTGTGTTCCCTTTATTGAGGACGACCAGTTCCCAAGAGTTGTGACTTCGAAGTATGCTTGGTTTTCACCGATGTCCGTACCGAAATTAAGAGTGCCAATAGGTTGTCCCGCAATTGGATACGAGGTGTCGTTTCGCCAATAGGTGTAAGCCCCACCAGACTTATTAAACAGTGTGTCACCCGTCACACTGAAATCTTTGGGAGGGTTGTCCTCGTGGATACCCACATGCCCATCTTCTCGAATAGAGAGAGCCGATGTTCCGTTGAAAGAGGTGTGACTGTTATATGTTGAGTTGGGATATCGGAACTTGAGTGTACCCCTTCTTGATGTTGCGTTCTCTGGAGTTGCCGTGATACTCCAAGACACTCCATTGCTTGTTCCAAGAGAGATTCCCGAAGAACGGTTGGGGTCACCCTTCAGTTCTAATTGATGTGCTCCATGAGAGGCGTTTTCTGGATCGATAGACAGATCCGTCACTTGAACTCTTTTGTTGAACTGGGCTAGTAGACCTCCGAGTCTTAGATACTCGGTCAATGACCCACCGATAGTCGTGTTTTCCTTGACACGAAAGAGTAGATCCCCGTAACCATTGCTGTTGGTGTTGACAGTAGCAATCTGTGCCGTTTTGTTTGTTGCCCCAAAGCCGATGCTTGACCCTTCCCCATTTGAGTTACTGCCTTTAAGGGTTAGGTGGTGTTCGTCACTGTTTGGACTAGCATGGACAATCAGAGAGGTGTCTGTAATCTGAAGGGGTTTCCTAGCCTTATTGATCCCACTACCGATTTGTAGGTAGGCGGTTGGTGCGTCCCCTTGTACCGTTGTGTCTTTAACACCAATGAGCAACTCTGATTGGTTCTGTGAGTTTGTGTTCGCTTGCATAATAAACACACCCACGTTGTTGGCAGAACCAATACCAATACTCGTGCTTTGTCCCGTTGTTGTCGAACCTAGAATCTTCACATGGTGACTCGCCATGTTACCAGCAGAAGACACTGGGTTTAGAGTGTTATTGAAAACCGTCAAACCCCCACCGATGGTGTGTGCATTGTATCCAATGGATAACCCACCGTTATTGTTGAAGTAATAGACATTTGACCCACCGAAGACACCACCGTTATTGTACTGCACAGCGTTACTCGTTCCTTGTGCAGAGGGGATAGGGAGGTTCGTGAGTTGAGAACCGTCACCGATAAAGTAATCGGCTTCCACATCACCATTGACGGTCAAGCCACTCTGATCCATAATAGCGACTTCACTCCATGTGGTCTGTCCGTTTTTCGTGATCCAGAAACTGAGGTCAGTTTCTCTGCTTGCCGTACTCCAACTCGATGGGACTCCCCCTCTGATCATAGCGTTGTCGCCTATGGGAGAACCGAAAGTGACAAGCCCAATTGTGGCGTTCGCTTGTGGGTAATTCACTCCATTATGGAAAGCCACCGACCCACCGAAAGTGCTAGTTGCCCCTTTGACATCTATACCATTAGCGTGCATCCGAACTCGCTCTACGGGTGCGACACCAGAACTTGTCGAGGACTTTGTGAGGAAAACCAGATCCCCTTTGTTGTTTGAATCTGTATCTTCAAACAAGACTGCCCCACCGACACCGTACTGATCTCTACCGAAGCCGATACCCATCGCTTGACCGTTTGTGTTGCTCCCAGAGATGTGTAAGTGATAACTTGAAACTGAAGCGAGGTTCGTGTAAGCGTTGAGTGAGGTGTCATGGATAAGCAGTTTGGAAGAGAACCCAGCAGAGGACACACCCATTATCACTTTGCCCGTTGTTTTTTCGTAATAGACAACCCCACCGTTCAGAACACCGTTGTCGTTGTATTGCATTTGGGTGGGTGAGCCTTTTGCAATGTTCGTGAGGTTCGCACCATTCCCATTGAATGTTAGGGCAGTGACAGAAGAACCGACATTGACGGGGCTATTGAAATAGGTTTCTGTGGGGTCGAATATCGCTATCGGGGATTCGCTTGTACTCCCCGTTGCTGTTCCAGAGATGACGACATTTGTGCCACGAGCCGAGTTCGCCACCCAGTTCTCTGATGCCACTCCGTAGATACTCCCTTGTGTGGCGAGGTCATTTCCGAAACGGATTCTTCCGAGTTCTTGAGTGTTGGTGGCGTTGTTCCCATTGAGGCGAAACTCTAGTTCGCCCCCATGTGATTGACCACTCACTCCGATAGTTCCCTCCACTTCCAAATCTGTCGAGGGGTCATTCAATCCAATCCCAATTTTGCCATCTGACTTGATGACCATTTTTTCAGAAACAGTTCCAGCATGATTGGTGTGAAACGCTAGTTCGCCTTCGTTGTTGACACCCGTGTTTTTATGGACGATAGCCGAACCAACCAAAGTGACAGTTCCAAAAGAAAGCCCCATTGCACCACCGACATTTGCGTTGCCGTATAATCCAAGATGATAATTAGAAACAGTGGTCAAAGAATCGAGGGGGTTGAGAGTAGATTCCACCACCGAGAGTTTCGCAGAGGTTGTTCCCCCATACCAATCCCCAATGATAACTCGCCCGTCATATTTCATTATGACTCGTTGTTGAGGGTCTACCGTGTGGCTGGTGTTGTCCTCTTTCGTGTAGAAGATTAAATCTCCTTGTCCGAAGTTCCCCGTGTTTCTTTGTATGATGGAGGCACTTACGCTAGAAGCATTTCCAAAAGAAAGCCCCGAACTGTATCCGATAGTGGAGTGACCCATCGCATTGAGTTGGTAATCGTCATGGTCATCACGGTCTAAGTAGGGTTGGCTACTACCACTATATGCCGAAACAGTGCCATAGTTCCCCGATGAACCAACAGCCAGACGGTTTGTGCCACTGTTGAACACCATCTTGGTGTCCCCAGTTAGAACACCCCCATTGCTATACACCACTTGTTTGTTGGGGATATTGGTGTGGATGTTTGCAATATACAAGTTATTCCACACCTTAGATGCTTCACCGAGATTGTAAGTGCTAGTGGTATTCGGCACGAGATTCCCAACGAACTCACCTTCGATTGTGATGTGGTCGTGTCCCGTAGCACTGGTGTTCCCTATTTTGAGGGTCGACTTAATGAGAGGCATATTTCACTCCGATATATTTTCTTATGTGAGGAATCATATAGGGCAAGCATTGAAGAACAAATACAAATGGAGATATCCATTTGTAATCAACATGCTCTAGTTCGTTGGTTTCGGGGTTGGGCTTGAGTGCGACTTTCCCCGTTGTATAATTAACAATATACAAAGAGAGTTCTTCATGTTCAATCAATCCTTGAACTTGGTTGAACTCAAACCACAGACCACATTCCTCGAAGGTTTCTCGTTGAGCACATTCAAATAAAGTTTCTGTAGGTTCTTGATGTCCTTTCGGTAAATCAAATCGCCCATCTTTTCTTTGGAGAACAAGAATCTTGTCGTCCCTCATAATTATACAGCCAGCACCCATTGCTATCCTCCCAGTAATAACGCAAACCTTTGTTTCAATATTTCTTGGAGAGGTTGTGATAGGTTCAATAGGTCTTTGTGGTAATTGATATGTAGGATTAGTGGTTGTTCTTTGTTGATCTCAATGAGAATCTTTTCTTTGAAGACGACATACCCAATGAGGTCATCCATTTTCTCTATCAAGGAAATAGAGGGTTGATCCATCAATAACAGAAGGATTTCCTCTGGAATTACATTGGGAAACCTCTTCTTCACTTCGTCACGGAGGGTTCTTAACCCCCGTTGGCGAATGGGTGTTTCATTGAGTATGTTCATGGATAGTTTCATTGGGATCGTCTTACCTCTCACTATCCGTATAGTTATCAAAGAGATAACGAGGAGGCTCTATGATTAAACTCTGTGAAGACACCAAAAAAGACTTGAAACCCGTTCAAGTGAATGACCTCATGACACTATTATCATGTCATAAGCGAGGGATGCCCGCCTATGTAAAAAAAGGTGTGGATACCATAGAAACCAAAGGGGGATCGGCAATGTTCTTCAATGGGGCGTTCCGATCTCCAATGGCTCTGTGTGAGAGATGGAGAAGCACGACCTTCGACAGCATTAAAAGAAACTTCGACTGGGAGAATCCCTTCATTGCACCCATCCAATCCATAATGAAATGCGAGAGTGATAAACTCACATCCTATGTCGCTTACAGTGAAGAGGACATGACAAAGCCCCTCAATCACTTCCCCCTCACGGGAATCCAACAACTCTATGAGGCTGACCCAATGCGTTTTGTTTGAGTGCGGTTGCACTTTTTTAATAGTTCCGTATATCTATTGACAAGTCAATACATTAACAACGGAGATTAAAATGAATGTCAAAAGCCTTTTACCAAACAAAACCGAACTTGAATACGCCATCTACCTCGCTATCGCTCTCACAGCCGCTTTCTTCTGGCTTGAGTGGTCAATCGAGAACCAAACTGCCGTGATGACAATGGCTGATCACTGTGTGGAATACAGTGGTATCGATCAAGACAATAGTCAAGCCCGAATGGAAATCTACTACTCATGCTTACAAGGAGAATAATTATGTATTGCATACTCATAAACGACAATGAAAGCCCTCTTGGTGAGGACATACCTCAAATGTGTAGGGTATTCGACAGAAAGCCCTCACAATGGGATTTCAGCCGTACAATCCACGAGTTCTTAATGGACGGCACAGAGGTGTCAAAGATTCAAGGTCGTGTCTTTGAACTTTCTACTAAGGTCAATGTGGATAGCACTCTTGTTGTTGTCACAGACGGTGACCATAAGAACTTTGTGGGGGTGTTGATGAATGACTTTCTAGGATGCGACCATCTTCAAGTAATAGATATGGCTGGTCAGTCAGTTATCGCCCCTCGTGAATTGGTGAAAGCGATAGCATAATGTATATTATGTTATACAAAAGACCACGATAATGTTCAGAATACTGGGCGTTATCCGTTCTTCAAGAATCTATTGGCTACCCGAATAGCCGATCTGTTTGTGATGGTTTGTAGGTCTTTCCCATTGACGAGGATAGCGAACTCTCTCTTGTCGTGGGATTGTAATAGATGGAGGGTAAGAGGCTTCTTTTTCCTTTGCCCCTCAAATAGCCCGATAGAACGATACCACTTTGAAACACGAGGATCGTCTATCGGAGCATTTGGGGTGTCATCTGGTCGAGAGTCAAATAACCTTCTGACAAGATTTACATATCTTTGGATCATAGTTTTATATCTTCGGATGCCATTTGTTTGGCTAGTTCTTTCAGTTTCTTTTCACTCTGCATTTCTCGTAAGATATCAATGATGGAATCGGTGTCCCGATCTACCTCAGCGATTTTATCTGCAATCAATGCCCGTATTTGTTCGTAGTTCTGTTGATGTTTTTCAATCACTTGGTCGTACCTCGCTCTCATATTGTCAAGTTCCGATTTGTGTGTGTTCATAATTTCTTTTAGTTGAGATTGAAACTTCTCTATCATAGCATCGGATCGTTTTTGCATAGACAGATGTTGCCATACAAGAAAAGCCGCAAAAATACCCATAGCACCGTATTCTAGCAAGGCTGTACTTACTGAATCCATACTTCACCTCCGTTTGGTTGTTCATATATAAGAGATGGCATATAGAACAAATCACGAAGGATTTGCTGTGAATCCCATGAAGCCTTGAAGAAAACCTATGTCTTTCTTCACTTCCCCCAACATTTCAAAGTCAATATCGGTTGCCACACAATCGGTGATCCCCAAGTTTTGACAAGCATAACAGACGACACCGCTCCCAGCGAAGGGGTCTACAACTTTCCCCTCTATTGGACACAGACATCGGATTAACACCTCCATTAGTTCAAGGGGCTTTGCACTTTCTCTCTTTTCATTGTGGGGTTTGTCAAACACTTGGACATCATTCATCCATATCCCTTCTTCGTGTTTCTCAAATGGGCGTAGTTTTCCTTTGAAATCACGGAACACCATGTGTCCTTTGTTGCCCGTGACCGTGTGAGGAGAATAATCCAATCCAGTTCGTGGTTGGAAGAAGTTCTCCTCCTTTGTTTTCACTGCCCAGAATATTTTTTGGTGTGTCACGAGGGGAAGTTTATTGCTCACCCACTTTGGTCGCTTTGGCATGTGCCAGATGAGTTCCCTTCTGAAAGATTCTTGGAGATGTACTCGGAGATTGAAGTCAAAAGGTTGGGCTGTGAAACATAATAGATTCCCACTCTCTTTCAGTTTGGACATTGCTAGTTCGATGATTCCTTTTTCAAGCCAGTCATCCCATTCATTGTAAAAGGGATCAAGCAATATCAAGTCAGCAGATCCATCTTTAAGTTTGTTGAGGGTTTCGATGGCATCTCTTTTTCGGATAATCATGGGTAGTTCTCTCGTGGTATTTTGTTTATAACTATACCGTTAATGAACCGAATACCTTTTAGGAGTGACCTATGGATAAATATGAACGAATGGCAGCCAAATTATTGAAACAATCCCACGACAAGGAAGCATCTAAACCAGCCGATATCATCTTACAGCAGATGGGTGGGGCAAGACGCTTATCAGCAATGATTGGGGCAAAGAAGTTTTCATATATGAATGGGGGGAAAACCTTACGGTTTGAGTTCCCAATGAAAAGAAGCAAGACAGTCTGTGAGGTTTCTCTCACTTCTCTGGACTTGTACGACATGGAAATATACACTCTCCGTATGCCTCGCATGAAGAAGATTCATGTGACTGAGGAAATGGCAGCAGAAGAACCAGCCTTATTGGGTTTGGTTGGTATGCGTATTCCAGTTCCCTCTAGCAAGCCACGCACACCGAAGAAGAAGGTTGTCGTTTCTCATCAAGGGATCTATAACGACCAATTAGTGGAACTCTTTGAGAAAGCAACGGGGCTTTACTTACGTTTCTAGTTCCGATATTAGGACACAAAAAAAGGGTGGTCATTACGACCACCCTTTCGTGTTTTAGAAGAACGCTAGATTTACGCTTCTTCTGTCACTTCGTGACTTGTGTCGTTGGAGTCCCCAAGAATCTTCTTGAATAGGACTTCCCAAGAACCAACAGCAGCAAGTCCAGCCAGAACGCCAGCCTCAAGTGCAACTGCCACAGAACTACCACTCGCAAGAGCGACACCAACAGCGGCTAGAACACCAATCGCCAATGATACATAAGGGATGGCTTTCTTTCCAATCTTGTCTTTCAGACCGAAACGATTTGCGATGTAGACGAGAATCATCACTAGAAATCCGATAGCGAGGGGCCAATCTTGTGAGTTCAAAGCCTTCCATAAAGCAAGAGCGTCTTCAACGGCTTCTTGATCTGTGGTTGGGATGGTTTCGACAACTTCTTCAGTTGCTTCTACTTTCTCAACTTCCTCTACTTTCTCAACTTCCTCTACTTTCTTTTCTGCTTCGGCTTCTGTGTCGCTAGGAGCAACCTCTTCAGAGGGGGTAGGGGCAACTTCTTCTGTGGTTTCAGAAGGGGTTGGTTCTTCAGCGTGTGCTGGGTAAGGTGCTGTGATAAAGAGAAACACCGTGATTATTGACATTAAAATGTTTTGCATTTCTGCCTCCATTTAGGGTTAATGCCTCTCATACGAAAGGCAGTTTATAGAGTTACTTCGTTTGAAAGGGTTTGTCAAAGGGGGCTTGTCATCCAAACCGTCCCTCATCCCAATCTCACGGGCAACTCTGAAAGAAATCTCTCTCAAGAGATATCACTTGTTTTTGATTGCTCCGTCAAGGGCTTTTTCCTTTGAATAGTTCCTACAACACCCCACGCTCTTTAAGCGTTGCTTCAATGCCTTCCTTTGTTTGGCATTGAGAGATGGATTTTGTAGTTCTCTCTTCAACTGGTCTTTGTACTCGGTTATGGATTTTTGTGCTATTTTTTGTGGTATTTGTTCTTTGTGTATTCGATACATTGTTATCTCCGTTTTGGTTTCACTTGCAATCGCTTGAATGTCTGTTGAGCATCTCTCGATACTTCTGCTAGTTCAATGAGGATATCTGTGTGTTGGTTCAACAACCGCACCAAAGAAACCACATCAGAACTTGCTTGTATCTGTTTTGAGAGTGCCATCAGTTCTTGGTGGCGATATTTATCGAACTCCACTCGTGACATCAAGTTCAACATCCTATCTTGATTCGCCATCGCTCGCCCACCGATAACCTCAAGGGCTTTCAGTAGGGCTGACGAGATGATTTGTTTTTCTTCAAAGGAAAACTTTCGCATTACTCCTCCAAGTTGGGGGTATCCAACAATGTCTCGTATGGATAGATTATAGGCTTGTCATCCAACTGTGTCGGAACTCGGTCACGCCCCTTGAACATTGGCTTACCAATCAAACGATACCGATCAATCGCTGAATAACCTTCACCATAACCAGTAGGGCTAATCAAACCTTGAATGTCCAACCCATTTTTACTGACATCTGGACTCCCAACCAAACCTTGTGTGAGAATGACCATTTGGATTTCATCTCCCGTAGAAACCCGTCTGTTGGGTTCTGAAGGAGCGAAGGCGTGTTCTTCAAAGTTGCGAACTAAGAGGGCTTTACCAGCCAATACACAGCCTTTAAGCACGGGGTTCAAAGAGCCATGAAGATTTGTCGAATAGAAATCAATGGGAGAACCCGTTTTGTTGGGGTCTTGTGAAACAGTGTATGCCGCACCACCACGATGAACTCTGAACTTCCGAGTTCCCGTTGGCGAACTAACAATGTTGTAGGCTTGATAGAGATTAACACCCCCGTCTACCATAACGATGTTCTGTCCTACTCCCAAGAATCTTTCGGCTTCAGATGTCGCTGAGTTCGTTAGAGGCAGAAGTGTCTGAGGAGGTCGGATTCCAGAAGGCATTGTCACGAAGGCACTTGCCATATCATTGAGAGGGTTCTCACACAAGAAATCATGATCTTGCAAGAGAACACCGAGAGGCAATCGTTCTGTCATCCCCGTGAGGTCAAGTTGTGATGTGCCGTTCCCAGCATTGGTCATCAAATCAAGCCCTCCCATCAAATGGGTGCTAGTTGTAGAACCAGCACTTTGGAAAGGGGAATACGGAGAGGAGAAGATGAATCCCTTGAGGTTTGTACCACCAGTGGAAGCAACACTCGTTTTGTTTCCTCGTTCACCGACATACTGAGAGGTCAGTACAATCTCAACACTTCGCCATTGTGCCGTGACGGGAGCATTGGAAGAAGAAATGGCTGTGGCTAAAGACTCCATTGTGTCTGAGGCTGTCGCACCAATTGTGAAATCAACACCTTCACTGAAAGAATAGGAAACCCCCTCATCTGAAACAACCAATCTCGTTCCCACAAGGGATGCTCCATGACCGATAATCAAAGAAGCACGAGATGTATTCTTCATTTGACCTTCAGTGAAGGTTCGGGCAACCATTTGTAGTTCGGACTCGGGTCTTCTAGTTCCGACAGAGGCTTTATGACCAACATCGAGAGGAGTTCCTTTATAGAGTTTCCCTCCCACTTTACCCGTCCCCAATGTGGTGTAGAAATCAACGGAAGCCAACACTTGGAATTGACGAGGGTTAGGGAGATCAACAATCAAGTTCCCACCGATGTCTGTCTGTTGGATTGGCTCACTCAACTTCTGTGCCATATTGACAGACACTTCACCATAACGATGTTCGTAATCAGAAACTGTTCTCACAGCCCCAGCACGAGTCATGTAAGCATCTCCTTGATAGACAGTTCGTTGTGCTAGGACATACGACTTGTCACCTTTTGGTGCGGGAGAGGGGATACACATATGGAGGTCTGTCAAAACATAAGGGGTAGCCAATGCCGTTGCCTTAGAGAGGGATGCCCCATTACCAGCGTGCTGACGAGCCAACACATAATTGTTCTTATTGATGAATCCCTCAGAGAAACCAAATCCAACACACTCAACGACATACTCAAGGTCTTGGAAGTTCTCTCCCTCCGACCATTCTGGTGAGCGTGTGATATCAATCAACTCAGAAGGTAAAACATAAGTGTGTGAGTCAGTCAATCCAGTGGCATCGTTACCACCACCTTGTTTGATAAAGAGTGTCTGCTTCTTTCCGTCAGTTCGGAGAAGGTTTGTGGCGGGGTCAGCCGCTACCGTCAGACGATTGCTCTCAAATGTCGCACCACCTTTGTTGACATAATCCCGTCTGTCATAGACACCGTAGATTCTTGCAACACCAATATAAGGGGGTAGTTCGATTCCTCGCAATCCCTTCCCAAAATCAGAACTAACGACAGTGTCGTCTGACATCAAGCGTGCTTGGTAAGTGCTGTGACCCGCTGGAGGTAAAGAACCTCCCGTTATGTTCCCGAAGACACCGTAGTCCAATCCACTTGTTGCACCCGTTTGGAATAACAGAGACCCAACATAAGGAGCACCACCATTATCAAATCCACCAACGACATAAAAGACATTCTTTGTATTGTCGATGTCGTCCGTGAAAAGGTGATTGACACCAGTGAGGAAAGTCCCACTACCATCGCCCGTTGTGTCATTGTAAAAAGGAATATCTTGGCGACCAAATCGAGGCATGAACTCGGGAGGTAAAGCAAACCCCACTTGGTGACTACTCTCAAATAGAGTCGCACCATCAACGGGGTGACCCAATGTGTAAGTGCTAGGAATGAGTGTTCCAGCCGTGATGACATAACTATGGAGAGTCATCGAACGGTCAAGGAATGGACGGAACATTACTGTTTTTGAACCGTTGTCGAAGAAGACTTCTGCTTCACGGTCTTGTTCCGAGAATGCAAGAACTTTCCCACCGTAAGAATCTGCTTGTGGGGCAGAAAGACCCAACGAACCCAAACGATTCCAAACTTGGAAGTGAGCGTGGTCAAAAAAGATTTCATTGTCGGGAACTCCCGCTTCTGGTGGGAAATTGATATCTAGCGAACTAGGTGCTTGACGAAGATATTCACTACCCCCATCAACGACAGAGAATCTCAAGAACTTATCAGCAACTCGTGCCATTGCTCCTCGCCCAGAGTTGTACATCAAAGAGGTATTCACGACCATAGAACTTGGGTAACCCATTCGACCACTTGCACCCGTGTTGATCATTGAAGTGCTTTTGCCTTGCCATTGATTGTTAGACAATCCCGTGAAGGTTACCGTAGCAGCAGATGTCCCCAAAGTGAAACCATTACCACCTTTGTTCGTACAATAAGGAGAACGAGTTTCAATGGTGACTGTCTTCGGCACAACAGCCGTCAAATCAAAGGCAGTAACGCCCTCTGTCAAGAACTCAACAACAATTCTCGTTGGAGTAGAGGCTTTGTAACCCGTCAGTTCAGATGTCCCAGCACCTAGAACCTTGAAAGCCCCATTGTTTTGAGGGAAATCATTATCCCCATAAACAACAAGATAAACTTCAGAACTATCTCCAGAGAAATCACGACCATTGTCAGTCAACATATCTCTCAGAGTCCTTGAAGCATTCAACAACTTGTTGGTCGGATCTGCACCCACCCAAGAAGGGTCATCGAAATCAATCCCAAAATCAATCTCACAGAGAGAATCGGGCGAACTATTGTTATAGAAGTCACCACCCGTTCCAACACCCTTAGATACTTTCAACTGAGTGCTGAGAACATCACCCAAAAAGATGAAGGGCTTCGTGAAACCACTCTCGAAAGTTGGATACATCTCCCCCAAATGATCAGTGGTTGCTTCCCCACCAGCCGAAGGATTGAAAACACCCTCACCTACCCATCGTAAGCGAACTGGAGAAACAAGCCCATCAGAACCATCTGTTTCTTGGGAGTTCCACATCTCTTGAGGGGAAACAAATCGGACTTTTCTCTCAGAGGAATCACGGAAAGTATATCTCGCACCTTGATTCCCATCATCACCACCAATGTGTAAGAACATAGTCGAGCCATCACAGAAAACAGTGTCATCGACAGTGAACATCTTAGGTTTGAAATCGGGAGTGACATCCCAAAAAGCACCAGCAGACATATCGGGGATACCACCAGAAGTATTTAATGGGAGATGCCCCACATCACAAAACATTGAGATATCACTTTGGAGTGTCGCACCGTCTGACCAAACAGTTCGGATACCATCTGCACCATCAACTGCTTCAGTTTGATTGGGGTTCATGATAGAACCAACAGCATGGAGGAAAGAAACCTCTAGGACACTGTGTCCTTCTGTGTCACCAGTTCCCGCTTGCTTGTAAGAGGTCTTCAACTGACCTTGAACCAACGAACGGAGGTTATGAAGAAGCAATCGAGTGTAATCCCAATCACCCGTGTTCAATCCCCGTCTTAAATCAAGGAGATCATCGGTGTGAATCCCGTCAGCCCACTTCCCGTCTGGTCGTGAATTGAAGATTCTTAAAGAAGACCCCGATGTTTGTCGCTTGGCTTGAGTTCCGTAACGACCTCTTTCGGTCACTTTAATTAAGGCGGGTACAGATACAGTATCGAACTCAGTCACTCGCATTATCTCACCGTTGACCTCAACGAAGAAATCAATGAAGTCGTGCTTGAGGTCATCAATCCCACTGTCTATCAAGTTATCCACTTGGATGTAACCCGTGTCAGTGATACCAATCGTGTTCGTGAGGGTCGCTTCTGCAAGGATTTTCGCACCTTGTCGTGGGGAAGCCAAGAACTTAGCCGAAGGGTTTCTGTCGAAGCCACCATTCTTCTGAGCATTACCAGCATTTTGAACAGCCACGAACCCAGAGTGATTTCTTCGGAACACAGCACACACGGGAACGGCATAAACATAACCATCGCTAGTTCCTAGTTCGTTGTCGGGGTTTCCGTCACCAGCACGCCAAAGAGAAGGATCTCCGAGTTCGTTTTTCATGTTAGAGAAAACCATCCCACCGAGAGGAGATGTATTTGTCCCTTGACCGAGTACATTTGGGTCATCCAATCCATCGGGGAAGACATCGAGAGCGACACCACTGCCCAATCCTTCACCAGCACCGAAGACTCGGATACGATATTGCACTTGGAGGCGTTCGGTTGTTTCATAACCGATTGTGGAATCTTGGATGTCATCAAGGATGTTGTTCTTACACTCAACATTCCCATAACGATACACTTTATCTTTGGAGGGTTTGTTCTCTTCTGAGGGGTTTGGAGCAACGGGTGTCGTCCATACTTCAAGGAAAACCAAATCAACACGAGTATCACTCGCTGGAGGAGGATTGAGTTTCACGACATTGGTGTTCTCAGACATGCCATCAAATAGATCAGTCGAAGCAATCGGAAGAACCCAACCGTTAACGCAAGCCCACAAGAAGTTCTTTGACTCGCTATTGTCTTCACCGAGAGCAAAGAAGTTAGACCAGTTTGGCTTCGTTATGAAGTCTGAAGGTGCGAGCGTAGGATCAAGAAAGAACCCAGAATGAACTTGCGAGCGTAAGACCTCTTGCATTTTTTCTGATTCAATCTGACTCATCAAGTTCAGTTCGCTGTCTAAAGGAGGCTTCCCCTTCTGCCAAACCACTTGCGAAAAGTTTCTTCCTAGAGCCGATAGTGTGCGTGATACGCCATTCCCTAATTTTTCAGACATTGATTTTCTCCATTTACATTTTATATACTATCTTTGGTTTAATATAGACATTCTACCAATCAACAGAAAAAGCCACTTTGGGTAGTGGCTTTTTGTCTAGTAACGGTTCTGGAAACTCCAATTAAAACATCACGGCATAAGAAGCAATGTAATACTTCACATCACCAGTATTCCGAAAAGCCACTCGAATCTTTGTACCAGAAACACAGAAAGCCGTTGGCTCAAGTCGCCCAATTGGGAAGTAGTTCGCACCATCATCAACGGAAAGGAACACCTCCAAATCTGATGGCTCTTGATCAACTTCAAGAATCTTACGGAGGGCGGGAGTGTTAGCCACATCATTGACATCGTGTGTACATTCAAACTGATATATCTTCCAATACACCATAAACTCTCTTGCTCCAGCACCAGCAGTTTCCGTTGTGATATCCATTGTAGATGTAATCAACAAACCATCTCTCTGTGGGGTCACAGATTTATTGGCTGGAAGCAATGCCACCGAGCAAGGAGCAGTCCCCACTTGCGTGGTGGTGTGATAAGGGGGTTGCCCCAAACCACGCCCATACTGTGCTCTTGTGATTGCACCATCGGGCATAACCCCTACAATATCCAAGTCATCCATATCCCCTTCATTTAAGAGAGGATTGAAAAGGATGTTGTCATACATTGGGTACGAGGCGAGGAGACCCGTAAAGATTTTTGAGTAGAGGTCACCCCCATCAATGGGGAGGACATAATCACTACACGGTTGCCCTTCATCCATATCCACATTGACAAAAGAAGGTATCTCAATGGCGTATTTCCCATTGTATGGTGTGCTTTCTCCAATGTCGGGAATCTTTTCCCCTTGAAGAATGTTGTTTTTCATTAGTTCTATTGATACTCTCATTTGTCTATCCTTTATTTGTTAGGAAGAAGCCCAGCCCCAAAAGACCCAACCGATTGCTCGACCCACAGCCACTTGTTTCCGTGTTCCCGTTATTTCCCATTTCGGCATTTTAGAACTAGCCGTCACTTCATAACCTTGAACACCTTCGGTTTTCACTATACCGATGGGATTATACCTTGTTTGACCGTTAACGAACTTCGCAGCAAACGCTGCAACGCCTTTCTTTGCTTCCGTGACATTGGCGTAAGTAGTCTGCCCTACTGTAGTTTGTCCATTCAGATCATATAACACTTTAAATTGTGCTGGATAACGCAGTTTGGTTTTCTTGATGGAAGCCTTCCCAGCATCACTCACTTTTTTGATAGCCTTTAAGTCAACTTGGATGGTTGTGCCAGCCTTAGAACGACCTTTGTTCTTTATTGCTTCTCTTGCTAAATCGGCTGCCTCACTCTTTGTTCTCGCAGACACTTTAATGGTGTAATCCTTTGAACCCTTAACGACTTCTTCGGCATAAGGAGCAGCAAGTGCTGGCCCCCATTTTTCACCATCACCAAATTGTTGTCGGGCTTCTTCACTTCGCCAATAACTCATAGGTTTAGCATCTTGTGTGACGACAAAGAATCCCTCACCCGCTTTTTCGGCAATAGAACCCGTATAGCCTCGACTACCGTATTCTGCTTCTGCCTCCGATACGAGGTAGTTAAAAATACTGCGAGCGTCACGCCCACGACCATAATCAAAAAAACTTTCTGCACCCATAACAAACCCCTTAAAATATTTACTTAATCTTTAATATAGACAAACTATTCTGGTCGTAATAACTCAAGACCCACAAGCCCACGAGCATTTCCAATGTAATCATTCGCACCACCTTGTTCAAAGTTTAATGCCTTACCTTCCACACTGTCCTTGATAACAACCTTCACAAGTATTGGGGCTTCCCCTAGACCATTGTCATAAAGAGTTGCCACTGCACCCGTGTGTATCAACACATCAGCATAAACAATCCCCGTCAAGGAATCAACACCATTCTTCGTTTCTGTGGGGTCATTGATTTGACAACCAGCCCCATCAGAGAAAGCATCTTGTTTGGATGCACCCGAACCATCAACTCGTCCGATGTCCATCCAAGTGGTTAATCCCGCTAGTTTGACAAGGATAGCGATACCCAAGCCACCAGCACTAGCACCACCACTCCAAGCGAAGTCATTCAATTGAAGCCCATGTATTCTCAGTTTGAAGAAGGAACTCCCAATCGCTTCGGGGAGTGGGGTAACCGAACGGGAGAACGCTGTGTCAAAGGCTCTTATGAACACTTTATCACCAGTAGCACCCGAATAATCTGGTTGTGCGATGGTTAAATCCCCATCAACGGCAGACGGTCGATAGTTCCCAAAGTAATTCTTTTGGGGGTACATGAGGATACCACGAGGGGCATTTGGTTGAGCAACCCCTTCTTGCATAGGAGGATTCCTAAAAGGGAGTCCCGCGAACTGAGCCTCTGGTGTTCCGAGAATCACATTCAAATGTCTTCCTTGCACCATAAAACTAGCCGCATCGTACACAGCCGAAGCACCAATCTGAACTGGAATATCAATCACGCCCGTTGTCGGGAGTCCAGCACCCAAGATTCTTGTAATCTCGTCTGCTGTGATTGCTGGGGGTGTCCCAGAAGCATCTAAATCCCAAATCCAACGGTAACCCTCATCGAGGAAGTTCTCCATTACATCTCGTTCAGCCGAGTGGATCGGTGTGGTTGAGTCTTGATAAAGACTATCGTCAGTGGAATGAACCATAATGTTCTTCCCAGCATTCTCTAAGACGGAAGCCCCAACGGTGTAGTTCGTATCCTTGTGTCGGATAGGTTGTCTAGCAATGACCATAGGAGTCGCTTGCGATGAGAAAACGGGTTCGCTTGTCGCAACGACATTGAAGATAGAAGGCGAGGTGTAAGAAGCAACATCTGCTGGCAGAGGGGCATTGGTTAGATCGTATGCACCCAACAAAGTGTAGGGTATCTCAATGCGATTTCCTTTGCTATCTCCGTGAGCGAGTGTCACACCCGAAAGGTTTCTCCCGAAACTCCCCGTGAAGTAATGACAAGGATTCGGCATTTGAAAGCCTTCCCCTTGTTTGGTGACATCTTGTTTATCACCCATTCTCCAACTGTTGAGGAACAGATTATTCATCGTGAAGTTGACGGTATTCAAACCGAAACCAGCCGTTGTCTTGAAGTAACGGATTCCACTGACATATAGAACAGTGTCGATAGTTCGTTCCAAAGTGTAAGGAGGGGTATTAACCACAACGCCTTCCCCTTCTGGGTCAGAGAACAATCTCGATTTCAAGATGTTATACGAACTAGAAGGTTTGGTTGTCCCATCGACAGTATAGATATTATCCACGCTTTCAAAATCAGCCCAATCCGTTAAAGTCGCAGAATAGACTTGGTCTTCAGTTGGTGCGAGAGTGTCCAACAACAAGTTCTCAAAGTATTCTTCTTTCTTGAAATGTATAATGAAGAAAGAACCCTTTTCAGAACCCGCCCCACTTGGGATAGCGAAGCGATGACGATATCGTGCCACTTGGAATGTCCAATAATCTTTATTGAAAGCCATGTAGTTCCCAGCCAAATCTAAATCACTAGAAGGATTCTGAGACACGGGAGGTTTCTTGAAATATCTATTTGTTTGGGAAGGGGGAGTCCAAAGGAGTTCGGTGTAGTTCTCAAGATAAGGCAACCGATAACGGAAAAAGTTGTTGTCATCTCTCGAATCCACACCTTTTGTTGGAAGAACCGAACTAGATGTTCCACCTAATATGGTGTATTCCTCACGAACTTGACCAGAAGCCTCATCTGCGAGAGAAGGATTGAAATCACTTGGCTCAAGGGGTTGTCCGACTGTCCCCGTTGTTCCATTGACTGTGATGGTCGCAACAATCTGATACAGACCCAAACCGAAACCCACAACTTCATGTTCCCCATCCACACTAGGGGTAGAATCACTCCCTTCAATGTAAATCTTATCGCCAATGCTCACGATGTATGTTGGAGGAACAGCGAAGTTGACATTGGCTATGCTAGGGTCGGCTGAGGGTTCAATCAAAGTTATTGTCGTGACACTGTTACGGACATACCCCGTATGCAACTCTTGGAGATCATACTGACCACTAGCCGCTGAAGGGAACTGGTAAGGGTCGTCATTGAGTCCGTAGTTCCATATACCGCCCGTTTCGCCATCACAACCATCTTCAATGCCTTGACCACAGTTGAGAGCAGCAATACATACCACATCTGCTAGAGTGCCTTGTGGTGGTACATAAAACAAAGCGAGAGTTCCTCTATCTGCTGGGAAAAGAGAACCCGAAACAACCACATGGTCATTCCCGTCTTTGTAGATATTGTGGGTTTCTTTGATGTCTGTTCCTCTCGTGTAACCCCCAGCAAAACTGACTCCGTCACCACCACCAGTGTAAGCACCGTCAGAAACATTGAACACCATATCCGAACTGAGGTCAGCACCACTTGGTTCAGAGGGAGGGATGTCCGTCCATCTCTTGGGAGGGTTGTGATAATAAGGATAAATGCTTGAGCCTATGTTGGCGTGGACAAACAATGAACTATCCAAAGTGTCATCATTGAGTTTCAAGACACCCCAATCTGTAATCCCCACGAAACCTAGATAGGTTTTCCAGTTCCCAACAGTCGGAGGTCGGGGAGGCACAAGCCCACCCAACTCATCAAGGACATCATCGACATTATCCCCGAAATACACGGGTTCATTCTCGTATGAAATCGCAGAGGCTTCATGAGCGTCAACGGGGTCTTTAATGTGGGCTTCCAACCCAACACCCACTGCCATATTTGGATCGGTATCGGGGAAGGCATTGGCTTCAATGCTATCATTCCCAGCCAGCCCCGTTCCCGTTTTAATCTTGTTCTTTGGATCTATTTTTCTAGGCATTTGTTAGTCCCCCGATAGGATAAGAAGATTCTTGGTTCGGTACAGAGCGACACATGTTCGATTATCATCTTCCGAGAAGACGACATTGTTCTGACCATCTAGTTCAGCCCACCGACTAATCACCATCAGAAGAACCTCGCCCTTTCTGAATAATCTTGTGTCTTCAGTCGCCTTCGCTAAGAAAGGAAGGAAACACTTATGGCGAACTACCCCAGAGAAGTTCTGTGCAAAAGCCGTAGGGCGATAAGCAGTTGGGTCACTGAGATGATAATACGAACGGAACTCACCATCGACTTGCGTGGTGTGTGGTGCTCCGATATTAAAGTTGAAATCGGCTGTGCCATCTGCTGGCACGAAAGTATGGAGATTCAAGAGTCCACTATCAGCATCGAAGTTGTCGATTGATACATTGGCTGTCGCCATGAAATACCATTCCTTCACTTCCATCCCAAAACCGTCATCCTTGATGGGAATCTGATCGAGAGGGGCAATGTAAGGATAAGGTAGTTCCACTGAACCCATTCCGACTGTCCCACTCCATAACTCGTGACTCATAACCAAAGGAGTCACTGTCAAAGTTGTCGGCAAGCCGTCTGTTGTTAAATCGCCAGCCTTCACACCACATGTCTGTGGGGCATTGCTACGATAATAAACACTGAGTTGATATCCTTGTGCCCCATGATTGGGGATGGGGTCTTGAGCGTAATACTCAACATCAATCAATGTCTGTGCTCCAGATAACGCCCCAGAAGGAGCAGTGGGGTCGAGTTTTAAGACTCTTGAAGAAGATCCAAACTCCGAGTTCGGCATATCGACTGTATGGACAGTAGTTGTGATGCTATCTGTGATTGAAGTGGCGGCATCATTGTTAAACCTTCTCCAACCAATCAAGGAAAGAGCATCTGAACTAACAAATGAATCCGTGATGGGATTGGCTGAACCAATACCCGTCCCCACTCTGTTGGCTTTATATTCCAACATTACCTCACGATATCCCTCACGGAACTCAATGGGTATCAAACCTTCGGTGTCAGAAGGGCGTTGGTCTGTTCCACCACCATGATACTGAAAGTCATTCTCCAACACTGCCCCGTAAGAATACACGGAAGGATCGGGAGAGAGAACTTCATCTGGTGTGTCCGTCAAACCATGTCCGACTGGATATGTGATTTCATACTCAACGAAGATTCTTCGTGCTGGATGGACATCGGCAACCGTTTCTCCACGAACTAAAGGATAGTCCAAGTTCGCTGGATTACCACCATTGGCAACTCGGTCGTTTCTATCGAGAGTTATAATCACATAATCTGTCCCTAATCCCTCAACCGATTGAATCTCAACCTTTTGATTGATGGCTGTTCCGTAATGTCCATCATCGTGGACAGAAATGAGGATGTCTGTGATTGTCATAAACGGAGGGGCAAAATCAGTCACGGAGGCATTGTGTGAAGGCGAAGCCCCACCGAATGATTGTGTGACTGGATTCCAGTCCCCCAATGTCGTGGCATTGAGTGTGGTTAAATCCAAATGAAGTTTGTCACCCTCCACCCAAGACTTCGCACCCACTTGCTTCTGAACCACAAAACGCCCAGCATTTGAGGCTTGTGTTATGGTTGGCACAAAACTCCACACTGCCCGTTCAACAACGGGTTGATCTCCAAATCTTCTAGCAACATGATCAAAGTTTCGGACTAAGTCCCCTCTGAGAGTTGTTGAACCAGAAATAGAACCAGAACCCCCATGTGTTGTGGATCGACCAATCTCATTGCATACCAAGTGTTTGACTGAAACATCACCCGTTCCAGCCCCCAAAGTGTTTTTGTCAGCACTGTCTATACTCCAAGTTCTGAGGTTTCCATCTAATAAACATTTCATTTGATACTGAAGTTCGGCAGCCATGTCTACACCATTGGGAGAAACATGCCGTCTTAAATCAAGGATATCGTTCCGAACTAGAATATCGGGGAACAAGCCATCGGGTCGGTCTGAAACACCAGCGGGAATGACACCAACATTTGTATTGGTGAAACCACCGTGTGTCGAAAGAAGACCACCCGAAACATTGTTCATTGGGTCAAAACCACCGATACTAGAATCATTCTTTCGGAAGACAAAACAAATAGGAATGGCATAAACAAATCCATCCACTGAACCTAAGTCATTTGCAGAAGCCTCTGTGCCGTCCCCAGCAATGTATAAACCGTTGTCTACCTTATCGTATGCCACAGCCGAACTAGAGGCATCGACCGTAGTACCGTCTGCGGGTACGAAGCGATAACCAACCACTGGACTTGCACCATTTCCTCGTGCGTAGATACTTGGGTTGGAGAAACCATTTGCTTCATTCTTGAAGTTGACTCCCTCTGTGTTTCCCGTCACACGAATCCGATACTGGACTTGCACTCGCTTACCACTCTCGGTGTTGATGATTGGATCTTGGAGATCATCTGCTAGAGCAACAGCAACAGAACTATCTGTGTTCCCGTGTCTGAAAAGGTGATTTTGGTCGGGCTTATTTGTATAATCTGGGCCACCACCACTCAAGGTCACACCACTAGCCAAAAGGGAAGCAGTAGAACTTGTGAGCGTGTAGGCATTACCCACAACACCAGCCACTCGTGAAACGATAGTCACCATATCCGTTGCGTGGTTGAACGCATAACAAAGAGTAGAATCATTATCTATCGCTGTTGCGAGATTGGTTGCTGTCGTGATGTTGTCAGCCCCTATTTGGAACTGGAAAGCCACTGGGATACCGACAGTAGCCGTGAAGGTTTCTGTCGTTGCTGTTGACGGGTCTACAACCACGATGGTATCACCAGCGAGGAGAGTAGAGAAATCAACCACTTGCACTGACCCACTCGCTGAAGGAGTAGGAGAAACCAAACTCTGCCACACTTCAAGGAAAACGAAATCGGTTCTCTTGAAAGTTGGGGGAGTCCCATCGAAGGGAGTTGAAGGGTCTAAAAGAATCTTGTTCTTCCCATCTGTGTTCGTGTTGGTGTATTCCACTGTGAGGGGGAAACCAGCAACAACTGCTTGAAGTTTATTTATCAAGAAGGTATTGGTGTCAGCCACATACTCAAAATCTTGAGCCTCGTTGTCCCGTCTAGTTTGATGACGGAAGAACCCAGAGGGAAGATGGACATCTCCTAAGAGTTTCTGAATCTCTTGCTTGATATCTTGATCGTGGTTGAGTTCAGCATCGAGAATGGGCTTACCACTCTGATACACCACTTGAGAAAACGAATGCTCGCCAGTGGGCAAATCCCTTGATACTGTCGAACCCGTATAATATTTCTTATGTATTGCCATGTTATCCTATCTCCATAAATCTATAAAAAACCCAAAATCCCAAACATCTCTTAAAACGTAATTCGCCAGGAAATGCTTAGGGTAGCCGTTGAGGGCTTGGTGATCACACCAAAAGTGAGATAGTTCAGAAGAACATCATATTGCGTGACATCCACTGTTGTATCTCTAGTTGGGAAGTTATTTGGGTTCGGTGTCTTTTGGGCTGGGTTCTCTGAAAGGGGTGATAATAAACCCATTTCGTTGAGAGGCCCCACTGCTTCTGCTTCACCGTAAGTGCATGTGAAATCCACAATGTTGGTGGGGTAAGCCACAGCGTTCCCTAAAGAGTCTCTGAAAGTTGTTGCTGAGAAACCTTTTCTTTCAATTTCGTTGTTGAGTTTTCTCTGACGGGGGTCTGGAGCATCGGGGGATAACAACGCACCAGTTGCACCCGTCCCACACGCTAACATAAACATCCCGAAGTTCGGTTCGGCATTGTCTTTGAATAAACGAGCAGCGTGGATACCAGCATCCAATGTAATGACATTGTCTTTCTCGAAGTACGTTCTCTCGCCCGTTGCGTGATCATACATATCAAATATGATGCTCCCCTTCTTAACAAACTGTCCAATTTCACTAGGGGCTAGTTGGAAACCGACATTCAGATTTTCACGCATAGGATTCATTTTATCTTTTTTCATTTTATCTCCACCAATGTGTTGGGGTTATCTATTTCTTTCAATAGAAGAATTATGGAACAGTTATTGTAGTTGTGGTTGGTTGAGGTAAAGGGAGTCCTCCTTCAAGGGTCACCCCCGTGCCAGAACTTGGCACGCCAGTTGGTTGAACAGAACTAGCACCGTACAACAATGAGTTCTGACCTAACGCTATCATAGTACCCCAAGGAGCGATGTGCGTGTGTAGGTTGGCATAATCTGTGAGAACCATATCACAAGACCCCCCGTCATTTGGGGTTGGGATTGTTTCTTCTAGGGCTTCTTCCGTGTTCCCTCTCAGAATAGATTTCACACTAAGTTTAATAAGACATTGTCGTTGGACTGATCCTTTCCCTACTTGTGTGGCGGGAGCATTGGGGTACAGAACGGCATTTGTCCCCCCGAGTGTCTTCCCTAGATATGCCCCACCAGATAAGTGCATGACATGACCGATTTGTTGAGGGGTTTGCTTCACGACCTCCACATTCTCTGAGAACTTTGAGCCTCTGATATCGATCTCGTTGAAGTCATCGCAAGCAATCGTGATGGGTTCATCTGAACCGAGTTCCTTCTCAATGAACTCTAAGTTTTCATATCTTTCATTGGGATCTCTGAACTGGACAGACTTGGAAGGGTCATTTAAGAAGAAGTCGGGGTCATTGTTCAAGACATCTTGAACTATATTAACACCCGAACCAAAGACGACTTCTCTGATGGCATCTGCAATCTGCGACTTGGGTACGGGAGGTGTTCCTTCATTCAATAAAGTGATGGAAGAAAGAACCTCTTGGTTTTTCAGATAAGTCTTTGTCCGAGTTGTCCTAGAGGGGGCGTAAGAGATGTGGGCTGTGTAATGTTCCCGTATCTCAAGAATCTCTTGGTTCGCATCCTCAATGTGATACTCCCCCACCATCAAGATTCCCTCATGGCTATGAACCAATCCAATGTAGGGCTTACCCTCCGTGAAACCCAATGGCTGTTTCACGAAGATACTCTGAGATTGTTCATCGAACTCCCACATCGAACTAGGGAGAACGATGTCTTCCACTCGCACCACAAAGATATTCTCTGCAAACAAATCAGTCGGGATTAAACTAATCACTTGGTTGGAAAGACTCTCCACTTCACACAACTCAATTGTGATGTCCTTGTGTATCTCATCGGAGGTCAGCACATTTGCTTGGTTGAGAATCATGTGGTGGGGCGAACTCCAATCTTCCTTCGCTGTGAGGTACATACGATAACGGAACAGTCGCCACACGGAGTACCCAATGTCAGCCCCAAAAGAAATCATTCCCACTGGACTTTCTGACGGGGGTAAATCATCATATTCGATGTTAATCCAACCAGCAGAGGGGTCGGTCGTTTCGGTTGCCCACACACCATCAAAATAAGGTGGTGGGGCTAAGTCTGTCCGATACAAGGTCAAACCCCACCCAGCATCTCGGTGGAGGCGTACATCCATCATCTCTCGCCAGTCCATTTCTTCTATCACGGAAATGCTTGAACTGTTGGGGAGGAAATGGGAATCTGTTCTTGGCACTTCCCACGAGTCTAAGTCTGTCTGAACTCCTTGTTTCCACACACCGATTGTTCGTTGGGCTGTGGCGTTGGGTCTTTGGAGAACCGTGAGATAGTCTAGCAAGCACTCTTCCTCACTGGTGATAACAACACTTGGGTCAGAGATGTCAGCGAACAGAGGGAGGGCTAATGAATCTACAAGGGTGTCGTCTGCAAGGATATTTAAGGTTGATGTTATGACATCGAGAACCAATCGGTAGGTGTGGTATTCCCCTATGTGCATGAAAGGGTATGTATTTACCACGCCCGTTGGCAAACCTACTGTGAACTCATTATTTCCGAACTGAACTAGCACGGAATAATCGCCTTGCTGGAACAGCAGCGAAGTCCCGCTAAGACCCCCATCCCACTTCACTTGTTGGAGTCGGAACTCAATGGACAACCCTTGACCATTCGGTGTGATATCTTTCTTGGCTTCAAACTTGGGGGGTTGATAATCACAAGGGATAGGACTAGGGGCAATTGTTCCATGTGCTATATGATATATGTCATTCAGTTGAGAGTAGAGAGCCGTTGTTTCCCAGTCAGCCTCCTCAAAACTTAAACTCCCATTCAGAACTTCCTTCGTGAGATTGACGAGGTGTTTCTTCCCAGAGACATCTGTATCAAATAGAAGATTCTTGAATAAGATGAGCCGCACTCCGTCATCCACTCGAACTTCGATATCGCCTTCATCCACTTGGAAGAATAAATCTGTATCGGAAATGACTTTCTTTTGGAAGAAAGGCTCAATACGGTGGAAAGTGTATCCCCCTTGCCCTCTCAAATCCATACGGTCGACATCTATGATTGCTTGTCCGTAATCCCCTAGCACGAACCAATCACTTGGAACTTGGGAGAAATGCTCAGAGATGACATGTCCCCTTGAGTACAAGAGAGCGTTCTTGGGTGTCGTTCCGAATTGAATCAATGAATAATCAATTGTCGTGTTTTTGTAGCCGTTGCTTAGTAGTCCTCCAGAGAAAACACCTTCTGTGAAGTTGAAGGCATCTCTAGTTCGCACAACGGTGGTTTCAACCACGTCTTCAAACGCCAATCCACTGACTGCCCCACCAATAAACAACTGCACCTCACGGCTTTCGGTGTTAGACACCAACCGATAAGTCTGATTGAAATCCGAGAACAGATGCTCAAAGTTCAGCGTGACGGGGCTATTTTCCCATTCGGTGTATGGGGCTGACATTGGAGGGCTGAACTCCACGATTGTTTCCCCAGTAGTTAGGGGTGTCGCTTCAATCACAGTGTATGTTCCGACTTGCGTGCCATTAAAGACTTGGAAGCGAAGGGTTGCCAATGACGAAACGAGGGGGTAATCCTCTGTGGCGATCTTGAATTGATTTTGCGAGATGAGATCGACTGTCTGTTCGAGTCCGATATTCCAAGAATCTTGCAGATGGGGTTCATCGAAGTTCGTGCAAAGTCCAATGTGCTGCACACCATTTATTTCTAGCATCCCCACCATGTGTAAAAAATGATTTGTTTTCACACCGAAGGCGACATTGGTGAAGACACCCGTCAGTTCATATTCTTTCACTTGGAATCGAGAGGCAAACACCACACTCTTAGGGAAAGCGAAGTCTATCTCTTTATAGAACTGACCCTTCCCATTTGTCGTGAATGTCCCGTCACCATTGATATTCGCACTTATCTCAGACACGCCCCAACCATTGTCGCTGGGCGTGGAGTTCCCATCGAGAGAATGTACCTCCCCATTCACCATCTCGTGTAGTTCGGGGATAGCCACTCTATGTGGGTCTTGGTTCAACATCATTGTGGTGGGTGAGTTCAGAACAGCACTGTAATCTCGCTCAAAACCAATGTATCTGTGGGAAACCAGTTTTGGTTGTTTGCGTTCTCCGAATGGCAACACCACACCGAAGGGGAATCTCCCTATGTTCTCTTTCCCTCTTGAGGAGTTGTTGGGTCTGGTGTCATGGAGATGATTTGCTCTGTCCCATTTATTCAGTGTCAAACCCTCCGTATTCAATCCAGCCATCTGCATAATAGGGCTTTTGTGCCACTTGTAATCAACACGCACATCAATCAGACCACTAGGCATTAAAGGGATAGGAATGAGAGGCTGGATTGCACCCTCGTAAGGATTGACAGCCTCAACTTCAACTGCCACACCATTAACAAACACAGCCACATCTTGATCAGTGGCGGGCGTTGCATCTCCCCATCCTTTAGTGAGGGGGCCGTGTTGGGTTAGGAGTATCTCTTGGACGGAGGTGGAGTTCCCTCGTATGTTCAAGACACTGTTATGGATAAAGTTCCCAGAGGTGGTATATATCGTCTGAGAAGCCGTGAAGATAACCTTTTCTATAAGGAAGTGTAACAACCGATAATACGGATTGAAGTTAAAGGAAACTCCCACTCCATGTACATCAATCCCCGTCAAAGAACCCAATGGAATAGAAAGCAAACATGCCCCATTTACCTCAAGGGCATAAAAACCATATCTCTCATTCCGAATGAGTTTCAAATCTTGACGAGTTCTTCTCCAATCAGAGATGACTTGAGTTGAATAAAGACCACTGTTCATCTCAATGACACCAACACCATCTATCTCTTTGAACACCAAACCAATCTCAACCAAACCATCCGAAACAAATATCTCCATGACGGGTTCTGTCAGATAATAAGGTCGGATGTGAGGTGTGCTCAAATCAAAGGAGAGTTCTACGGTGTAAGCCGAGTTGGGTTGGATATCCCCATGCTCATCGGGAAAGCGAACTAGGAAAGCATCATTCTGTTCTTTAGAAATTAATAACCCAGAAGGAACTCTCGAAGCCTCCCCTAATCCCGTAAAAACATAGTTTGAACCCACATTATCAGAGAATAGGATGCTGGGAAGTCTTCCCAGCGTGAGTAAATAGTCAGTATGTGTCAAACCTTGTAGTTCTAGTTCGACCTTATTTTCTTGGGGTTGGGAGATATTTGTCACGGTGACATTTACTGGATAATCATATTCCCACAAGTAATTAGAGGTGTCATCTCCTCCACTTTCGATTCCTTCATTGAAAGTGATAATGACATTGCCGTCAATAGATTCGGCAGAAACTTCTGTGGTAGGTCTTAATCCACAGAAGAAGGCTTTTGAACCTTCTTCTGGGAGTATTGGATTATGGGAGGTGTCTGTGAGATTCTCTACGAGGACTTGGTAATAGCCTCCCATTGTCGTTCCGTTGTGTTTGACAATGACAGAACTAAGCCCTAGTTCTCCGACCCGACCCTTTTCCACGCTAGTGATATCACATGCCGCACCAAGTGTTTCAAGAATCTTGTAAGAAGCCACAGCATAATAAGAAGCATCCTCTAGGACATCAGCCGAAAAGAAGATTTCGAGGGTGTTCCCATCCACTGCTCTCGCTGAACTGACTCTCGTGAGACTTGTTCCTCTTGTACCATAAACCCCAAGACCGAAATGCCCACCGAAGCCATCGACTGAAGCAATGGGTGGTGCTGGGAAGGTGCTGACTCCACCAAAGATAAGACTTTGACCGAAACCCGAAATAAGGCTTTGCTGTGTGGGTGGATTTGTCGCCCCGAAAGGAGCAACACCATAACCACCGTAGCCGTAGGTTGAGATACCATTTGAGGGTAAGAATAATCCCATTAGATTAACCACCAGTTAGAGCCGTCTGAATATAGCGTGATTGATTTCATCAAGAAGGTGTTGTTATTCCACACGATATCGGCATTGGCTTTATCTATCTCGTCTGTCCCATCGGGTTTGATAGTCAATGTCCATTCACCCGATCTTTCTATGAGTTTGATTTTGATTGTCTTGAAGTTCCCGACACTTGAAGCGGCTGGGAGATTCAGCGTGACATGCTGGTCAACCAACGAGATGAAGTGGAGTTTCCCGAACTCTGCTACGACTGGTTTGGTGGGGTTGCCTTGTGCCAACATCGAATGGGCGTAAATACTGTCCAAGTGGATATCTTTAGTGTCAGTGTACTCAACATCATTCCCATTCCTTGTGAGAACATCGCCATTTGAGCCACCATTTGGCATTGAGAGGTCATTGATAGCAGAAGGGATACTCGGAGTTCCCGTCAAAGAACTGTACTGACCATCGAACAGAGTCGGTCTGCCAGTCAAGGTGTCGTACGCAATCGTGAGATCGTTATTGAAATCCGATAGATCAGAGGGAGTGTTTGAAATCTGATTGTAGTCTATGTTTCCTACGGTTGTAAGGAATCCAACATCATTCGTGAAATCACTCAAAAGTGTCGGCTTCCCCGTTAGATTGTTGTAGGGTACTGTCATCGAAGCCTTACTCTGCGTTCTCCAAGTATGTTCAGTGGTGCTATACACCATAAAGGTGTCATGAGCATCGTCAGAAATCAAAAAATCATCCTCTGATAATGTTACAATTTCTTTATCCCCTAGTTTAAGGACGGAAGGAGTCACATTCTGAACTGCATCTTTAATTAGTATGTGTTGCCCGTTCCCAGAAACATCCCATAAAAGAGGACGAAAACCCTCTGCCTTCATAGTGGTTATCTCTGCAAGTGCTAGAGGGGGCATATTCTCCATATTCTCTGTGTCGGGAACACCCGCCACGAACATGTCACCGATTTTCATTCGAGGCATTGATGAGGTTGTATCCACTCGGAAATGGAACTCTTCTGTTGTGCTGGGATCTATAAATCGGATTGAATTGTAAGCATTGGCGTAGATACTATTCACAATGTAAGAGGGAGAACCAATGTTGAAAGCATTGTTTTGGAGGGGGAGTAAGTTCCCACTTGCATCTTCTTGCCAATTCTCCAAATGAACATCACGGACTCGCACAAAAATCTGACCATTGTTGCCTTTCTTCACGAGGTAACCAATCTCCACAGTTCGGTGGTTTATATTCGTGGCTGCATCTGGTTTGACAGTTGTTAAATCACCATCCACCTCCAAATAAACGGGGTCACCAACAGCCCCAGCCAAACCACTCGTATCAATCCCTCGCACCAAACCAAAGGTCGTGACAAAGCCTTGACCATTGGGGTATATAAGATTCTCGGTAGCAAGTCCCACACAACTGTGAGCATTGGCTGTGTCATAAGAAGCCCGTTGGACTTTAAGTTGCCCCGAAGCCCCGTTCGCTCCACTGATAAAAACGGCTTGCCCATCGTTTATCTGGGTGGTGTCGTCATTAACAGCGTGGAACACCTCCTCTTGACCGACTTGAAGGGTTACATTCCCACCTTTCAAACCAATGTCCATTGTGCCAGCAGTGTCATTCCAAGCCATCTGCCCTTCTGATACCGTCACACCCGTAGTCACATCCCATTGGAGGGCTTCTAAATAAAGACTAGGGATATAAGAAGTACTAGCCCCCAACGCACCACCATTCATAGATAAAAGGTCACCCACACCGTCTATACGCCATTCATTTGTGGCATTGATGGTGAAGTCTATTGTGGCGAGGACACCCGTGTCTGTCACAACGACAGAAGAGTCATCTTGATTGATTTGATTAGAAACACCCGCACCCGTGTAGGAGATTTCTAGTTCATCACCAGTACCACTGAGAGCGACATTGATACCACCCGTTCCTAGAACTGTTCTCAGTTCTAGGTCTGTCCCCGTCTTCTGTTTGAAAACCTCAGAGCCAGTCCCTATATTGACGGCAGATTCGACTTTGTTGGCGAGTAAACTCTCTAGTTCGGAGAGGGCATCTTGGACATTTGTGCTGACCAAAGAACTGAGGGTGTTATCAAAACTGATAGAAAGAGCATTAGCGAGAGCCTCTACCGAAATAGCACTCCCCGTACCACTTTCGTTGAGGGTTTCAAAAACGACTGCCCCCACTTTCAAGGTATTATTGTGGTTTGTGTTGTCTTTGTTCCAATAGATATCCCCTTCAATTTCAGAGAAAAGGATAGTCTGCTCGCTATTCCCAGAGTTCGACACACCGTAAGACGACCCCAACCAGTTGATAGATATATTCTCTACCCCATCTCTCAGAGATGAATTGATGACAGTCGATGTTCCGTTGGTGGCGAGTCCATACTGGGCCGAACTAACAATACAATCACGGAGGACATTGATGACCCCACCGACATTATGTTGATTCGGGTTGATTGCCAAACAAGAGGGTGCTGTGAAAACACAAGAATCTAAGAGAGATGTGGTGTCTTCCCCACTCTGTAAGAAAGCGAAGTTCCCGATATCCCCAGTTTCATCCATTCGGAAGCGACAGTCCATCCCGACAAAGCGACCCTCTTGGAGATCAATCAATGCCCCTTGTCCGACAGTGATGGCAGTACCCTCGAATGTACAAGCATTTGCTTGGAGGACACCCTCACCCGTCTTAGCAAACATGGGGTTGGCAGTCGTTACCTCACATAAGAAATGAAGCCCGACAAGGATAGCCAATTCACTATTGGCTGTGAGAGTAGCATCGTGTGACACTTCCGATTTCACAACCACTCGTGGTGACAACTTCGGCTTGGCTGTGAGGTCTGGCACATCTTGGGTGCTTTTATGTTGAGTTCCCACCAAATGCACGAAAGGTTGGAGAGTCAGAGTCTCTTCGTAGACACCTTCATTGATTAACACGACATAAGGCTGGCTTTCACTTGCTCCATCCAGAACAGAGAAATCAATGGCTTCTTGGATGGTGGCGAAATCACCATAACCTTGTGTTCCTAGATTTGAATCGACATGAACAACTCGACCACTCATAGCAATCGGCTTTAGGATTTCAAGAATCTTACGGAGGTTACCATTCTGCTCGTATGCCCAACCATAAATCCCGATGTCATTTGGTATTATCGCTTCTTCATCCCGTCTTTCACCAGCGGCAACCAATTGCAATCCAGCGAACTGAGTCAAAACTCGGTGGCGAACATACATAGAATGTTCTGTGGGTAATCCCGCATCGACAATCAGCCTTAATAGATATGAACCTTCCTCATCAATAGCGAACTGAGTGACAGCAGCGTTGGTGGAAGTGAGAGAGGCACTAGAACCATCGGGGGAGAACATAATGCTCCACGAATGGGTGGTGACACCCACTCCAATACTTTCTAAAGTGATGACATCCCCACTAAGAACATCCTCTCGACTGGAATCAACGAGAGAGGTTGCTGGGTCTGAGTTTCTTGTTGATTTAATTGAAGCAATAGCCATTTTTAATCTCCATTATTGTAGGACATAACCAAACTTCACCCCTAGAGGTAAAACTGGAATCTCAACACTACTGTTAGGGTTTCGTATAAAAAATATCTCCACTCGGATTTTTTCTTCGGGGGGGATATTCGGGATATCCAAAGGCAACTCTATCTCTTGTAGTGTATCGAAAGAATAGCCAGTCACTGAGAAACTGGCTTCTTCACTGCCCACATAAACATCCACAACAATCTCTGTCAGAATGGTGTCGTCAATTGTGCCATTCTCCCCACTCAATCGCAATACCACTGTGAGGTTCTTGAGATTTATGGCTTGTCCTTTGTCATTGGTGGCACTTGTCCCAGCCATTGTGGTGTCTTCAATTAATAGGACGGGTACACCCGTGTAACCACTGTCATATTTGAGAGGAGAAGCCAACAGTTTGACATCGTTGTACCACCCAATGTCTGTACCCTTCACCTCATAGAACTTCTCCTCAAAAGGAGTGGCGATGGGGACACCATTGAACAACAACTCTGGTTTGGAAGTGTCAGTGACATCTATATTGAGAGGGTAATCAAACTGAGAAGCCCCATCGTCATAGACGAAATGTACTGAGGAAATGGCATCGACATAGATACTCTGAACTCTATTGGTCGGTGAGCCGATGTCTTGTGTTCCCGTATTCATAGGGAGGAAAGAACCATTGGTGTCGAACATCCAATAATCCACACCATCTATATTGATGAGGATACTCCCATCGGCTAACCCACCCTCGTCCACGATAGTGATGGAGGTATTGTCTTGGTATATCGAACTGACTGCCCCACTGAAGCCCAACTGAATCTCGTTTGTGGTCGAACTGACACTGACAGTTCCATCTCCCACAAGTGTTTTGAACTCTAGGACATTGGAGTTCTTCTGCTTGAAGACTCTCGTTCCCGTTCCGACATTCCCACCCGTTATATTTGTGAGAGAATATGTTTCATCAATGGCATCTTGAATGTTATCAGCAGAAGCAGCACCGTCATAACCAATGGTGTCACCCCCAACAAGAGGTGTTATCTTCACGGCATGGGGTGGCAAACCAACAATTCCAGATTCTTGGAGACCACTCCACTGAATTGCCCCGACACGGATTTCATTCAAACCGTCAGTGTCATTCACATCCCAATAAACTTCTGTGGGGATGAACGACCATCTTAATTGTATGACGATATCACCCGTGACCAATGAACCCCCACCAGAGTTTATATCAAAGGCTTTCCCACTGTTCACATCAAACAAACAATGGTCGAAGTTTGCTTGGGATTGACCACTCACAGCCGAACTGGTCACGCCACCCGTTGAGGAAATCTCACAACTCACGAAGTTGGCTTTCATTGTGTTGGCTGGTTCTCGATCTACATTGAGATGGATACAAGAAGGGGCAACGAACTCCGTTCTCCGAGCATTGATGACGGAAGCACCTTTCTGAACTAGAGCGAACTGATCGTCTAACCCCCCATCATTGGCTGTCACCTTACAGTTATCCAAATTGACTACACCATCTTCGACAGAAAGAGTCGCACCTTGACCGACACTAGAAGATGTTTGCATGATATGAGTACGAACAAAACTTAATGTCCCATTTCCACTTTTGGTCACGAGGGGGTTGGTCGTTGCGACATCCCCTTTAATATAGAGATTGGTGACGAAAGATTGATCGCCTATATTCGGGAGGTCAGTCGTGATTAAACCATCTATGACAACTCGTCTATCCTCCACTGAACTATCACCCGAAAAACCAACGAGATGGACATGAGGCTTTAAGGTGATGTCACCCGTGTAAACACCAGCCCGTATCATTATGGTGTAGGGTGCGTTCTCGCTCGGACTTGTTGCTGAAGCGTAGTCAATGGCTTCTTGAATGGAAGAATGATTGCCGTATTCCTTTGTGCCGTCATTGGCATCGACATATAAAACACGCCCAGATGAAACCAAAGGCTTGATGAAATCCAATAAAGTGAGGAGATTACGATTTTGGTCGTTCGTCCAACCCGATATATCAATATCTGACGGGATAGATTCTTGGAAGGTTTTACGCTCTCCCGCTGACACAAGATGCAAGTTCCCAAATTGAGTCAAGGCTCTCAGACGAAGATACTGCGTGGATTCTCCCGAAGCACCCGCATTAACAATCAAGCGAACTAGATATGACCCCTCTTTATCTACCTCAAAAAAACCAACCGCCACTGATGTCGGATTCCCAGAGAGACTTGCTGTTGAATCTTCGGGTTTATACAAAAGATTCCAAGAATAGGTGTTCGCACCATCACTCACACTTTTCAGATAGACCTTATCCCCAAAGGATAAGTCATTTCTTGACTGACCCTCAACAACGGTATTGGGGTCACCATTGAGGAGAGATTGTATCAATGCTTGAGCCATAGTATCACATCTCCATAATCTTCACATTCTACCGTCCGACTTATATAGACAGATTATCTCAGACCAATAATTACTTTATTTCAAACCCTTATCTGAAGATGGGTGTGCTCAAAACCCATTTTTTGAAACACCCTCTTAATCTAAAAAAGGAGAACCATTATGGCTCTTAATATCTCTATTCGGTCTGGACAGTTCGGGGACGATCAACTGACCTCCGATCACTTTTCAAGCACCACACAATATGCTAGTTTCCTTGTCGATTCTTCCTTAACGAATGGCAATGCTGCCGTAGCCAATATCGCTGACTTGAATGCTTTGGAAGCCACTATTGAAACGGCAATTGACTCAGACCTTGATGCTCGTTTGGGTTCTTTGGCTACCGTTCTTGGTGCTGGAATCACTTATGATACCGCTAACGACACCTTCACTTTCGGAACAATAAACCTCACTTCAAGTGCTGCACCCGTTGCTCCAGCCATTTTAACTGACTGGACAAGTGTTATTGAAGCGATTGACACTGCTCTCAAAACGGCTGAAACGGGCATTTCTACAAATGCTGGAAACATCGCCACCAACACATCCAATATTGCCACCAACACGGCTGGCATTGGAACAAATGCTGGGGATATTACAACCCTTCGTGGTGATGTAAATGCTACTCTCGGTCTGAATGTCGCAAATCCAAGTGGTATTGCTGGCTTCGCTGGAACGAACTATCTTACTGCCGCCACTATCACTAGTGTCTTCGGTGCTATCGAAGGACTTGATAGTGCATTGGATACTATCGAACAAGCACTGATTTCTGCTGATCAAGGCTTGCAAGCAAACATTGACACTCTTGAGTCAAATGTAGAAAATCGACTTGGTATCACCAACATTACAAGTGCTACGGCTTTCAATTTGGGTTCAAGCACCTATCTGCAAAGTGCAACCGATGTTTCAAATGCTTTGAGTCTTTTGGATGCTGCGATTGTAAGTAATGACGGAGATATCGCTGCCAATCTAGCAAGTATTGGAACAAATGCCACAGACATTACCAATCTCGATCTTCGTTTGACGACTGCCGAAGGGGATATTTCCACCAACGCAACAAATATCGGTGGTCTTCAAACTGAACTTGATGCCACTCAAACCTCTCTTGGTTTTATCAACACGGCTTATTCCAATAGTGGGACTTACATCTCTGGATCAACCGTAACGGCTGACATTTCTGCTCTTGATACTGCCGTTCAAGCGAACGCAACGAGCATCTCCAATCTCGGTTCTGCTTTTGAGTATGTTGGAACAGTTTCGGGTGGTGCAAATAATACCTCTGCTACCGACCTTTCGACCACTCTCACGCAAAAAGAGGCTGGTGATTATTACAAGGTCGCTAGTGCTGGTTATTTCTCTGACGGTGTGAATACCTTTTATGCCAATCAGAATGACGGTTTGGTTTGGAACAACGCTTCGCCAAACAACACAATTGACATCATCGACAACACCAATGCTAATATTCAAGACAGCGGTAATATCGTTGTATCGGGTTCTGCCGATTCTGGTTGGACGGTTGATTCCAGTGTTATTGACGGAAAAGTTGCTACCAACGAAGGTGACATCGCTCAACTCAACACTGACCTCACGGCTCTTGAAGGTCGTGTCACAACCAATGAAGGTGACATTACTCAAAATGCCACAGACATTGGAACGAATGCTGGAAATATTGCGACCAATACTTCTGACATTGCTACCAATACTTCTGACATTGGTGATATCAACACAGAGATGGATAGCATTGAAACGGCTGTTGGTTTAGAGAATGACGGAACGAAGACTGACTTTGATTCTACTGGTTCGGGTTCTACACACATCATCACGAAGACGGGTTCATTCAAAGATGCTATCCAAGAACTGGATGCTGCTCTCGAACAATCTAGCACTGCTCCCGTAGACACTGGTCGTTTGACTGTCGCTCCTATGAGTCATCAGTATGCCGACTTTGCCCGTTTGGATGATGCTAACGATCTTCAAGCCTACGCTTCTGAGGTCTATGACGCTGATGCGACCAACACAAGTGGCACAAACGGGGGTGGTTTCGGTGACTTACATGAGTTCCGTATTCCAACAGTGGCTGGGAATAATCAGATTCTTGTCTTGGGTTCTTTGTTAGCCAATGCTCCTAATCCGACTAATCCAGCGAACAGTGGGAATAGTTCTCATCTCAATAACAACACCTATTGGTCAAGTGTTCGTGTGTATAAAAACGGTGTCCGTTTAATCCAACGAAACTCAAGTGCGACACTTCAAAGTGCAGACGAATACAAAGTTGTTGCAGTGGTTAATCCAGTCAATTACCCCGCCACATACGGTGATTATGATACCAGTGACGAGTTCGTTCGTTATCCTATCAAGTACGGATCAAAAGTTGAATCGGCTTGGCGAGCACAAGTGTTGTCTTTAACTATTGGACAGACCGATACCAATGCTGGTGACAGTCACAATTTGGCTGGACAGACAAACACTGATGTTACTCCCACAACTGCTCACCCTTTGGCGAACACCGTTCATCCAAATGCTGGACTGATTCGTTATTACAAGGTTGAGTTCGGTGGTGTTCTGAACACCCAAGATATCATCACTGTTGATTACATGGGCTTGAAAGACTAGCCTCTTTCTGGTTTATGCTTGAAAGGCTTGGGGGAAACTCCAAGCCTTTTTTTTGATCTACTCACCGAACTACAACTCAGACCTCCTAGAGAAACATTTATTAACTCGCCCAAACACTGTTCAGCGAACGAAACACAAGATAAACTCTAGGGTTTTGGTGAGAGTTATAAATAAATCAAATCAAATATAAATGTTTTATATGGGAAGCACTCTTTCGGTAGTTCTCCAATATGCCAGATAAGATGTACGAACTAGAACTACACCGTGTATAATAACTATGAAACATATAAAAAATAACTAACTTTTTTCAAAAGGAAAAAAACATGTTGAAACACGCAGAGGAAATCACTTGCCGTTGTGGTTTGAAGCAGAAAGTTTATGCTTCTTATGTTCTTTGTGTGTCTTGTGACCGTCCTTTGCTAGTCCCGAAACAGACTAACCCCAAAGCCCATATTCGATTGAAAGAGGGTGTTGTGGTTGCTTCGAGATATTTGGAGAAGGGTGCTATTGTTGAAGATGTGATTGTATACGGGAAGTTCAACCACCAACATTGTGTTGATGGTCATCTTATTTCTGGGTTTGCTCCGTTCTATAAAAGGACAGACACACCCAATGTTCGTATTCTTTTGTTTGGAGGGAAGGGGAAGATTGTTGCTACCACTACCATCAACAGAGGAGAGGAGATTCACATCCATGTCACTGGAAATTGAAAACGATATCATTCATGTTTGGAAAGAAGACTTACAAGGAGATTGGTGCATTAAGGGCCACGAGATTCTTGAAGTGTCTTACCACCCCGAGTGGAAAGCAAAAACACGAGTTCTTGTAGGTGAAAACAAAAAAGGCGATACCATCATTGGTTATCGCCTTTTGGTTTTAGAGATAGATGCCCCCTATAAAGAGAACATTTATTTCAGTGCCATAATGTATTCCATCGCTGATTGTTTCAGACGGAGATTGTGGGGTGACCTTTCATCGCCTTCCACAAGTCTTGGATTGGGTTCATACTTGATGGGTTGTGAAAATGACTGACCATCTTCTTTGAGGGTGTGAAGCGATTCATATTGTTCTCGACATACGAGGTTGTTTCTGTGAGGAGAGACCACGCTTTCCCCTCGGTGGGGTCATACTCGTCTATCATCCACAAGCCCATCAATGCCACATAGAACTCATTGATTGTGGCTAGGCTCTCAAAGGTTTCTTGACTCTCCCAGTTGATATACTTTTGACGGAGAAAAGCCATGATGGTTTCGATGTCGCTATTGAAAATCATAGTCACGGTGTCTTCGTTTGTTTCAATGAACTTCGTCATCTGTTTTTTGATTGTGGGTGGGATTTCATAATGTTCTTCGGCATATCGCCCAAGGGCTCGCATCAAGAGAACGGCTTCATCTGTGTTGATATCGTCTTTCTCGATCATTTTTTCAAAGAGTTTCGTGATTAAAGTTCGCTTTAGTTCGTCATTGTTTAATGATGTCATGTGTTCTCCAGAGATTTCAAGAATCTAATGGGGGTGAATAAAACCACCACTCACCCAAAAGGGCAAGTGATGGAGTGGGGAAGACTAGGAGGCTTTCGCTTCCTTTTGGGTTGTATAGAAAGCCACACGGAGTTGGCGTGTATCTAGATCGTTACCAGCCAGAGCAATCGCTTCTGCAAGGGAGATGTTGAACTCACCTTTGATTGCTTCTTCAAATCGCTTCAGTTCTTCGTCCTCTGTGACCTTTGGTTTGAAATCAGCCATACGAGGTGGGGTGATATAACCACCCTTAACCCAAAAGGCACGGGGGTCAGAAGGCTTAGCGGCAATGATTGGTCGCCAAGTTTCGGGGAGGTCATAGAGGTGTCTTCCCACACCCCAAGCGACAGAAGCACGCTTAAAGGCATCAGACACAGCCCCTTTTTCTCTCTCTACATTGGATGGAGAACCAATGTCAGACTTGGACACCCACTCACCATTGATACGGACTGACACAGTAGCCATAACTGCACCCGTATCGCCAAATGGAACATAGGTCACAGACCAGTTTTCTTTTCCGACTGCCCCATCAAAACGGGCTTGAACGGAGCGTGCATCTACATAAGCGAGCAAAGCCGCTTTCTTGCCATCACGGGATTGACGACCGACACGCCACTTGACATCTTGGTCAGAGAATGGTCGGTCTAGGTTTGCGAAAAGGTCTTTTGTTGGTGTTTTTCTAGTGCGTGGTTTAGTAGTGCGTGGTTTAGTAGTGGTTTTAGTGGTTTTAGTAGTCATTGTAATACCTCGTGTTTTAGTGACACTCTCTATACGGAAGTCAAACGGAAATGCAACCGCACTTAAATAAGAAAGAGGTGTGGGATCGCTCACAATAGATTTCTCCGTATCAATGTTTCCAATAAACAAGGAGAGAACAATGAACTTATTTGCTGTCAATGAAGACCCCTTAATCTCAGCACGGGAGTCATGTGAGGCACACGCAATCAAAATGCCACTAGAAGTTGCTCAAATACTTTGCACCAACCTTCACCTCTGGGGGCTTGAAGCACCTTATAAACCCACCCACAAGAACCACCCTTGTACCAAGTGGGCAAGAGAGAGTTTGGGGAACTGGGAGTGGGTTATCGCTTACGGCAACGGTCTTGGTGAAGAATACACTAGACGGTATGGTAAGATTCACAAGTCGCATCTTGTAATTAAAGAGTGTGCGAAGGCTCTCGTGCCTTTGTTGGGTGATAGGACTCCTTTCGTTCTGGCAATGGATGTGAAATGGAAACTAGACAACCCCCACGCTTCCTATCAATATTATATAGCAAATAAGATTTTTAAGAATGGGTTGATACCCACTTGGAAACACACCCCCACACCCAAATGGTTTGATCAATATAAGGAGAATGCACAATGAGTGACATACTATCAACTTTCATACAACCCTCAGAAGAAAAAACCCTCGATGGAGCGTGCCAAGCCCTTTTCAATGTTGTTTCCCAATATGTAGGAACACTGAAAAGTGGTCTCGGTCGTAAGAGCAAAGACAACTCAGAGTGGAAAAGAGTCGTCACGAAGTACTACGGTATTTCCCGTCTTTCAAGCGACAAGTGGGATGCCGTCTGTGAGAGAGTCCAAGAAATGGGCTTGCTGACACTTCAGAAATCGGAGGGTGGTAGAGAATACTGGAAGCCCTCTGAACTAGAACTAGAAGTACAAGAAGCCTCAGAATCGGACGATAAGACCCTTTGTGTAGAACCCACTGAACTAGAACTAGAGGAGGAGTCAGAAGTCGTTGATTGGTCGCACAACCCCGATTCTGAGCCAGAAGAAACCCTTTCCGAAGGTTGGGTTGGTTTCACAGAAGATGAACTGGAGGTCATAGACATTTTGAATATGGCTTTCTTGCGTGGTCACACGGTATATGATCACACCTCCAAGCCGACTTTCTACGATGCACACCGTTGGGCTTTGGTTCATGATCAACCTTTGGCAGTGGGTGCTCGTTTACGGGTTAGGGATGACGGTCAAATCTTTGGTTACTGTCATAACTCCGATGGTCGTTACACGGGAGGATTATTCAATTGTGCCGTGATGTCTGCTAATTATGGTGCTGGGATTATGGTTTCTGAGGAGAAGGATCGTGTGAAAAAGGCTTGTGTCCAACCTTGTGCCTCTTGCCCCAATAAGAAGTGGGCAAAGAGAGTGGGATCGTGAACGTGTTCTCTTTCCGTATATAAGATGAAATCATAAAAGGAGACACAAATGTTTGATATTTACCCACCACCCCCACAGAACACTACCGATTTTATGGCTGTTTTTTCGGGTCAAAAACCCGACCCCATTTGGTTGGCTGAAGGCATTGAGCATCTACCCTTTTCTGAGATCATCTTTTGGTCTCGGAGAATCCTCTCGGAAACCATCCGAAAGGATTCTCAGTACACAATGTCTGCGTTCCATGCCGCAAACCCTTCAATCACTAGACAAACAGACCCACTCAAGTTGTTTAAGTTGTTCGCTGAATGGAAAGAGAGTCAACCTCCAGAGGGTGACCTTGTCACGACCTTTGGGAAGAAGATGTTCCGTTGGTTCGAGAAACCGACAGTGTATAAACAATTCCAATTGGCATACGCTACTATCGGTTGGTATCTCGTGAATAAGAGTAAGGAGTACGCTCGGCTCATGGCGAGGGGGGCAATGTTCCTTGATATTGATTGGGAAACCCTCTTTCGTTTGCGTTCCTCTATGGCTGAGATTGATGCAGCCCTCTATCGTATGGAACAACACAACGCTGGTGTTTGGGAACTTGAACCCGAAATGGCAGAACAGTTCTATTGGATTGATTTACTCTTTGTCTTTGCTTATCTTGAAAAGAAAGATTTCACGCCCTACCATAAGGCATGGGATAAAGTTTCCTCACGACACGCTGTTCATTGGTGGTATGCCTCTGAATATGATGTCCATGCTCACCTCAGTGACGAACTAGAGTTTTACCTCGATGAGAATAAAACCCTCAGACTTGTCATTGACGATGGTATCCTCACAGTGCCTCTGACCTAATAGGACACTTGTGTAGAGAACCGATAGCCTCTTTGTGAAACTCCAAAGAGGCTTTTTTTCGTTCATCCTCCCAGTCGATAGCCCCACACAGATTCTTGGTGGAGAGGTCGAACCAAAAACAAGAACCACACTCGGATGTTGGGAACACCTTCTGTAAGTCTTCTCGGTGGAGCAACTTCCTCTCGGCTCGCTGTTCTTCATTCTCACTCTCGTGATATACCGTAGAGGAGGTAGCCCCTAGAGATAAAATCATATCCAGTGTTTCACTCGTGCAGTAGATATGATGAAGGCTGTGAACACCATCATGTGCCACAGCCCCCGAATAAGGAATACCAACTTCAAAAGAAGTGCCTCCCTTCAATATCACAGTGTAAAGTCTTTTTACTTCGTGAGGATTTCCTTCGCCTTCGCTTCCCATTGTTGTGCCTTTTTCATTTTGTTTGCTTCTGGTTGATTATACCAAGCCCAGTGCAAAAGAGAATAGTCCGTGACACCTTCATCGTAGGTATCCCCCGCGGTGATGATAGAGATTCTTGTATTGTCCTTGAAGAACACTCGACCGTGTCCAGCAAAAGTTTGGGCAGTTCGCAATTCATTGACGATAATGCGACTCTCATCTTCTGAGGGGGTCATCACGACAATGTGATTCGTGTTTGCTTTTATTGCTTCAAGTATTTCGTAGATTTGTGTCATTTAGTTCTCCAATGTGTTTGTTGTTACTGACACTTTCTATACGAATAAAGAATCTATGATCGATCCCAAATGGTTATCTTCCAACCGAATAGCCGATCAGCCACTCTATTTATTGGGTCAATCGTGAAGGATTTCCCTTTCACACCAGCCTCAAAGTCACGGACGAATGACCTCGCCACGATATCAATGTAAGAGAAGTTGCTCTGTGTGGAGTTCGCTCCATCCACTAGACTCAATGTCCAAGTGTGTTCCCGAACCATCTCTGACCCCTTCCCGTAATAAATCGCATGTTTCTTCTTCGCAAACATCTCTAATAGAACATCAGCAATGACGGGGACAGCAGACACTCTCCCTTGCGTGGTGGAGATGAACCTCCAAGTGTGTTCTTTTTTCTCAACGGGAGTCAAAGCGAAGTACTCCTTTGCAGACAAACCTTCAACTGTTTGAGCGACTGGCAATTGACCCCTTTGATAATCTTCTGGGTCATCCGTCTTTGTTAAAGCCGTTGAACTGCTCGACCGAAACTGATCTAGTATTTTCTCAGAGGCTTGTTCCAACTGCGACCCAATCATCGTGGGATTCTTCGATTGAGTACTCACGGGAACGGCTGGTTTATTCCCTCTCGGAAGATTCTCAGTTCGGAGTTCGGGAATATCCCCATCGAATTGAAGTCTCTCTGCAAGATAGGCTTCGTATTTGGGATTCAACCTTTCCGTGCCTTGTTCATTGGTGTAAATGATATCATTGGCATCCATCAGTGAAGCCAAATCAAGATTCTTGGATATCCCCATGAGCACTGGAACTAACGCCTCGACTTGTTCCTCGAAGCCCTTCCCCTCAACTTGTTTAAGAACTGCACCTAGTTCGGGATTTTGTGCCACCAACTGTTGGGTGAGATTTTTCATTTTAGATTCAATATCCATCCCAGAACCTCTTCATATTTCGTTGTGCCACTCTTTTTTTCCTAGAACACACAATAAAGGATTGACGGTCGCCTTTCAGACTGTCACAATCTATATTCGCGGTGTAATGGACTGACCCAATCCTAGCACTCTGTATAAGAAGGTACAACATTGGAATCGCCCCCCACAAAAGTATGTTTCTCATAATGTCCTCTTTTGCCAATGGGTGAAGCATCTTGGCTCTACTTTGATTTGCTTTTCGTTATCTTTCTTTGCCTTCACATAAGTGTACCGAGCATCTGCTCCACATTTCGTACAAACGGCAGAAAGTTTTGTCACTTGGTCTGCGTGACAAAGGAGTTTCCCCACATGAGGATAAGCCAACCCATAAGGGGTGATCTCCTCACTGGTGACATACAACTGTTTGGATATCTTCAGAATGGTTAGGATTTCTGTGACCTCTGGTGACATCAAGTGGATGTTATCAATCAACAAAATTGGGAGATTCTTCCCTCGTTCAAATATCTGAGAAGGTTCAGACACATAGAAACCCTTCTCACCCTTCTTCGCTTGGAAATAACCACACACTTGCTTCTTCAACACCATCCGAGAGTGTAACTCAGAAAGATATTTGGTCTTACCACTCTTTGTACAGCCGACAGACATTGCCATCGAACCCTTTAATAAACCCTCAAACATATTTCCCCACTTCATTACCAACACATGTCCAATTAAATCTTTTAGACCTTGAATACAATTCAAGATAGGGGCCATTGGAGCGTTGCTCAATCAAGTCATAGAACTCAAGAGGCTTTCGGCTATGTTCTCTCCGAGAAGCATGAATGAAATCAACAGAAGAGGTTAAGCCCCGACCGACAACACTCTCAGAATCTTTCTTTGCCTTGTACATAACTCTATCACTCTGACCATTTCGCCATTTCGCCCCAAACAAGCACAGTTCGGTATTCCTTAGCCCATAAGGGGTTGGATTCCCTTGTGGTTTAGTCCAAACCAAGAAAGTGACGGGTTTGAACCCAATCTGTTCACAGAGGTCAATCGTATCAAGCAAGCCTCTTGAACCCCCAGTTGAAAAAGAGTTTATCCCCCAAATATAACAATGGGCTTCTTCTGCCACTGGATACTCTTTTAACCAACCCTTGACCGTAGCCACGATATCTTTTTGTTTCTGTAAAGGATACTTAAACTTAGGGTTGATGGTTGTACTCCCCCCCGAACACATCTTCCAAGGAGGATCAATGAGGAGAGTGCGGTAGGTTTCTACGGGTTTGCGAGCAACTGTGATCATTTTTGATATCCATCCTTGTACCAACCACCCCCTTTCAACTGAAAAGAGGTCTGAGAGATAAGTCGCACCATTTCTTTCTCACACTTCTCACACTTTGGGGCTGGGTCATCAAAACCTTGTAGTTCTTCTTTTTTGACCTTACACTCTTTACATTTATATTCATAAATCGGCATACTAAATCTCCTCTGATTCGTACCCACAACTATCGAACCAACCCAATGGGAAATAGTTATGAAGACGACATAATGGCATAGGATACCCACTATCTGTTTCCTTCCAACCCGTTTTTTCCATAGTTTCCCAATCGAGGATATTCAATTGGAGAGCGTGGTTGTGGAAAACTTCAAGGAACTCCCCTAGATAGGAAGCACCCACTCCGTTGTTTCGGATAATCATAGCGTTCTCCAATCCAGTCTTGGCGTTCTTCGTGAAGTTATATGACCCCGTCCACACTGTCGGTTCATAAAGGATTTTCCCACAAGAACACTGACCCTTTTCTTTGAGCATCAAGAGGAACTTGTGGTGCATATATCGGAAGTGTCCTCCATCGACATAGTACATGCCCGACTCAAAGTTCCAATCTCCATACATCGTGTACGGCAATGTCTTACCCCCATTGGAATAACAGAAGTATTCATCCCACCCATGTCCGTTTTTCAACATCCGATAAATCGGTGATTTGTCATTCATTTGAAGCAACTGGTACATCTCTTTCATGTTCTTATTCAATCGGGGGAACTTCCTATCGACAATCAAGCAAGTGGTTTTACCAGCAAGTGCTTCCACGACCTTTGGCGAACTAACCCAAGCGACACAACCTAAGATGATATCGTGTTGCTGTATCTCATTGACCAAAACTTCTTCCAAGTCACGAAAATGGGCTTCCACTTCACACTGGAATGACCGACTCGCATGTCCAGACAACAAACCCTCATTAAGATTCTTCATTTGCCCACCTTTTTGAAATATCTGCTTGCAACAGTACCCCCACTTTGTTCATCTAAAGCCCGAGAAGAAGCAGTATTGATTATCACATTCGCAGCCCATCTCCCTTTCGGTGTGAGATCGGTTTCAACCCCAGAGGTTTTGTAATCCACTGTGCCTCCCACAAAAGAATCTTGATAGCCCCCTTTGTTGGTTCGACCTCCCTCTGTTCCAATACGGGTTTCATTGATGTTTAACCCACCACAAGCGTTGTCTTTCACATTGTCCACTACTGCACCCTTGAAAGGCTTCCTACCTATTGTGATAATCATTATCTGTCCGTATGTTATGAAAGGTTATGTTCCCGAAGAAAATCTTCTAAGGCTTTCTGTTTCTGGATGGCTTCTTTCTTCTGTCCTAGAAGCAAGTTCTCTTGCTCTATCTTGTTCAGTTCTATCCGTTTCTTCCTCAGCCCCCATTGAGTGACTGTTTTTGGGAAAAACATCTCAAACAAAGGGGTCAATGCCTCAAAGAAAACTGTCGTCAGAAACACCATCGCTATCAATGTCAGAAATATATTGATAATCATTTGGTCACCACTCGCATTTCACTGGTTTTGTTGTTCCGTATAAACCAATGTTTGCAGTCGAAAGATTCCCAAGCGACCTCACATGATGACATCAAGCCCTCTTCCCTCAAGAGGTTATTCTCTTTGTGGGACAAGGTTCTAGGGTGACCTATAACAAAACCGATTCTCTCTAAAAACTTTTTCAACATATCAGCACAACCTTAATCAAGAGGCTCGTAATCAGAATCTTCTTCGATGTATGATTCAACACCTCGTTCTTTACATATCTCAACCCACTCTGGATTGAGGCGATCTAAGAGAGTGCGTAAATCAAGGAGGGTCGTCATCCAATCATTGGGGTCATCAAACTTATATTGCTTCTCCCCAAAAACCCCATTGTTCAGATTTGTGAGAACGGCTGTGTAATCCTCAACTACCATTGGGTCGCCATCTAATAGGTCACTCAATACCATCCGTAAGACACTTTCCAACAACATTTGCTCTCTGTCTGATAATTCTAGGTTCATCATTTGCTCCTTTATACTTCGTAACTTTCATTTAATTTATCAAGGACATCCTTGAAAAACTGGATGTCTTTATTGGGGTAAAACTCTCGGATATTGTCGTGATCATCACCATTTATGATGCCCACGAACTGATTGATGTTTCCCACATACATAGTTTCGGAAAACATCTTCAACACCAAAAACTTCTGGACTGTGCTTTCCACTGTAATTTCTTCTGTCATTTCCTCGCTCCCTTTTTATGTCAGTCGTATTGTGACCTTTCGGTCTGCCTTGATCTTATTCCATTGTGTTTGTGACACTGCAACGGGTCTTTCATTTAGCCCCAGTGTTCTCGGTATTAAGGACTTCTCGCTATGTGCCCAAGAAGCATAAGTTTCCCCTATTGTCTTTTTAATGACATAGGGAACACCGTCTTTCACCTTCACTCGTACATCATACCCACTCATGTCTTTCGTGGGGTGTTGGTTTCAACATCAACAATCCTATCTGCCGTGATGCTTCGCCATTCTTCTTGTGGTAAAGACTTCGGGAAATCGGGCAGACCAAGTTGTACTTTTATACTCCCAGCCCTCCCCCAAGCCCCAAAACCAACACCTATCACACCCTTCTCGATATACCCTTTATCCCCCACAATCTTTACAGTCACTTTCATAACCAACCTCCCCAGTCATCGTCATCGTCATCATCGCTATCCCCCTCTTTCCCCTTGTCCTCTTCTAGTACATCTTCCTCGTCTTCCTCGTCTTCCACCTCAATGACAGTTTCCATCACTTTCGGGGCATGCTTCTCGTCAGATAACAGCATCTCATCTGACATCTTCGATGCAGCAAGCCAATCTTTCAGAGGGAAAACTTGTTCTGCCGAAGCAACAATTTGAGTGGGAGTTAGCCTCTGATGTAAAACCACGCCCACTTCCTTCAAACCCCTCTCCACAGCCATCAACATAAAGACCTCCATGAGGAAATAACTGTGGGTTTCACCCCTTTGAACACAAAGAGTCGTGTATCTCCGTAGCGTTTCCAACTCAAAGGCTCTCCGACCCCTTGCCCCTTGGATGTCAAGCAAGCGAAGTGGTACTCGCTTACCATCACGCACATGAGTCGCAATGTAGTGCATGTTGCCCTCAGACGTTCCGATAATACTCTGTATTGAAGAAACTAGGGTTTGCTTCACATAATCCATAAGACCTCCTTTTTGTTTATCATTGTCCCGTTGAACCATAACCACCAGATCCTCTCTCAGAATCCCCCAACTCGTCTGATAAGACGAACTCAATCTTGGGGTAGGGCATGATAATCAACTGACCGATTCGTTCCCCTACCTCATAGATTTTCCCTTCTGTGTAGAGATACGGTTCTTTTGGGTTCTCGGTGTTGCTGAACTTCATCATGACTTCACCCCGATAACCAGAATCTATGACACCCACTGAGTTCGTGAGCGAGAGTTCCTTCTTACAGACCGAACTACGGGGGAATAGCAACCCCACATACCCACTCGGTATCTCAAAGGCAAGCCCAGTGAAATAAACAACATTCCCATAGTCATCCCAACCTCTCCGAACACAGTGTAAATCCATTCCAGCATCACTCTCATGTGCGTATTTCGGTATGACTGCATCTTCGTGTAGTTTTTTGATTTTAACTTTCATCGTATCCTCCTTAAAAGGGTAGTTCATCTGATGACTCGGTGTTAGCCATTTCATATCCAAGTTCTTTATAGGCTTCGGCTATGCTCTTCTCTCTCTGTATAGCAATGATATCGACAGCCATATTCTCTGCCTTACTATACAGAATCCGTGCGGGTGTTTCCCCACCACCTTGCTCCGTGAGGGCTTGAAAGAGCAACCCCACACATTCACCGAACACTGCATGCCATTCTGGTTGAGAGATCGCAAAATCGTGTGGGGAATAATCCATGTAATCACCTTCGTGTGGTGACCAATTCTCATTTTCCCATTGTTGGGCTAGTACCCAAGTTCCCGTTCTACTCATGCGACCACCTCGTCTTTTAATTGTTCCTTTTCTATACGGAAATCAATCAGAGCAGCGATCCCAATACTAGACTTTTTTGAAATAAGGTTTTCTCCCAATCGTAATAATCATTTCATCTCCATTAAAAGGCTGTCGCCCTCTTTAAGTCCTTTACATTTCGACCCATTGACTAGTATTGTGGTAGCCTCATCAATCTGGACAGCACAGACACCATTATCAATAATGTCTATCACTCCAACCGTTCTGTGGTGACACCCCAGTAGAAAGAAACCTATAATAAGCATCAAACACCTCGCAAAATGAAGAAGTATTTTGCTACCGAGCCACCACTTTGATCTTTTTCACCAACATCAGGATATTCAACTGTCCCCGAACCGATACGATCACCATAGCCCGTGACCTTCGCATTAGCCCAGTGACCTTGTGTCGCTTTGGGTAAGTGGTGGGTAACACTCTCTGAGAACAGAACATTGGCGGGGAAGCGACCTCGTGGGTCGGCATCGGCATACAAAGAGTTCTCTTTCTTCATACCACTGTTCTTGTCAGTCCATACGGCTGTGTCATCTCTTGGGGTTCGCTTGGTTTCTTTTCGCACCCCGTCTGTCTGAAAGGTAATCCGACAAGGGTCTATGTTGATCCCCCCACAGTGATTCTTCATGACATTGTCTATGACTGCACCCTTAAAAGGCTTTCTTCCTATTGTAATAATCATCCCACCACCCAAAGTTTTTTCTCTGTGTCCCAATAAGCCTCAGAGATATCGTGCGTTTCTCTATCCCCAAACTGGAACTGTATCTCTGCCATTATGGGTGTGGGCTTTCTCCCGACTCTCGCTCGTAGAATCACACCCCCTCTCCCTTTATAAGATATTCTTGCATCTCTTATCCGTCTATTTCCCTCTGTGATTTTCATTATTCGTTGCCCCAATTGCAATCACATGGGTCACAGCCACACACACCACAATAACAATTCTTTGATATAGTAGGCAACCCCGTGAGCCAATCTACCCCTATCTCTTTAGCCATTATTTTCTCGTGACTATGAGCAAAGGCTTTAACGATACGGTGCATACCATCCACAACATGATCGATGTTCCCCCACTGGTTTCTTGTCACTATTATAGGGAAATGAAGATCAGCATCAATCACCCTTTGATAGTGATAGAGAAGGTTGCTCGGATACATCTCACCACTCCAGCAATCCCAATCGAGAGTGTGTTCTAGTTCGGTGAGAGGTAAAGCCTCGCCCTCAAATGAGGAGGTCGCCTCCCAAATGACTTCCACGTCCCAAGTGTATTCACACCCACAATATTTCATAGTGAAGGTTTTCATTATACACCAAAGTCAAGTTTCAACTGGTTCGGATCTTCATGGAAGGGTGCGACATAATTAGTGTCGAACCAAATATCACTATTGAGCAATCGGGCATAGCCGAAGAAAGTCATGAATCTCTGCATCCCATCTTTATGCCAACAGATGTCCTCTAGTAAATCTTCCATGTTCAAGTTTGAATAAAGGTCATTGTTGGGTATATCCCAATCTTCTTTCCACTGGGGGAACATCTCGTCAACAATACCTTCCAAAGATTTCTCTCCAACTGCCCTCTCAAAGTTCCGTACAAAGAGAGCATCTTGCTCATATAAAGCAACATCAACTTGCCCATACACAGATTCAAAGTCATACTCATGATGACGATCTAAAGCCTTAAATGAAATCGTCTGCCCACCATCACCAAGAATCTCGGCTTGGTACATAATGTTATATGACCCCTCTTGGTCATATATGTCTTTTGTGGTGTTCTGCTTGTAGTTCTCCCACAATTTTTCGTGTATGTTCATTCTTTCTCCATATCGTTTGAATTGATTATAAATGTTTCGTTTTTTTGAATGTGCTTTTCCCAAGATTCTTGAGTGAGTATCCCATTAGAATACCCCTTGAAATAAACCTTGAATCTATGACTTCGAGCATAGCACGCCCAACTAGGGGGAGAACCAATATCACCCGCCAATCTAGGAGGAGGTAAACAAACATGCTTCGCCTCGTGATCAATCGTATAAACATAATCCTTATTTGTCATCGGGATTGCCTTTATTAGGAGAAGGTGTGCCACCCATTTGGATTCTCGCACCTTTTTTGACTAGATTTTTCGGCTTAGATAGTTCGGGGGCTGACCAACTATCCAGAGTAAATCTGCTAGGTTGTCGAACTGGGGAACTCCCCATAGGGTTCGTAGGAGGCTGATCTGCGTTAGTTTTCTGCACTGGGCTTGACCCGTCAATCATTAAACCCTCTTTCGGGAAAGGGGTATTGGTATAGATAGACACACCCTTTTTTTCTTGAGGATTTATCTGAGGATTTGATTGGGCTTGTTCAGATGTCAGACTATCACTCGGATTATTTTGGGGTACATTTAGTTCCGAATGTATGATTGGGGCGGGTTTCTCTGGGTGTCCGTTTTGGGGTGTCTTTTCCTCTTGTGTAGTTGAACTAGGGGCTAGTTCGGGTAGGACTTGGACACCCTTTGCTCCCACGCTCGTCATAACATCGACTTCACTCGGAATACTCCAGTCCCCTTTCTGCTCTATGATTTCGACACGGATGGCTTCTTTCAACAAGTCTGGGAAATCATGTTCTCGGATTTGACGATACTGGGGGTCACGGGGGTCAGCGAAAGTGGGGTTATCCAATAATCTATCAACTTGAGTCGTCATTCTCTGCACCCATTGGGATTCCCCCCAACCAGCACGATGACATTCTTGGTTTTTACAGACACGACAGAACTGCTGCCCGAAGTCTTTCTCGGATATCTTTTTCTGTCCTATCATACACTCGGATAGGAAGTCTTCTGTGGCATGGCTATTCATTGGTGTTTCCTTTTGGTGGGTGACAAACCCCTTGTTCTATTAAAGACATAGCGGTACGACCAAACCACCCTTGTAATTGCCAACACATCCCCGTGTCAATGAGATGTTGGAAAGCCGACACCCATTCTTTTTCGGAGGGTTCTTTGTCGTACCAACCCTCAGCGATAGCCACTGCGTTCATCTTGATCTCATCCTCAGTCATTTTTTTTGCCCTTTAACTTTATATGCTTGTGGAAGCCTTTGGGGGTGACCTCTCTCATTCTTTTCACACCATTCTTAGTTCCATAAAAGACCCCCCCTCTGACAGTGTAGGCTTCTGCAATGTGTGGGTAGGTGTAAACACCGTTCTCAGCCACCAATGAAAGCACCTTTCGGAAGTACTGCTCGTTTGCTCTTTTATGTTCGTCTATCATGTGTCCTCCGTATAGCCATCAAAATAGGTTTCAGTGCTGGTTTTAGGGTCACGGCAATGTGCTTGGGCTTCCTCAAGAGAAAAACCCCTCTTGATGGTTCGTGAGCGTTTATTTATATCTCGATAATGTCTGACGATTTTGTATTTCATACCAATCCCTCAACGGTTGCTTCTTCTGTGAAAATATATGGATTAACGAGGAAGCCATCCTCAACATCTAGTATGACCCCACCCCCTCTTGTGAGGACACGGAGAGGTTTCGTACCACTGTTATTGGCTTTGAACAGCACTTTGGCAAGACAGTCGCCTAGCCCGTAAGACTTGTCCTTCGTAATCACGAACTCAAAGACACCCCCCTTGAGTTGGATCTCTTCGGGTTTATCTTCTTCGGGGGTTTTGTCTTTCACGGATTCTTTTATTCGTTCTTGATTGAGGTAAGGGGCTAGTTCCTCTGGCATGGCTTCTTCACCGTTTCGGATAGCATAGAGGTCATACGGAACTTTCCAGTTCTTCCCTATCTCAACATCGACCGTCAAGGGAACTCGCCACCGTCTTGAGGCGACTGTCTTCTGTGCCATAATTTCGGTGTAGACATCAATGGCTTCTTCAAGGATTTCCCCTTCAATCTCAAACAAGATTTCATCGTGCATACAAGCAAGTATTCTCGCTCGGTCTAACCAATCTCGTTTCTTTGCTTCGTGATAAATGTGCCACATAGCGATCTTCAAGATATCTGCACCAGTGCCTTGAATGGGGCCATTGATAGAGTTCCGTTGGGCTTTCGCAATCAAACCACTGTTGGGAATACCATGTGTCATACCTTTCTTCGGCAAGAGAGCATCTGGCACGGGGTATTTCCGACCGAAAGAGGTCTGCACCCACCCTTTCTGCACTGCTTTTTCTTTCTGCTGACCCCACCAAGTAGATAGACCCTTGTAGGTCTTATCGAACTGGGCTTTAATCCTCGCACCTTCATTCTCATCAACACCAACGGCACGCATTACTGCCCCACGACCACCACCATAACAAAGAGCGAAGTTCGTGGCTTTCCCTTGACCACGAAGGGCTTTCCATCGGGGGTCTTTCTTGGCTTCTTTACCAAAGATAGAGAGAGCCGTCAATGAGTGCAAGTCACCGATTTTATCAGAACCACAATTCGGACAAAACTTGGGTGGACGTTCTTTCCTATCAAAGTGGGTATCGCAATCAGAACATCGGAAAAATTGCTCCAACCACAAAGGCTCTCCCGATAGATTGGTTACAATACGCAATTCCTCACCACTGAAGTCAATGGCTGCTAGGAACATACCCTCACGGGCTTTTATACACTCTCGGAGTCTTCTCATACACTCTGGACGACTTGGGTCATAAGTGGAGGGTAGAGAATGAAGATTGAACCTTGTGCCTCCGTGTAATCCCTCACCACGATCCTTAGTCCCTGGCGTAGTAAATCTCCCCGTGTCAGTTCCTTGTTGCTTGAAATTAATTCTGAGGTCGCCATTCTCGTCTGCATCCTCATACATAGGGAGGAGATTGGTAGACAAAGCCTTCTGTGTTTCACGAAACCGTTTGATTTTATTCATGAAAGGGAACTTATCACCCATCGTGTTCATCAAACGATCCATCTCATCTTTGGTGGTCTTAATCTGTAAGTCTTTCTTAGGGTCGGCTTCATGCTTCTCTCGGCTCTTGTCTGTGACTTTCAAACCTCCAATACCCATCTCCCACATCATTGTCCCCAACTGTTTGGCTGAGAGAATGTCATAGACAAAGGGAAACTCCCGTATCTCCGTTTTACGACCGTCTAGGAGGCTCTTGACCTCTTTATGCACGGTGTCTACTTCAACCACGCCCATTCGCTTCTCGTGGTTCTTTGCGTTGTCAATTTGGTCTTTGATCGGCTGGGTGGGTGAGGGGTCAAAGTTCTCTTTCAAATAATAGAACCAACTCGGTGCGACTTCTCTACCGAGAATATCTTTGGCAGTGAGATAGACTTCTTCCAATGAGTCGAACATTTCTTGCTGACCAAGTTTAATCAATTCTTTAATGACCTCTCGGTCAGTGGGCATCTTATTCTTCTCCATCCATCTTGTTGCTGCTAGACACCCCTTCTCCATAGCATACACAACAGACTGATCTGGCTCGGCTTTGTCACCAATGACTTTCGGGTGGAACTCCTTGAATAACATATAAGTACAAACGGCATCACTCGCAGCATACGCCAACACCTCTGGGAGAGAGGGGTCAAGCAAAGAGTAATCTAGTTTCCCTTTATGGTCTTGTGGGAACAACTCTTTGAGTTCGATCATCTCTAACCCCAACAAGTTGTTGGTGAGGTATTTCAAACCTTTCCTACGCATCCTCGTGTCGGATAAGTAAGCAAGGATGAAAGTATCCTCAAAGCCCTTGTGTGAATCCCACATCCCCATCCCACTGTTTTCAAGGAACACGAGATCGAACTTCGCATTGTGGAAAATGCCCACTGAGTCTGCTTCAGACAATCGTTTGATTTCACTCTCAACCAACGATATTGACACATTTCTCTCTGCCCCATCCTCCCGATGACGAACGGGAATGTAATAGCCCACATGGGCTTTCGGAGCGAGGCATATACCAACAATTTGATCGACTGTTCTGTTGTTGTAAACTCGGTTATCAAGACCCGTTGTTTCCAAGTCTATCCCGTACAAACCAGCCTCAATACATTCATCCACCACTTTTGCGATGGTGTCATTTGTCACTAATTCAAAGCGATAATCTCTCATCCACTCTTTCATTGTGGCTGTGGGGGCAGACGCTTTACTTCTGCCATGTTTGTCGAATAGAAAGTCATTGAGGTTCATCTTCTTCTCCTTGTTTGTTTTTTATTATACGGAGAACCAAACGGGAAACGATCCTAAATCTGAAACTCTTTTCCCTCAACCCAAACTACCCGATAACCATGCTTCATCATTGCTAGTATATAATTCACAATGTGTCTGATGGATTCTTCCTCTGGTTCAAAACAATTTGGAACATCCATGTGGGGATAACATTTCTTGTTGTGCATTACACACTCTTTCTGCATCCAACATTCCTCCCCCTTCATCTTTCTAAGAATCTGTTTGGGTGGTGGGGGGAGTTCTCGAACTAAAGGTGTCGCCCAACCATGAAAAGCGTGGGACAACACTTCACCACTCACCTTACCAACTAGACAATCCCATGCCGTGTTCTCCAAAACTGAAAAGACACCTCTCGGATTGTTCTCTTTTGGGATAGCCCACAACAACAAAAAATCCCCTTGTTCTGGACAAGATATTTTTGCTTCTCGAACACCCCTCACAGATTCTCCAGTTGCAATATCTGATTGGAAACTTGCAAGAGATGCTTCACAAGTTCGTGGGCTTCACCCTCAGTTCGCTCATTGTATTCCATAAGAGATAAATACGATAAAATACGGTGTTCGGCTTCTCGTAACCAAGCCAAATGTCGGTGGTGCTTCTCTGTCATAACGAGGCTTTCAAGGCATAGAGATAAAGGGCTTTCTTAGCCAACCAAAGATACCTTCTGCGTTCGATAGGTGTGAGTGATAACCTTCTGTCGTGTAAAGCCCTCACCTCTATTTGAAGGAGGCTCGGCAACATATCAAAGTGCTTCGTCATGAGGGCTTCCTCCCTATTAAACTGGTATGGATTCTTTTTAATCCAGCAGTTGCTCGTTGATAATCCCATAAATCTTTCTCCAAATGCCATAAGACACAATCATACCCTTCCCAAAAGGCAAGAACCTCTTGCATGGGTTTTTCTCTCTGAACCATATACAACACTCTTTCTACTCTCTGTCGCATACTTTCAAAATCTTGATCCGATGTGTCTTCTATTGTTTCTTCTTGTTGTGTTTCTTCTCTCGCTGTCCATTTCCAAACAGACAACCCATACTTCTTCTCTATTACTTCACATGCCTCTCCGAACTCCAACCCAAACTTATCTCGGTAGGTTTCGATGGCATCCCGACTTTTCCCACAAGCAAAACAATACCACGAGGAACTCTCTGGATAAACTCGTGCTGAAAATGCACCGTCTTGACCATCCCCGTGTAAATCACAAGGAAATTGTTCCTCACGCATACCACCACCACGAACGGGATATCCAATATCTTGAAGCACCAACTCGATGGAAATATTGTCTTGTATTCTTTTTGCTCGTTTTGACATTCTAGGTCACCGTTATACATTGCCAGTCTTGCGTTTTCAAATGAGGCAATCGAACTAGGTCTTCCTCTGTGAAAACATGACAAGCAAGTCCATTTGAACCATTGTGGATATGCCACACAACAGTATTATGTCCTCTAATGACCTCATAATCCCCCTCAAGTGTGAGAAGTACAATGGGGTAATCCTTGCCACCCCTTGATGGGATTTCCTTGAACAAGGCTAGTCGATAATCTAATGTGTCACGGATAAACCCAATGACTGTGTCTGTGGAAACTCTATTGATAGAAACCAAAGTGATCTCCCCCTTAAAAGACTCCAATGTTTCCGAAGACCATTCATACGAATAACGCCCTATTTTTCTGCTATATCCCATCTAAAAACCCAAGAAACTGTTCAAGTCGATAGGGGCTAGGACATCCTCTGTCTCTTCCTCATCTAGGTCAGAAATGACCTCAGCACTATCCCAAGCACAATAGGTTTCATTCCAATGACGGATACGAGCATCTGCAATAGGGAAGTAACTCTCGTCAATCTCTGTGCCTATATAAGAGTGTCCCGTCTTCACACAAGCGATACCCATAGTGCCAGAACCCATAAATGGGTCTAGAACTGTCGCACCTTTTGGTACATCACGAGCCAACCATTCCATAATCCCAATGGGCTTGACAGTCGGATGAAAATTACCAATCTCTGTGGCTGTTCTACCAGCACCAGCACGGGGGTTGTCCATCCCAGCAGAACCTTCTTTCCGATCAACGGCTTCAGCACCACTGACTTTTTTCAAATGCTCTGTGCCTAGTTCTCTCTCACTCCGTGAAGCCTTTGGCATGTACATGAAGTTGGGATTCTCTGGGTCGGTTTCTCTCGCCCAAAATATAGAATCTCTGATTTCAAATCCCGTGTCCTCAATCTGACAAGCACCCTTATAACCAGTGGGTTCTTCTTCGGGGGCTATCAACATCAAATGAGCACCAGCCTTCATGACTCTCATAAGTTCCTTGCTTGTTTCCTCTGTCGGTGTTCCAACAGCGATACAACCGTGCCATTGATTGTCGGTGTATTGGCTGAAGTCGTGATCGTTCAAGCCCTCTTGGATGATGAGACTTTCCCCTCCCACATGTGTGGGGGTAATCATCGTGTGTAAATAGTCTAATAAATCTGATGGTACATTCATAGTGTTCTCCTTGTTGTTGTTATACGAATTGTGGTTATCAAAACGATCCTCAGAAATGAAAAAATAAGTGGAAGCCTCTGCCCCAATCTGCTTTGTAAGAATCTTGGCACATGAACTAGAGAAGATAGAGTTTGCGGGCCATCGACCTTTTACCGTGAACTCAAGTTCTTTTCCTCTCCCATCTGCCAAACCAGCACGGTCGTCATTGTATCTCATTTGAGATTCACCACTTCCCGTGTAAGTTCGCTCCTCGTCACCTATTCGACAAGCATCAATGTTCATCGCACCCGTCCCGTGCTTCAAAACATTCTCTGCGATGTTCCTCTCGCTCAAAGGCTTCCGTCCGATATAAATTAAATGTGATTTGTGCATAGTTTCTCCTTTTTGTTTTCGGCACACAATGATAGGTTCATAAGAGGGCTTCAAGTTTGTATACCAACCTACACCAGCCCCTAAGTCTCGTGCTTTGGGCATCCCAGACAGATATACCCAAGCATCAATAGAAATGTGAAACCCTAGTTCGACCATAGCGGCTATCATTCGGTGAGAGGTCTTGCTGGAATTGAAAGCCATCAACGAGCCGTCTTCTGACAATACCCTATGACAAGCCCCAACCCAACCCTTGTGCCACTCTTGTACCCCTTTCCCATACTGTCCGAACTTACCCAAATCGGGAAGGTTGGAGGCACGCCCAGCGTACGAGTTCCCATAGTCTTCTTTCCGTTTGATATCTGCTTCGCTAGTGGGGTTCATCAAGTTCCGTGATTTCCCTTCTAGTTCAGTGATGAACTCCAAGCCGTAAGGTGGGTCGCATAAGATAGAGGGGACAGAAGAACTTTCAAGGTTCTTCATTTTTTCGAGGCAATCGCCTTTCATTAATTTTAGTATTGTCATTTTTCTTCTTTGTTTGAAAGATATAGGCGAAAGCCTCATCTAGTTTTTTCCAAAAATCTGTCATTGCTCTACTTTTGCTAGTTGTGTGATCCAGTCTTTCATATTCAAAACCTCTGCTTCTACCCTCTTTATGAAGATGACATCCTTTTCGGAAGGGTCTTGGGAGAGCATCACTCTATTCATTGCATAAATCAGTTTGCAAAGATTCTTGTAGGCATTCTGTTCAGTTTGTTTCTGTAAATAAGTTCGGTAGGCTTCTAGGCACTCTGTTCCACAGAAGTTCCCCATCACGCCCACCGTCACATAATACATACTCAATTCTTTCCCACATTTATTACACTTGTTCATTGCACAACTCTCTTTTTCTTGCCAGCGATATAACAATCTCTGTTGCAAAAACAGTTCGGGTTTCTCTCTACCTTTTTCTTCCGTTCAGCGAAGACATTCCCACAACTCAAACAAGCGACTGCCATCCAAGTCGATAAATCCTTCTTGGGAGCGTGATGCTCTTTCGTGTGCTGGCTTGCCGTAGTCAGTTCAAGATTCTCTATACGGTTGTCATCCTTCACACCATTGATGTGATGAACATGCTCGTGGGTTTTCAGTTCCCGACCCAAATGGTTCGCCATCACTACACGATGCTCTAGTTCGTATTTATCCGTGCCTACACGCACCATTATATAACCGTCACCATGCTTGTACTTACCACCCTTCCATTGAGGATGGTTTTCACCACTCAATCCTCGTGCTGGGTTGGCACACTCTCTCGAACAGTATGTGCCATAGCCCCTCTTGATTTCTGCGTTCTTGACATAAAACTGCGAACCACATGTAGGACACTCTCGGTTCTCACCTTTTTTCGTGCAAGCCCTTGAACAATACTTACCACCACCCTTTCGGATAACACTGGGAGAAACACGAAAGTCTTTCCCACAGCCCTTACACACACAATCCATAACAAACTCCTTTCGCTGTTGGTTGGTTGTATTAGGGTAGCAGACAAAATAGTGGTTCGCAAGAAAAGTCATACTCTTTTGTATCCTACACACACTGGCTCAAAGGCTGGCTTCAAAGACGTGCCCCAGCCTTCCCAAGTCTTCGCTTCGTCTGTGACCCACTCTCTGACGGGAACATCAACGGCTACTTGCTTCGCACCCGTACCGTAAGCACCCACACCTTTGCCACCTTCTTCATCTGTGGTTCGCACTTCTTTACCAGCCACGATATCATTGATGTTCTCGCCACCAACTCCTTTCGTGAAACCAATGATAGCCCCTTCCTCACCCGTTCGGGCTTTATGTCTTGAGTCCAGTTTCTTACTTATATTCAGGGATTTTGGGAAGCCAGAGTTCCCCGTAACAAAGACCTTGCCATTCCGTCTAGCGACAAAAGCACCCGTTGGTACTTTCACACACCATACAATGCCCTCGTACTCTATTGGGGTGACGGTTGCCAAAGTGGTTCGGGTTTCCCATGTGCTTCGTACAGTTTGTGATCCCGATTGTTCTTGAACAACATCAAGTTCTCCAACCGATTGTCCTCTGCGTTGTGATTGATGTGATGAACACATTCGGTTCTCGTCAGTGGTCTGCCAACTGCTTGTGCCACTTTCAAACGATGTTCCATCACATACCCGTCTTTCCTCGCCATTGAGGTGTACTCGGTTGGGCATCTCACATAAGCGATACTCTGAGTTATGTAGTTCCCCTTGCGATTGCGATAGGTCACCCCACCCTTCCACGCTGGGTTGGTGCTTCCCGTCATTCTCTCCACTAAGGCTTGTTCGCTCTCTTGTGACCAGTTCGCCCGCCCCTTGTGAGCGTGTGCTTTCCATTCCTCGCCCCTCAGAACTCCGTTGCACTGCCTTGAACAAGTTGGATTTTTTGCTCGCTCTAATCTTCTTGCTCTCACTAGGATCACCTTTTGGCAGACATAACAAGTCAATTCCACCTTTGGTTTCCTCTGACATTCTTGCTTGCAATACAACCTTGCTCGCCCCACTTTCCCATCTGGTACTTGAAACTCTTTCCCACAACCTTGACACTCTTTTGTGATCTTCGGCAGTGTCATACATTCTCGCTTGCACCAAGTCTGTGAGGATCTCTTTGTTTGAAACTCTTTGTTGCACCCCTTGCATACTTTCGTCACCCATGTAGGTGGTCGACATGCCCTCGAACAATACTTTGTTGTTTTCTCTCTGGTTTGAAACTCCTTGTGACACCCCTTGCAAGTCTTTGTCGGATAGTGTGCTCGAATGGTCGAACAGAGTTTCTTTCTTAGCCCGTGCCGTGTTGTATCCGTTTGAAAGATCGTTTCGCAACCCTCGTATCGACACACTCTCCACAAAGGGTACGACTTCGTTTGCTTGCAAGTGTTCTGCGAAAAGAAAAGTTCTTTCTCCCTCTCGTTCAACAATGCAACGATGGTTTCGGGACACGATTTGGTCTGTATGATCTGATTGTATTCTGTAAGCGGTATCCTTGTATTCATATCGAACTACCTCCTCAACGGCTTGCACTTGATAAGTGTCCTTGTCTATACAATAGGACACAACCATAGAACCATTATTGAGTTTTGATTGTTCAACCCACCCTTCGCCCGTAAGTATTTCGGTGTCTTCCGATAGACATCCGTATGCCCAGACAGAAAGGTCAACAGAGAATCCCACTTCTGCCATTGCTGCAAGAAGATGTTGGTAGGTTCTAGTTCCCCCAAAGGCTTTCATAACCCCATTCGGTTTCAGAACTCGAAAGGCTTCTTTCACCCATTGGACATGCCACTCTCTCTGTTGTTTCCCCTCACCCAAATCATCGAAATCCTTGTTCATGAACTTCAGTCCGTACGGGGGGTCACACAGAACAGCATCCACAGATTCGTCTGCCATCTCTTTCATCTTGGCGACACAATCGCCATTCATTAGTGTTAATGTTGTCATTGTTTTGCTCCTTTATAGCCCATAATTATTGGTTCAAATGCTGGTTTCAATCCGTACTGCCATCCATCCCATTTCTGACCGTTCTCGGTTAGTTCAAAATCTAGGGTTTCTTGATGCCCCTTTGTGAAGAACTTCCCTCGATTCACATAGTCGTCTATGTCTAGTTTCGACCTCTTGTGTCCTTTGGATAGTTCGTGGAACTTCCCTTGATAGGAAGAACCCGTTAGTTCGTAAGCCGTAATACTCTTTGCCACATCAATGGTCTTTGGTCGCCCAGACACATACAACCAAGAATCTACGGACACCTCAAAGCCGATCTCCACCATTATCGCCAACAGATGGTGCAGAGTTCGTGGACTAGAAAAGGCTTTGATAACACCGTTGGGTTTCAACAGCCGATATGCGTGTGTCACCCATTCACGATGCCATTCTTTCTGTTGGGTGGCGTTCCCTATGTTATCAAACCCACCGTTGTGTGAGAAGAACTTCAACCCATAGGGTGGATCACACAATACACTGTCAACAGAACCGTCTGGCATCGTTGTCAAATGCTCCAAGCAATCCCCTTGATTTATGGATAGTATAGTCATCTTTAATCTTCTTGTACTGTGAGGAACATGTTCTTGGCTTCTTCAAGGTTTGGGAAATCCAATCCGTTCTTCTTATAGATCAAGTGGTTCGCCCACAAAACCCTTTCGGCTGAATAATTAAAGTTATTCCAATCCCCAACCTTGTACTCAATGATCTCACTCCGATACATTGTCCAGCCCAAGTTCTTGTCTGCCAAGTAATCAATCAAAGCACGAGTTCGGTAGTAGCCCCAAGTAACGGCTTGCTCTTTATCGAAATAGTTGAAACCGATAAAGTAGGGAACATAGCCTTTGGTGGTGAAACCCTTGAACACAGTTGTGGTTTCGTATGCTTTACCCGTATTGATTTTTAGGTTCTCAATCCATCTCTCAAAGTAGGGGAGGAACTCAGTAATCTCTATGTACCCCTTAAACTCGGCTACGGGCTTTGAACCATAAAGAGAATCCCCATAATCTCCATCATCGTCATAATCATCGTCACGATCAATGCCTCGTGAGGAATAGTATCTGTCGTTATTGTCGTTGAGTTGCATAGAGCGATTGTCATCGCTTGAATAACCGTTTCCACCCATAATAGTTCTCCTTATTTGGCTCTGTAGGGCATAGAACCCCCTTTGCGTAGTTGTGTTGTGGCAGTCTTCCAACCCTTTGCGGTCGGTGCATTGGGGTCTTTCTTACCCAATAAACCCATCTCTTTCATCATAGAAAAGTACGGCTCGGTGATGGGGGGATATGCTTGCTCTCTTGCGTAGTTAGCACACACCACCGTCATCATCCTTTTGCAGTACTCTTTAATAAACTTGATTTCGTGTTCAGATCGTTGCATTTTTCACTTTACCCAATTGGTTGTAGGAGTTTGATGTATATATTAAACATTTCTTCTTTTAAGGTTTCTTTGCTGTGAAACACACTGTGTATGTATTCCTTGGCTTCTTCTTCGCTAGGGAAGATATCCATGAGAATCCAACCATCGTGAGAGTTATTGGAACTCCCCATCTTATAATTGGGACATACATAAAACACACGGTACTCAATGAGTCCCTTCCCCATTTTGATGGGAGTCAACGCACCTAGTTTGAGGTATTTCTTGTCTTTGGTGTGCCATTGGATATCTAGGCATTTTCGGTATATCACCATCGATCCCAGCATTTGCGAATCTATGTCGGTCAACTTGACCTATCGTTGCCGTTTGTAGTATATGATCTGGGTGTTTTCGGAACATGACTCACCCAAGTGCTTGTAGTAGTTTAAGATAGACATTGAACATTTCTGTCTTTAATGTCTTAGTGTCCTTGAAGACTCGTTTGGCATAGCCATTTGCTTCTTTAAGATTGTCGTAGGTTTGCATCAAGATCACAGATTCATCTTTATTGGGGGATGTGTTTTGAGTGAGATTGTGGCTGATATTATGGTGGAGCAAACGCATCGATCTGCTTGCAACATCAAAGTCATTTTTGAAGAAGTACACTCGGTATTCCAGATACTCCCCCCACCCCGTTTTACCAATCAGCCCCACTTTCGTGTCAGTGCCATTTATATTGAGGTAAATATCCTTGTAATATTCCATACTGGATTTACGCTTACTACCACTTTTGAATGATGTTACTCTCATTGTGCTCTCCAAGTTTGAGTGTGTGAACCTTATACGGAAACACACACTCAGAACGACCTCAAACGGGGAGAACGGCTTCGATTTGATCGTCTATACTCTGACCCACTTCCTCAACATTCAGCCCGTGTTCGTTGGGGTCAAGGGTTTTCACTCGCCTAGTTTCCCAATGAACACTAGCCGTGAAACGCTCAAAGGGGGCGTGATCACGAGTCTTCAAACACTGGAACTTCACCAAAGACTCTTTTCGGAGGTCATCATCCACCCAAGTCGCTGTCACAATATCCGAACTTCGCTCGGCTTCATTTGCATACGACAACATCGTGAGATCATACTCCCCTCTTTTCTCTGGGTCTTTCTCCCCTTTCTTCATGGCACTCTTAAATCCCTCACGAGATATCTGAAACAAACACAACACTGCCATACCTTCACCACGATTGAAGTTCATAGCCATTCGCTTACAGTCCCTCAGAACCTCGTTTAATCGTTCTGTGGTGCTTGACACCCACTTACGGGGGGCAACCAATAGAGCGTGGTCGACAAAGAGTATTTTGAAGGGGTTCTTGGCGAATATGGTTTCGGCACGGGAACGAATGTCAGCGACTTTAATGGCTTCCTTGTCGGGGTCAGCCACTTCGATGTATATTGAACCATAGTTGTTCTCTGGGTCATTGAAATCGGGAACTACATACTCTTTCACGAACTTCCTTGCTTTGGCTGAGAGTTCCCCGAACTGTATCCCTTGAACCGTTACACCATCCCCTTTTCCTTTGGGGCGAACTTTATCGAACTTCTCGTGACCACTGTGCATGGCATACAAGATTCTTCGTACTTGTTTGTAAGGCATTTCCAATGAGAAGAAGCACGAACTGAACTTATAATAGACGGCTTGGTTGTATGCCCAGTTCAGAGTGAAGGTACTCTTCAACCCTCCCGTGAAAGCGGCATGAAGCCACAACTCTTGTTTCTTCGCACCACGAATAGCCGTGTCGATTTGTTCAATCCCACAGAACTGCCCCATTCCAGCCAAAGGGTCACTCTCCACTCGTTCATACTCATCCCAAAAGTCAACACCGTCACTTGTGACATCCCCCGATAAGCGTTCTCCCGTTACGGGTGCAACAACCTCTTGAGAGTTGTCAAGGATAAAGCGAACTGAGTCGACTGGGCCTTTCATCACTCTAGTCTTTTTCCCCTCTTTGATTTGAATACCCGTTGTCAAGATAGATTTGGCATCGGCTAGGATTTGATTCATTTTTCTGAGGCGTTTATCCTCCACCAACACATTGAGGTGAACACGGAAATCCCCTTGAACTTTGGGTTTCTCCATCGACAACATTTCAAGCCTATCTGCCACGGTATGTTCTTGGATACGGTCAAAGTGTGTTCGCAATGTTCCTATATTGGGGACATGTTGGTGGTCACGAACAAAGTCAACAATGTACTTCCATATCGTGGTGTCTTCGGGGAGGTCAAAGGATAATCCAGAGCCCCGAATGAGGTTGTAGTTCTGTAAGGCGAAATCAAGGGATTCAGAGGATTGTACTTGAAAGGCTGATCGTAAGAGTGTTTTCATTTCTTTCTCGTAGATGATGATAAGGTTCTTATTTTTGGTCGATTTGAAGATTGGGTGCGATGTCTATTCGGGGTCAAAGTGTCGGATAAATCCTCAACCAATGGGGAGGATACCCTCGCAATCCCATTGTGCTTCACTCTCGCCCACGCATTGAGTTCCACTTGCACTTGCATAGACCAACACCGATGCCCCTCATGTAAAGGTCTGCTCGGCTGATCCCACACCCATGTGGGGAGTTCTAAGTGATCTCTCAAAGCAAGGGCTTCCAATAATACCTCTGGCATAGCCGAGTTCCTTGCCGCTTTGACACCCAATCGAATAATAACAAGATCATACGGCTGAACCAAATCCTCAATTGACAGTTTGGCAGTCGTGACCGAGTACGCTTCTTTGTCTAGGATATCAACTCCAGCGAGAGCAGCAGTCGCCAACCAAGAAGCCATCAACTCTTTATCGGTGATGACCTTGTATCGCCACGATAACGGTTTCCGTATAGCAATGTGACGAACATGGGCTTTCATCCAATCAATGGGTGCAGTCATCCACACATTGCTATCTAAAACTTCCGACAAAGGACTTTCTGACACTTTTGGTGCAGAGGATACCCCGTACCACCCATTGTCAGCATTTTTCAGCAGACGAGAGGCTATGGTGCAGTCACACAACTTTTCTTTGGGAGGGGCATTCTTGGTTTGGATACGGATTTTGCCTTCTCCTTTACAAGCCTTGCATTTTGGGTTGGCGTGGGGGTGTTTCATTTTTTCTTCCTTGCGTCTTGTTGGAGGGCTGAGAAAATATCTCCGAGTTCACTCGTCTGTTTTATTACGGTATTCTCATCATTTTCCGATCCCTCTTCACCTTTTAATCGCTTTCCGATGATACTTTCAATGAGTTTCATCTTTCGGCTCAAGACATCCATCACTCTCTCATCGACTGTGTCTTCACAGACTAGATGGATGGCGTAACAACGGTCATTGGGCGAACCAATACGGATCATGCGACCGAGTATTTGCAAGTAATCTCCAGCACTCCAAGGACTATCATAGAAAATAATCGCCTTCGCACTTTGGAGATTGATCGCTTCCCCACCAGCAGCCGTCAACCAAATGACATTCGTTCCAGATTCCAGATTTTGGAATATGTCTTGGGAGTCCTTCCGTTGATCCTCATTCTCTGAACCAGTCACACGAACACATTTAATCTTCTTCTTCTCAAGTAGGGGGATGCAGTGATCCACCAACTTGCGAAAACGAGTGTAGACAATGACCTTCTCTCCATAAAGGTCACCACCCTCTGTCAGCATTTGTTCCAAAGTGTTGTACTTCTCAGATGCACCATCACACTCAATCAAACAAGGGTGATTGGCTATCTCTTGACAGTAGATAATAGCCGTTAGTTTCGTGACTTCCTTTTCCTCACCAGTCCCTAGTTCTAGCAATCCCGTCAAGGCTTCTTGGTATTTCTGATGTTGGAATGTCGTCATACCAACACGAAGTTTCTTTGTGGTTAAGACGGGGAGTTCAGATGCCACAGAGTGCTTGGGTCGACCGAGATAGAAGGGGTCAATCATATCACGGAAACGCATGATATCCCGTTTCCGATAACCCACAATAATAGGTATCTTCCGACCACCTTTAATCTTCTGTAAGCGAGTCACACAGAACTGCTTCACGAAAGCGTTCTTATGGGGTGTGAAGAGGTCGGGGACAATCACCTTATAAATACCCCACCCCTCCAATAAATTGTTCTTGATTAGGGTTGCTGTGAGTCCGAAAGCACGGTCAGCATTACTAGCAAGATGCTTACAAACTTGATGTACTTGTGTGGTAGGTGTCTTAAATGCCGTTGCTTCATCAAACACAATATTGTAATCTGTCCAATGCTGGAGAATCTCAAAGTCCGAGCAAGCACTGCGATATCCCATAATAGCAACTGAAGGGGTGTCCTCGTGTGACCAAAACTCATCCAACTGCTTCTGTCGCTTCTTCTTCGTGCCTTTAATTTGATATGTGGTGACACCTTCCGTGAACTTCTCAAACTCGGATGCCCACTGACCCACCACCGATTTGTTTGTCATCACAATCACTTTTTTGGCTGGATTCTTCTCCCACAAATAACAAAGGGAAGCAATTGCCTCAAGAGTTTTACCCAAACCCGTGTCATCCCCTACCACGAATCTTCTCATTGTCAGAAGATGTACCACCATCTGGGCTTGATAATACCTCAACTTGAAGTCGATTTCTCGACCATCCAACAGAACAATCTTGTCTTTTATGTAAGTGGAGTTCCGTATCTCCAACTCTGTGTCCTCACGAACCTTCTGCAACTTCGTATAGGCTTTCTTCAATATCTCATCCATAAATACCTCTGGGTTAAATAGTTTCAGAGGCATATACGGAAAAGAATCTAGGACACGATCCCTTTCAAGGAAAATCTATAATTATCCTACCGTAGCCTCGTTTTGTAATCAAAGCACCATTCGTGGTCTGAGTCGTTGCCACATTACCATACGAATACACTTGATGTTCAATATCGGGTAAAACAAGATGTCCCGTCTGGGTTTCTTGTGGGCTAGGCTTCGGCTTCTCAAATGAAGTGAGTCTTTTCAAAATGGTTTCGAGAGGGAGGCTAGACAAACCCAACGCATTGAAAGCCCTCAAGTCTAGTTCAGAGATAGAACCAGTGATAGCACCCACAGAATAACCAAGACGGTGTAGATGGGCTTGTATCGCTCTCTCTATGGCACGACCACCCTCCCACACACCTAGTTCGCACTGACAAGCACAGACGAGGGATGAAAAAGCAAACTCTCCTTGCCCTTCTTTCAAATGATTATCCAGCAATATCTGCCAAGCACCATAAAAATGAAATACATTTTTCGTGTCGGTGTTCAAGTTGGGATAACGGTCGATGGGTGTGAACCCACAAGGTATGGCGTTCCCCCATAAGAGGCACATCAATTCCTCTTTGGTGTGGTCACCCTCAAGGTTCATACGAATCTCACGACCCAACCCACCTAAAGGAGAAACATCACTAGAGGATATCTTCAAATGGACTCCCCCGACTTTCGCTAGACGAGCCTCTAAAGAATCTAGGGCTTGCTTCAAATCACTTGTAGTTCGCACACCCCTAAAAGAGATAAGTTTCATACATAACTCCGAGTAGGCTTGAGAGTCACCTTTATCATTGAAGCACCGATGACTGTCGTGATGACAACCCCTAAGAAAACGTACTTCATTTTGTGTTTCAGAAATCTACGCATGTTTGTTCTCTAATCGTTTCAATCGGTCATTGACTTCATTGACCGTTGTCTGTAACTCAGAAAGGGCTTGTAAGACCTCACTCAAGTTGGTAGTGTTCTCGGTATTTTTCGTGGCAATCTCTCTCAAACCCTTGAAGGGTAAGCCACGATCCATCTCCCAATCGTGGATGGCTTTTCGTATCTCTTCACTGTTATGAGGTTCTTCGGGTAAGCACCCTCGTGACTCAGCAAGGCTTTTAAGTTGTGTGTAATCCATTCTGTCAAGCAGTGATTGTGGCATATCGTCCTCGTGCTAGTTGTATGAGAGAGAACCAAAGATACGCTAGTTCTTGGATGTCTTCTCTAGGGTTAGTTGTGATTTTCTTTATTGCTACGGGTAGATGGTAATAATCATCTATCAGATAAAGGATTTCTCTTTCGGGGTGAAACAAACAGATCACTTGAAGGTTTTTCTCCAAGTCGTCTATGAGTGGTTGGTGCTGGGCGAGATCCCAGATGTAATTGTCGATGGTAGTGGATACCGAAGAAGGGGGAAGCATGATAGAAACTCCTTGTAAAGTCTGTTCCATCATACCTATCCTCTCAATATTTATTCGGATTCCCAAGCAATTTGTTGATAATCCTTCCCTTTACCACTGTATCCAAAGATACCCTCAAAGGTCGGCCCCGTTAAAGGGATAATGTCCAAGTCATTGGAGTTCTTTGCAGAACCACTTGAAGAGATAGCCATCGTGATATGAGGTTTAGTGTTCTGTGACCGAACCCCTCCCTCAATTTTAACGAAAAGGGCTTGGGCTTTATCGTCTTGACCATAGCCAATGACGGACATCTTCACGATCTTACCCAATGGCATATTCTCAACATCTTCTTGAGAGGGCTTAAAAACCATAGTGAGGTGGTGGACAATCTGTTTTTCGTGGAGTGCTTCTGTCCCTTCTTGTTGATTCCACCACCGAACCAAGTTGGCTCTAGTGGTGTCATCAAGGAACAACCCAGCGTAAATGATTTTCTTACGCCATTTCTTTCTCGGTTGTAACTCAGTCACGGGGGTGAAGGATGCTGTCATAGTTCTCTCCTCAAGTTGGTGTGCAACTCTTATACGGAAAGTCCTATTGAAAGCGATCCCTTCATCACCCATGTGCCGAGAAGCAATGCGAGAAACGAGGCTCTTCATTACTCTCCACCCAACCAACGAGAAGCAACACGAACAAGACCACCTTTTTCCAAGTCCTTCTTTTCAAGACGAGCATTACGAGTTGCTTGTTCCATCAAAGCAATATCCATACGAAGAAGACCACCACCACATTCTTCAGATTCTGGTATATTGACAAAGTTCTCAAGGATATCAGCATCAATAATAGAAGTCATGTCACTTGCAACACGAGCACGCTGAAAGGCTGAATCCTCTGCATAAACATCGGGCTTGTTTTGAACTTTCATTTTTCGATAATGATCCATCGCCAAAACAGCAATAGAGTATTTCCCGTCTGTGAGGTCAAGTGTTCCACTCCAATTGCGACCACCACCCTCTGACCACCACTTTGAGAAACCCTCTAGTTCCATACAATCTTGCATGTACTGTGTTCTAGGAGTGAGTTTTGCTTTCGTGAGTGCTGGAACTTGATCCTCATAGTTTTTAGAACGGAAGAACGCCACAATTTTAGGCAAGTTATCATAACCAAAAACAACATCGAACTGAGGAGATTTGATGAGGTTAAGAACGGATGTGCCGTTAAAGGCTTCACCACCAAACCAACCAAAAGACTCTATTAACCCTTTGATATCTGAGTTCATTTGAGAGGTATTAACATTTGATCTTGATTGCCCCGCACGAGGAGGATAACCACGCAATCTACGGAACTTATCTTCAAAGCCAGAACTACCCGAAGTGAAATAATCATGTACTTTCTGTTGTTGAGCCACTGTGACGGTATTACCAGCAAACCAAGTGGTTATATGTCTTTTGTTTGCCGTTGGTGGGAGTCCAGCGGCTTGAAGCATCCTTTTCATCGCTCCCGAATACGAACCAGAGGTATCAATCACTTCCTTCAAGATTTCTGCAATATCTGCATTTGAATCTGAAGGTAATACTGGAGTAACGGGGCCAGTTTGAGTCGTGCTTGCACCACTGAAGGCAGAAGCCCCCCCGAGTTGTTGAACCATACCCACCATGAGATCCGTCATCACTTGTTGACGATCTACATAACCCATCTCGTAGATTTTGGCATCGACAGACTTCTCACACCAACTTTTTGCACCATTGACTATACCCATAACTGGGTTATTGGACTCAAAACCGAACTTGTTCCAAGTTCTCCAACCACCATCCAAAGCGGCAGAAACCTTAATCTTCTTCTTACCCGTTTTCATTGCGTGTTCAATCTGAGAAGCCGACATGTGCATCCCAGCACCCAATCCTTGAAAAGAACTAGACACTTCACACAAAGCGTTGTAGTGTGTGTTTTTTGTCATTTGACTACGAGACCCGTTACAACAATGTCTGCCATTATAAGTAAGACGAAAGCCTATACTACTTGAACCAACATTAAGCCGTAACTCGAACTTGTTGGGATCAAACTGAGAAGACTGACCTAATCCTAAACCCCTAAGAACTTCAGAGTGTTTTCGGCTCTGAGGGTCATTCACGGCATTGGTGATATATTTTTTCAAAGCGTTTGTGAAGGGGGCAATCCCAGTAGAATCTAGGGCTGTTTCATAATCCATCCCAGCAACAGTAACCCGTTTCATTGCAGCAATCTGACTTTCTGATTTCCCTTTATAAACAAGGTCAAAACGCTCTGAGTCAAACTCATAACCAAGAGGACTTTCTTCATCTATCTCAAAGCGGGTGTATTGTGTTTCTTCATCAACAACAAAGTTGTTTTTGTCGAAGAAGACCTCTCCCACCATTGCATGGAGGGGATGACCAAAAAACTTTTTACTGACTTGTTCCAAGTGCATCATAAAGCCGAAAGCGAAAGCGGCTCTTGCACGACCCAACGCCATACCGTCTTTCAAGAAACCGAGATATTTTTGGATACCTTGTAATGGGGGCTTCTCTCTCTTGATTTTACGCTTGAAAAAGATTCGAGATTTTGGCTTGAGGCCCGTGTCATACATCATAATCCCAAAAGCAAAGGCAGCCAATCGTCTGATTTTCGCTTTCGACATTTTCGCTTGGACATTGATTTCGAGAGTCTGTTGAGCCAATGACCAGTTGAAAACCCATTTCTCATCTGACATAGAGAGCATAAAACTGTTCTTACTCATCAAGTTCCGAACACCCCGTTTGAACTTCGGGACTGTCTTGTATGAAAGACTATTTTTATTCAACATTGTCATGGAGGGTTTCCAGTTCGCCCACAACATAGATATCTCATCCATTTGGCTTTCTGGGGCTGTAACTGTGTAAGGCTTCCCCAAAAACTTCATAGGGACACCGATTGAAGTTTCATCCTCTGCTGGAATCCGAGAGAGTTTTGCTTGTTTTTTCATAGAATACTCCTAATAAAAGTCATCACATAAATAGAGATATAGATAAATTATGCAAGCCAAAGAGTGGCGATGCGAGAAACAGATTTTGAAGCCACACGGAGTTCTCTCCGAGCCTCATCAAAGAGGGCGATGTCTTTCGATGAAAGATACCCCATTGCCTTAGTCAATAGATCGTCTGAGGACATCTTTGTCAAGCCCTTCTTTTGACGGTATAAAGAGAGAATCATATAAGCGGGGCTATTGACACCCTCACTCAAATCAAGAGTGGCTTTATATCCACCACCGTTCTCACCCCACCAATCCTCAAAACCTTCAACATCCATAAGATTTTGTATGGTGTCTTTCGTGATACTGAGTTCTAAGTCTTTGAACAGATTGAAACTGACGATGTCACCTTTACTCATTTGAGCACTCAAGAAAGAATAGTATTGAAAAATCTCTGCTCTGGATAAAGTCGGCACGAGGTCTGACCAATCATTGGCAAAGGGTGGTTCTTCAAAGCGAATGTTCATATAACGAGAAAAGAATGGGGTGGGGAGGCTTCTGAAATAACTGGGTTTCTTTGACCCCACGGCTTTTTGTAAGAGAAGATCCACTTCTCGGTGCAAGATATCTTCGGGGTATTCATTTATTTTCTTTTCTAGGGATTTCAAGACCCACCAATAGAAACCATCTTCATCATCGGAGTGCTCATCAAGATTCTTGGGAGTTAGGAGGGCATCATAACCCATTTTGTGCCACACCTTGTAGCCCACATATTCATCATCACCTCTTGCGGCATAGCACATGATTTTTTGAATGCCCTTCGCTAGACACATATCTATCTGATTTGAAACCATCCGAACCCCAATACCTTTCCCTTGAAAAGACTCATCTAGTTCAAAAAGGTCATTCTCTATGGCAGACACACCCGTCTTCTTGTTGTACCAAATGGTTCTAGCAATTGATACGGCTTTACCCTCACCAAGATCCCATTCAGCATTACCCCCCTCATCGGTTTCTATGGAGTATGCCACAATATCTCTGAAGGTGTTGTCAGTGGCAACCACTTTATTAGCACCCGTCAAACCTCCCAGTAAAGTGGGAGTGGCAACGGCAGCATCGCTCAAACCCATAATATCTAGGATATCATTGGTTTCAAGGTTCTGAAACGGAGTGTTTTTGAAGGGTTCGGCTAGTTCAATACTAGATGCCATCACCGAACTAGCCATTTCAGTTGGGAACTGAGAGAGGTCAACCCGACTAGCCCCAACGGAGGTTCTCTGGAAGTACTCTCTGAAGGTCTTCATCACAGAGGTTTCTTCACCCAACACGAAGTCAGCCAAACCACTTGCCCAACTTATCTGAAGTTTTGTGATGTCTGGGTGATAGAACTTACGGTTGGCAATGGGTTTTTTGACTCGGTAATACTTGAACCATTTCTTCATATCAGACGGGCGTAGTTTCAAAGAGAAATAAGCCAAACCGAATCCTCTCAACAACAGCATCTGTTGCCTTGAAAGGCTCTGCCCCAAGAACGCACTAGCATTGATCTCTAGGACTCCTTCTGCGTAGTTGATAACCCATTTCTCAGAGGTTTCGATAACGCTAACCGTGACCTTCATCTTTCGGGGGTACAGATCGTTAATATCTGCGAGGGAATCATCCCCTTGAAAGCGTTTTATGATAGCAAGACATTTTTTCTTAAAGAGTTCTGCTTTCTCTGGTGAAGTCCCATAAGCAATTGAAAGAACACCCCTTCCAAGAATCTTCGGAAAACGAAGTGCCTCCGAGTTCTTTGCATCAACGGGCTGTGTTAATTTGGCATATTTTTTCTTTTTATCACCCCAACTTTTGTTATCTGACCGAACTAGATTGCCCTTTGTTCTCCAGTCCTCCAACTGAATCCAGAACTCTGGCATGTGTTTACTTTCTTTCAACACTCTCGGATGTATCCAAACCCAAGAATAGTCCATGAAAACATATTCCCAAGCAATGATATACGGTTCTTTGGTTGGGTATTTATCAACCAAATGAAAGAGGTCTTTCAAGGATGTTATCGTAAACCCTTTTCTATCCGAAGGGGGTCTGGGGGTTGTTTCATATATCATTGCCGTCCTCGTATATAATTGCGAACTAGACCTACTGAGGGGCTTTCTACCCCAGAGGATAAATCCAATGAAGCGTTCCACTTATCCCCGTATTGTTGCCACCAATCTTCAAAACCTTCTAGTTCCATCAATCGCTGGATTCTCTGGGACTTGTAGGACAAATCTTCTGTTTTCAAAAAAGGTGATTCGGGGGAAACTTTATTAAAGAAATCCACGAGGGCTAAGAAGTCTTTGCGACTAGGTGCTTGAAAGGCTTTTAAGTTGCTGTATTCACCATCAAGGGTGACATCCATAAAATATTGGAAGGCTGAGTTGGAGAAAGAGCCTTCCTCTGTTTTTCGTCTCAACCTCTCGACCATACCGTAGAACTGTTTCTGGGCAGTCATATCGGATGCACCAAGAATCTTTTCTACAACGGCTTGCTTCCACCATGCTTTTGCTTCGAGGGAAGACCCATATCTCCCACTATCGAGGTGACCATCAAAACCGAATCTCCACCAAACATTGTATCCAAACAACCCAGAGGCATCCTCCCTCTCTGCCACCAACTGTATCTTTTCAACACCATGTTTGATGGCTGAGGTCAATTGTGTGGCGAAGGCTTTCATCCCTAACCCTTGTCTTTGCAAGTCTTCACTGAGGGTGAAATATTCATTTTTGATGATATCATCAAAGAAGTAACGCTTCATTTGTAGGACGACTCTTGAACCAGAATAGGCTCTGAACTCCATAATCCCCGATTGGTCATAATCTAGTTCAGTTCGGTAACCAGCCTCTCGCATGTCGTCAGTCAACCCAGTGATTCCAGCGATATCCAAAGCATCTTCTAAAGACACTGTTTTTCTGTCGATCAGAGAACTGGAAGTTTCAATTTGTTCCTTCCGTTCGCCCCTCGTAAGACCTAGCCCTCTGAATCTCGTGGGAGATAATTCGATGATATCGGATGTCCCCACATCAAAAAAGGTTTCTAAAAGAGCAGAGGGTGTTTGAAAGATAGTGTGTTTCAATAACTCGGTGGCAAACAGAACACGAGGTTTCCCCACTTGGCTCACTGAAAAGGATGAACGCTTCAGAAGGGTCAAGTCCACCTTTTCTCGCCTTGTGAGGTTTCTCCAATACAACTGGTCGGACTTACTCAAACCAAAGTCATAATAGCCCATACCCAACGCCAACAGAAGATTGGGTACGATTCCCTTTCGGTTATCTCGGATTTGTCGCATTTCGGGATTGACTTTTATCAATCCCGTGAGGGGAGAATATGAAACTCTCACGGGCAGTCCCTCTTCTGTTTCAATGCGTAACTTCTTTAAGGAGGGTTTTACCTTCTCTTTCAAGAAGGGGGCTTTGGACAAAAAAGCCTTAACCCCCATCTTCATGGAAATCGCAACGACTTTGGGTAAATCAGAAGCCTTTATGGGGTAGATAAAATTAAGTTTCATTGAATACAATCCAGTTCAATGATAGTTGAGAATAGACAGTTTATTGCTTCATCCTCTTGGGGATGACATACGACCACCATAGTCGTTTGATAAGAGAGGAACGAGCCATTTGACGGTATGCCTCAGCACAAGCGAGTGTGTCAGCAAGAGCAGTGTGTGCTTTCCCCGTTTCAATATTCAATGCCTTTCGGATATTGACAAGGGAGGCTGATTTCAGCCCACAAGGGAAAAGATGTTCGACTGCCGTACTCATGGTGTCTAAAAATCTATATCCAATGTTGGGGTCTTGGTTGTGTTTCTTCAACCACGCTTTCAGAAAGGGTACGTCAAAGTGAGCGACATTATGACCACCGAGAATATATTTCCCATTGAACTTCTCACGAATGATGGGGGCAATTTCCTCTGGAGTTGGAGCATCCTCCCACCCTTTTGTGGTGTAGCCGTTAATCTCCAAGGCTCGTTTTGATGCCCGTGCTATGTCGTTGGGTGTGGGTTTAATCTTGGTGTCCCAAGCACTCAAAACATTCCCCTCCATGTCCGTAACGACAATCCCTATCTCAAGGATGGTGTTGGTGTCTTTGTCTAAGCCAGTTGTTTCTAGGTCAAACCACAATATCTTCATTTCATACCTCTAAAAAAAAGCCTCCCACAGAATTGACGGGAGGCTGTTGGAAAATCGTCTAGTCAATGTTTATGCAATAGAGATACCCTTCTCTCGCATGAAAGAAAAGAAATCGTACATCATAGAGTTCTGAGCGAATAAATCCACCGACCGTTGAAGGTCTACATCGGGAGTGGAATCTTGAAGTTCGGTCATTAATTCTCTCAGAAGATCATTGTTATGAGCGAACTGGAACACAAACTCCATGTCCTTCTTTTCCAATGTCTTGTTTGTCACTTCCAACTCTTCAAGTGTTTGGAGATTGCTGGTGTCATAAGATTTTCTTTTTGACTTCGTGACAGACATAAGCAACTCCGTCACATTCTGCACATGGTCTTCTGCAAGGCTTGTGCTGTTGGCTTCATACACTGTGGAAGCATTCGTTGGCATGACATAGAAGCCACCATAGTTCGCCACCAGTAAGGGGTAGTCGGGGTGACAAGCATTACCACAGATAGCCTTGTATGCCAACATGATGTCACGGATCGATACAAGGTGTCCGAGTGTCTTTGAGGCTTTGAGTGTGAGATAAGAAAAGAGGTATCCTCTATATTTTTTACTTAATCCCAACCCTTTGAATAAACTTTGGGCTTGAGGGAGATTATCTTTATCACCCGTGACTGCTGAGAGGAGAACTTGCTCTTGCTTCTTTGAAAAACAGATTTCTTCTTCGGACTCAGTAAGGAAAGGAAGCACCTCAGCAACCCATTTTGTGTGGGGAAGTTTGCTTTCGGTTAAGGGGCTGATGGATGGAATGTACTTAGACATGTTGTACTCCTAGTTGATGGTTAAATTGAGTTTGTTGTTTTGAATGAGATATTGAAGGAGTTCCTCTTTATCCATAGAGAAAGAAACCTTGTTGTCCTCATTGGGGGCTTGTTGGTTAGCCAATACAATGCTTGACAAGTATTGTATTTGTTTGGATTGTTTCTCCACCATACCCAACAAGTCTCGGACGGTTTGGTGGAGATCCGTAGGTTCAGTGAGATCCGTAGGTTCATCAAAGAATACCCCGACCTCTGCTGCCATCTCATCCAAATCGCCACGAAAGATAATCTCTGTGTCCTTCCAGTGTGTTTTCTCTGCATGTTCTAGGACTTGACGAGGCTTAGAATAGTTGTGTTTTCGACCCGTCACAAACTGGTAAGTCGCATTGAGGTCTTCTGCCGTTATCTGACATAAGCAATGAGTTAAAAGAGATACAAGGAAAGAACTGAAGGTGGTGGGGGAGTTTGAAATCGGCAATAGAGTTTCACGAACCTTTGAGGGGACTCGGATTTTGCCTCCTCGTTTTCGGTTGGAAACCCTTTTCACGAAGGTTAAAATATCATAGACAGCGTTCTCATTGTTATCCAAGAGTTCGGTGGCATATAAACATCCTTTATCCATTTGGTTCAAAAATTGGGTTGTAGGCATAGTGCTTTGTTCCTTTGGTGGGGGGGTTGGTATGGCTAGTTCAATTAGCCTTCTGTTAACTTGTGTTGTGATTGTTTGTTCCATTGATTTGGATAGGGTTGCTGGCTTTATAAGTTCTTGGATTCTCTCAGAAACATTATTTACTGATATCTCCTCTTCCAACAAAAGAATGGAGAGATACTCCTCAAAGTCGGGGTGTTCAGAGTGTGACTCTGGGGTGTGCAAAACATTTGACATAAAAAAACCTCCGTATATAACTGGTCTGTTTTATATACGGAGGTTGAGTTTGGAAACGATCCCAAATGGCAAAGTTTATTTCTTAAACTTTTTCACGGAGTTCTGATTATCCAAACGGATGAGGCTTTCAGAGTGACGCATCTTCACCATCGCTTCTCGGTCGGAGTTTGACAAGGACATATTCCCGAATAGTGTCATAGCACCCGTGTCTTTATCTTGCAATCGAGAAGTCAGACCAGTCGCACCCGTGACTGCTTTCACAAGTTTAGGATCAATATGTGCAATAGCAATATCCCAAGCGAGTGTTATTTGTAAGCCAGCCCCTATCATTTGAGGTTGCCCTCCATACACCAATGCTTGCCTCTCTTGAAATACTTTAATGCCCGCAGCATACAACTGTAAATCAAAGTAATAGCACGGCTGTGGGACTTCGGGCTTATTGAAGGTCATCGTGAACTGGATCGAAAGACGATGATCACCCACAATAATCTGGGGGGCGTTGTGCCAACCCCAATCCACGATATGAACACGGAAGGCTTGACGTTGGGAAAGCACCATTAAGGTTTCTTGCTCAACATCTGACATAGGAACATATAAGCCCTTTGGGTTCAAACCACCAAATCTATTCTTATCACTCATAGTCGCCCCCCTTATGCCATTACAATATAAAGTGCTTCCAACAACTCGGCTTTGGTCAGATTCTTGTAAGTCACCTTTTCTACCTTCGCCACTTCAATTAGTTGCTTCTTCGTCAAAGACTCCAAATCTACGGTTTCTTCACTAGCCTCGGTCTCAACAGCAACAACTTCTTCTACAACTTCTTCTACAACTTCTGTGGGGGCTGTGGTGAGTTCTAGGGCTTCTTCCACACTCTTTACGGGTGTTCTAGGCTTATCCACCACAACGGTCTCTGTGGTCGTTTTTTGTGTGGCTGGGGTCTTCACCAAAATACCTTTACGATGTTTGGCGTTCAAACGTCTTTCAGAGAAGGCTGGGATACTGTTTGTCTCAAGAATCTCCCTACTCTTGCTCGGTTGAGCCAATTTCGGCAGAGTTTTCGTGGCTTTGTTCTTGTTCTGATTGTTGGTTATTTTTGGTAGATACATGATTCTCTCCTTGTATAGATTTTGCAGTTATTTGAGCGATACGAACATACCGATCTAATGCGGCTTGCCCTAGAATATACCCAGTTTGTACGAAACCCGATATACCCACTATTGATAATAATAGCACTTGATTATTGCCTTCACAATTCTTGTAAATTAAGACACCGATAATCATCTTCCAGCCGATGTCTGCTAGAAGATAGGCTAAAAACTTTTTTGAGGATAAGGGCAACTTTTCCATTACGAACTCCTTTTCTTTCGAGGTTTCCCATGAAAGTACGCCAAACGATTGCCCCTCTTTTGAATCTTATCTGCTTTTTGAACGGCATCCATAACGGGACTTTTATCCCTCTTGGAAGTGATATCCAATAACTCTTGGAGGTAGTACTGTCGCTCAAGGGAACAAGCAGCGAAAGCCTCGTCAAAGTCTTTCCGAGCAAGTTCATGTTGTTGGATGAACTCTAGGATGTGCTGATCTGACAATGTTTGAAGAGCATTTCGTTTGGTTTTTGTTCCCGAATACCACCAGTTCATAATGAACCTATTTCAAATAGAAACTTGACACGGTGCTTCCCAGCATACGCTCGAATGATGGTTCGTATTGCTTTCGCTATCTCACCACCTTGCCCTATCACTTTCCCATAATCTGAGGGGTCTACTTTAATAGACACTAGAAAAGAGGATTGGGAAGAGGAATGGATATCAATTACACATCGCTCTGGATATTCACATAGAACACCGAGTACGGTATTCAAAAAGTTTTCAAAATCTGTCTTGGCTGTCATCGGTGTCCTCTACTCCCAGTGTCTTTGAGGCATACTGTTCAAGTTCCTCTAAGTCTCTTGTTTTTGCCAAATCCACCAACTTAGACAATCGAGATTGTTTCTTTTCTTTGTTGGGGGTCATGGAAACCACACGAGTTGGTCTGGGTTTTGATGGTTTAATTATGGGTAACTCTGCGTCCCTTTCCAATACAACTTTCTTAATGTGATCCCGAATGGCATCTACTGTTTTGGGGATACCCTTCAAAGGGATGTTCCTTTTCGTGGCTTCTACAATCAAAGAATCCAAATCGGGGGTTTCTTCTATTTCAAAGCCTTCAGTTACAATGAGAGTTGGGGCTGGAGTTGGGGTTTTTTTCTTCTTGGGTTTCTTGGGTTTGGGTGTCTTTTTTTGAATAGTTTCTTTTTGAGTATTTTCTTCTTGAGAGGGATCTTCAAAAATAACTACTTCAAGTTGTTTATCGAAGATTATCGAAAGATTAGCCAACTTCTTCTGACGGTTGATCTTTTGACGAGCGAGGTTTTTCGCTAGACTTGACCCATGAAGGTAGCCGTTGATCTCTCCTACAATCTGCTCTATTAAATGAATACCGTCATTCATTGTTAGACCCACGAGGTCAACCCCCTCCAAACAATGAAGAGGCTTGTCTAGCAAATCCTTTTGAAGGTCTGGTTCTAATTTTGAGGCTTTTTTTGTCATTTGTATTCTCCTATTATATGTGCCTTTTTATATATACGAAAAGACCCTACTTCTTCAACCCCTTTTCCTCTAGTGCAGTATAAACTTTTTTGGACACGAAAGTCGTCCACATACCGTTTTCAACCATTCCGTGTAACTCTTGGAAATCCCGTAGAGCCGAGTCGGACATACGACCCCAATCGCCATCTGCACCCCATTTACCCAAGTCATAACCTAGATCGATGAGGGCTTGTTGGCGTTGTTCATTTGTGAGGAAGGGTGACCACACATCTGGGATGGAAGGGTCGTTATAAACACCTCTGAGAACACGAGCGAAAGGAAAACCAATACTGTCTGTCTTATAACCAGCACATAAATCTTGATGATCATGGTGGTCTTCCCAAGTGAGATGACTCCATTTCTCTTGGATATGTTTCCCTAGAGCAATCATCATTTCAATCTGTTCTTCTGTCCAAGGCTGTATCTTGTACTCTGTCCCATTGGCTGAAGCACACTCACTCCAATCCTCTTTGGCTTTCACACCTTTACGAGCATAGCCTACATTCACAGTTTCGATTCCAATACAGTAGGAAGCACCACTGTATCGAACACCATTGATAACACAAGGCTTGCCATCCCAACGAAGTGTCTGATTCGCACCAGCGTGCCACGAACGGTTTTCGATGGTGACATATCTATCAATCCCTTCATCAAAAGAACGACCCACACCAAAGTGAGCAGATGCCTTTCCTTTCCGAGAAGCGTTAGCACCACCAAGAATCTTAGAACAACCTCGTTCTAAATCCCATCCAGCAGTCCAATGCCATGTGACACCCATTGGTTTATAACCAGAACGTGATTTCCAACCCTTTCCTACGGCTTGACCCTTCTCGATAGGGATGAGATATTTGTCATTCAGTTTTAAGTCATACATTAAGTTATCCTTTGTTTGTTTTTTCGCTTTTTCCTTTGGCAATACGAAACTGCCAACGGTGGTATTTGTTTTAGGATCTGTGTGGAAAAAAACATCCACACCCAACTCTTTCAAAATCGTTTTAATCTTCTCGTCTAAAGACATGCAGCCTCCTCTAAAAACTCACGGACATTGAGTCTATTTTTACTAGAGGGTTGGTGATACGGATTTCCATATACACCCCCTCTTTAACAGCATACCCACCAAAAGTGACAGAGAGGGTGTTCCCCACAACAAACTCACGAATCTGACCGTTGGTGACACCATCATCAAAAAGAGTGTGATTATATGCTGTGCCATGAACCATTAAAGGAGGGGAGTTCACACCAGATGCACCCGACTCAGAAACTTTCTTACGGATGAAAATCTGAAGGTCACCATTGATGAGGTCTTGTTCCAAACCATTAACGAACTGACCGAAAATACTCATCTCTAGGTTTGAGTGAGAGATTGTTCCGTCATCTGTCGCTTCAAATGTCCTATAATAAGAAGCACCTTGCCCAATCCCCGTGTAATCGGGATTCGGTAAAGGGTCGAGAGGAAGATAAGGCGACCAATCTGTGTGAGGTATCTGTAAGAAGCCCCCTTGCACCAACGCTTGACCAGAGTTCAAATGATTGAGGCTATCCCAAACAGTGACATAATCACTCTCTGTTCGGTGGATTTCATCATCGAAACCATCGTATTGAGGGGTGGAGGTCTGTTCGTAAGTGTCAATCAGAACTGGGAGGGACGGGGATATCTTTGTGACCCCATTGTTCCATGTGTCATCAGCGTGTGCTTGCACATAAATATTCTGATCAATCACACGGTAGTTCGGCTCTTGGACTTTCCAATCGTTTTTTTGGTAATCCACGAAGTTCCGATTGACCTTCGAGTCCCAACTCGAAAAATAACCCGCACCAACTCCAAAAGGGGAGTGTTCCAACTTCGGTAGATCGATATTAACTGCTTCTACTGTAAGATTCTTGGATGCCTTAGCCGAAGCATTATTGAGGTGATTGATGTCTTTGACGGTCACTCGGAACACTGTGTCATTGGTGTAATACGCAATCCCAGAGAGATGACGAACTACACGGAGGTTTTCCTCAAAAAGCACTTGATCAAAAGAGGGCGTTTCGGGATTGGAATCATAATAAAAAGTATTGATGGTGTGGCTATACGAACCACCCCCATCTGAAACCGTGTCTGTGATGTGCGTTGTCGTGACACGGAACACACTGCCCCATCTCCCCACTGAGTTCACCAACATATCCAAATCAAGGACTACTTTAGCGAAGGCTTTCTTGCGGTCTTGATTGTCATCTTGGAAATCAGTGATGGTGAAGTGTATCACCGAACTAGGAGAGAACTGAGATATGTCCCCCGTTGCTGGGAAAACAACCTCTTCATAAACTTGATTAAGACTCTCAATCCGAACTACAAACTGAGAATCCCCACCGAAGCCAGTCGTGTGTCCGACTGTGTCTATTTCGATCACACCAGTCTTTGTCACTCTGTCTTGAGTGGTATTCCCCCATGCCTCTGAGAGGACTAGGTTGCCATCAGCACCGTCTGCTGTCGGAACTCGTGCTGTTTGGAAAGCCAAATCGGTATTGGAAGCAAATCCATCAGCACCGTTACCACCATCGTCTGTGTTCCAATGCGACATAGGAGGTGGTGGGGGTGGCTTACGATAAGGTGTCCCGTCTTCATTCCATAAGTCGAACTGTTGCTCTGTGAGATATTTAAGACCCTTATCGTCTGTCCCTCTCATGTGGGCATAGAGATTGGAATCGTAACTCCAGTCTTCTGGGATCATGAAGGAATACATAAACTTCCCAACCTCATTGGTGGGTGTCATAACTCCATCTTCAAGAACGAGTTCGGCATCTTCATCAAAAGTAAAAAGATGGATGGTTGTCCCCACAACAGAAACGGGGTTTTGGTCTTCATCTACAAAGAGAACAAAGAAATACGCTGGTCTACCGATAGTGACAATAGCCATATCAACCTCCTCTCACAAATCGAGTTATCATGCCAGTCCTTGAACCACCCTCTACAGTGATGGTGACTTCCCCGTTGGCTTCTGTGATAGAAACATGGTCACCTCCCTTCAAGGTCTTTAGTTCGATTTCTCCTACGCCACCCATCTGACCTAATTCAACACCCGAACCAAGAGAAGTGACCGTGATACCTTCCACTATGTTCTTGAGAGCCAACACTTGTGTTTCTATCTCGACCTTAAACAAATCAAAACTGGCTTTCAGTTGCTCAATCTCTGTGGTGAGGATGTCGATGTCAGTCGAAACTGATCCTATGGATGTTCCGATATAACGAAAACCCGTGATGTAAGGGTCAAAGGCTGGTCGTGCTGCTATGAACATTTCAGATATCAACAGTAACCCATTGGAGTAGTTCCAAAACCACGCCACACTACGAGAAGCACCAACACCCGTCATATAGATTGTCGTGGACAACAGTTCGCCACCAGCCGATGGGTCACCATCCCACAAGAGAATCCCATAACCGTTGGAAGGGTTTCCAGTTGCTTGGGGAACTAACTGTGGTTGAATCCAGTTGTCTAGCATAGGAGAAGTAGTGTCACCATGTACCGAATAAGCAGCCCATGTGGTCTTGTTGCTGTCGGTCACCTCTGTCAATCGAATGGCAGTATTCAAAGAAGAATAATCTGCGACTATGCCTTGTAAGTGGAGGGCTACATTGTTTTGGGCTTCTAGGATAGTCGAAGCGGGGTGTTGTCTGATGGTATCAAGTTGGGTCAAAACCTTCCCAGACTCCACCATGAAGGTGAAGGGGAAAAGGGTTTCATACCACTGACTGAGGGAGTTCCCATCCAAAACACCAGCGACAAGGGATTTCGTGACGAGATTTATCCGATCTTGATTAGAAAAAGACATCCGACTACCTCATTTCGTAGCAAAGAGAAAGAATCTCGTGTTCTGATAGGAGATATATCTTTCTGATATCCCCACACTGAATACGAAGAAAAGAAGAAGCACCGACTTTTTTGACAGAAACTTTATCCCCAACCCAAACAGTCGGGACACTTCCAACAAACTGTGGGAAGTCCGATTTTTTGAGAGAGTGTTCCTCTACAATAAAATCATGCACACGGATAGAAAGACGAACCTCCTCGCCATCTACACGATAATCAATGCTTCTTCTGAACATATCTATTCCTACAGTCGGTTACGAATAATCTTCGTTCCCGCATTAGGATACTCTTTCGCCCCACCGTTTCCAGCACCCGTAACGCCCGATTTAGGTGTTCCAGTAGTTTTTTTGCCTTTACGACTGCTCGGTAATGTGAGATAAATGGGTAAATTAGCCATGATGAACTCCTTAATTATTTCAGATTGCTGACATACACTGTCATAGTCTTTCAATAATAAAAGGATAAACGAAACGAGGTGTTAAGATGTCAGAATATGATCCAACGGCAGATGATTCGGAAAACCCCCATTCGATTGGTTATTTGGCTATCCGAATTGCTGAAGTGATTGAAGTGAACCACGAGGATATGAATGTCTTCCTCCGTATTAAAAACGGGTCGGAGTCTAATCGAACACCCATCCCCATCTCCTTCCCTTGTATCGGTAATAGGATGTTTTTGGGGGGTATGCCTCAGATTGGGGACTTCGCTGTCGTTGGTTGGACAATGGAGGGTGGTTCAAAAAGACCCGTAGTTCTGAACTGGATTGGGGCTGGGTTGTCGATGGGGAAAGATTGGATGATGTCCCAACCCTTTGAACAAGACCAATATGACATGAATGACGAGAGGGCTAAGTTCTTTGAGGGGGCATACAACAGAGTTCGCCATAAACTACGCTCTATGAACTCTGGGGATATCCTTGCTAGTTCGTCTTCTGGTTCTGATTTAATCCTAGACGAAAGTGTCCTTCTCACAAACAGAAGGGGCAATGAAATACATATAAGAGATGCCGACCAAAGTATTGTCACGCAAAGTGTCAATCTGTTCAATGTGCAAGCGGGGGTTCGGTCTTACAGTGGTGTTGTCCAAAGGGATTCCTTCTCTCTCCCCACTCAAATGTTCTCTGATGGTAATGATTGGTCGGGGTACAGTTTGTTTGACTCAGACTTCAGAGTTCTCGCTCTCCAAGAATCTGAGGCAGAACTAGGGATTCTAACTCCCAATGACATCTTTGAAGTTGATGGGGATGGGAATCTCAACACGGATTTGTTCTCTGAGGATCTCAATCCCTTCAAGTTCCTTCAAAGTCTAGGGATGATTGATGAGGATTACATCCAAGTATATCCCTTCGATAATGACCCTTCCGTGTATGGGGGTAAATCTTTTACCGAATCAACAACGAACTGGAAGAAAACCTCACCGAACATCGCATTGAATTGACTCACACGAGTGATGGCACACTCCCAATGTCAGAACAGACAGATGTGGGCGTTGATCCCGAAACCGAAATGCCCTTCATTGAACAAGTTATGGGGACGGTCATCTCAAATGATAGGAGCGACCCAGACCTCTATGGGAAACCTCTCACAGCCAAAATCTTTCCGAAACCCACACTTATAGATGCCTCCAAAAAGGATATATCAGAGCATCTCGCTTATTTGACGAGGATTACACCCCCTATCGAAAAACCCAATATCGATCCCACACCGTATATGTTTGCAGTAGGGAAAAACGGGAGAGCCTTTCTCAATGTCACTGGTCGAAGAAATGGCGATAAAGACTTCGCTGCTGAAGTTCGCTTTGGGAGTGGTATTCAAATCGAACTAGGGAGCAACTCTCAGAAAGTGTCTTTCCTCTCAAAGAGTGAGGGTGCTTTCCAAGTGCAAGCGGGAGGCAATGGTGAAAAGAATGTCGGGGTTTCTCTCATTGCACAAGATTCTGGAATCGAAATTAAAGGCGAGGGGCTTATCAATGAACCCTCCCAGTTCGATGATCCAGACAATCTGCCACTGTCCGTTCTAATACAAGGCACTAGAAATGTAGGGATTTCTAGTAATGAATCCATTGTTTTCTCAGCGACCAATGGTGTGGTCTTCACTGAACTCTCCAAGTTCGCTGTTTCCCCTAAAGACACCTTCGAGGTGAACACTGACCAAGTGTCTGTCAACTCGAAGACCGTCAATAAGATTGTGACGGGACAAGAGCAGACCTCTTTCAGTGGGCCAAAGGACGGTTTGCCGAGCAACTATCCTCTCCGTGAAACATCTCTCACGACAACTATCCCATCCCCCACTGCCAACATAGACGAATATAATATTCTCGCTGGGAGACAAACCAAAACAATCAAGACGGGTGGGTCTTTCCGTCAAAGAATCTTAGGGAATGGTAAAATCACGAACTCAGTCACAACGGGGAGCATCAAAAACACAGTGGGTGCTTCCAATATGACTCTAAATAACAGCAATCTCAATACCACTGTCCCCAAAACCCTAAAAGTGTTGGCTGGGGCAAGTATCAAGATGACGGCAACGGGTAAGGTGACGATAAAATCGGGAGGGATCGCCAAGATACAAGGCTCAGTGGTACAACTGAAAGCCACTGGTGGTACAACGGGGGGCATCTTATGCAGTGGGTCAATCAATCCTCTGACGGGGTTACCCTTCTCAGCATCTGGTCTTCTAGGTTCTCCAACACATAGGCTCAAATAATGGCTGTGACAGCAACACAAATCACACAACAGATAAGATTGGCTGATCCCAATCTCAAAGGCAAGGACTGGCTTAAACTCTCGTCTGCCATCGGCAAAGGCGTACAGACATGGTTGGTGATACCAGCCAATGTTCAGTTACAAGGGGTGGCAACGGGTGTTCTCGGTGTGGGAGTTATCCCAACGGGTAAGGTGGTGGTCGCTCCCTTAATCAGTGCTATGGTGGGGGCATTTGCCTCCAATGGCTTGAAAGGGGTAGATGCTCTCCGTTTAGCAAAGGCTATCGCTACTGGGGTGTCAAGTGCCATAAACACAACGGGGGAATACTATGGTTCTTCGGCTGGTGTCGGTACGGGGGTTGATGTCTGTAAGGTGATAAGAGCCAATCAAAAAACCCTTCAAGGTATTCTCATGGGGTCTTTCACCTCGTTAGGTATAGTGGGGAGTGACACCATAAAGTTATCGAGAGCCATCAGTGTCGGTGTTTCTTCTATTCTTTTCACGGGTGTAGGGACAAGTGGTGTCACTGGTACAGTGAGTCCAATCCCTAGTGGGGGAGTCACAACTCTCTTTATGAGATAACTGCTCACACTTGAACATTTAACCTCAAAACTACTACCAAATACTAATATATGAGGACTTATGAATATACAGAACATTTTATCGGGCTTTGTCCTACGACCCTCAAGAAGTGGTGTTGGCAACTCAGAAACAACAGCCACTGCGACCAGTGGAGTCGTCCGTCATTTTGACGAATGGTCGAACTCCGATCAAACTGTCTTAACAGAACTCTTTGGGAGTCAGTATCGTTGTGCTTTCATTGAGGGGGGTCAAAACTCAGAGGAATATCTTCTGTGGGCTGGGAACAATGGTCGGATATCTCAATCCAATGCTTTAGTTCAAGGTGTTGAATCGCAGTTATTCAAAGAGGGGGCTGTTCTTAATAAGATTCTTGTAATAAACCGCAGAGGCAGAGAAATAGAATCGGTGGAAGTCATTCAGTTTTTGGTGGGGGGAGTTATCACCGAACTACAAAAGGACATTCATTTCACTTGGGATGGCACATACGCCCACATCAATACCACTGGACAAACATTACTCACGAATGACTATCAGTTTCTCTCACATCAGTCTTACCTCAAAGAGATGGGGTTCTATTGGGTCAAGAATGACACCAAAACTCGTTTTGGATGGAATGGGGAAAAACAGACTTGGCTTCCTTATAAAGGCTCAAATATCATTAACTTGGGTCGATTGATTGCCGATGAAACCTACGAACTCACACCGAAGATTGGTTTAGACATTGGGTCTTTTCTTAAAGGTGACCCTTCCGACCCCACTGTGAAAGCGACCTTGAGGTTGGGTGTTCTCCCAACGGAGGCAGCAACTGTATTGAAAGTGAAGGTGGTTGATGACGATGGTATTGAAGAGTATGATTTCTTATCTGACCTAGACACTCCCGATGCCGTTGTTGGTGTGAATGGGAACAAGTTGGTCTTTGACCCAAACTTTGTGGTAGTTAATATTGGGAAGTTCATTTGGTATTCCTACGATGATTTCCAAGAAGAAACAGATGGTGCGATGGCTTCGCTTCTGAAGACTCTCGACACACCCGTGTTCCTTGCCCCCATCCCAGAATACACTGATCGACCGATGCTACGGATGGGCAGCAGAACACATCTCACAGCGATAGCGTGTCGGAATGAAACCGAACTCAATGCTCTAGTTCTTCCCAATGAGAAAACCTTCGCTTGGGCTGAAAGCACTGGTCGAGTGAAGTTCCACGATGATTTACTACAAAAAGCAAATCCCGATAGCAATCTATTCGATGTTTTGTATTACGAGGATGCCATCATCTATGATGGTGTTTCACACAACACTCAACCCATTCTTTTCCCAAAGGCAACCGAACTCACACTTCAAGGAGAGGATTATTTTCTTGGGGATGCCAGCACCACACCAAATGGTCTTTTTCAATCGGGCTTTCTGAGAGTGCCAGATGGAACGGGTCTGTTGCCCAATGCTCTCACAGCCGAACCCTTCCCATCTAGCAGTGGGTTAGTTCGTAGGATTAAGACAGTGGGTGATGAGGTCTTTTTCTCTAGTTCCTTCGCCACCAAACAACTTGAAGTTGTCGCCTCAGAAAAGGACTTGAGATGGGCTTGGAGAATTAAGAAGGGGACTGTGATGGTCTGTTTGGAGAATGGGGAGGTTCGCTTCAATACGAAGGACAGAAAGAATCTGTTAGAAAGTGGCGATGGGGTTTTCTTCCGACAAGGCTTTGTGACTCCAGCAAGAACAATCAATGAGGCTTCCATTCCGTCTAGGAAATCAGAACCGTATGAAATCAGTGCTATGGTGTTTTCTTTCGAGATTAACACCACAAAGTTCGTATGCGAACTGAACTACACTGAAACACTTACAGCAAAAGAGGCAGCCCTAAAAATGAATACCTATTCATTTTCTAGTCTAGGCGAGACTCTTTTAGATACGGGCTTGGGTTTGTTCAAGGCTTACAACGGTCGGTTATATTTGGAAACAGCCGATAAAACGGGGAGTATCAAGATTGGTTTTGGGAGTAAAGAATACGGCAGTGTTCTCCTTCCTTATAAGAGCCGTGACCTATCGGGTTGTGCTGTTCTTGGTTTTAATGCTGGGTGGGTGGTTGATACCACTGAGGATATTTGCTTCTTGAATGATAGTGGGATGGCTTTCGGTTTGTTCCGTAGCCCCTACAATAAAGATTTAGAATCCGATGGAGATGAACTGGACTTTTATTCCACACAAAAGACTGAGGGTTTTATTGGGGATGTCCGACAAGACTTCTTCCACCATTTAGACCAAACACCACTGAAAGATATGAAAGGCTTCAGTGAAGGTGTTTTCTTTAATTATAGAGAGGGTCTGAATCAAACTGACCTCCACCATTATGACGATATCATCTATCAGTTCGATGACAATCGCTTTATGTGGGTGGATGAGTCCACACAAGTCAACGAAGTCCTAACGGAAACACCCTTCATTAGTCTTTCCCCTAACATGGTCGTGGAGAGTTCTTTCAATTCTTATTTCAATAAGGGCATCTGGGTTTCAAATGGTTCGACTTTCAACGCCCTAGTGAAAGATGAGGACTATCTCATACTAGACGAGGGGCAAACGGGGACAGTGGCTATTATAGAACCACTAGGAGAGCAAATCGCTGAGGGTTTCAATGGCGTGAGTGTTGGGGATGAACTAACCCTAGATCCAAATCAGATTTCTCTGGTGTCCCCAAAAGACAGAGTGAAGATTCTTGGGGGTAGCCTCGAAGGAAGTTACATTGTTCAAGAGGTCTTGAACTCTAAAATCAAAGTGTATCCCCAGTTCGCTGAGGACTTATCGAACTTGAACTATCAGATATTCTCTGGTAGTCATTCAAAATCTATTCACGCTGATAAGATTCTTTATCCAACATCCCATCTCCCCTCTGAGAGTTTTATAATCCGACTGGTCGAACTGGTTGAAACTTCTGTGAGTGGTGGGGCTTTCTTTATAGATGTTGGTGATGCTGAGAAATATGGTCGTGATATCTTTTTCCGTGTGGGGGATTTAACAGACGACAGTAATGATTATACTCCCACCAAGATAGGGTCACAATTATTAGGAAATCCTAGAAATGGTGTGTATGTCATTGATAGTCCTTTATTAGAGAGGGAGTTCATTCAAATCTCCTTCGGTGGGGGTGAGGTTTCATACTCCAAAGGTAACGGAAACTGTCACTTTGTGAATGTGTTCTCTTCTAACACGGGGGATTACATCGAAATCGGTGCTTGGGGTTCTCCCATTCAAGGGGAAGTTCGCTTCTCTGACGAGGCACTGAACAATCTCGGTGGGAGGGCATACGCTGTGCCAGACATCAGTGATGTCACTCTCTTGGGTCACGCTGAGTTCTATTATTCTTCTAGGGAGGTATTTGTTCCAGCAACTCAAGTTGGGAAAGTCTATCTCGTGCAGAGGGCGATTCTCGGTCAAGATGTTCAAGCGAATCCCATCGGTGGGGCATTGAACTTCACGAAGCCCTTGAAGAAAGGAACAGTGGTAGAAGCGAGATATTATAGAGCAGACGATGACGGGGAGAAACTGACAGAGGAAGGGGTTGTCTTACCTCAAGTTTTCGATCAACTCCCCGTGTTCCGTAGACAGAAAAACCTAACCGTGACTGAGATAGACCCTCTGACGGGTTTCTTCAAGGCAGAGATTGATCTAGAAGATGACACTCTCATTGCAGATGGCGAGGTTACATTGTGGGTGGGGGCTAGAATACAAACTGACGAGTACACCTTTGAGATTGACCCCGTCACCAATAAGTTGATGTTTGATGGCAGAACGGCTTTCATTGTTGGGAATCCTTTATACAGTGATGTTTTCAAAGCGAGTTATCAAGTGTATGAAGCAGATGGTGGGGAGCAATCCTACACCACTTCAAATAATCCCATTTATCGACCTCCTTTCCGACTCCGAGAAGAACAAGACACTTTTCTTCTTGAGGGCGACCGAACTGAGGACTTTGTGGTGGGTGGTGTGATTTGGATTGATGGCTTCCTCTTGAAAATCGAAGCAGCGAACTACAACTCAACAAGCACTGAAATAGTTATTTCTCCAGCACCACAAAAAGAAATAGGTTCTCTTTCTCCAGCCAATGATTCCGAGATGTTGGTGAGTGGTGAATCTCTGTTTGAAGACTTAGACTTTTGGTTGGATATCCTCGTTTCTTATCTCCCAGCAGACAGAGGAATGACCGAACTGACCTTTGAGGGCAATCTGACGGAAGTCATTGAAACGAATAGTATCATCCAACTCGGAGATGATGTCTTCTTGGTGGGGGACACGGAACTCTCAGACGAAGGGGATTTCACTCTCGTGAAACTTCAAAGCCCGTTAGCCAATGGGTACAAGCCCGACACGCACCCACCGAAAGTGTCTGTCCGACCCATCTTTGCTGAGAATGACCTTGAGTTTGAACTGGGAGATTCTGTTCCCGACACTTATTTTGAGTTGGTTCTATTTGAAGAGGGGGGCATTGGTAAAACACTCATTGAGGATGTCCATTACGAAGGCAGCCCAGAAGAAGGGGATATAAGATTCTTGGATAAGTTCCAGAGAGGATTAAAAAAAGGAGATGTCTTGTGGGTGTCTCGCACAGCACTTTCTGCTTTAAGCCCCTTCTTTCAAAACGGACAAGTGGTTGTCCCCTATGTCAGAGCCTCCTATCTCCACTCCACTCTCCGAACCCCAAAAGGGTTCATTGAGGGTAATTACTTTTACAGTCAACCCGATGCTTTCTTCACTCGTGTTGTCAAAAATGATGCCTATCTAGCAGAAGTCGCAAAGGATTTCTCTCAGAATATGAACCCCAACGGAACTAATGGTTCTGGAACGGGCTTCTCAACCACACCCAAGAACTTCTTGAAGGGGTCACTCGGAAGTAGAGGCATTTATAAAGACACACTCAACCAAGATCAAGCGGCTCGGATGTTTATAGAAGTCTACAACCGTATTATCGTTGGGTTTGAACAAGTACGAGAAACAGTGACGGGTGGTTTCATAGGTGACCGTGATGGCAAGTTCAAGTTCTTTGTTGGTCGTGACAATGACCTCACACCTAAAGGACACGAGAACCCTTTCACGGGTATCCTAAACCCTCGTAATGTGTGGGAGGAGTTCTTTAATGACACTCTTGAGGAACTGAGTTTGACTCGGATTCCTTTAACGATTGAGGATGCTATTGTACAACCCGATGGTGGGGCTAGTCGTGACGACTATGTTTTGAAGGGTGATGATCTCAACATGTCTGAGATACGGAGTTTTCTCAACGAGCAGAAATCCTACACGAGGAATGACATAGATGACATCGTGCTGGTTGGGCGAAAGGGTCTGTCCTTTGATTGGGCTAGAGGTTTTTGGACGAAGGGTGTTTACAAACCAATGGGGGATAATCACACTGTCAGTCGTTTGTTCCCAGAGCGAACTAATATGTTCACGAGGACATATGCTGGGACATTGATTGATGGGGATAATCCTTACGGTGTCTTCACCAACGGACGAGAGATTGATGAGGAATGGTACTCCACGAAAGGTTCTCAAATCGGAGCGATCAGTAATCCCGTTCAAGGGACAATAGAGAATATCTCTGATCTAGATATCCAGAAGCGTTTAGCGAGAGGGAGAGTTTATGATTATTCTCCCACGGGTTTCCCCGAAATCGAATCTGCCCTCAGTATCACTATTGGGGAAAGACCCGCCGTTGTTATCTCGGTTGTCGCCCTCAATCAATTCCCCACTGATTCAAAGGGAATCCCCGACACATCTCGTATGGTCATCGGTGGTGGGGAAATATACGATGCTTCTTCGGGGGATTATGACCTCCACACGCCTCCTTTCAATAAAGGGGATAAAGTCTTTGTGGGATACCCAAATGGGGTTATATATCCGACTTATGTTTATATCGAGGAAGTAATCGCTGGGTGTGTTCTGACTTTCCAAGATGAGGATGGGAACGCCATCATGGATGTGGCTGACTTCATACGAACTACTTTCGAGGAGATTGATATCTCATTCGGAGATTCTTTATTCATCGGAACAGATGACTACATGCCCAACGCCCCTTCTGACCCCGACCTAGATGAACAAGCCGAACTGAAAGGTAAGTCCGATGCCTATTCGACTTGGTGGGATTTCGCTCTCGATAGAAAATCGGGGCAAATGATTGATAAATCCTTCCCCTCAAAAGATGATGACCGTTTCGATTGGCAGAAGATACTCAGCCAAAACCCACCAGAACCTTATGAGTGTCTTGAAGGGGTGACCTTCTTCTACAATGGGGACACGCAACCAGCCAAACTCCCTTGTTTGCTTGGACAAGAGAAAAACGACAGCGGGGATTACACACTCCCTTATCTCAAATCGGGTGAGACCGAACTAGCCGTTCTAGGGCAGATGGCGAAAGCCTTTGATTTCTTGTTCGACCAAGATGCCCTCTCAAATAACAATGCCGTCTATCCCAATGAAGTTGTCGGCAGAAACGGAGTCTTAACAAGTGAAGCCCTCTTAACAGACTCGGTTAACTTCCTACCCGTCAATGGCTCTTACTCTCTCCGAACTGGACTTGCAGATGTAAGATCATACGACCTATTATTGGTTGAACCAATTAATTCCAATGAACAATCTTGGCAAGGGATTCTCTCTGTTGGGAGTGTCGGGAGCAATACCATAGGCGTGCCTCGTCTTGTATCCGAACAAAGTGGTCTTCTTGATAAATACATCGTTGATAACGCTATGGCTCATGTGTCCACTGTCGTGGATGGACTAGGAAACGCAGAAAACGGAATGGTCATTCTTGAAGATGCCATCAATAACTACACCACTTTCGATTTATCTTCCCAAACGACATTCTCGTGGGAGGGTTTTATCTCTTGGTTCAATCAGACAGTCGATACTGCTGTGCCAGAAGGAAACAGAAATGCTGCCCGTCTTCTTCTTATCGATCACCCCACTGGTGCAATCCTCTCCGAACTAGAACTACACCACACACTCAATGTTGGTGTATCAGTAGATAAAAAAATAGCCCAGAACTCAAGTCCATCTATCATTATTGACATCGTGGATATGAATACAGTTGATCCCGTGACATATCCTACTCCAAATGTTGTTCTCGGTGTTCAAGGAATTGGTTGGTTTGACTTTGCCCTCATTGGAACACCTATTGGTGGAGATGATACCGTTTTCTTCGACTTCACATTGGGGCTGAACGCCTTTGATGATAGTTGGGGTGGTATCGGAACACCACTGAATGAAGAAGCCTACACGGGTTCTTTTCTGACTACTGTCGGTGCAGATCGTTTGAAGTATGACTTGGGCTTGGGGGGTTGTGCCTCTACTGTCAGAGATACCGTCCATCCGAATGACAATAGTCTAGTCCTTGAAACCTCTTTGTATGTTGGTCGTGTGGAACATGAGTACGGTTCTGATATTGGCGATGGTTATCCCATGACCTACATAAACGGAACGAACTCAATCAATGGTGCGACACCGTTCACTTTCCTCACAGAGGATTTTACTGTCCCGTCTTGGGAGGGTGTTCAGAATACTCCCTTGAACATCAATGGAGTTCGCTTCTCGGCTATGGCTAGTTCAGATGAGAACACCACTTCAATAATCTGTGACGGTGAGGGGTATGTTTCTGACGGCTTCCTTGCTATCACCTCAGACATTGGAAACCAAGACACAACAATGGTTAACCCCTACACAGCCATCCCACTGACTCTCATCAACGGGGTTATAGAAAACATAGTGGAAGGCGATGTTCTTGTTATCCAATCTCTGACCAAAACGGCTGTGACCTCTGGGTCTTATGTAATTAAGAATGTGGTTGCTCCCTCTGACCCACTCAATCCGTATGGGGAACAAAGAACAAAGACTGGTATTCGTTTCGGAACACAAAACACCTTAGATTCTGGCTTCGCCAAAGTGGAGACACATGACCTCACCTCGATAACACTGAAAAATATCCGTGTGAGAGATTTCTTTGACACGGGAGATGGCAATCGAACTTGCTTCCCCTCAACGGGGTCAATCTTCGTGGAGAAAGAAACTGAGGTCTATGAGTTCGTTTATACAAGCATCGCAGAAATTGAAGTGATAAACGGTTTTGGTTCGTGTATCTTCACAATTTCTACTGTAACCCTAGATGGCAACCCCACCACAATGGGAGATGTTTCTGGGATAACCAATCTTAAATCCTTTGGTGCAACACGATTCGACTTTATGGAAATGCTTCGGGGGTACGAAGAGGTCGATCCCACAACCTTAATGGGGCTTGAAGAACTGATCATCACTAATGACACTGGTAGCCAAACCTATACATTTGCTGGTGGGGAGTTCAATGCGAACGCAACGGCTGCCAACAAGATAGGTGTCTTTGAAGCCCCTATCAACACGACACATGGTACTTTCAGCGAGAACCGAGTGTTCACAGAGGGTGTGCCTTCTCATATAGATATCTCAGAGGTGCTACCTATCAATGGTGAGGGTTATATCAAAGACGGAAACACCTTTGATATAACGCAGAAAGACCTCGCTGGTATCTTCATTGAACCCACGACACCAATCCCAGTTCAAGACTTGGGTGAAGCCGAGCCACGAGTGGTGACAAACAGTCTTTCTATGGATGACACCAATGTTGGGATGAGAAGCATAGGTGACTTCACTGTTAGTACTGCATATCCCAATGGGTCTGACACTCTTGCCTTCTATGAAAAGGTCAAGTTCTCTGTCAGACGAGTGAGAAGATGGCACGAGATACAAGATAAATTGAATGAGCCTTTGCATTTACTCCCCCCTATCTATTTCAAACGGAAAGGTAGCGTGGTTTCTTATGTGTCTGATAGATCCTTAGAACTGAGTGATGTCTATCTCTTTGGGGTACTGGGTCTCTCTGGTGTGAATCGAGGGGATACTTTAAGAATCTTGAAAGATGGGTTGTTGATAGAGGAACACATTCTCTCTGGGGCTTCAAGTTTCCCCAATAAAGTTTCAATTAGAGATGAGTTCCTAACGGAAGACCTAGCAATCAATCCCACGAACTACACTTTTGAAATCTATCTCCGACAAGGCATGATTCCCCATGAACAATCATGGGATGAGTTATTGGATATCATGACAAAAAAGGTCATTAAGACTGGGAACGATGGTCAATGTGTAGTTCGGAACAATCTCGTGGGTGCTGACTTCGTTGGTGTTCAAGAAGGGGATTTAATCATAATAGACCCACATGCAGAAGGCTATCGACCGATGGGCGATAGAGGTGTCTTTGGGAGAACGGGTTTTGTCGAGGGTTTACCCTCCGAACTAGACGACAATCGTGGCTTCTATCGTGTCGAAGAAAACAACAGCACATCATTGAAAGTGAATCCTCTCAATGAGTTCGCTGGGAGTTCAGACAACCCCGTTACTTTTGGGAGTGTGGGGCAAGAGTATGCCATTTACCCAACAATGAATGGCACATTCCCGACCAGCACTCCGTCACCCGATGGTGAGGATGAAGGACAGAATGATCTCCGACCTACTGCCCCCTATGATCTCGTTAACGAGTGGGAAGGATATTCTTCCCTTGAGCCGTTTTCTTATAAGATTATCAGACCGACTGGTTTATTCTCAGAGGAAATGATTGATCTAGTTCTGACTCAGAGAGAAAGAACCCTCTCGTGGATGGAAGAGATTCTTGAACCCTCCCGTAAAAACAAAGCGGGGAGTTATCACATTTTTCAATTGGAAGATCACATCCTAGAGATAGATGACCCCACAGATACAAGTAGGGGATACGGCTTGGTGTCTAATGCTCTCATGGAGTCATTGGGTGGTATTCGTAATGTGTCCCCCTTCTTAAACACCTCTGATTGTCTTTCTGTCCAAGACAGAAGATATTGGTGTGGGGAATACAACTTAGACTACGAAACACCTCTTGATCCAGCCCTCACGACCCCCTTCGCTTCTTTTGAGCGTGACGGTACAGTGTTGGTGACTGGTTCTGGTCGACCACATCTCGTGGATAGACTTGATGATATCCTTGATTCGTCAGATCGCTTGAGAAACTTGAGATACACATGGATTTCATTCCGAACGAACAAATCAAATGGGACATTGCCTTCAGCAAATCGAGCGAGAGGTATTCTCGAAAAGGACTTGAAGGATGAACAAGAATTAATCAACATTAAAAAGAGTGTGGAGAACCTATGACAAAAGATGAAATGAAAGAGATACTAGAACGACTTGGTGTCACTGAAGGTGTTCCACACCAGATGAAAGAGAAGGGGGAACTAGAAATCCCTCAAGCCAAACAGTTGATCACCTTGTTCACTGACATGAAGACTCTCTTTGAAAAAGAAATCATTGAAGAAGAAGCCAAGATCGTGGCTCTCCGTGAGAAAATGATGAAAGCCGAGAAAGGGGGCTGTAATGGCTGATAAAGATTTAACGCCCACTGTCCAAGAGGCTTGGGATAAAAACCAATGGATGAGTGTGAAGGGGTTAGAGATCCCCATCAACATTGAACGCCCCATTGAGGCGTTACAGTCCTTGTTGGAGGCTATCAATGCTGTCTTAGACTTCTCTCTGTTTGTGTTGGACTTCATTAAAGCCTTTGTTCGGGGCTTCCTCAACCCTTTGTTATCTATCGTTAAGAGAATCATTGCCTTGCTGAAAGCCCTCTTGTCGGATTTACGACAGATAGGCTTTTATTTCACATCGGATAGGGCGTTGTTTGACGATGTCGATCAACTGTTGGGGGGTTTCCCAGCCTTTGAGAGAAGAATGTTGGCACGACTCACAAATGAGGAGGATCTCAACCGACCAAACTTCTCACCTCAAAGTGCTTGCTTTGGCTTATACATATATGGTGACACATCTATTGGGAATGTCAATATCTCTAAAATCATTGCGAATATCGAAAAGTTCATCAACTTCTTCGTGAGGAAGAAGGCAAGGAAGGTCGCTGAAGTGACCAATGTCTCAGCGAGGGGTGTGAAAGTCCGAGAGGGTCTTTTCAGTGACCCAACGGGGGATGCCGTAGAAATCCAATGGCAAGTGGCAAGCAATTCGGGTGCAAATGCCGTTGGGGGTTTTATTATTGAAATCTCCACCGAACTATCGGGTTATTATTTGGCATACGATGCCGAACTAACTGGGGCTACCGTCATAGACGGGAAAGCGAAGCGAGTTCGAGGACTGGTGACGGACACCAACGACAACACCAATCTAAGAATCTTCGGGGGTCTTCAAGGTATTACAGAAACAGACCAAGTCTTATATAATGTAATCCCCAACCCCAACTCGGAAGGCATCGCACTTACCAAGTTTCAATTGGCTGAAGGGAAACTCCAACGAACCTATTTTGTTCCGATGTATCCTTTGTCGATGGATAACAGCCAGAACTTCAAGGTGGAGATTCCATACGAGGATTTACCAGAAGGCTATGACTTAAAGACAAGTTCTGATGCCCCTCGTGGTAAAATAGCCATCAGAGTTCGGACAGTCGGGGTAGATGCCCGTAAGAAGATCATGGACAACTCTGCCATAGAAGAACAGAGTGTGGCTCTTTTTCGGACACCGAAGGCATATCACGAAGGACTCGATTTGAAGTATGCCCTATTCACAGAGGATTCCCTATCGGAAGAGGGAGAGAAAACAGCCTTCACCTCCGTACCCATTGGGGGGGTGAGAGCCTCTTTACAGACTGGGGGTAAAGACTTGGAGGATGTTTCCCCACCATCCCAGCCCATAACAATCAATGTCACGGGTATATCTGAGGACTTCCGTGATATGTGTTTCTATGCCGTAATGACAGCCATTCTACGAGGCTATGACATTTTGAAAAAAACCGTTGAGAATAAAGAGGTTTTTGTCAATCCCGCTATTGCTTCCCTCATGCCCACCATCAATATGGAAGTTATGGGGATGCAGACCTCCGACAGATATAAAAACGGTAAGGAGTTTGGTCGGAGAGTGAAGCGTAATGTCAACCGAGCGTTAGACAAAGCCTTTGAAACAGTTCGCTGTACTGAAACCTTACAACAAACCCTCCTAGATTCAGCGGAAAGTATCACCCCCGTCAAAGAAGGTATCGCAGAGATTAAAGAAACCTTTTACACAAGTGATGAGAAAATAGATAGTCTTTATGGCACAGTAGCACAAGCGTTTAAGAAACACTTCGCTAATAGGAAACAACGCTTGCTACAAGAGGATAACATACGCTCACGGTTTAATGCCATGAAAACCTCAGCAAGCAGTGATGCCCCGTTACTGTTGGAAACAATAAAGGACAGTCTCTCCGAGAGGGCAGAAGTTAAAGAGGCTAGAAACCTCGTGGAAAAGGCAAAGTTTTATAGTGCTCCGAACACCGACAATGTCTTGGGTACTGACAATGACAAGGGAGAGTTTGACCCAGAAGAAGAAGCCTTCATCCTCGCCATCCTTAATCTACTCTTTGGGTCGAAAAAACTAGATGGGAGTTCTAATTGGGAGGTCTTGCGACTATTCCCACAAGGTATCCCGTTTGTAGAGGATATTATGGGTTCGACCATCAACTTCATGGAAACACTCCAAGAAACGCTAGAGTCCTTCGGGAAGAAGATTCTGAAAGCGATTGATGCCATCGAGGATAAGATTAAGAGAATACAGCAAATCATAAATCTCATCAATATGTTCCTTGAACTCTTGAAGGGTTTCACACTGGAGTTGAGTGTTCCTCTTTATGCGTTGGCACACACTGCCAATGGCACAGATGAACTGGTAACACAACTGCTTAGTTCGGGATTGAAACCGATATCAGAGGACACCAATGAAACGCACGCTGCTGGGATGTTACTTGTCGCTGGTGGTTTGCCTTCTATATTATTGGAGTTCCTAGTGAAGATGCTCATTTCAGAGGAGGAATAAGATGTCTTTTAGATGGTTGGCAATGACTCGGAGAGGCTCGTGGATGTCTTTCCGTAAGTTCATTCTCGAAGAAAAGCGTGATTTAGATTCAAGAATCTTAACGATAGATGCCGAACTAGACCACATTGGGACATTGTTCGTGGAGTATGAGAAAACGACAGACACCAAAAAACCCAACCAAAAAAGAAAGAGGTTCTATGTCACACGAAATAGCACGCTAGAAAAACTCTTGAAGGTCTATATCTCAGTGGGGGGAAACCCCTTGAATATCTCTATGTTCATCACCCCAAAAGATATTGAAGTAATCGAAAACGATGGGAATACCTATTATGAGAACACCACAATGGGTGGTGTCGTTGCCCCTCTGTCGGGTAGTCCCTCTGAAGAGACCTACACGGGTGGGTGGCTCAACTGGAATAAAGACCCCAAGTGGCACATCGGTAATGCCGAGATTCCTATGTCAAAACAGTTGTGGGCGATAAAGACCATAAAGAAGTCCAGAGCATGGACTGAGAAGGAAATCCGAACTAAGAGAAATAAGATTGAAGAGAAAATCATTAAGTTGTGTGATTTGTATGAACAATTAGAGAACGAAAGGGAACTGTTGGAACAAAAGACTAGATCCTTCTCCCTTGAAGCAAGGACAGAGTTTAGCATCCAGCAAACCCTTGAGTACCCCGTCCATCTCGTTGATGTCATCTACTGGAAGCAGACAGATGGTGTCAATGGTGACCCCGATGAACCACGCTTGTTGAAGAAAGATGACATTTATCAAACGAGGGAAGACCTCTCAAGCAGTAAAGATATCCAAACACGCACACACCACATGAACTTCTGGGAAGATACTTACGGGGAAGAGTATCCAATCACGGATTTGTAGTTGGGGGGGTATAGTGTAATGAACTTGTCTTTCAGATGAGTTCATACACACACACAACACACACGAGGTATATCATGGCAGATAATAAAGCCTATGAAATCCGACAATCTCTCCTCCACTTGGCTGAGGAGATTCTTAAAACCAACGCTCACATGGAGTTTGCCGCTTCTGGTGATAAAGTCTGGAAAGGTTATACAACCGAAGACATTATCCGTGAAGCCAAGAAACTCAACGCTTTCGTATCCAATAAAGGATAACAAAGGAGTCTTTGAGGTAGGGAAAGTTCTGAACCTTTGACGACTCCCCGTTTGCGAGATCGTACCCCACCCAAAAGAAAATGCCCCTAGTCCTCTCCGTACCTTGCAAATCAGTCAAGGTTCAGAACTTTGGAGGACTTGGGGTTTCTTTTTGTTTAGAGATTATACTTTCTCAGACACACTCTTGAACTTTCTCATCACCTTTGAAATGGCAGAGGGATCGCCCATAATTTCAATGTGAGGGATGTATGAACCAAACATTTTCTTGTCGTATGCTTTACACTTCAAGTTCGCTCTGTCACAAGCAGCTTGGATATCGCTTATCACATCAACAGTATCACCTCTGTAATGCTCAGAATAGTTGGTCAAACCATGCTTCTTATCTATCTCTGGGATACCAGTAGGCTCACCGTAGGCTATGGGCTGACCTATGAGCATATCCCACTCTTGCTTTGGGTTGAATGGGGCTGAGTAGGTTATATCTCGCACCAAACCCAATGAGGGGGCTACCACCTCATAAGAAGGGTCACCAAGCACAGAGGCTATCTCAGACACGATATTGCCGTCAATAATGATACCCATGTGTGTCTTTCCTATAGGCAAAGAATCCATTTCAGACAAAGGTGGCATCTTGGCACTCTCAATGGGTACGAACTTGCCTTTGTATCTCCCACCAGTTTCCAAATAGATGACATTACGTCCGTCTGATATGTAGATAATCGAGGGTTGTTTTCTTGGATTCGGTGATCGATGGATAAAGTAGCCTTTCGTGGCTGCCATCATATATCGGTCGGCAATATTTCGTATAGATTTAGACATTATTCTTCTCCAAGTTTTCTTTCAAAGTGTCAAGATAGGGGGGTGTTTTCACTTTGTAGTTCTTTATCCAAGACCATCTCTTCCGTTCTTGGAGATAGTTCATGTTCGTGTCATTGACATAGGCTTCTTGCTCTGCTCGTATTGAGTAGTAAGCAATGTTGCCCTTTCGGTGATGCCAAAGACCCAAAGCCCAATCCCACAGATAGAGAGGAATGAAACCAATGAAGAACAAGTCGAGATACTGTTGGTAGTGTATCGTTTCGTGGTTCTTCGTCTGCTCACTCATCTCATCACGGGATATCACGAGGATACCTAGAGTGATTGCCCCTATATTGATAGGGGACAATTTACTCAACCAAACGGGTATCCGTGAGTTCTCAATGAATATGGGCTTCCAGTTCTTCATTTCAGTCTTCTTTCAACAAAGGAAGAATCTTGGAACGGAGTTCTGGTTTCTCGTATGCCAATCGAATCAACTTCGCACGAGTTTCGTCATTGGCTTGTCTGCTTTGTCGCATATTAGAATGAGCGTATGCTTCTGTGGAGTTCTGACCTTGATACCCATCAGCGAAACCAAAGTTCTTTATGAACCAAGTCTTGCTTGGGATAGAACGAGAGTCAACATCTGAGTATTCACGGACAGCCTCATAAACACCCTTGAGGATATGAGGAGAAGCAATACCACTACGCTGAGACTTAGGTTTTTTATAACCCAGTGTCGAGTTCATTGTGCTGGCTTGTGCTTTTGAGAGTTCTAGTTCGGGTTCTCGTGCCAATCGTCTTAACCAACCACTAGCAGTGTCATGATTCCACTTATATATTTGATTTGCTGGGATGGGGTTGCCATTACGATCAAAACCGTATCTTTCTTGAACTGCCCGATTTCGTCTTGCATACTCAATACCTTTCAGATAACCAGCCACGAAAACAGAGTTCGGAATGGCTGACCCGTCTTTCATCACATAATCACCCTTCGCTGGTGCTGGAGATTGTGCTTGCTGGGCTTCTTGGCGTTCTGCCATCATTTGAGCGACTTCAACTGCTCGTTGGTCTCTCTCTGCTCGTTCTCTCGCCATTTCACGTTGTCGCTCTTGGCGTTCTCTGTCAAGCCGTTCGTTTCGCTCGTTTTCTAGGCGTATCTCTTCTTCTCGAATGCTCTCTCGTTCACGTTGCCCACTGACTTCATCTTCTTCGGAGTATTCTTCCTCAGAGTATTCTTCTTCATAGGAAGAACTGCCACCACTCATGTTTTGGAAGGCATTGAAAGAACTACGGGCTTCAGCGATAGCAGAGGTGTCCTCTGGAACTTGTGCATCTGCAATAATGATGAACAAGGTATCCCCTTGAATGTAGAAGTCTGTTACCAACGAAGCGTTAGGGAAGTTTCCTTTCAGTTCAAGGAACTTCTTGTAAGCATCTGCGGCTCTTTCTTCGGGGGTATTCCCTACGACTGTAATGGAAATCTTAACACCATCAATCATACCACTGTGAGTTGGTGACGGATGACTTGTGCCACGATGCACAGAATCTACGATGTTCCCTAAACTCCTCGCTTTATTTCGGAACTGGGTACGGGTTCTCGGAGAAATGCTGATATTGGCACGAGAAACTTGACCTCTGGCTCTTGAAACTTCGTCTTCTCGGCTGGAAGCACTGTCGTTTGAACTATTCGGAGAAACCACAACGACATTACGGACTGTTTCACGAGTTGGGAACGGGGTGTCACGGACGGTTTCCATGTCGACAGACTGTTCTGTCGGTTGGATCTCTGGAGTAGCACCCGTTGGAGCAAGTATCCCTATCCCGTATTCACGAGCGATTTCTGCTACTTCATTTGAACCAGCACCGATATCAACTTGAACGGAAGCCGTTATACGAACTTTCCCATTCACTTTCCGAATACTAGCAACATCAACTTTGTCGAAGGCTTTCCCGAACTTCGCTTCTGCCATTTCAACGATGTCTGCGTTAGACAAACCGTCTAGTTCGCCATCTTGAATGAAGCGAAACTGAGCCATCTTCTTGATGAGAGGCAAGATTTTTGAACGCATTTCGGGTTTTTCATACGCCATACGAATCAATGTTTTTTTATCAAGATTTTTCATAGGATTCTACCTTTTAGTCGTCAAAGTGCAACCAAGACTCAGAAGTTAAAATATCGAAGGCTTTGTCGTTTAGTTTCCAAAGATTCTTGGCTTCCAATTGATCATTGAAATCGTCTGGATAAAAAATGACTCCCTTGTCATACTTAAAGTTACCCTTAATCTGACCTCTGTAAGTATTGATGTACCACCAAGCCGTGTTCTCTATTTCTTTCATCAAAGGTGCTTTCAAAAAATCGGGCAAAGACTTCCCTAGTTGTGTTAGTTCAAAAACTCTATTATTGTATCTTTGGTTGGTAATAACCAAAGCGTTTTTTGAAGCGACACGGGGTTTTTTTACAGTCACTGTATTTGTGTGTCTATCGGCTATCGAACTAACAGAAGAAGCATAACGACCATCTTCTCGGTAGCGTGGGTCACCCAAAGGGAAACCATCGTGAGGCATGTAGTCACGGACACTTCGCTCTGGGACTGGTGCTCTACGCTTATTGATTTCAGCCACAATGTATTTTTCAAAGGCTTTGAAATCATTTTTCGCTTCACTGATAAGTTCTTTCATATACTCTTGATAGGCATTGTTGACAGCCCGCCCTACATCTTTCAAAACGGCTCGGTCATTCATTGCATAAAGAATGATACGCTCTACCATATCTCGTTCTTCTTGTGATCTTGGGGAAGACATTATTCTCTCTCCTTAAAAATAGTCATACATATTGCATACTTTGAGTTCTTATTGAAACCACCATCATCGAGGATGGTGTCTTCGCCCCAGTAGGGCATACAAGTCTCTAGGCGTGCTTTCGAGTTTGTGATGTGGGAAATATTCTCACATTCGGTTGTGGTTGCACCTTTATCAAGACCTCTGCTCTGCATACGGCAGAACATTTCTCTACAAAGAGAGTCTCCTTGTTCTTTCAGATAAGCCACGGAACAAGCCTCTTTGAGAAGGTCTTGGTCAGTCAAGTTAATCATCACTTGCTTCTGACCTTCTCCTAGTTGGTCTTTCAAAGAACCAATGGCAGCCACTAGTTCTGTGGTTTCTTGGATTTTATTCTCATTGGCTTTCTGAACACCAAAAATAGTGCCACCAGTGATCAAACCACCACCTAGAAAGCAAATTATTCCGATTGTTAGGGGCTCCATTATCTTCTCCTTAATTATTTCGGTTACCACTATTCTTCGCCTTCTAGCGTGTGTGCTTTACTTTGAGGTCTTTGGATATAATCCAAAGCAATGCCAAAGAGTTTGTTCTTAGCGGGAGTATCCACACTAGACAAATGTAAGTCCTCAAGGTCGATATCCGACACATGGGAATAGTTCCAACCAATGTGAGCAAACCATCTATCCAAATCTAATTTGTCTGCTCTCGTGATGAAAGGGGCGTTCTCAGTGGTTTTGTAATTGTAATCATCAGCCCATACAGTTTGTTCGTAACCGTTGGCAGCATAAGCATTTGCGAGAAGATGTAATCCAGAGTCCTTGAAATGAAGACCAGCCCACACAAAGAACTCTCGGTGTGTTAAATCCCTAGTTCCTTGACGGCTATTCGATAAAAGGTGTCCTCGAATAGCACCCTTACTTTTCACAAGGAATCCCACAGCCCCATTGATTTTTTGAAGCAATGTCTGACACTTATTTCTAAGAACTCTGAGGGTTCTTATCCAACCAGACACCAATCTTCTTGCTTCTTTCTGAGAAAGACCATTGCCCGACACGAGAGTGCTTAAAACATCAGCCCAGCCCGAATCACACACCGTGATGGCTGCTTTGATTGTGTCAATGAGGGCTAAAGTATCCGAACCCAATAAGCCAGCAAACAGAAAATCGAAGTTCGCTTGTGGATCGAATGAACCCTTCAAAGAGATAATTCCAGAATGTAAATCGTCAAGAGATGTTCCTAGATTGGTCAAGTCTTGAGCGGCTTGTGTTTCACTCAATCGAATACTTTGACCTTCCATATAACGAGAATAGTTCGCTGGGATTTCTCTTTCTTCGATGGGGTTGGAAACCCAGTTTCGGAGTTTCTTGTTCTTATTGATCTCTTGTTGTATCTTCTGTCGAAGAGCGAGAGGCGATAAAGGGGCTTTGACACCACGCTTGGGCTTAGATGCCGCTTGGTTCTTCTCGTAGGCTTCTTTCAGTTTTGCGTTCTCATCTTTGAGACCACCGACAAGACTCTCGTATTCGGCTTTAATCCTTGCTTGGTCTTTCGCATATGCCTTCATCCATTTCGATGCTTGGGGATTCTCAATGAGGTAAGTCTTTTCTATCTCAGTAGGTGGCTTCATCAAACCCATCCAAGTGCTTGAAGAACTCTCGTCAAACCCTTCAATAAAAGCATCGCAGTACCCATTGAGTGCCGTGATTTTAGAGAAGACACTGTCTTTCAGAGTGGTCTTGTCAAACATCTCTTTTGTCTTGTCTGAGTACAAGTTATAAATCATTTCAGCCATAGAATCACCTCACATTCATTTTCAATAGAAATATAGTCTAGTTATTGGTTCAAAGGGGGAGGGCAATATCAGTGATGATATCAATCCCAAAGGTCTTCACTTTATCTGTGAAGTACAACACACCCCTTTTGATGTAAGCATACCCTTTCGACACGAGAAACCATATCTGAAAGGCAAGTGCCATAGGCAATAAAGCATTTAGTCCGATTTTAGAGGCAAATGCTCCTCCGAAAGGGAATGGTATGAAAGCACCGAACAACAAAGAAACCACCAATCCCAAACCACTCTCTGGGAGAGAAGATAAAATCTCAGCCCAAGACATACCTCCGAGCATCCCTCTCATTATTTCGGGAACATTCCACGATATTTCAGCGACATTCATCCAAATATAAGTGAAGAACGCACCACGAGCGAACCAATTCGCGGGCTTCAACAAAGAGTTCTTTTGAAAAAAGCCATCGACAGTATTGGCGAGCGTTGATGCTTTACTTGCCACAGCATCGAGCATCCGTTTCAGTTTGGGGAACTTATTTAGAAGATTCTTGAAAAACGATGTCACAGAAGGGAGTTTCTGAGTGACCTTAAAGTAGATTTCCAACTGGGGGAACTTCTTGATAAGAGCAGCACCAGCCTTTGCGAAGGTTTTTTTGATTAGTTCGTTGGCTTTGCCCCAGAACTCTTTCATCTTTTTAGGGAACTCTTTCATGAGAGCGAGAGTACTCACGCCAGCCAATCCGAGTTTCTCTTTGAACTCCTCCCATTTATCGGGGGCTGTTTTGAAAGCCTTCCACAACTCTTTCGCTTTCGTTAGGATGCCTCTCGAAGACACCCGAACATTGGGGTCAAAAAACGAGGCTAGGATCACTGGATTCCCCAGTTCATCTCGAACAGTTCTTTGCGAACTAGCCACTCGGCTTTTAGATATCCCCCTAGCCACTTCTTCACATGATGTTTTTATCAAGTGTCTTTGGGCTACACGTTCTTCCAGTTTCATTGTCTTCTCCAGTTTCTACAAAACACTTTATAAATAAATTATCAAAGGACACATTGGAGTGTGAGATTTTCTTGTGTGCGGGTTCTTTCTATTTGAACACCTAGTCTATCAACAGACAGTTCGTAGGGGAAAGATACCCCAACGGGTAAACGAGTGGTTGTCCGAACGATAGATTTCCCCACCCGAACTTGAGTGCTTGATCCCGTGACGAAACCAACACTCCCACCATCCGAGCCTAGAACATCTTTCAGACGATAGACTCCCGTGTTCGCCCCTTCGTGGAAAGTGATTTTCTCACCTTCCTTTGCCAATACCCAGTTTTGACATTTGTCGGTGAGGGTATCCCCCTCGATGGTTGCATATCCCTCCAACCCCGAACTGGTTGTGTAATGACGGGGAGTAGGGTCATCACCCATAGGAAAAGAAAGTATTTCTGAAACTTCATAGCGTTTGTCCTCAACAATCAGATACGCTGGTGTTCCGATATTATCAAAAAAACGGTCTGAATCCGACAACAGAAATCTGCCCGATAGAACTTCCCCTTCCCCATGTATTCTTTTCGCTCCCCCACAGTATTTACGGAGGTCATCATACTCGTACATATCTAAGTTCGCAAACATTTCATCTTGAAAGATATGCCCAAATGTTTCACGAAAAACATGACGGTATTCATATATTGTATAGGCTGGCTTCAACGCATCAAGGATAACCGAAATGTTGTATTCCAAATCAAAAGGTCGGTCTGGAAAAGAAGTCCCCCCATCCTTTTCGACATTTACCTCAAAGGTGTGTAAATCGTCATAACCCCACGCTGAACCCTCTTGATTTGCTGTGAGGGCTTTCTCTATGAGAGTGACCGTAGCATCCGTCAGAAGGTTCGTACCCTCTTGGATAGGGGCATGCTTTGTTCCTTTGAGGAGGAGAACTACCATTGCCCGTAAGAAGTCACGGTAATCAGTGTCCTTGTCTATGAGGGGTATCTGCATCTTGTTGTGGTAGACTTTCGGGAAGACCATCACCCCCAACATCTGCCAAAGGAACTCCGACCTCGTGAACTCATAGAGTGAATCTTTCAAGGATTCTTGGAGTCCTAATTGGAGTCGGGCTACTGCCTCTGCCATTGCTTGGAACTGGACAGTATAAAAAGGTGCTGTCGTTTGAGACACATAGTTAGAAGGGAGGACTGCTAGGAACTGCTTCAAGATGAGTTCGACTTGCTCACGAACTTGAACTTGATACTCTTGCCCTTGTTCTTTGAGAGAAGAAGGGTTTTGGGTCACACTTTGAGGGAACAGTTTCTTTGACATCAGTACGACCCCCCACCACTACGCAAAGAAGAACCCGTCTGGAGTGTTCGGACTTGTGCCGAATCTTCTTCGTATGTGAGAGAGATATTTCCGAGAGTTAGATACTCAGCATCAATGGGGTCGATGTTTTTGACTGCCTTGTCATAACCCACATAATAGGTCACAGAATAAGAACACTCTGTTGGTAATTTGTTCTTGGGTGTGGAAATCATAACCCTATTCCCAGTTCGCTCTTTCCGAACTGTGGCGTACTCATTGGGTGTGAAGCCTTCATTGGAAAGAGTTAAGTCATCACTGAACCCTTGAATAGACAAGCCCCCGTCACCGATGATGTACGCTCTCCCCACACCAGAACCGATATAATAGTTGTTGGGTTGTGATAAGGTTTCGAGGAGGACTTGATCTTGGAAAACCCCTCTGAAATCTTCTTCTGAACCACCACCCTCTTGGGCTACGAAATCCAATTGATTTTGAAGGAGATAAACATCTGCCACACCACTCACATTTGGGAGAGGGGTGTAATCAGACAAAGAACCCACAACTAAAGATTCACGGAGAACCATTGCTGCCTCTTGGCGTGTCATTCTTGTTATAGGGAGAATGACATAAGAAACACCACGAGTAGAGTCCATTATTTCAACGAGGTCACTTTGACGAACGGGGTCGCCTAGTGTCAGTGTCGCAAAGAAGTTTGCTAGAGTCGTTCGGATATTGTTGTCAACCACTCCCGAACTAGCCCCCACGCTCAAAACAATCGTAGCCTCAACATCCACTGGAACAGCCAACGCTTTCTTCACTAGGACATCTGCCGTGAGAGGTTTATTGAGGTCGATGATGTTCTGTGTCGTGGAAATAGAAGATGAAATCCCGTAGGTTACAGTGAAGTTCTCCCCGTAAGAATACGAAATCAAAATCTCTTGTCCAGAGCGTATCTCAGAGTTGTCCGTCAAGAAAACAGCCAAAGGAAAGCCCTCTCTCTCTTGGACAGTGAAATCCGATATACCACTTGGGTCACTCGGAGAACGATAAGTGATAGTCTTCTCAAGATTGGTGACCGTGACCGTGAGAGGGTCAGCCCCTAGATTATTGAGATATTCGGGGTAGTTCGATAAGATGACATGTGTTTCGTCAGTGGCACTCAAAGAATCACCAGAAGGGACACGAGAACCATCGTCTGTGAAACCCTTAATGCGAAGATAAGAACCTTCGTTAAGAGAGAATCCCGTTTCGAGAGGAACACTCGGATTGACCAACTCGTATGCCGTTGTGGGGAGAACACCACTAATTGTTCCCTCTACGGTCACGATGGACTCAACGGGTTGCCTCGTGAATAGATGGTCATTGCCATCTTGTCGATAATAGTCCCCAAAAATGACATCCCCGTAAGAAACATCGGGTTGATTGATCTCAGTGGAGAGTTGTATCATGTTGTATTGAATGACCTTTGCACCCGTGATATCAAAGGATTGTCCAGTCGAGCCATTACGGAAACCAAATCTATCGGTTTCTGAGAGCAATCTCAGAATGGGGGCATCCTCCGTCAAGGAAGAATCAATCGCCTTGAAGATTAAGTCAGTGGGTGATCCAACCACCTCAAAAGTCACATCTTTCCCTAAAGAATAAGAGAAAGCAAAGGAATCCGTCACGATGGCGGGGTTGTCTGAACGCACCCAGATATCTACTTTACCACCACGATGGTTACCAGAAGTATCCTTATCTCGTTGCATGAGATTGTGTCCCGATGCCACCACTTTAAGATTCTGTACTCCCACGATGTCAGCGGCTAACTGAAGAAAGCCCCTTTCTGTTCCGACATCATGACTCGCCAAAGCGTTCATGGCTCTCGTGATGAACTCTCTGTTGGTTTCTCTGTCTGCTCCCCCAAAGAAAGCAGCATTGTTGGTGAGTTGAACTCCCGTCAAGTTCGATGACCGAACTAGCCCTTGTGCGACATTACCATTTGAACCACCAATGCTGGCTTGGACTGGAATAGACACTTCCCACCGTTTCAAGGCTGGATTGTAATAGGAGGCAATATTCGATACATTTATAACGCCCCGTTGGAGCGTAGTGAATGTGCCTCCCCCACCAGAAACTTCTGTCCCCAATGGTATCTGCACCGAAGAGGTCGGTTGTTTCGTGACGTAAAAAGTTATCTCCCCACTTGAACGAGTGGAGGTTCTCCGTGTCACACCGAAGTTCATTGCCCTCGCTTCAATGATCGAATCTATGAAGGCTTGGGTGTCTGCATAGTTGTCGATACGGAAAGCAATCTGAATGGCACGCTTATAATTAGAGGCTGTGATGTCAGCCGACTGCCCCGTGTTATTGGGATCGTCTATCTGCAATAACCCAGCGAGGGATGAACTTTTATTGAAGAAATCCAATAGGAATCGCATCCTCTCCATCTCTGATGAGAAGGGTTCAATGACGGTGTCTGAAAGAACAGATGTGGGATCGACTCGGAGTTGGGGATTGGAACGATACACGGACGAAATGAAATCCTCTCTGATTTGATTTCGGGATACTTGAGGGAGATTGCTCCCCACAAGGGATACCAATAAGGGACTCCCAATAACTTCCACTGAAAAAACACTCTCGTACTCAATGCTGTTGATGTCATCGAAAAACAAAGCCGTTGCCACATAGAACAAGGAGTCTTCACGGCTGATTGACGTGAACTCAGAACTGAAGATTGTAGGAGGGTTTGAGTTCTCCGAGAATAATCTATTGTGCTTGAAAGAATACATGGAAGTCGTGCGAACTGAACTAACCTTGTAAGCAATTCTCAGTTGTTCCGTGCCTTCTGGTATTTCTTTTATCCCTCTTTCTTTCTTCTGGAAGACATTCCCGAGAATATCTTTTTGTTCCGTGATGACAGAAATATACTGAGGGTCGGAATAGGGGTCACCCGAATCTTGGGTAGCCACATCTTCTAAGAAAGAGATGTCTTGGAGTTCCACGAAATCCTCAATGGTTTCCCCCGAACGGATGGTATTGAGATTGATACGAGAATAGCCCACACCACCCCCACCTTGCTCTGTGGCAGCATAGAAGTTGTATCCTATGACATTGGGGTCAACCACACCTTCACAAGTGACTGTGACGGTATCTCTCTCACGAGATAGTGATAGATTGGTGGGTGGTTTTGAGAGGGCATAAATAGAATCATCTTGGATGAGCGTGACTTTGATATCAAGAATCTCAGAGGTATCACCTCTCGTTCCGATTGTTCTGATTTGGATGTGGTTCTCCCCCGCGATTAACTCCAACCCATTGGGGTAGACTTCGGGATTGGGGGCTGACCACGCTCTATCTTCAAAAACAATGAGATCGGGATTGGACACAAAAGCCCCACCACGAATAGAGATTTGAACATCGACTGTGTTGGGAGGCAGCAAACCAGAGAAGAACTTCTCTGGGATTGTCGTCTTGTATGTGAACTGGTCAGTTAGTTCGCCATCGGGCTTATATACTTGTGGTTTTCTCATAATATCCTCATCGTATTCCTAGCGACTTTCCATTCGACCCCGCCAAAGCGATTGCACTTGGGGCAGTATATATAACAGAAAGCGAAATGGGTTCTTGGGAAGCATTGACAATGACCACCTCAGCAAGAAATGCCGTTGGGTCTGTCTCGTGTGGATAAACCTCCACACTGCTCAAAGAGAATAATCTCTCCTTAGATGATACCGTTTGATACTTGGCTTGTGCCAACTGCCCTTGCTGAAATGTCTGGAGGGCTGATGATATCTCTTGTTTGATGGCGTTTTGTAGCCCTAGAACAGCCTTCTTCCCAATGGCGTTCAACAAGTTCGTGCCGTACCATCTGTAATAAGGGTTACTCCCCTTGATGGTCAAGAGGGCTTTCAAGGAGGCTTGGTAAAGGAGATCCTCATTCGTTATGAGTTTCATATCACCCTTGCTGTCATATCTGTAATCATTCTCGACATAAGTGGAACGACAACGAACACATTGTTCTGCTGGGGTGGTATAGGACACTTTAATGAGGGGGTTGTTCTTGAGAGGCTTCGTGAATCTCAAGAATCTTCCGTAGAACTCACCATCAGAAGACAACTGCTTCTCCAACACCCACGCTGGATATAAAAGACGACCCTTCATACCCCTCTGTTTGAAACCCAATGTATTAACAGCCGAACCCGTCACGAGAATCCTTGACTTCCCACCCGAACTAGCCACATCATAAAAAATGAGGAAACCCGACACATTGGTCGCAAAAATGAACTGTTCACCCTTCGACTTGAAAGCCTTATTGAATAAAACCACGAGGTCATCAGTGGGGATACGGAGTCCATGTGGGATTTTGACCGTGAATGAACTGTCTTGATTGGAAACCGTCAGTTCATCCTCGTGCTTCCCTACACGATAGGGGCCACTCTGCCCTCCCCTCAAAACGGCTCTCGAAGCCAATCCCCTTTGGGGAACAAAGAACTCGTCATTGATAAGAATGGACACTGTCCCCTTAGCAGCAATGGGATAACGGGTGACGATGCCTCTCCTATCAGCAGACAGTTCGACATGTTCTTCAACAATATAATGTGGGCAAGGAAACCCTATCTGAAAATCAAAACTCATAATACCTCCCTACGAATATAAAACCATTACTCATCTTCTTCATTTATTGTTGGGGGTGGTAACGAAGTCGATTGGGTGTTTTCGGGGGATTTCCCTAGAACTATCTGACCGAAGACATCTGGTGTCTGTTGGATGTCAGAGGACAAAGTTGAAAAAGCCTCCCCAATAGCATTGGCATCATCTTGGAAATCTTGGATCGTGATGGTCGGCTCTTGTATCTCCCCCCTCAATGCCTCTTGGTGAGAGAACCAATCAATGAGGCGATTCTCGGCTAACATCTGTTGCCACGCTGTTTCATTGAAGTCCCCCGTGTTGGAGTTGTAAGCGAAGGAATACTGATCGGATTCAAGACTGAAAGCATCTGAGGTCGAGAGGGCGTTGGCTGCTCCTCCGTTACAAGTGGTGGGGGAATAGAACTGATCCAGTCGGGCTAGTTCGATGGGAACATTACCAGCAGCAATCTTCTGACCATATTGTTGGTTGGTCGTGATGATATTCCCAACGAAGGCTTGTTCAAAGATTTTTGAAGCGATGTTTATCCCAGCATCACCACCAACAACTTCTTCTTGACCCGTTGTTGTCCATGTTTTGAGATGTTGGAACACTGAATCTGTAGAAGAAAAATCCACTCCAGCAGTGGTCATAGCAGTGATGATATCTTGAGATAAAACTTCTTCTTGACCCCTCGTAGTGATGTAGTTTGCGATACTCTCATTGAGAGTAGTTCGATAGTTGTTATCGAACGCTCGGTAATTACTTTGGAGGGATGAACCACTTTCTGCTTCCTTGACTGACAAGAGTTTTCTATTTTTGCCCACAGCAATTGCCCCGTAAAGACGATTGAGGTCGAGAGGGGATAAGTCCCCCCATAATTCTGGGGCTGTGTCGATGATCTGTGCGAGGGATTTGAGTGTCATCCCCCTCCCGTAAGCGTATGTTCCAAAATGCTCAAAGCCCTTCTCGTCACTCACGGGAAAAACGGGTGAGTAATAAGGTTCTTCTTTAGGAGCACGGAAAGTGTAGTTGCCATTTTGGGGTGTTTTCACCATTGATTCTTGGAAATAACTTGCAGAGTTTTCTTGGAGACACTCTTGTAGTTCTGCCTTCCTAGTGTCTGTTGCTCCATTATAAAGAGGGTGTCCATCCCACGAACTTAAAAAACCATATTCGTACGAGTCTTGAGGCTTTCGTGTGTCAGTGGTTTTTCTTAGAATAGAAACCATTTGAATCACCTTGTCGGAAACACCGTCTAGCAGTTTCAAATCTTCCCCAATGACGGTTTCACTCGGAACACTCGTACCCTTGTAATAATTTGTTCCCACTAGGTATTTTGGCTGACACCTCAAACGAAGTACTCTCACTGTTGAAATAAGGGGATAACTGATCGGATATCGCCAATGTTTCTGCTATGTTCACAAACTTGACGGCTTCATGTAAATCGGATTCCATTGCCGAACGGATTTTCTTATAGGCCCCTTGAAAATAACCCTTTCTACGCCTAGAATAAGTCCTATGATTATAACGAGTTTTTATCTTATCATATTTGGGAACTAGCCCATCAAGGAACTTTTGAAAAGACTCCGACCGAACTTTCTGATTGTTGCTTGCAAGGGTTGATTTCACATTCTTCACAAGAACTTTGATGGCTTCAATGTGATTGTCTATGAAAGGGTCGTAAACTTCCCCCACAGAGATACCATCTGGGAAGGGGTCGTTTTGGTATCGGGGGAGAGCGAGAGAAAAGTTCTTTTTCTTCTTATCGAACTTGATGGAGGCATTGATCTTGAAGGATATTTGTTGTCTGCGACCAATGAACTGGACAGCGAAACAGATTTTCTTGATGTCTTCTGTCGCCATGACATTGTAAGTGAACTCATTAACGGTCTCACCAGCACTGTAAACGAATGAGCGTATGGGTAAGCCATATTTCGTGATGAACACCGAGTCACCTCCAGCCCTCGCCACTTTTTCTGCTTGGTCATCAGCATTGGGGTTGACAATATCGTATGTCCCATCATGTAAATCAATCACTTTGACAGTGCTTTTGGGGGAGGGTATCTCATGAGGGAGAAGCACCTCTTGGACAACCATAGAATCTTGGTTGTAGGAAGCAACATTCACTTGTTGCCTATCGCCCATACCTTGAAAAGTGGCTGAGTTCGACAAGTCGTTGGGGAAGGCTGACGAGTAGTACCGATACATCCCTGGCTGTTGGTCATCGGGTCGGAAGTTCGATTTCATGAACTTCAAACTAGCGAGATAGTTCTCCATGTTTGTCCCAGCCTTTATGAACTTCCCTTGTTCTGCCCGTACCTCATCAAGAATCTTAAAAAATATGAGGAGGGCTGTGCCATCATTCTTGTGATAACTCGTAATTTTTTCCTTAAAAGAATCCGAAACGAACGCATCATTCTTCTCATACTGTGTCCATTCCTTCGCATCTGTTCGATTATCAATATCGGTTCTCAGTTGCCCCGCCGCCTCCGCCAAAGTATAGAAGGTGAACTTTAAGTCAGTTCCCTCGGCATTCTTCACGCAGATTTTGTTGTTTTTGGCAGCACCTCCTAGCAACTCGTACCGAACTCGTTTATCAACTTCATTCATAGCACGAACTAACGTGAGGATTCCCTCGTAGTGATTACCACCAACAGATTCACCCGTTGTGTTGTTCGTGAGATTCACTAAAAAGTTCGTTATCTCACCCAATCCAAACCAAAGGGGGTTAATCTCGTGGGGGTCTGAAGCCAACACCACACAAGGGAAACCCATATATTTCGGTTGTCCGACACCATTTCTTGTGAACAGAGCGTGATTGGGTCGGTAGATGTTCTTGAAATCCACTTCTTCAATCTTGGGGAAACGCCCCATCTTATTCATGGGGGGGAAGAACTTCGCTCGTTTGGCTGTCAGTGTCAGAGAGGTTGTGCAATCACTCCCGTACCCAAAGGTGTGGGAGATACCCGTCACATAATAGAACACATCAAAGGGTTCGATATACACTGGGAAACCCAATTTCATCTCTGGTCTGAGAGGGATAGAACAATCCCCACTTTGAACATCTTTATTGGCGAGTGCCATACGGTTCATAGCGGCATAGTAAATGGATTTGGGGTCATTCAGAAAGGTTGTTTCAAACGAGGCTTCCCTCCAACCATATTTAGCAACCCCTTTCCAGTCAACGAACATACCTCTATTCTCGAACTCCTTCCCAAACAGAGAAGCCATATTGCTGAAGTATCCCCCCGTTCCTTTCATGACAGTACATTCGGCTTCCTTCTCTGATGAGTTGAAAGAGATGAGGTCGATGTCCTTCACGACATACACCCTTGAGTCAGATGTGTCCAGATTATAGAAGGGGGGCTTAAAAACATAATCCCCATTGAAATCAATGAAAAACTCAAAGCCAATTTCGAGAGATACTTGAGAGGCGATGTCCATTTTGGTCTGCATCTGGCTCTCAAATAGATTCACTTGACCCAGCGAGTTGATATCAAGAGCGAAAGCCGTCACACCAGCGACATTATAACCCCGTGTTCCCTTGCCTTTAGCCGTGTCGACACCCCATGTTGTGTTCTCCACATAGAAAAGCGAACTAGAAGGGAAAGCATACTGCTGCTTGTTCACCTCACCGTCTTTGGAGGAACTGTGTCTCAAAACCATCAAAAGAGAATCCATGTAGTTGTCGATTCCCCCTAAACGCTTTTTGTCTGTATTTTTGTTTTCTAGTGCTGCCCAATTATCGGAGGATATATTTGCCTCCCCCGTGCCAATGAGGTCTGAACTAAGGAGGAACTGCTCGAAGGAATTAAAGAGTCTTCCGTCTGTCCCATACATTTTCAGTTTGCCCATCGGTTGTTGGAATCTTTGTTGCCAATAATATCCCGTGACCTCCCAGAAACTCGCTTGGAACAAATCCGACTTAATTCCAATATTTGCGAAGTCAGAAAGCACCCATTCGTGACCACCAGCATCACCATGCCCAGAGGAAAACAATTCGTGTACCACCGAGAAGGGGTTTTTCCTTGTGTAGGAGTGACCCGTGAAGTTGATGTTGGTTTTGTTACCATCTGCCTTTGACGCAAAAGCAGAGGGGTTGGTATTGATAGACTGATACTGCCAAAAATGAAGGAAATCTGAGGCACTCATCGACACTGAATAGAAACCACCACTGAACCCGTGAGAAACCTCAGTGATGACACCGTTGAACACTTGGTAATAGGGCTTCATTGTGGCGTTGTTCAAATTGTAATTGTCATCCTCTGTCTGACCCCCTAGTTCGGTGTGCGTGAAATACCCACGCATATACACATGGATTTCTATGCCAGGGTGTAGGATGAACTTATTATCCCTAAAGAAACATGACCTTCTGTTGGTGGGCAAATCCATGCCGATAGAAACAGAGGAGGGAGAGGTGTCGGTGGAGTTCGACACCGACACAGAAGTTATCAAGTCTTGGAGGTCTATCTGACCCATACAACCAGTACAAGAGGGCATAGCCGTTTCCCCATTGAAGGTCACGATACAATCGGGTACATGCCGTCTGCTTTTCTTGTTGTTGTATGTCCAAGTCCCACTGAAGGGTCTGTTTTCTGCGTTTGCCATTATTTATTTCCTACTGTCAGCATCAAAAGAAGGGGGTTGGATTCTTTGAGGGCTTCCTTGTTGAGAGTTCCAATCGTACATCTTTGACACCGTGAAATCAAAGTTGAAGGATAGACCATTCGGGGTATCCTCTTGGTAGGAATAATCAAAAGATTCAATTAGCCCCTCGTATGTCATTTGGTCGTAATGTATCAAGAATGACCCTACCCCTAAATGTGCCTCTGTATCAAAAATCTTGTCGTAGATAAGGCAAGCGTTCTGATACATCTGAAGGATTTCCATGAAATGTTGGAAAGCCAACGACTGTCGCTTTGAGGCATACTGCATTCCACTCGGCCCCTTTGAGTTCGCTGTGTTCATCAAAGTGAAAAAGTTATTTAGGCTCTCGTTCCCAGCACCCGATTGAGCAACGAAGCCCCCCGTTTGGGCTGAAAAAGTGATCTTGGGTTGATCTTCACCCCACGCTTTGAAGACTCGGTTCTTCCTAGTTCGGGCTGAGAAGTCTTGTATCTTCGTGTAAGTGATACTCATTGAGTTGGGGTTAATTAAAAACTGCAAAGGAGGGAGATTCATCAAGGCAAAGAGTTGTGAAATATATGATAAAGTCTGGGCTGACCCCACGAAGGAACTCTCGGCTGTGCCATTTTCAGAAGAGGAGAGATTTCGGTAGGCTTGCTGTTGAGCGAGGGCTTCCAATGAATTGTACGAGGATGTTGTTACTGCACCATCGTATGACGAAGTGACATCGAAGTTATTGACAAGAGCATCTGCAAAGGTATTAAGATTCTTGGATAAATCGGTAGTTCGGGATTTCTTCATGTCACCGATATACACTTGGGCATCAGCGGGGGGTAAATACTGAAGAACAAAAGGGGAATACATCCGAACTAAAGGGTCACCACCATCAAGAGCCACCCCACTTGATGGTTCATATTTCAAATCGAATCTTCGACCCGTTGGGATGTAAGGCAACGGGCTTGATCCCACAGAAGTGATGCTTTTGCTTGCTCCCACCACAAGGGTGGGTATGTCGTCAATTTCAGAAGCCTCATAAGCAGTGGTGTCTGTTTCGGTCACCCCGTTTAAGTTACTGTTGGTTCTCTTCGCCATATCAACCTCTCCCTAGTTTTTCGGAGGGGAGCAAGCCAATATGCTTCTCCTTATGGACAGTGAAGTTGGCTGTCAGATCAAAGGAATAGGGTTTTTCGGCACTCTCTGCCACCGTGAATGTCGTGAACCATCCGAGATAGGTCACTTGGTCGAAGTACAACGAGATAATCCCGTGCCTCACAATCTGCCCATTTTCGCCATATAAAGCCCCGTTGCTATGGAATAGGGCTAGGAGGTCTTGGTACTTGTCGTAGGCGATAGAATCCCTTCTAGTACCTCCCATATCTGGATTGGTGACGGCACTCAATCCAGAGTTGATTCGGATAAATGCCCCCGTCTTGATCGACATAGATATCTCGGTGGTGTCGTGTCCCCACACTTGTTCGATATAGCCACCCATTGTTTGTATTCGGGAGACTGTCTTTCCGTAGTTGATATCGAGCGAACTAGGGTTGACATGGAAGACGAACTTGGCGTTGTCGGGGAGGACACTCGTTTCCCAATCTGAACCAAGCACATCAAGAACTACGGGTTTTCGTCCCATTCCGTTGTATTCGTCATCGGGCTTATAAAAAGCACTCGGTATTCTTGCTCTAGTCATTATCTACTCCTCCCGTTCATAGCGTTTCGACCAGATTTGGTCTTGGCAACGGCTTTGAGTTTTCTCCTGAATGTTTCGGGGTCATCTGATTTCACCACTACTGTACCGATATGGATACCACCATCGCCAGAACCACCCGAACCACCACCACCACTGAGATTTGTACCAACGAGCATCTCATCGTCACCTCGTGTATGATACGCTTGACCATCTGGTGTGAAGATTAAAGCACCAGCACCCATAGGTGTCATTGTCTGACCATCAAAATACCCATCTTGCAATCCGAGAGTTTTGATCACACCTATTTGTTTATTGTACTCCTCTTCTTTTATCTTCCCCGCCTTCAATTGTCTGTCGAGGTCATCTTTCACATAACTGTTCTTCTTACTAGGATCTTGTTGAGAGGAATACGCTTCCATAACTTTGTCCAAACTCATGCCCGCAGCCGAAGCGACATCAAAGAGTTTCTCGGCAACCATAGCCTTCATGACTTCTTTACCGATGGCTGGTGGTAGCCCCTTCTCTTGGAACTTCTTCATCTCATCGGTGTCTGCTCCCAATGATTCAAAAGAAGTAACCATAGAATCTAGTGAATCTTGTGCATGCTTTCCTTGTTTCTCCATCTCACCTTGAATGGTTATTTGTTTCTCGGTCAGTTCAGCCAAGACCTCCCCTTCTGCGATTTTTTGACCTATTACATCACCAGATGCCTCCGAACTCAAAAGGGTGGGGGTAATTGAAGAAGCATTAGCCCCCCTCCCATTTGTCGCTGCGTTTTGTAGATCAAATAAAGCGAGAGAGACAAGACCATCCTCACTGTAATTCCCACTGTGATCCTTCAATGATGGGGTAGGTTGCAACCCCATCACTTGCTTGATCTCATCAATAGAGAAGCCTTGATCAAGGAGAGGTTGGATGTACCCCATCGTGTCCTCCTTTAAGTCGGCTTCTGACATTAACAACCCTCTATCGTGTGTGACTATATCCCCCTCTTCTCGTCCCATCGCATTACGAGCATAGGTTTCATAGTCATCGATCATAGTATTGCGTGCTCGAATCAAGCCCTCTTCAATCTGTTGGAAGGAGTTTGAACCCATAATCTCCATTTTTTTATCGGTGACCCTTCGTTGAATCTCACCAACCTCACCTCTCGCACCACTGTAAGAACCAGACCTTTGATAAGCAGTTCTTTGTCTTGACTTTACATCTAGTTCGATATCAAGCAATTCACGGGCTTGCTCATTTGTCTCATAAATGCTTTTCTCCTTCGCAGTTGCTTTGCCCGATTTCACCTTTGCACCAAGATCAGACTGAACTGCCTCCAAATCCTCTCTTTTTTTGTAAAGTTTATCCATCTCGTCAGAAAGTATCGTCACCATGTCTTTGGCTTTCTGCTGATCTGCTTCCTTATCTTTACTATCAAATAGCCATTCGTAAATCCCCTCTACAAAACCCGATATTTTATTGAGATATTTCCCAATCACATTCTCTAACACTGCCGATGCTGAAGCAGTGTTCTTAACAATCTCGGATGTCATAGCGTCCTCCATAGACATGGCTTGCTCTACACTGCTTTTCATGGAATCACCCATATTGATCATATAGCCTTCAAGATCCTTGACCTCTGTCCCAGTGACAGACGACATAACTTTCCCATCTGCACCTAAAGTGAGTTTGTACTGCTCTTCAAGCATCTTTTGGAACTCCCCAGTCTCCATATTCTTCTCTTGGGCGAGTTTAGCAAGGGCTGCTTGACCCGTCATCCCCTCCTCCTTCATCATTTTGTCCATTCTCTCGGAGTAGGTTTGAACGACACCCATATTGGAGTTCATTTTATCGACCATCGTCACCATCTGATCGACCTCCATACCCGATCTCCCCGATATCTGTTCAAGGACTGCCCTTGACATCCCACCGAGTGACTGTCCTTTCGAGAGGTCTGCGAAAGCCCCAGACTCTGCCAAGAACTGAGCCATATTCTCACCAGTATTGAACTGCCCTTGCTGAACGGCTGATCCCGTAATACCGCCTTGTTGGCTAGAGATGTTGAGTTGTTGTAAAGCACGCAGTTGTCGTTCTATCTCGGCTGAACCACCAATAGAGGTGTTCCCCGAAGAAGCAATCAAGTTCCGTTGTTGCTTCATGGTCATATTCTTAAATGACCCGATGATGTCACTAGAATCAAAATTATCCACACCTAAAGATTGGAGGGTGTTCTTAAAATCATCACTATTCGTAAGGGTTCTGAAGCCAGAACTTTGCTCCAATGCGGCTGCTCGACTCTTGACACCCTTCTTCCCGATCCTTGAGGTTTTCCCACCCGACAAGAGAGCCGATTTGAAACGCTCTTGGTACGATTTGCTTCGTCCTCGATTGGAGAGGTCTTGAAGGAACTTAGACCCAGCGGCTTCCCCCAAAGACTCTACAAGTTCCCCAGCGATGGCTGCCGTCTGTGCGAAATCGACATTCAAGAGGGACATACCACCCGTCACTTGAGTGATCATAGAGAAGAACTTCTGTGTGGCGACACCCGTTGTCTGTGCCGACATGTATATGGCACTGAAAGCATCATCGATCTGAGATAGATCCATCGCAAAGTTCTCATTCATTGAAGCGATTTGCTCTGCGACCGTGTTGGCTTCCACACCGAGCATTTTCGATTTGGTGATAGCGACTTGAAGATTTGCCTCAAGGGCTTTAACGGGGTCACCCGTACTCCCAACCATATTAGCCATTTCGTCATAGCGTAAGCCGAACTGGTTGAATGAACTCGCCAATGTTGCAACCTCATCAGACGACATACGGAACTGCATCCCGACATCGAAAGCCATCTCACGCATATCAAAAAGCCTATCGGTCATCTTGCCTTTCTCGAATGCCTTACCCATAAGGTCAAGACCACTTGCACCAGCCATAAAGTTCTTGTTCATGTCTTTGGCTTTCTTATCTGCTTGGAACATAAGCCCCACAAACACCCCTAGAACACCAACAGTAGCACCTAGAGCACCAGCAACCATCCCTAGTTTCCCACCGACACCACTGAGTTGTTTCAAGATTGAGCCGACACCCTCAAGACCACCAGTCGCCATACCACCGATATCACCCCCTTGTGCCATGCCACCCATATTCTTCCCAAACGCACCCATCTTCTGCATATTTTTCTTATGGTTATTGGTGAGAGCCATGTATTCTTTGTAGCGAGTTTCTCTCTCTTGATCTTCTTCTGCCAGTTTTGATGTACGGAAATCAGAGAGTTTTTTGGCGTGTTTCATCTCTGCTGCCATTAGATAGTTCGCTGCTTCTATCTCTTCTTCTATTTCTTTTTTTCTTGCTGCTGTGACTCTGCCTTCCATTTCGGTTCTGAGTGCGAGAATCGCGGCTTCTTGTTCTTTAATCTCATCGTAGTGCTTCTTTGTTTCCTTCGCTAACTTCTGTTGGTGCTTCACGGACTTCGCTTGGGAGGTCGTGTTCTGTTGGATTAATTTGGAAGCCTCCCCCAACTGATCCCCAAAGGATTTCATCAACCCCACTGATCCACTGAAGTGAGCATTGAACTCATCGGCATTTCGGATTTGTGTTTCGGCTAATCGCTCAAAATCCTTCGTGGCATCCCGTATGGCTTTCGTCATTTCTTTATTGTTCATCGTCTTTTAACACTCCCATTTTCGTCAACGAAGAAATCGCCCCCAACTTCTTCCCTTCCTAAGAAGCGTTTATATAGACGCTTTTGCGATCCTTCATGTTCTATGCTACGAACACTGCTCTTAAAGGCTTCCTTAATGGTTTCCTCACCCATAAGTGTCGTGGCTGAAAAGACCCCACGCTCACCATCACCCACCAGTTCTGCCACTCTCGCTCTCGCTTCTTCATCCCTCTGTTCCATTCCAGCACGGATACTTTCCTTGTAGTTCTGAACGATCAAGTCATGATTATCTTGCTCGCCAGCAACCCAACGCTTGTACTCTGCCATCAATTCTTCATCTGTTTTGGCATTGACCAAAATGGGGGTTTCACTATCACCTTCCATCACTTGAAACTTCAATGCCTTCAGAATGTATTGCTCCCTATCAGACTCTCGTTTCTTCTTCGCTTGCTCATCCTTGCTATTCTGCTTCTTCACGCCTTTCGGTGACATCGCTGAAGCAATGAACTTGGCATGATTCCAGTGCATCTCGGAGTCCTCAAATCTGTCCTCTATGATGTTTACGAACTGCCAAAGGGTTTGTATCCCATTAACAAGCCCAAAGCCGTTCTGAGGGATGTCACGCCCGTAGGTGAACCATGTGTGGCGACCGTAGGGTTCGTAAGCATACGCTTGTGCAATTTCCATTGATCGTTGATATCTATTCATCAGACCGAGTGTTTGATAGAACAGACGGTGGATGAGTTTTTTGGGGAATTGTCTGACAAAGGAATACAGTTCAAGGGGGTCATCGATCAACCACCCATTGACGGAGTAGAGAGAACGAACCACCACCCACAAACGATAAAAGAAAACACCCTTATCGTGTGTTTGGGCTGTCACTTCCCGTATCTCTCTAGGGAACAAAGAACGGAGAGTTAAAGACACTCCCAAGACAGAAGTGTGATGAAGAATGAAGCCTTGATCAATAAGAAGTTCGACATCTTTGTAATGGTGTCTTCTGTCGAGAGAATGCTGGTTCATAGCCAACCCCCATTATTTGTTGGGGTGTCGGAATCTAGGATTGCGTGAGTTGATGGTAGTGTCTGTTGTTTGGTTAGTGGTGTGTTCCCCTATTTCTTGAGTGGGGAGTCTATAAACTTCTAGTCCATTCTGCATCCCAGAAGGCTCTACTTTTCTAGGGGGCAACTCTTGCTCTTGGAAGATATTTGAGTTCGTTGCTGGTTTCATGGGGGCAACCACCAAAGAATCTTCGGGGTTTGCTTCTCTCGGAGGGGGAGGAGGCTGACCCACTGAAGGGGGCGTTGCCGAAACTGGTGTTATCGGAGTTCGCACTTGAGGTATGTTCTCAATTGGTTCTTCTGGGGGAGCAACTTGCTGAGGTTCGGGTTCTTCAACCATTTCCTCTTGTTTTTGAAACGCTTCCTTAGATTTGTTCTCGATGTCTTGTGCCGTGTTTGTTCTCTCGGACACAAAAGATTCCGTTTGGTTTGCTGTAGTTCGCATTAGTTTACGGACATCGTTTTCTTCAGTTTGCTGCTTCTTATTCGTTACAGCATTTTTCTTCCGTTGGAGTTCTTCTTCCATCGCTTGGACTTCTGCATCCTCGTCAGAAAAGTCAGTGTCGATATTATTTTCCACGACAACATTGACACTCTCTGTCAGAATGTGGAACTTCTGCATAATGTGAACTTGAATGCTGCGAGGGAACTGAGTGACGATTTCACGAACCGCTTGTGTCTTGAGAATCTTTACTTTGACACCGTTTTTGAGTTCCTCTCCCGTTTCGAGATAAAATAAATCCCGTAAGTCCAGTTCGTTTATCTGAACGATAGCCCTAGACAAAATCGCCAGACGGAATCCATCCAAGAATCTTATGGCTTTCGTGCGGGATAAATCTTCCACTTCGTCTTCCTCAGAAAACTCCGAGATAAACTGCTGGGCTTCTTGCTGACAAGCAAGTTCCTCATCGGGTGAAAGAAGACGAAGATGTATCTCCGTGCCCATCACATCAACGATGGACTCGGCACGGGATAATTCGACTAGGGGTTGGAGGGCTTGTTTGAGTTGTTCTAGTAGCATTTGTTAATCTCCGTTAGTGATAAAACGAGGATCAACCTTGAACAAAAAATAGATATTTATATGTATGTATAAAATGTGTGTTTTCCATCCCCGAAGGGAGGCAAAGAAAGTGTTGGCTTATCTGTATGTCTTGATATCTATATCTAGTATTGTACAAGGTCGATGACCCGTGAAAATATACCCTTAATCTTACCCAAGTGTTGGTGCTGAAACGCCTTTTGGTGTTGTTCCATAACGAATAGATGCTCTCTGACCGATTGATGGGTCATTACCACTAGCAAGGAACTCACCGTAAGTGGATGAATAATCGTGAACATCTGTCACTTGAGCATCACCACTCTCTGTCACCATCCCACCGTCTGCTGTCATATTGGCTTGATCCCAAGAAGTCCACCAACACGCTTCGTACATTGTGATTAAAACACTGTGCGTGGTGTCTTGAACTCCACCAGAAACTTGTGGGTAGGTCAAGTTCTTATGCCCACCATGAAAAGGCTCGCTTGACTTTGCTTTTGTACTAGTGTCATTTGCTGTTGCGAATGACCCCGAAAGGTCTGCATCTGCCAAAGTAGAGAAAACCAATTGGTATTCCAAATCGAAGGGCCATCTGTGATGCTTCAATGAGCGAACTGCACCATCGACTCCACCAGCATAACCAGTCGCTTGCCAAATATTAGACAAGTACATCAACGCACGAGTTATCGAAATCCCCACTTCGGAAGTTACACCAGGGACGATTTCTGCGATATGGTCACCGAAACCAATACCACGAGCAACCTCATGTGATTTACTTTGAGAAACACCAGAAAAATCTGATACGAGACCAATTTGGTACAACTGATCGCCACCACCGTATGCTGGTGTCAAAAGGCGTACCTTCTGACTCATAACGATACGAGTGTTGGGGGTTGTGCCATACTGGTACAAATACGAAGAACCTTGAACGCCATTTTGTGGGTTCATATCTTGATTAGCCATTATTACACCTCTTTGATTGTTTTATAGAGGGGAGAATAAACTCCCCACCTTAATGATACAGAGATATAAAGTATTTATTGAAAATCACCTAGTTCGGACACCACTCTCAACTCTATTCTTTCGGATAGCCAACATCATCTTTCGTAGTTCCTTCAGTTGTTGCCTCAGAGGCTCTATCTTGACACGAACACGAGTCCCAGCAGATTCATTCATCAATCGCTTGTCCTCAAACTTACGAGCATCTTCTGCCATGTCTTTCATAGTGTCAATCATGGCTAGTATTGTCGCTTCACACATCATAAGAATCTTCTCCATTAAAAAAGGGTATGTCATCACAACATACCCTCAAAACAATCATACAAAAAGGATTTTAAGCGTTCTTCTCATTGGTGACTTGCTGACGGATATCTTTACATCCCTTGCTCACATCAAGGAGGGCTTTACGGACACGAGTTCCAGCCGCTTTATTTCCCTTCTCAGAAAACTTTTCGGCTTCTTCGAGAGCAGAGGTGAGGGTTGTCAGTAGTTCTTGAACATTATCTTTTACGGACTTGTCAGACATGGTTGTTTCTCCATTGGTTTTTAGTGTGTGTAAGTGAGGTTGAAATGCCTCTCAGAGCATCATACCCACATTTGTAGGATCTTGGCAAGAAATTAATGCCGTTCTTCTCTTCTTATTTCGGCTCGGACTTCATCTAAATCAATTTCTTCGTGTGCGAAGACACTCAGATTGGGTTGGGATACTTCAGACATTTGGTCAATATCCCGAATCATTTGAGCATAACCCTTCTTGTCAAAAGAGGAACTGAGATTCGATAACGCCACGAGGCTATTCCCCCTCTCAGAAAGGTTTTCTCGAATGAAAACAAGTTCTTGCTCCCCCGTCTTCACCCTCACCACACCATTCACGGTATGTGCTGTGTGGGGGTAGGTGGTCACAAAGGTTGTGGATTCCAATCTCTGGCTTAAATGTGCTAATAAATCTCGCTCTATTTTGGCTTTTGAGTCATGAACATTATTTTCCTCCCATTCGTGGGTTTCACCTTTGTGGTGATAATAAGTCCTAGTCGATCGGGACACCGTCCTCGATAATATCCAACAGTATTCGGGTTCTGCTGTTTCTTCCTTCATACGGATCTGACCCCTATTTTTGAAAAAGTTCAACTTGGCTTTTGCTACCAACAGAGGAGATATCTGAGGGTCTCTTTTGGGTGGAGATTTTGGTATAGAAAACGCTTGGGTGGCGAAATTGGGCTGAGGTGCTTTCAAAGTGTTCAAAGAAAGAACATCCTCAACAGAGTTGATCTTCTCCCATTCTTTACTGGGTTCGGGGTTGTAGATAACATGACATTTCTTCTTTTGGAGTTCCCATAGAGGTTTCCCTTTGTCGTAGGAACACTGCTCATAAACATCAAAGTTAAAGTTATACTCATTGAGAGCAAAAAAAATCTTTTTGTCATCGGTGTAGAAAATAACCTTTTCAAAATCAAAATCCTTTTCCTTCATCAGAAACATCAGACAACGATACACATGTTCATAATAAAGGGCGGTACGAACATATTCATTTTGAAATGCCGTCCTACAACCAGACCTCCCATACTGTTTGTTTGACATGCGGGTTAATTGACCCCCCATATAAAAATAGAAATCCCAATCCCTCTTAATGCTTTCTGCCCGTTTGAATTGAATCCAGCAGTAACGGTACTGATCTTCTTCACCCTCTGGCAAATTGGGTTTTCTTGTGTTTATTGTGTACATTTCGTTCTCCATCATTGGGGTTCAAAATACTACACGGAAACACATAAAAAAACCGACCCCTTTCAAAAGAAAAAGATCGGCAAACACTCATTCACTGGAGAAATTATGACAAGTAGTCACCTATCTGTAGATATAGGAGAGGTATCGGGTTTTCGGTTCAAACCAATACCCAATGACCACAAGCGTTCCTCATGAAGCGATTGTTTGTAATCTAGGACACGCAACTTGGATTTTTTTAATGCCACTTCGGTTTGCGACAACTTCTGAGATACAAGACGATATCTCCACAAGAGAAATAAGAAACAGACCGATAATAAAATGAACATAGACACTCCTTTGTTAGATGTTCATTTATATATACAGAGTTCTTCCCCAAAAAAGGAAATCACACCAAACCCATCTGAAATAATCTGCCCTTCAGATACCCAATGTCATCATACGGCTCATCTGCTCGCACACAGAGATACACCAAATGAGGGGCGTTCTCAATGTAGGCTTGCTTCTGATTGTCCCTCTCAACCATCGCCTTGTGCTGCTCCTCACTCTTATGGAACGCATTGGGATACTCATAGTGCTGGTGACCATGAAACTCAACCACCAAACCTATCTCCTTGAAATAACCATCGTAGCGATATCTATAATTGGTGTCGGGGTTGATGAAATCTTTGTGTTGCCATTCTTCCATATAAGGTATGCCACCCAATGCCTCTGATACCGCATCTAGGCAGAGGTACTGCTTAATCAACACTCGATTGATCTTCAAGCCGTGTCGTTTCATTTCTCTCCGAAGTGTTTCCCACCCAACAACCAAAACCTCTTTTGCCTTATAGTGATCCACTCGACCAGTGTTCGTTAGAAAAGGTTGGAAAGCCTTTTTTGGGAGGCGAACTATCTGTTGTTCGTACCTCTCCTCCACATACTTATTGGTAAAAACCAATCCCAGTTCGGTGGCGTACTTTTTCAATGTCACGAAACTCGTACCCAGACCCTCCATCGCTCTCACATGATCAAGACTGCCATCCTTTTCCATATAAAGATCAAAATCCGACAAGAGATAGTTCTTCTTCAAGGAGGATTCCCAGTCACGGTCATTCTCACGATTCCAAGCCAACAAAGATTCGCTAGTTCGCTGAAGCCTCTCATCTTGATCCATCGTCAAGCCCCTACTCCAAGAATCCCTACCCAAACACTTCTCACTGATTGCCATAATGCTCGGATGATCCTCTTTCGTCAACCCCTTGTTCCAACGACCAGCATTGTCACGCATCTTCTGCTTGGTTTCCTCACTCAATGTTCGACCTCGCAAATAAGCCTTGTCCCTCATCACTGAACCCAATGCCACAATTAAAGCATCTGGATGCCTCTCCCGATAATCGGGATGAACACTCATATAATGACTCGTCAAGTTCTCTGCCTTATGACCACAATCCAAACAAACAACATAATCCTCGTTCGCTACCTTCCCTCCCCACTGGGCTTGCTCCTTACAAGAAGAACACCGAGTCGCCCTCGCTAGTTTATGCACCTCGTAGGAAACGCCACAATCCACACAGAGGACGGACTTCTTACCCCCGTAACATTTACTGCTCCTCGATTTCTTAATGGCAGCAATCCGTATCTGAGAGGATTTCTCACAACGAAGAGGGAGATGCTTGCCGTGCTTGGCTCGATATTCAGCACCCGTCAAACCATGTGCTTTGAGATGGGGGGCTAGTGCCTTCCCACGATAACCACACTCCAAACACTTAATGAAATCAACACCCTCAACCTTTCCAGACCATTTAAGAGATACTTGGTATTCCTTGTAAGGAGGGTGAGTATCCTTGTTATGACGGAAATGACTCGCCAAACCCCTCTTATTCACCACCTCAAAATCACAAACCGAACACAAAAATGGCATAACACCCTCCACCGAAGTTTTGAGCATTATACCATTTTGAGTTGAACTTGCATACCAACCCCCAACTTAAACCTTGAAAAGTAAGGTTTAAGTTAGGAAGAACCTACCTTATCGACAGAGCGTCAAAGGCTTGCTCTTAGGTTGAATGTCACTACGAGGTATAACAATGGGAATACTGGTTGGTATGCCGCTTGCACCTCTGCAACTGTTGGGTCATCGGGATTGACATTGGCAGTGATACCAGTGTAACCAGCGATGATGTCTTTACGGACAAGTTCTTTCAGAACCATAGCCAACTTCCCTTCGATTTGAGAAGTGATACTTGGGAGGAACTTCACGCCCACGAATGAATCGAGAGCAGTGCGAGCGAGTTGTTGTACCTCATCGGCAATCTGAATGACTGTCGGTGTTTTGGTTACAATGTTACTCATGTCAGTGGTGAGACCGTGACGAACTTTAAGAGCATTTGGGATGTCTTCAAGGACAGTAATCCCAGCAACAGCAAGTTGGTTCTTCTGAACGGCATCGCTAGTTCGAGCCAAAGAATCGAATCCGAAGACTCTTGAGTTAGTCCACGGTGTCGCTACATCTTTTGTGGGTGCAACAACTGCCCCCGCCCAAGCAGCAGCAACGAATGTTCCATCAACTAGGTGTCGTTGGTCTTTCCCGAAAGCATCTGTGATGGTGAGGTAAGCCATATCTGGGTACAACAAACGGAAACGAGTTTCCTTGATTGCTGTTGCCCACGCTTGGACATCTTTACGCTTCGTTCCAGCACCAACCCCAGCGATTACAGTTCGCTCGGACTTGTATCGGATAGAAGATTGGATGTTAGCATGACGAGCCATGTACTGGTACAGTTCCAAAGAATCTCCACGAAGGGGAACTAGGATGTCTGGTGTTGTTCCACTAGCGAATGTTCCACCCATTTCATCAATGGCATCACGGTAAGCGACAACACTTGCTTGTGTATATTCACCATTGACCACCAACTCATCTTTCTTGACTTGTTTCAATCCTACAAGGATAGAACCGTTGGTCATCGCTAGATAGCAAGCCAAAGTCAGAGGATTTGTTGGGTCTAGTTCACCGAAGGCAGCCTCAACTGCATTGAACTTGGTGTATAAACGAGGAGTGAAGTCTTGCTTGGCGTACTTGTAAGACGAGTAGTAAGTGTCCCCAACTTCTGGTTGCTCACCACTTCGTTGGAATGTTTCAACGGAAGCAGAATCCCCAGCGTTAAGGCTTTCGGTATTCGCTACAATCAAAGACACACCCTTCACAGTAGAAACTGGAAGATTGGCATCAGTTGTAACGATTTTGCTCGCTTTGAAAGTCAAAGTACCAGCGGGGTAATTCACGCCAGTCGCCCGTGGGAGGACAGTGAATGTCAATCCCGTTGCGAGGTCACGATAAGTTTGTCCAACAACACCGTCTTGCCCAACTCCAGTTCCACTCAACAAAGAAGTAGCAACCGAACCAGAACCATTAGAGATATTGGATGTGACATAAAAACCACTCTTACCACTTTCACCAACACCACCATCACCGATTGAATCAGTGAAACCCGTTCCGATGCGACTCAATGTTCCATCAGAATAAGAGATGTTAGAGGAAACACCCAAAGTCTTTGATTGCATATACAAGTACTCAGTCCCAGCACTGTCTGTGATAACAGCGAAATGTGCTGTTATCGGTGTCTGAATAAGAGCCGAAGCAAGACAACCAACAGAAACCAGTTCTCTCTCGGCAGATTGATTATCCAACAGACCGAGAATAGAGTTCGATGAGCCTTGACCAACAATAACAGAAGATTCTGTGCCTTGTGACAGAGAAGAAATACGGATTCCAAACCCTTCAACAGTAGCAACGGAAGAACCAACTTGAGTATTGATTTGCTCAACGATACCCTCGTTTAGACCCGTGTCAGACAAAGGAACATCATGACCAGATTCAGTCAAAGCAGTTCCGTCTTTCTGTGTGAAGACAACCTCGTGTGTTGTTCCATCAATAGTCAGAAGAAGGATGTTGTTCTGAGGATTGGTAGAACCACTTGGATACAAGGTCACTTGTGGGTATGCACCATCACCAGTTGCTTGTGAGCCAGTTAAACCGATTTCTCCTACAAGAGAGGCTGGTTTGACAGTAGTGGTAGCGTGTGCCTCACCATACTGAGCCATAGATAACCCTAGAATATCTTGGGCTGTCGTCACATCAATCTGAATACTTGCTTGGGCTTCCCCTAGTTTATCTGCTGGGAGAATACGGTTTCGGAGAATGATACGGTCATAGTACGAGTCACCACCGACAGTTGGCATTGAGTCCAATGTCGCACAAGCGAACCAACCACCAAGACCATTACCGATGAACAGTTCGCTCTCATCGAATCCGAACTGCTTCAACCATTGAGTTGCACTAGTCAGTTTCGCTTTCTCAACATTACCCACTCGCTCAAAAGTAAAGTAGATATGTCCAGAAGAATCAACTGCCGCAACAACTTTGACATCTGTACCAGCACCACTATCGATAGCGGGAATTGCATCGATCTTGGATTGGATGTTAGTCACAAGAGCAGAAGCCGTAGGGTAAGAGCCAAGATCAATGGAGATAGCATGAGGAGTAGCATCGACATTGATTGTAAAATCGCTATTGTCTGCCGTAATCTCGTAAGCACTCACGAACTTGCTCGCACCAGTCAATCGAGGAATCTGACCATCAACTGCCATATTGATATCGTCAATCAAATCACCGATAGCAACTGTAGCACCAGAGGTCAATGTGACATCAACTTGCAAACCATCAACGGTGAGAATGAGAGAATCATCGAGACCAGCAGAAACATTCATTGTTTGAGCAGAGGGATCGCCATAAACGAGTTCTGCACCAGTGATGTGTGCTTGGTGTGCCACAGCAGAAAGAGCAGAAGAAGCGGGTACGCCATCAACTGTAATCTCAATGCTATCACTTTGTCCGTCAATGAAAGCGAACTCGCCAGTCGAACTGAAAGTATGTGCCGCTGGAGTTGCTGCTTTGTCAGAAAAAGTAACCGTGATTTCTTCTTCGACTGCACCACTGAAGGACTTGGTGTTGTGTGGTGTTTCATAACGAACATCACTCAACAATTCAGACCCACTTGGGAACTCGATAGTGACAGTAGATAATCCAGCACTCTTTGCAACGAACTGAGGAATAACAAGTCCAGAACCACTCTTGTCTGAGATGGAGTATGTCCCCACACCAGAAACACCAGCAGTTTCACAAACAACAGAGTACTCAGAATCTTGAATGACATTGTAATACTGTGTAGCCCAAACCATAGCACCAGTAGGAACTGGGTCACGGAGAGTGATAGAAGCACTTGCATGATCAACAGACAGAACTGAAACTTCCCCACGATCAAGAGCGTCTTGAATAGAGAATCCCCAATATGCTTTCACAAGGTCGGGGCGATTTGTTGGGAGATCAATACGACCATTAGATACTGTTTGGAACAATGAAATCCCGATTGGAGTTCCACGACCATTTCCAGTGGTTGGTACGAAAGGAAGTCTGAACTCGGTCTTGCTTTCTTTCGCTGGAGATACGGAAGTATCAACAACAGCAGAACAAGGCTCAAGGTATCCTTTGTTATCAACCAAGTTCGCTGTGATTTGGTTCTCACCAAACAGAGAATATCCTTGAGATGAAACAGAAGTTTCAACGATAACACCCGTTCCCCAAAGAATCTTGTCATCTTTAAGAATGAAATCAACACCTTGAATGAAATCACCTTTCCCAGCCGAGAAGCCAGCAAGAGTCACTTCAGTGATACCCGTGTGTGCGAGATAATCAAAGGTATCTTGCCAAGTGTTGAAATAGTATTGGATAGTGACAGTGCTTCCATTAGCGGGTGGCACAGATAAAGTCACAGCACGAGAGAACCCATCAACGCTAGACGGAATAACTTGAACCCCATCTACCTTGACAGTCACATCAGCAACATCAGTAGTTGTAACACCGCCGTTAGAACCATCTACGATAGGGCCATTGAAGACATAAAAAGTCTTGTTACGACCAGTCGATGTTCCAGCAGACAACCCAAGAGAAGAGTTTGCAGAACCACTACCAACAACAATCTCTTTATCAGCAGAGAGAGCCACAGAAGTGTTCCCTTCGTTGTTGGTGTATGTTGTGGCATCAAGAGAAGTCACCCCAGCACCAGACTTAATCTGAGTGACGAGAGAAGCCGCTGTGATTTCATTTGAAGCATCCCCAACGAGAGTTATTACGAGGGAAACCCCATCAACAGTCAGAAGGAGAGTATCAGAAGAAGATGGGAATACTTTATAGTTTCCAGCCTTCGCTAGATAAACCAAAGCAGAATCCTCAGAAACTTGAGCAGAAACCTCATCGGTTGTCAAAGTGTCAGTTCGATTGAAGAAGTAGGTCACCTTCAAAGAATCTCCCATTTTCGGTGATTCAGAAAGTGTCAATAATCCCTTCGCTCCATCAATAGCCAAAACAACAACGGGTTCTCCATTTAGAGAAACACTGACATCGCTTGGTTTGGTGGTAGTTGTTCCAGAACCATCCCCAGTGACTATCGGGAAGTTGCGAACTTGAACTTGGTTTGTTGTTCCGTCATAAGAACCGAGAACGACTTCTCCCGAAGCCAACTCAGAAGCCACAATGCGACCCGACATGTCTTCTTGGACAATTTGTTGGTCGACACTAGAACTAGAACCTCGAACTAACTCAAGATCGGGTTGTGATAAGATTTCGCTACCCGTTCCAATGAGAACTGGAATCTTCACACCAGCCAATGCTCCACTCAAAGGTGAATCAAAATTGGTTTTGGTGTAAACACTTGGGGGTGCATAGATTGAACTTGGGAATGCCATATTTACCTCGCATAATGTATTCTGTCAGAAATGGTTACTTTATAGACCGATTATCGACACGCAGAAATCGACTTCATATTTTCTTCCCCTTACTCTTTGTCTCAGCCACAACCTTCATGCCTTTTTCATAGGCGGTGCGTTCTTGGCTTGGTGCAATTTCGTAGTGGTTATCAAGTCGTCTTCTGATATCAAAGCCAGTCTTGTTAGGGTTGTCTCGTAAAAGAGAATGTTTTTCTTTTTGTCTTTTTTCAATTTTTTTCCACTTTTCCTCTGAGTCCTTTCCAATAACTCGGTCGACATTTGTATCAAATGAATACACGCCCGTGTTTTGTGGATCGGTGGAGGTGGGGGTAAGGGAAAACTGATAATTGGGTGCAGTCATCTTCCGTCTGACCGACACTCCACACTGACATGCCACTGTGAAATCTATGGACTTGGCTTTGCCGTAACTCATCTTTTTCATGAATAACAAACCACATTCATCACATTGAAACTCGTATTGGGGCATTAGGTTCTCCTACATCAAAGAATATATAAGGGGATTATTCAAAAGAGGGATCGTTTTATGTTTGGCTTTGCGTATAAAAGATGTCACCCCCCCATAAGGAGTATTACCCATGAAACTAGAGCATATTTTAATTAACAAGACAAATGACCGAGAAACGGTCAATATTGAAACAACCCAAGAGTACATCACCGTCAATGGTGATGGTTGGTCTATGACCTTCACCCAGAAGGGTCTCGCAACACAGTGCGTTATCCACACGCCAGAGGGAGATAACACCCTCAATCTCAAAGCCCCCACCTACCGTGAAGTTCGTAATAAAGTGCGAGAGAGTGGTAGAGCCGTTCTCAACAACACCGAGAAGACCATCTTGGATTCTCAAGGGGGTCGTGTATGATTTGGCTGAAAACACGGGATATCCACCTCTGTGTCACTTGTGGTAGATATGAGATTGAAAAGGTTTCTAGCAAGTGGGTGGTGTTCTTTAAGAGAGGGGATAGGTCTGCCATCCACAAAGCGAAATCGCTCAAGGATGCCAAGTCGTTTGCTGAAAGACACATGTTCCGTATCGCTTAGATATATTGAAAGAGTTTGAGTGGGAGGTTCGCCTCCCATTTTTTTTGTCCTCTGAACAGATTCTAGGTTGATGGCTGTTGCGGTTGCACTTTTAAGAAAGACCCGTATAGATAGTGTCAATCACATTCATAGGAGAATATCATGACAGTTCAAACCATTCCAACCATTCCAACCATTCACAATGTCGATGTCGATGCTCAAGAGGCAATCGACCGTGACATCGAACAATATCAACAACAACTCGCTGAGGACAAGGCTCGTGATGAGGCGTACTTGGCTGAGTTGGAAGAACGCTTTGCAAATCAATATGTTTGTGGCGACACAGACCATCACTACTGGGGGTAACCAATGAAAGAACTACTCACTCGATACTACCTATGGCTGGCTTCTCTGCCCGTCATTGGTGGTGTCATCCACTTCTTTTTCCACACTATCACACATTTATTCGGCATACACGGATGCCCATAGGAGATTATCATGGCTGCAATGAAAAATATCATTATTGACTGGTGCGAATATATGACCATGTCAACTGCTGAACTAACACCTTTTGAAAAAGCACTGTATTTGGAACTGTGTTGGGCAGATGCTGAGGGGAAACCAACGGCAATCGGAGAGGAAATCTATAAGACCTACGGGCTGGATGAATCACTGTGGGCATAACCCACAGCCCTTTCGGGGGTCATTTAGATTCTTGAAAAGCGAATTAGTTCGATGCCCTCTTTCAATTAAATATCTTGTAGGTCTTTTTAAGAACTGTAACCATTCTCTTGGTGGTGTAAGAATCGTTTAGCCTAGATGTGCCGTGGCTCTTCCCATTAACAAGAAAATCCACCCGACCATTATTCTCGATCAGTGTGATTTCTACCCCACCCCAGTTGTGTGTGAAACCATTGGGTTGAACTACACGAATCACATCAGTAACTCTCTGACCCCTTTTTCTTGAAACGTACTGAGCCAGAAGATTGCTCACACCATCCCACCAATCTTGACTGTTAGGGGCATCTTTCAAAGTGCCATCCATATCAATTCTCGCTTCAAGATATCGAGTAGCAACTCGTTGGGCATATCGACCAAAACCACGAGGATTATTCTGTGCTGACATCTTGGCATCTTCTACGGCATTGGTCACGAACCGATACCATTGTTCCATTTCTTGAGCACTCATTTCAGCAGAGTCTTGAGTTCCGTTGATTCGCTTCTGCACCTCGTGGAACATGTGTCCCCCACGAGTTCGGTTTAACAAAGCCAGTAAATGTCGTTTCATTGTCATGCTCCTTTCTTTCTCTCATTATTATAAACAGATTATCAAGAATCTGTTTACCCCTCCAACCAGAGGCAACCCCCTCAGCCGACAAGGGCTTTGAGAGTTGCTTTGGTGGATTGACGGTCAGAACGGTTGAAGCGTCTGACACAGTTCTTGTGGTAGCGATTAAAGCCCACGAGGAACTTTCGTTCCCTTCGTGTGGTTTTGGCTTCTGAATAGTGCTTTACAGTCTTAGACATAATGACCTCCCAGTCAATGTTGATTGCTTACACTTCTTATACGGGTCTTTCTTAAAAGTGCAACCGCACTAGTCTAGATCACATAATTTCAAGAGGTGTAGGGTGTCTTCCCAATAGATGTATTGGTTGGAGTCTGTCGGCAAGGCTTTAACAACAGACAAAGAAATTGTTCGAGTCCTAGAGTGAACTCTATGGACAAGTTCCCCTTTGTCGGGATTAAAATAAGCATCAACCCCCGAATAGTTCCCGAGAAACAAGAGTTGCTCATTGGACTCCAAGTAGAACTGGGGGCTGAGAGTGACCTTTGATTGGATTTCAAGGTCACGAGGAAGACCTATGCCCTTGTAGTTGTGATTCCCACGAGTCACCTCTGCAAGTTCAGCCTCATACGCCTCTTGATAACGAGGGTGCTTCTTCTCAAGATCGATACAGCGAAAGCAACAGTCTTGCGTATTGAAACGGCTCATTTGCCATGTACAGAGTTCACGAGAACATCTGTCACAGTGATTAACTATTTTCATATTAAACTCCTTATGAAAAATATACAGAACTTTTGGTGTGAAACAATCCCAAATCCGATCTGCAACTTTTTAGGTTTTTTTGCAGAAATATGGATTTTTCTGCAACTTTTGACGGATTTTTGCAGTTTTTTTCATTTTCTTGCAGAAAAATACGGATTTATGTATTTTTCTTGCAGAAATTGTTTGGTTTTTTGCATAAATGTTCAAAAAGTTGCAGATTGGATAATTGGTTTCACACACTCAGAATGAGTCTAGGCTTGGATGTCGATATCCCAACCTAGTTTCCCAGTATAGGCTGAGGGGCTTGTGATTTGATGAAAACCCACCTCGTCATTGTCGCAACACAAAGAGAAGAGAACCCACCCCTTCGCCCGTTTCTGAGCAAAGAACTTGTGGGAACTGTTCTCACCCACAAAGTGAAGCCACCCTTGATGATGAAAATAGATGTTCTCTGGGTATCCGAGAATCGACTGATTGCGACCAAAGTTATTGTCGATGTCTTCCCACTCACAGAAGTGTTGAAGAGTCATCACCCAATAGATATGTCGCTCCCAAGTAGGGGATGCCATCTTGGTAGCCATCTCCAAGCAGTGACGAGTCATAACCTCGTCAATGCGTTGGAGTGTCGCTTGGTCAAGTTGTTGTAAAGTAGTCATAATAGCCTCCGAATATAAATGTTGATTGCAACACCTATACGGATCTCTCTTAAAACTACAACCGCAACCGTTTATTTGATGGTTTCAAAGTTGACACCCTTCCCTTTGAAGTAGGGATCAGACAGTTCTCGGAGACCAAGTTCTTCCACGACTTTCAAACGAGTTTCTAGGGTTTCAGTGGCTAATTCTTCGTCTGTCATCCCAGCCGATTTCCGATTTTCAGAGAGGTCTTCTGGAAGAACCCTACGGATTCTTGCTGTGAGGGGAACATAGACTGCCCAATCGGTTTCGACTGTCATACTGAAGTTCGACATATAATAGTAGTCGTCACCCGTTTGGTCGTATGCCTCCTCGCTTTCCCCTCCGAGAGAAACATCCGTGACATTGATACCTTCATTAACGAGGTATGACCTTGAGACAGCCCACAGATACATGACAGTCGAATCCGATATCTCTTGTTGAGCGAAAACATCTCTAGCGATAATATCGAAGTCCAATGACAGTTCCCATCGACCACCGTATTCCAAAGCAACGGGTTCACGGTAAGGGGAAATCATTATCGCCATTCGGTCACCCTTCGTGCATCTTCTCCCAAAAGCAATGATGACCCCTTCAATGGCAGTTCGATTGGAATAGTTCGCCTTAATCGGGAAGGGGCCTCTCGATTCAAGGGGGTAACGATAATCAGCAGACAGAGACAAACCTTCTGGGAGGGGTTTGGTTAGAGTGACAATGTTGGTTGCTTTATCAAAGGTGTAGTTCGTTGTTTCATACATCACGAGATTGCTAGGCATCTCGTAGATTCTTAAAGTTCCGTCAAGGGGTGTGTTCTGTAATGAGAACTGTGTTGAGGACAACTGATCTAGTCGCTCACGATAAATATCAAGGAGAGGATCGACATAGAACTCATTGTCTGCTGTTAGTTCGATATAATAGACACCAGCCTTTGAGGGGAACTTGCCGTGCTTCTTAATGGCGAAAGGGTCTTCCCTCACCCATTCAATGGCTGTCCCAGCATAGTTATCAATCAAAGTGAGGGTGCAATGTGCCCAAACCGTGCCTTGAAAGTTATCGGCAGACAGATTCACCTTCGTGGCTGAACCCGTCTTAACGATAATCCCATGTTGAGGTCGTTCTCTAAAAGAGTACTTCCCTTGTATGTTATCTACAAGGTCAGAAAACTTGGGGTGTGAAGCCCAATATCTCCGTAGTTCGAGAATCATTCTTCTCTTGATGGCACTGGTCAGTTGGTAATACATCAGCCTAGTTCATCCATAAATAGTTTGAAGTAATCCGTAAGAATCTCAATGTCTTCTTCGGTTGCCTCGCCTTTTTTGACTCGGGCATCTATTTTTTTTATTTGTTCATCCGTCATTTTATTCATCGTATTCAGTTTGGGCTTGGATACAAAGACCTAGAGCAACGGCATTGAGAGGGTCTTTGGCGTGACGGATTTCGGACACTTCGATAGGGAAGCGTTTGCGTTGCTTCTCAAAGACTTGTTGGAAGAACTCCACGAAACCACCAGCCTTGCTAGTTCCCCCACTAATCACCAAAGGGATGGGCTTTGGCAAACTGAAACGCCCTTTAATCTTCTTGAACTCGTTTGCTACATTCTTCAAGCAGTACTCAATGAGGGATTTGTAATAGACAGCAAGGGCTTCTTCCTCACGAGTCTTGGGATTAAGAAGATCAATCCCACTTTCCTTCACGGTCACAATCTTCGAGCGTGTCGAACCAGTTGCTCTGGCTGACCCAGCGTCAATCCAATCACCACCCCGTGCCACCGAAAAGCAAAGACCTTCGATGGTGTTAACAGCAAGGGCAATGTTACACATACCAGCACCAAAAGAAATACTCAATCCACTGAAACCTTCTTTGGCACATTCGGAGAAGATAATAGCCATCGCCTCATTACTAGCCACAGCCTCGTAACCACACTCAGAAACGATTCTCTCAAAGACTCCCTCGTGGTAGATAACATCACGGCTAAGGTCATCAACGGGGGCAGCGGGAATACTGAAATAGCAAACCTCATTTTCTTCTGCTGGTTCGCCCAACACATGCTTGATGAGAATACCAAGTACTTCAATGGCATCAATCTCACCAGCACTGATCAAACCTTGTGATAAAGGTCGTCTTGCTTCTTGACCAAAGACATTGGCTGTTTCGAGAGCGGCATCTCCAATAATAAGAATCTCATCTTCTCGTTCGATGAAATCCACACCAGAGAGTTTCAACATCTTCTTTGCTGAGAGATCGAGGTCAAGGAAGGCATCTCGGATACGAGAGATGAGGGTTTTTTTACTATCGCCTTGACGGGCAGACACAATGTTCATTGTTCCGATATCAAGACCGACACCTAGTTGTTTTTTCGACATAATTAGTTCTCCTTATTATTTGTTTTTTCTTCGGTTTTTCTTCATGGCACGGAGTGCTGAAGCAGCATCCTCTAAAGAGGTATCCTCCGAACTAACAGAAGACACAGACACAGAACCACCTTGTATATTACCCGTGTTTGTTAAACCAGAGGGGATGTATAACGGTTCGGAATCATCAATCATGGAAGATTCCGAAGATTCTTGGGGTTTCCCCGAAGTGGTAATGGTTGAGGGCATGTTGGAGGCAACGGCTTGGTTTATCATGGTAGCCATCTGTTCGGCATTAACACCACCCGTCATCCCCCCTAGCATCTTGGCTATTTCCCCTACCAGTTCATTCTTCATCTGGGCGACTTCTCGTTGGATTGTTTGCTTCAATGCCTCGTTTGAGGTTGCTGGTGGGGTGGCTCTTTTTTGAGGATTCGCTTTGACTCCCCTAGATGCCGACACATGTCGGGGGCGAACTTGTTTCTTAGACATTGATGTTCTCCATTGTACGGTGATTTGATTGACTTGAGATGCCTTCTGTAACTCTACACTTTGAGCGAACTGAGTTGAGGTGAACTCATGCTCTTGCCCTTTCAAAAGGGTGATACCCAACGAAGGAATTGAAAGACGACCTCTCAAACATTTTACTCTAGCGATTCTCATAGGAATGTCCTCCGAACTTTCTCCCTATAGAGTTCCCCGATTAAAATAGCCGTGTATTTTGTTTCTATGCGAGTTAAGAAAGTGTTCTTCGTGATACCATTGGATATCCACATTTTGTCTGTTGTGAGAGGCATTGTGACTACCATAGGCGAACCGAACTTGGTTAGCGTTATAATCTTCTTGTTTGAGGGGGAGGGGATGTCATCGGGAATCATGACTCGGAGCGTGTGCATCTGATCTGATATATAAATGGTTTTGATGAAGCCCTTGTGTGTCACGCCAGCACGAACCCGATAATTGTCGAACTCTCTTCGAGTTTCAAACAACAAATCTCGTTTAACCTCTGCGTAAACCTTCATGAAATCGTCAGACTTCAATGAAAACAGTTCGGCATATTCCTTAAAGGGTATTTCAATTAAAACACTTGGCATAATCAATAATTCTGGTTTTCCCAAACGGGCGTGCGACCTCTTTTCTCTCGCTCATCTGGAATGTTTTCTTTTTGGGTGATCTGAGGATTCGACTGAGGATTGTCTGCACCAACTGGATAAGGGACTTCTTTATTGTGTTCCTCATATTGTAGTTCGGTGGGGTATCTAGTTTCGGGGAAAGTATTCTCACTGATACCCGTAATCGGAACTCGGTATCGAATATCTGCCTCATCAAGGTATCCGATAGTGAAGAACTGATTCAATAGATTCCCTCTGTTTGAAGGTCTGCGAACTGCCCCAATGGAGTATCTATCTCCGTCTTGTTTCAAGATGAAATCCTTCTGAGAAACACTCGGTGTGGGGCCTATCCAACACTCGTAAGTGTGTTCTTTATTTCGACCCCTATCTGTCTGAACAATATTCACTTCACCATCGTCTGGACACACAATGACCTCGTAGGGGCCTTCGTAACCACCCACAAAGCCCGTGCCGAAGCAACGCTCACACCTATTGGAGGGTTGTTTGGACATTTCCATGAGGGTTTCATCATAATCACAATGACAAGTGATACCCGACCGTTTCCTCACGAACAGTTTCACTCGTTCCCCACCTTGCTCTAGTATCCAGTTATTTCGTCTGAGGGCTTCTTTCCAAATGTAGTCCAAAGGCTCTTTCTGAACCATAGACACTGGCTCACAAAAACTCAAGGGAGTTTCAACCAAACCAGAAGGGGTGTCCTCACTCTTGGCGACTGTTGTTATTCGATACCACACCTTATGTTTGTAATCTAAGTTGTGACGAACCACATTGACATTCCTCCAATAAGAAATCTCTACGGAGTCTGTTTCGCTAGGGAGTATGGGATCAATATGTTTCTCTCTAGCGATATCATAAGTTTTTTGGTCTATCAATGTCACGAGACCACTTGCACCATCCACACTATGGATAGGAACAATCTGACCGTTAATCCGAAGAACCACATCATTGGGAGCATTTGCAAGAATCTTCTGACCACCCTTCTTAACAATGGGAGGATTCTTTAGTTTGAACTGCCACGCACCCAGTTCACCATAACCTCTCGAAACCCAATCAGACAAATCGACCTTCTCTTGCTCGATCCAGATATTCTCCGTGAAATCACGCCAGAACAAAGAGGAAACGGGGTGCTGATTCAATCTCTTGAAAGGGCCTCTATCACCATCGTCACTCCGATAGACATTACACCCAACGATATCCCAACCAGCATTGGTCTTCCCACCATAAGCAGTGGGGGCTGTTTGAAGAATGGAGGGGTCATCCCACCGTAGATCCACAATCCCCACTTCAAAACCAGTCATTACTGTGGCATTGACGGGAGAATGTGGGTACTCATTGGCTGATGTCCAGTTGTGTCCACTCATAAAAAAACCCTCTCATTGTATATGAAAGGGTTTTGTATAGCCGAGTTATTGAGGCGAGATGTCTACTTGAAATCGGTGTCACGAATAAAGAAACACTGACCCACAATGCCACCGATATTCTCGTTAGGGGGGAGTTTTTCCAACAAGCCATTCTCATTGACGATGAGTAAGACTCTCGGGGGGTTCTTGTCATTGAAAGCGAAAGACACGACTTCGGTGGCGGGATGTCTCGCCACTTCAATATAACCCCCCACGACTTGTTGTAGCCCTTCAAGACTGTCAGAGATTTGTTTCATGTAAGGTTTTCCCGTGACGGGATAGATATAAACTTCAATCATTGGTTGCTCCTTGTGTGTCCCCTATACGGAAAGATATCAAAGAAGCGACCCCAATTAGGTTTTTTTATCAATCAAAGCGAGGATCTCCTCACGCCAGTTTGGATTCATCTTCGCCAACTTACGCAACTGCTCCTCACTCATTTCTGAACTCTTCTCAAGTATTTCTTCCCAATTCATCCCACACCTCCTAATTATTAAGGAAGAGAATAGAAAGAAAACCTAGAGTTTTTCGAGTAAACACCGAAAAACTCTAGGCAAGATCATGCTTAAAAAACAGACTAGGCTGGCATCTCGCACCATTGTTGCCCTTGAAGTTCCTTACCATTAGATTTTGATCTCGCTCCACCCCACTGCTTGAAAAAGAACGGAATACTCTCACGCAAACAGTAATCACGGATAGGTGTCACCCAACTCTCTTTGATAGGTCTATGTCCTTTGCCACTCTCGCCCCCTACAATAACCCAGCCAATGCCCGTGAGGTCTAGGAAGGGTAAAGGCTCTAGGAGAGGCTCAATAGACAAGAAACGGTTCTCTGTGGGCATCTGACGAAGATGTTCGATACGATACTGTCGCTTCTGATCTTCAACAGAAACACCCATCCAAATATTGTCTGACCAAGTGAGATGCTTTGACAGTTCCAGCATACGCTCTGACCTCTTTGTGAGGACTTGGTAGTTGTGTTGGGGAGTACGGTTCATGACATCGAATACGGCTTGGATATAAGCCAAAGAAAAGTCCTCATGGAAGATATCACTCATTGAGTTTACGAACACCCAGTGAGAACCACGCCACTTGTATGGCTCACCGAGTTTATCGGCTTGGAGAGTTGGAGTGAAGCCGTGACGGTATCTATCTGCCACTTTAGCGTTCGGATGAAGTTTCATTCGATCTGCAAGGGTTTTAGCATAACAGTTCTTGCATGCTGGGGATATCTTGGAACAACCCGTCATCGGATTCCAAGTCTTGCTAGTCCAAGCAATACCCTTATCCGTAACGATTGGCTCTGATTGATTTGTAGTCATAAGTAATACCTCCTATGTATTGTGTGGGAAGTATACGAAAACTCAAAAGGCATACAACCCCAAAAGGGGTTTCTTTGAAAACCGAACTAGGATAACCCCTTGATTTTTCTAGGGTTTTTAAGCACAAAAAAATCCTAGCGAACTAGGATAACGAACTAAAGGGTTGTAACTACACATCCAAGCCAAAAAAAATCTTCCTTCCCAGAACTGGAAAGGAAGATTTTTCAGAGATTACTCTTCCCAGATATAAACTTGGAAGCGGTCTTTGAGAAACTCACCCATGTCATTTTTTCTATTGTCAAGAATGATCTGAACTTTCATGCCTTGACCATTCTCATTGGGTTTCTTTGTGAAGATAATAGAGGTTTCGTAATCATCCGAATAGGTCTTGTCTTGGAAGAAATCCTTGTCGCCTATCCGTTTAAGAACTTTCAAGAAAACATTAGCGATACGCTTCGCCTCTTTATCTGCATCTCTTCCGATGGTGAGTCCGTACCCTTCCGAGTTGCCTATCTGTTGATATTCGGGTCGAGAGGGTTTGTTTCTTGTGTATGCTTTCACAAGAAAAGACACAAGATTCTTTAATGCGTTATCTCGGTAAATTGCTGCCTCTTTCGTCTCACTTGCTAGTCGAGTAGCGTGCGAACCCCAACTATTGACATCATAGATTGTCTCTTCAAGGGCTGTCTTCGCTTCTTCGATTTTTCGTTGAAACTTGTTGAGTTCTGCATATCTCCCCGATCTCACTTGACCCCAGAAATCGTCTATCCAATAATAGGCTTGAACTAAAGGATCTTCGTACTCGTCATCTTCCCAATTATCGGTTTTCCCATACTTTCGCTTCACGAGATTCTCTATTCTCTTGAACTCTTTGTCGGCAATCTTCTCGGCATAAGCCATGCTATCTTGAAGAGAACCCAATTTGGTTATCAAGTTCTCAAACCAAGTTCCAATGAGGGGGGAAACCCTTTTCCATTTCCCCTCTATCTCTGGTATTCTAGCCGTCTTCTCGTGACGGTCTGCCACTCGTTTAATAAGATTATTCATCACTCCTCCTTTTTGTATTCTTTCTTTATAAAATGATTATTCGTCAGACAACAGATTGACATCTTTCGTGATAGCCGTTCCGTCACCAGTTTCGACTTCAAAGGAACAAAGCACTTGACCAACCCATGTACCATTTGCAGTTCGCTCTGTCGGAGTATCTATTCCCGTACCGTAAGTTCGGACGACTTGTGGGACAGTGACTTCCAACCAAACTTTCGCACCTTCTGGAAGCATTGAACCCGACATATCTAAGCCATACCGTGCCACAATAGCATCCAACCAGTTCCCTACTTTGAATCTTCTGTTATTATCTGGCTTCAAGTTGTACCCCAAACTACCAACATCAGTATTAGAATCCAAAAACTGTCCCGCACCGTAGTCAAGAGTCTTATCCACTTCAAACTCATCCCCTATTGGAGTGAGAGCAATTGTGAAAGAGTGAGGACAAATGTTTGTTGTGTCCGAACTCGCCAAAGCGGGAGGTGCTGTGTAAGAGGCAATGTGTGCGATAGTAATTCCCGTGAGAGAGTTCTTATGCAAAGACCTCTCTAGTTCTTTAGCGGCATCATCATCAAACTCACTCCAGTTAAGACTAGGAGATACACCTTGTGAGCCTACGAAAGGATTGACACCCAACATAGATCCTCGTGGGGAGAGAGAACATTGAACAAGGCTATTCATAGGATCGCCCGAAGTACCATCACCGAAAGCGAAAGAGTCCAGACCACCCCAAATAGCAACCGTAGAAGCATTGGGGATAGTGAGCCCAGTTCCCGCTGGGACGGTAGTGATGTCATAGAAAGTACTAGGGTCGGCAGTCGACCCAATACCCAAACCATTTTCGGAATCTCCCACTAACCAATCTTTTGAGGTATTATCAAGACCCTTTGAACGGAAGCGATCCGTGACATTAGGGGATATCTCTCCAGCCTCTCTGTTGACATATAGAGGGATGTCAAAAATCTGAGGTGTCGCTATAATAACATCTTTATTAGGGGCTATTTGGTGACCCGAAACAGTTGGAGCACGACCACCAAAGGGAAGTAAACCACCTCCGTAACGAGGGTCACCAGACTTTGCCTTAGATGGTATCTCCACCTTCAAGTTGAAAGTCACGGATTGAACCGAATCTGAAGTAGCCCCCGACTTGAAACGAACTGCTGGTGTTGCTGTCCAATCAGATTTTGGGATTGTGCCGATTTGAGAGGGGTTACCCCACACACCGAAGTTCACCCAGATACGGTTCAAACGAACACCCGTAGGGCGTTTTTCTTCAATGTTAGAACCAATACCAGAACCACTTTGTTGTGCTTGCGTGTATGCCTCTGTCAAATCAAAGCGAAGAATTGACGGGGTAGTGGTGTCTTGTGCTTTTCTATTGATACCTCTATCGGCATCCCAACCCAAATGAGCGTAAGGAACTTGAACTTCCCACCACTGAGAAGAAGGAGTCCATTGGTATTCACTTGCCCCAACTATTGCGTAGTTCGTTAAATGTTCTGTGACCAATGAACCAGCCATCAAATCAGAACTAGATCGTAGTTTGAAGGGTTTTGAAAGGTCTATACCATTGACCGACAATGGTCGAAGTCCTTCTGTCACAGCCACATAGCCATTAGCCAATGGCGTTGGGTTTGTTATGGCGATATTGAAAAGGGGTGTGTAGACTTTCACACGAACCTTGTTGTATAAACTAGAGGCAGCAGCATTGTCAAACAACTGAATGTCCTCAAAACCAACGACATAACCAACTCTGCCATCCAAGTTAGCAACCCCCGTATCTCGGAAGATTATTGGTGTTCCAACAGAGAGCATGTCTTTCGGGGGGAAAAAATCCCCACTCGCCACTGTTCCAGCACAAGTGATTACATAATGTTTTTCGACACGAGCAGCCGTGCTATCCACAAAATACTCAATGGATTCAATGGCTATCTTAGGACTCATCTGCATTAGGGTGTTACTCTGAGCAGAACTAGGATTGACGGCAACAATCTTTTCACGAGCAATCGGTTGGAGGTCGTACCTTGTAGGATTTTTCAAGGGTTCGACATCGTAAGTGTTCATTGTGGCTGAGTTATATAAGGTGATGGTTTTGTAATCGTGGTCTTTCGTGTCTTGCCAGAAGCCATAATCCAAACCAAGAGGAGAATACACAAAGGTATTACCCATGTTAGGCATATTTAATGAACGAGTGGATACCTCACAATCACCCCCAACAACAAGGTCTTGTGTCACGGGGCAACGATTGACACGGAAAATATCTGTCTTCAACTGAAGAGCCTCAGCATCAAGGTCGGCTTTCGTTTGATGACGAGAGATCCATTGAG